GGGGGATTAGCTCAGCTGGGAGAGCGCCTGATTTGCATTCAGGAGGTCAGCGGTTCGATCCCGCTATCCTCCACCAATTTAAATATAAGTTATTCGAAAAATCAACAAGTTAAATATAATAGTAATGAAACATATTAGAAAACAATTTCCGATATTTAATAAAAAACTACCTAGTGGAAAGACGCTAGTGTACTTTGATAGTGCTAATTCTTCACAAAAACCACAAAGAGTAATTGATCGAATGAATACGTTTTTAACAGAAGAGTATTCTAGTGTTGGTAGAAGTATACATGAATTGTCTAATAGTGCAACAAAGGCGGTTGAAGATAGTAGACAAGCAGTTGCTAAATTTATTAATGCTAGAGAACCAGATGAAATTGTTTTTACAAAATCAGCCACAGAAGCAATTAATATGATATCAACGTCATATGGTAGAACAATGCAACCAGGTGATGAAATAATTACAACAGAAGTAGAACATCATTCAAATTATATTCCGTGGCATTTACAACGTAAGTTTAATGGAGCAGTTATTAAGTTTCTTAAATTAAATAATGAGCATCAAATTAATATTGATGAGCTAGAATCATTAATTACAGACCGTACTAAAATAATTGCAATTACACATTTATCAAATACTACAGGGCAAACAATAGACGTTAAACGTGTTTGTGAAATTGCTCATGCAAAAGGTATAGTTGTATCAGTTGATGGAACACAAGGTGCTCCACATATGAAAGTTAATGTACAAGATATTGATTGCGATTTTTATGTAATGAGTGGTCATAAAATGTATGCACCAAGTGGTATTGGAGTAATGTATGCTAAACGTAAATGGATTGATGAATTAGATCCAGCATTAGGTGGTGGTGGAATGATTACAAATGTTGATCATGATACTGTTGACTTTGCAGAAGGTTCTAAAAAATGGGAAGCTGGAACGTTAGCAGTAACTGAAATTGTTGGCTTACATGAAGCATTAAATTTTTATGTAGATACAGGTTTTGATGAAATGGTTAAGCATGAAGAAGAATTAATTAATTATGCTTATGAAAAAATGTCAGAAATAGATGGAATGCAGTTTATTGGAACAAAAAAACGTAGTGCTGTTATTTCGTTTAATATTGATGGAATACATCATCAAGATATGGCTATGTTTTTAGATGCTTATGGAATAGCAACTCGTCCAGGGCACCATTGTACACAAATGCTACATAGACAAATAGGATGGACAGGATCTTGTAGAATATCTACAGGAGTGTACAATACAAAAGAGGAAGTTGATTATTTTCTAACTTGTTTAAATGAAATTAAAGGCAGGTTTGGCAAATAAATATTAATATAGGCGGGTGTAGCTCAGTGGTAGAGCGTCTCGTTGCCAACGAGAAGGTCATGGGTTCGAACCCCATTACCCGCTCCATGTATAAATAAATAAAAAGAAAGAAAAAATGAAAACAGAAAAAATAGAACAGTTTTTAAAGAAGGTAGAATCAGAAGTTTATTCTGAACCAGATTCACCTATGCATACACAAATGATAGATATGGTTGTTAAAGATCTTTTAGAAAATCAATTAAAAGAAACAGATAAACAAATTCGTATTTTAGATATAGGTTGTGGCCAAGGATATGCATTAATAAAATTTAAAGAAGCTGGGTTTGAAAACTTGCAAGGAATAACAATGAGCAAAGAAGATGTTGATAAAACTATTGAAAGAGGATTTAAATGTGAAAACATGGATCAGTCTTTTATGACATTTGATGATAATAGTTTTGATTTTATGTTTTCAAGACATTGTTTAGAACATTCACCATTTCCATATTTAACATTAATAGAATATTTTAGAGTGTGCAAACCAAATGGTAGAATTTATATAGAAATGCCTGCCCCTAATAATCATCGTCCATTAGAAAGAATAGCAAATCATTATTCAATTATGGATACTAAAATGTGGGGTGCATTAATGATGAGAGTAGGTTGGCAAGTTTTAGTTGCTAACCATTTTACTATTAAATTAACTGACAACAACAATCCTGATAAACCGTTTGACGAAAAGAATTTAGTTTTCGTTTTACAAAAACCAACCAATGAACAATCAACCAAATAATAATTGGAGATAATAATGATCAAAATAGATACAATTTCTCAAGAAGGATATGAGAAAGTAATACGTATAACTGAACCAGAAAGTGGATTAAATTGTGTTATTGCATTATGTGATTATTTAAAAACAAAACACATTGCTTTATGTAGTATTAAAGTAGAAGAATATACATCAGATAATTTGCATTTAGATAGAACATTAAGATATGCTAATAGTGTAGCTAAAAAACTATCGTATGCAGGATTACCTTACACTGGTGGTTCAATAACAATCAATAAAAGTTCAATTAAAAGTGAAAGAGAAGCATTAAACCAATTGTCTACTTTTTTAACAACAAATTTAAAAGATGAGTTAGTAGCCTTTGTAGAATATGGTCTTGAAGAATTAGCATTAGATCATTTATGTAAAAATTGTGATAGTGTTATACAAATTGATAGTGATTTGTATTTTAAAGCACAGGCAAAAGGTGCATACTATTCTATACGAGCTTTACAACAATTTCAAAGTGGAAATAAAAATTTAAAATATAAACATATTGTAATAGACGGAGTCGGACCATTAGGTTCAGAGTTAGCACAATTACTTGATCGTGCAGGAGCAAATATTACTGTTTGTGATAATGACGAACAAAATATAAACGATTTATATGCTCATATGCATTTTGGTAAATGTACAGTTGAAGAAGCTCCTTCAGTTCCAGGTGATGTATATGTTTTATGTAGTAGTCCAGAAAAATTAGATAAGAAGTCTACATATGAAATTAAGTCGTCAAGAATTGTAGGTGTAACTGATGCACAATTATCTAGTAACAAAGCAGGATATAATTTACATAGTAAAGATATTATATATGTTCCTGAGTTTGTTGCAGGAGTTGGTGGGTTAGTTGCTATTGCAAAACAACAATCAAAAGTTAAAAAAACTTTAGACAAAGAGTTAGATACTATTTTTACTAGAACATTGTCGTTATTAAACCATAGTTCAAAAAATAGAAAGCCACCATTTATTGTAGCTGAACAACAAATGACAGATAAATCACCAACTAAACAGGCCAAACAACCAGAAACAATAACAATATGACAGATTTAGTATTAACCAATATTCTTTACTCATTGCGAGTATTGTTAGTTGGTGGAATATTAGTTAGAGTGTTTATGTATTTTGGCCAGAAATATAAATTAAAATATGAGCATAATTATTGGATTTCTGTATTTCTAATGAGTCAAATAACTTTTTGGATAGATTATATCCTATTTTCGCAACTTTTAACTCGATAAAGATTAGTCTTTTTGGTTGACAAAAGACTAATAGATGTTATATTAATATTATGACTATGCATTTAGAACGTGGCTTAACCACTCTGAATACAAAGAAGCGAAAGACTAAACCCAAGAAAATTGAGTATTATATGAAAGGGTTTAAAGAACAAAATAAGTTCTTAAAAAGTAAAGGTTTAGTACAAATGACCATGCAAGAATATATTGATTACAGACGTGGCAAGTTTAAGTCACCCGTTACTACAAATAGGAGTGTAGTGTCAACGGTTAGCACGTCGGTCTCCAAAACCGAAAGTGAGGGTTCGAATCCTTCCACTTCTGCCAAACCAGAACCTAAATTGAGTAACAAAATAGGCGGTGGTGCTACAAGAAATTGGCGTGAAGAAAAAGAAAGATTAGAAGTAAGTAGAAAATATTCAATTGTACCTGCTTATAATAAAGGACCATATATGGTTGTATCAAAAGACGATTTAAAAACAGCAGGTAGAAAAGTATGATAAGAAATCCTGGAATTTTATTTTTAATGTTATTATGGATTACTGCGATTGTATTTTTACAAGGGTGTGCATTCCTTCCAACAACGGCTACAACAACAGCAACAGCATCAGGTTCTTATCAAACATATAAAACAATTACTATTGCAAAAACAGGAGTTGATGGAGCACTTGCACTTCAAGATAAAAAAACAACTACTGATCATATTTTAGAAATTGTAACAGGTAAAGACTGTAAAATTATGAGAGCAGTTAAAGAAGAAAGTTTAACATTTTTCTGTGTTGATACAATACCAGAACATATACAATCTAGAGACTAATAATGTACGAAATTTGGTATATACCTAGAATACAAGATGAATTAGTTGTAGCACGATTTGAAAATGAAGAAGATGCACAATCGGCAATGACAGATTTAAAAGATAAAAGACCAAAAGCATTTCCACATCATTATATTTGGAATACAGAAACTAAAACTAAAATCAACTACAAAGGAGAAATAAATGCCTAAAACAGATGATCCGTTAGGACTATATAAAACTAATCAATATTCTTGGTCAGAAGAACTTGATAGAGAAACTACACTTGGACTTGATTTTCAGTGGTGGTGGAATATGCGTAAGTACAAGAAAAAAGATATTCCAGCAAAACAATTTAGTGATGTAAAAATTAAACAACGTAATGCAGGTAATTATGGATGGCCTGGACCTGAAAAAACTGTAAAGTATTGGGTTGAACTTATTAATGGTTATGCAGTAGGTATGCATGAACCAAAACGTGGCAAAGCGGAATTTCCGATGTATGAAATGCCTAAAAAGAAAGAAGAGGTTGCATAATGGAACCAGCAAGTATAGTATTAGCAATATTTTTAGCCCTGTGGATAGCAGGAACTATTGATGGTTAAAAAATTAGATATGAAAGCAGTAAAGAAAGAACTGGATGAAATGTTTGATAATTATAAACCAAATCAAAAAATAAAAAAAGAACCAGAAGTTATAGATTTGGTTGAACAAGTAGCAAGGGCAAATCAAAAAGAACGTGATGCATTTACTAGAGGATTAGTTGCAAAATGGCCTTTGTTAGCAAAACAAATTATGGATAGCATACAAGTTGAAATTTTTGAAGCACGAATTAAAGAAGAGCAAGAAACTTTAGAACGTATTTCAGAAGAAGCACGTAAAGAGGATGAACCTCTAATATTAACAAAAGAAATGGAAGTAGGTAAAAATGGAAATTAAATTTATCGACGATATGGCAGGTAGTGGTGAAAGCAATTGCGAAGTACACTTCTTGTATAAAATTAAAGATGATATACAACTATCACAACCATCAGCAATATTAGATGAAGGCACAGATGGATTATTAAGTGAAACATTAAACAATAATAAATTTAAAGGAAAGTTTTTAGATAGTTTCTTTATAACATCAAATAATTTGCCTTGCCATGATGCATTGTTTATATGTGTTGGTGATCCTAATGAATTAACAGAAAGCAAAAATGAAAAAATTGGTGGAGCAATTTATAGTAAATTGCAAGAACGTGGCACACAAGGAAAAGTATTAATTTTTATTGATGATAAAATGAAAGGTCATCCTGCAACAAATATTGGGTTTGGTATGCAGTTAAAAGAATATAAGTTTGACAAATATTTTACTAAAAAAGATAAAGAAAAAACAGACTTTGAAGTAGTTGTTTGTCGCGACGGTGTTGCATCTACAACATTAGAAAAAGAATTTATAGATAAACAAGCAATGGCTGATAGTATTGCCTTTACTAAAGATTTAATTTCTGAACCATCAAATGTATTGTATCCTAAATCATATGCTGATAGAGTTAACGATTTAGAAAAATTTGGAATAAAAGTTACAGTATATGGTGAAAAAGAATTAAAAAAAATAGGTGCAGATGCATTATTGGCAGTTGGACAAGGTAGTGAAAGAGAATCACAAATGGTAGTAATGGAATGGCAAGGTGGTAAAAAATCTGAAAAACCTGTAGCATTTGTTGGTAAAGGAGTTTGCTTTGATACTGGTGGGTATTCAATTAAGCCATCTAAAGGTTTAAAAGACATGAAATATGATATGGGTGGATCAGCAGTAGTTGTTGGTACTATGATGAGTATTGCAAAACGTAATTTACCTATTAATGCAGTTGGAGTTATTGGATTAGTTGAAAATATGGTGTCTAGTACAGCATATAAGCCAGGTGATGTTATTAATTCTATGAGTGGGCAAACAATTGAAATTGATAATACAGATGCAGAAGGTAGAGTAGTATTAGCAGATTGTTTATGGTACACACAAGATAAGTTTAAACCAAAAACAATGATTAATTTAGCAACATTAACAGGAGCAATATCAATTGCACTTGGTGATCAACTTGCTGGTATATTTTCAAATAATGATGAATTAAGTAATCAATTAATTGATGCTGGGCATCAAGTAGATGAAAAAGTTTGGCGTTTACCATGCGATCCAATAGGAGAAAGATATGACAAGTATGTTGATTCAACTATTGCAGATATGCATAATGTAGGTAAAGGTGGTGAAGCAAGTTCAACAACAGCGGCACAATTTTTGCAAAGGTTTGTTAATGATACTCCATGGACACATATTGATATAGCTGGAGTTACTTGGAATGATAAAGGATCTATGACAGCATCTGGTGGTGCAACTGGTTGGGGAGTTAAGCTCTTAAACAAATGGGTAGATAACCTTGATGGTTAAGCAAGAAACAATATCACGTCAAGAGCTTAATGAATTAAAAGAATTAATTCAAGAAGAAGCATTAATAACTAGAAGGACAATAGTGAAAACATCACAAAAAACAGACCCACAAAGTTTAAGGCGTAAAGTTTCTGAAGTAGAACGAAAACAAAAACAGGAACAATATATGCGTAAAAAATATCCAGCAGTTAATGAAGCATATAAAAATTATCAAGAAGCATTTAAGTATTATAAAATGATAATGAGAACTGTAAAATAGAGTATGGACAAAGAAAAAGATTTAGCACATGAGTTTGAAAATATGAGACAAGAATTAATGAAGCACCACGATACAGAATACGGAAATGAAATAGAAGTTCATTCTTTAAGACGTAAGCTCTTAAAACAAGAGCAAAAAATGAAGCATGAGCAATATATGAGAAGACGTTATCCGTCAGTAAATGAAGCATATAAGCAGTATCAAATGCTCCTAAAATTAACAAAATCGCATAAGTAAATTGATAAATAAATACTGAAGAGCAGACTTCAGTTTATTTAGGTATAACTATGAACGAAAATGAAACAAATTTTATAAAAAAATTAATAGACAAAAATGCACAGGTGACAATTTTTCTAATTAATGGTGTTAAACTAACTGGAGAAATTACCGCTGTGGATCAAAATACATTAAATTTGAAACGTGAAAAACATACTCAATTGGTATATAAAAACGCGATTTCAACTATAATGCCCCTAGAACCCCTAGAAATTTAATTATAAATACTATTGATATAGATGAGTAAGGAAACTTATGAAGGGACTGGAAAGGTTTTCCTATTTTAGAGCCCGACTATATAAGGTGTGTCATATCTCGCCTATTGACTGAACATATGGCCGGGTGAATATACCGTTGGGTAACACCAGAGAATTATTCTAACGGAACCCTGTAGAAGAAGGATATATTTTAGGCCAAAGTATAGCTGGGCATTGCAGGGTTTAGTGATTTTAATTGACTTTTTATGAAAAAAATATTAAAATAAAACATAATAAGGAGAAATATATGAGTACAACAAATCAACAACTTTTAACTTTATTTGATGAATACAAAGAAAACAATGATAAGTTTGCAGAAAAAGGTAATAAAGCCGCAGGTACTAGAGCTAGAAAAGCCTTATCTGAAATGACAAAGTTAGCTAAAGTGAGAAGAAAAGAAATCCAAGAAGCAAAAACTGTAACGGCATAATTAAATGGAAACTTCGAACGACAAGTACGAAATTATAAGAACGGTGTGGCGTTCTGGTCGCAAGAATGATTTTGGAGATGAATTGGTTGTTACACAAGGTAATGTTAATTTAAAGTTAGCATATATTATGGCATGGGAAGTAAATGAAAATAGACCCGAGTGTGTTTGCTGGAATGGCACCGTAGCATACTTTCCACGTATGTTTTGGTTAGACAGCATTCCAAAAAATTTTATTAAAGTTTATAACCACTCTGAAGAGAAACATTACTTAATTGAAAAGGATAAACATTATACTATAAATGAAGATGGCATTTATGTGAAGTATAATAAAGAAGAAGGTACAGATGTGTATCAACCACAATTTATAAATGTAACTAAAAACCCATCAGCATTAACACAGGCAATAGAATATGTGCTTTGGTTTAATGAAAATCAACGTCAACTTGACACTTATAATAGGTTATTAAGTACGTCAAAACAAGCAAGAAAACGTAGAAGAAATAGAGCTTCTAAAACGGTTGAAAAACAGATAAATACTACATTATGATAACACTTACAGATTCAGCAAAACAACAGATTATAGATTTGTGTAAGCAAAATGAAGTAGATGCAGTTAAGCTATCAGTAGAAGGTGGCGGATGTGCAGGCTTTAAGTATGACTGGGGATTTACTAGTAATGATAAAATTGCATCAGATGATGAAGTTTTTGAATTAACAGAAGGTAAATTTGTAGTAGATGGTATGAGTGTGATGTATATTGCAGGTACAGAAATAGATTATGTACGTGAAGTATTTGGTTCACATTTTGAAATTAGAAATCCATCAGCATCATCGTCATGTGGCTGTGGTGAAAGCTTCGGAGTCTAATATGTCTGACATTAAAAATGTTTTTGAACGTCCTGATCTAGATGATGAAAGTTTAGTACAACTAGTTAGAAGTATTCAACAAAAATTGGCTTACATTGAAAAGACAGGTGGTTATACATCAGCTCATGAGCAAATGAGAAGACAGTTAGATTTTTTACTAATAGAATTAAATACTCGTCAAAATAAAAAAGAAAGTGATGTAGTATTAAATGAAAAGCCATTTATAATTGGTGAGGAGTAACTTTATGTCAATGAATTTAAATGAACAAAAATTAAAAAGAGAATATGAATATTTAAAAGATAAAGTTGAAGAAGCAGAAAAAGTAAGAGACTTAAGAAGAGGACCTAATAGTTGGAAAAAATTAAGAACACTTAAAAAATTAAAATTAAATATAAAAGATAGGTTAGCACAATTAGAAAGATAAAATGGGTAAAAAACCAAAGTCGAATACAAAAACGTCATATACATCTAAAGGTGGCCTTGGCGGAAGAGTAGGACGCAAAACCCGTAACATGATGAGACGTGCAAGACGTTCAGGTGAATTAACAGATGAATCAGTTATGAGAGGTTGGGTAGCTAGAGAAAAATATTGGAAAGAGTTATCAACAAGACGTGATCAAAAATCAAAAGATAGATATGCCAAATGGGCAGAGGAAGAAAAAATTAAATTAGAGGCTAGTAAATTACATAGAACATATAAGCCTGCAGGTTGTACTTATGGCGCCTGTGTTCAAGCATTGAAAACTAATTATTTGTCACAATTTACAGAAAAGTGGAATAAACAATTAGGCGAAACTTCAGGCGGAAATATACATTATGGAAGACAGCGAAGACGACCTTCATAGTCAGCCGCGGGAAAGTCTTTCTGAGAAAGTCGTTCTTCCCCCGGCCAAGCTAAAAAAGAGAGTCAATTACATTCTCCAAAAATTAATAATTGAGCATTCACCCAAAGAAGTTGTTGATTATCTATTTGACTTTATTAACCAAAATTATAAAGGTGATAAAAGAATAGATGTAGCACTTAAAGAATTTTTAGAAAAACAAGAAAACAATAAAGACATTGACAATTCCTAGAATTTAATATATAATTTGGTTATAATGATTGATACTGGAAGAATTACAAATATAAATGAATATGGTGAACCGGTTGTTAATTGTAATGACCTAGTTGAATTAATATATCAAGGTAAAACAATAGACAATTTAAAAGTAAATGATAAGCGAATTGACTTATATAATACTGTAATTTCTGATTTAAATATTGATTGGCCAGAAATTAAAAAATTATCTAAGATAGATATTTCTGTAAAAGATTATGATACTGCTCTACAATCAGATTGGTATATGCCAGATGAATATAAAAAACTTGATGTAGTATCACATATAAAATCATTAGCAAAATCAGATGAAGAGATAAAAAGAGTTGACACAGAGCTTGAATTATATGTAAAATATGATTTGTTAAATGTATTAAGATTTTTAGTATATTTAATTAAAATAATGAGAGATAATAATATTGTATGGGGAGTTGGAAGAGGATCATCAGTTTCATCATATGTATTATATTTGATAGGAATTCATAAAGTAAATTCTATTAAATATGGCTTAGATATAGGTGAATTTTTAAAAGATAAATAATTATATAGGAGTTTTATTATGGCAACTAGAAGAACAAATCAAGGTCAAACTTTAGATATGGAAGGTCTTGCTTTAAGAAATGAAAAAGCTGTAGCAGTAGGAAATATGAATACTAATGCTAGAGGCGATAAACTTGATGCAGATGGTAATATAGTTAAAACTAAAACTGAACAAGCACAGGCTTATTATGCAAATAATCCAAAAGCAGTTGTGAAAACAGTTAGTATTAAAGATGCTATTGATCCAGTTCAAACTAAAAAAATGGAAAGTGCACCAGTACAAAAAGCAAAACCAAAAGCACCTAAGGCAAAACCAGCACCAGCACAAAAGGTAAAGAAAACTGTTGAAGTTGAATTACCAAATGGTGATATTGAACTTAGAGAAATAGAAGAATAAAAATGGCTCACAGAATATATGGGAAAATAATACCCATAAAAGAAAAAATATTGGTAAAACATATTGATAAGGGCGAAAGAAAAACAGCAGGTGGACTTATTCTACCATCTAGCGATGAAGTTGCAGATGGTGGGTCAGGAGTAAGACCTCGCTGGGCTCAAGTTTATGCAGTTGGTCCGAAAGTAGATTATTTACATGAAGGCCAATGGGTTTTAATGGATCATGGACGTTGGACAAATTCAATAGAACTTGATGACGGAAACGAAGTTTTTGATTTAAGGATTTGCGATGCAGACGGAATTCTTGGAGTTCAGGACGAAAAACCTTCAGGAATTGTTTCAGTAGGAATTGAAAATCCTGGCCACGGCCCACACACAATTTAATCATTTGACAAAACATCATTTATATACTATACTATACGTTGTATGCGTAAGCTCTGGAATATATTAATAGGCGGGAAATAATGAAAGAATTATGGGTAGAAAAGTATAGACCTAAAAAAGTAAAGGAATATGTTTTTCGCGATGAAAAACAGGAACGACAAGTTCAAAGTTGGATTGATTCAAAAGCAATACCTCATTTAATGTTTAGTGGTGATCCTGGTACAGGTAAAACTACTTTAGCAAAATTGTTGTTGCATGAACTTGAAGTTGATAGAGGTGATATATTAGAAATAAATGCATCTAATGAAAATAGTGTAGATGTAATGCGTGAAAAGATTACAAACTTTTCACAAACAATGCCATTTGGTGATTTTAAATATGTATTGTTAGATGAAGCAGATTATATTACACCAAACGGACAAGCAATATTGCGTGGACTTATGGAACAGTTTGCGTCAACGTGTAGATTCATATTAACTTGTAATTGGGAAAGAAGAATTATTCCAGCAATTCATTCAAGATGTCAAGGCTTTCATATAAAACAATTAGATAAAACAATGTTTTCAGTAAGAGCAGGCGAAGTTATGGCAAATGAAGGTGTTGAGTTTGATATGGATACATTAGACATATATGTTAAAGCAAATTATCCAGATTTAAGAAAATGTATTAATACTTGTCAGATGAATTCACAAACAGGTAAGTTAGAAAAACCTGAAGATGGTGATCTTACAGAAGGTAATTTAGAAATCACTTATGTAGCAATGTTTCAAAATGGTGACATTGAAAAAGCTAGAAAATATATAGTTGAAAATGCAGATCAAAATCAGTATGATAATATATATAGAAAGATGTATGAGAACTTAGAATGGTTCGGAGATACACAAGAAAAACAAAATAGAGCATTATTGGCAATTCGTGAAGGACTAGTAAATCACGCAGTTGTAGTAGATCCAGAGATTAATTTAGCGGCAACTATGGTCGAATTAGAAGTAATTCGAAATAAATAGTTGTAGTATGAGCAAGAATAAAGGGCACTTCATAGTTTTCCAACATAGTTATATGCCTGCAGAAGGGGCCAATACTTCTATGAAAAATTTTGGTACTGAAGGAAAATGGAGAGTGCAAGAATATGTTTATTTTGTTGACAAATTAAAAACAAGACATTGGGATTCATCCACAGTTATAGTTGATTATGATAATTGGAAAGTGTTAAAAGGCCCCTCAGATGGGGAACCAGTTACAGTTCAAGGTATGTTAGATCATATCCAAAAACATTATCCAAAACAGTTTGCAGAATTTATGAATTTAGTTAGAGATGTTAAGCCAAAAAAATAACTTTACAAAAACAAAAAATCGTTATATAATAAAAAAATGAAGATTTGGTTAATAGATTTAGAATCAGTTGAAACAAGATATACTTGCCAATGGAAGAGCCACGTTCCTACATTATTATTACTACAAGGCTATGAAGTAGAAATAGTTGGTGGTGCAAGAGATATACCTCCTGCAACTACACCAGGTGCATTTTTAAACTTTGGTGGAACTAACATTTATAAATCAACGCAAATAGAAAAAGTTGCTAGGGCATTTACTGAAGGTAGAGTAAGTGCAGGTGATCATTTTATTTTTACTGACGCTTGGCATCCTGGTGTTATACAATTAAAATATATGAGTGAATTATTAGGTATTAAAATTGTAACACATGGTTTATGGCACGCCGGCAGTTATGATCCAGCAGACTTTTTAGGTAGACTTATTGGTGATGAACCGTGGGTAAGATATGCAGAACAATCTATGTTTGAGTGTTTTGATCATAATTATTTTGCAAGTGATTTTCATATTGATATGTTTGGTAAAACTTTTGACAATGCAATGAATCATGTTGGACTTACACCACAAGCAAAAAATAAAAAAATTGTACGTACTGGATGGCCAATGGAATATTTAAGTGATACACTTAAACCTTATAATGGAGCAGAAAAAGAAAATATTATTTTATTTCCACATAGAATTGCACCAGAGAAACAACCTGACATATTTAAAGATTTAGCAACAGCATTACCAGAATATAAATTTATAGTTTGTCAAGAACAACAATTATCAAAAGATGAATATCATAAATTATTAGCAAAATCTAAAATGGTGTTTAGTGCTAACTTACAAGAAACATTAGGGATATCACCGTATGAAGGTTTACTAGTAGGATCAATGCCACTAGTACCAGATAGATTAAGTTATACAGAAATGTATGATGCAGATTGGAAATATCCGTCAGAGTATACTGAAACATGGGATGGTTATATAACAAATAAACAAGCATTAGTATCAATTATTAAATCAGATATGGAAAGCTATGTAGATAAACTTCCTAAATTACTTAAATTGGAACAAAATTTAACTAAAAATTACTTCTCTGCAAATAATCTTTTAAATACTATAAAGGATTATGTAAATGAGGAAGAAAAAGAAAAAGTTTGAAGTAGAATTTGATATGGAAAGTGAAAGTAGGTTACCTGAATATATCTCATGGGAAGAAGAAGAGGTTATGTATGAACTTGCTAAATTTTTTCGTACAAAAATAAAAAATGGCCAATATAGAGTAACTATGGCAGAAATAGTAGAAAAGTTTGGACATATTCCTGAACCTCATATGTATAATCAAATATTTGAAATAGCGGAAAGTCTTAATCATCCTGCATCTGGAATTACCCATAAAGGAAAGTATTATCCTTTAGGAAATTCTACTATACACTAATAAAAAAATACTTGCATTTTAAATCTAAAATTGTTATAATAAACTTTATAGGCAACCCACTGCCTTAACATCGGGAGAACATGAATGAGTGTAAGTGAAGATATTAAAAAAAGATTAAAAGAAGCAGGGAAGAGATTTCATTGTAATGATAATATATCAGAATATATTAAAGAAGGTGAAATTGCACAAATACAAGAAGAAGTAGAAGAAAAAATGCAAGGAGTTTTGAATAGCCTTGTTATTGACACAGCCAACGATCATAACACAAAAGATACAGCAAGGCGTGTAGCTAAAATGTACGTCAACGAAGTTTTTGGTGGTAGGTTTAATCCACCTCCAAGAGTTACAACTTTTCCAAATATGGGATACAAAAGTTTGTACACTAGTGGGCCAATTTCAATTAAATCAACCTGTGCCCATCATTTTCAAAATATAGTAGGTAATTGTTGGGTAGGCATTGTACCAAATGGTGAAGTTATTGGTTTGAGTAAGTTTAATCGTATAGTTCATCATATAGCAGAACGTCCACAAATACAAGAAGAAATGACATCGCAAATTGCAGATGAATTACAGAAGTATGCGAAAACAGAAAATATAGCAGTTGTAGTAAAAGCAGAGCATCATTGCATGACACATAGAGGTGTTAGGGAACATGAATCTGATATGACCACAGCAATTATGGAAGGCGGTTTTAGAGATAATGAAGCACTTAGACAAGAGTTTTATAATTTAATGCTGAATATGAAGGGTCATGAATAAATCGAAATATGTTGCAGAACACAAATTGTTTACATTTCAACCAGCCGAAGATTCTGATTATATTGTTTGGGAAGAAATGGAAATTGGTAAAAGAGTAACAAAGTATACTGATTGGTTTAAAAGTAATTCAGTAAATCCAAAAAAATATAATTTTAAAAAATATATAAATGAAGGCAATGGATTTGAAAGTATTGTTGAAGGTCATGTTACAGTTCAAATCTTTGATAAAAAAATTGATACACTATTTAGGTTAACTTGGTTATGATGCAAAAAGTAAAAAAGTTGTTTATAGAATCTTATCAAGAAAGCCCATTTTCGTTTTGGTGTGAAACAATTGAAACTATATTATTAGTTGGTGCAAGTGCTGTTTTAACTTTTACTATATTAGAACCAGCTACTTGGATATTTGTTCCAATGTATTTGGTTGGGTCAGCATTAGGAATAATTAGTTCAGTTATACGTAAAGCGGCTATGGTAATTTTTTTATGTAGTTGGTTTACACTTATGAATTTAATTGCTTTAATAGTTTTAATTATGGATGTAATATGAAGGTAGGAATAACATTCTCAACATTTGATTTATTTCATTCTGGTCATGTGTTAATGTTAAAAGAAGCAAAAGAAAGTTGTGATCATTTAATTGCGGCTATACAAACAGACCCAACTATTGATAGACCTGGAACAAAAAATAAGCCAGTACAGTCTATTGTTGAAAGGCAAATACAAGTTAACGGTTGCAAATACGTTGATTCTATAGTAGTATATGAGAGTGAAAAGGATGTCGAAGACATTTTAAAAAGTACTAAAATTGATGTTAGGATTTTAGGAATTGAGTATAAGGATAAAGAATTTACAGGCAAAAGTATTTGCAAAGAAAAAGGAATAGAATTAGTGTTTAATAGTAGAGATCATGATTGGAGTACTACAGAATTACGTAACAGGATAGGAAATGTTATGCCAAAAAAGTCTGAATCGTCTAGTCCTGGAAAGACATTTGATGAAAAAATGGATGAAGAATTTAAAGATTTAAGTTTTTTAAAATACAAATATAAAGGGAATGTATGATGTACGCAGAAGAGTTAGTTAACAATTCAATTGGAAGGCAGTATTGGATTTATAAAGATGATGCTTTTTATCAACAAAGAATTGCAAATGCTGGTCCTTATCAAAAACAAAATTTATTAAGATTGCGAGAATTAAAACCAAATGCAAGAACTATATTAGACGTAGGTATGAATATTGGTATGAATACAATTGAATATGCCACGTGGGCTAAAAAAGTTCATGGGTTTGAACCAACTAAACAAACATATAATATGGCATTAAAAAATATAATATTGGCTAAAAAACAATTAAATGAAAATATGATTAAGCCATGGTATTTAAATGGTACTACAAATTTTAATGGAAAGTTTGGAGGATCTTTAGAAATGATAGGTGAAGTTAGTACATATAATCATGGGTTAGGTGATAAGCCAGGACAATTTGAAATATTAATTAAAAAAGATAATGCTGGGCACAATCATATAGAAAATATTAATGTGCCGTTAGCTAATGGAAGAAAACGAAGAAGAACAGTTCAACCAGAAAAAGAAATTGTAGAAGTTAAAACTTTAGATTCATATAATTTTGAAGATGTTGATATTATTAAAATTGATACAGAAGGTTATGAGTTTCCAGTAGTAATGGGTGCAGAGCAAACAATTGTTTCACAACGTCCTATTGTACAATTAGAAATGGTTGATGGGCAACCTGAACGTTTTGGATTTAGTTGTCAACAAATATATGATTGGTTTTTATCAAGAGATTTTGTAATTACATTATCTGATGGTACAGATGTTGGTACTAAATGGGAACATTACACTAAAAAAATGGAAAGATTCTTTATACATAAAAGTTTATTAAATGACGAATATCTTAAAGAAGTTGCAGTTAAAAGAACTAAAACAATACCTAGTAGTGAAGAAAAAAAATTAAAAGAACAAATTGAACCAATAATGTTGGCACCGATATGAAAAAAGAATATTACAATTGGGAAAATATAGAAGATATGATATCTGATGTTGTACAGCAAATTGCTGTAGATGGAGATAACTTTAAACCAGATTACGTAGTAGGATTAACACGTGGAGGTTTAATACCAGCAACAATGTTAAGTCATTATTATCAAGTGCCAATGCATACACTAGAAATTAAATTGCGTGACCATGCAGTTACGCCAGAATCAAATAAATGGATGGCGAAAGATGCAGTTGATGGAAAAAATATTTTAATTGTAGATGATATTAATGATACAGGTGATACACTTGCTTGGATTAAACAAGATTGGGGAAAGTCAGGTGAAATAAATTGGCCTGCTAATATTAGATTTGCAGTTTTAGTTGAAAATGAGCCAAGTAAGTTTGGTGATGTTGATTATGTTTCAAAATTTATTAACAAAAACGAAAATCCTCAATGGATAGTATTTCCATGGGAAGAATGGTGGGCAATATGAATAAATGGAAAGATGAACCATATCCGTGGCACAATGAACCGGTAAACAGATATCCAGATGAATTTAAAGATAGTGTCTGGGCAAGTGGAGATAGAAAACCAGTTCATGATGAACCATGCTTTGCAGTATATGAAGATAAGTATCCGGTTAAAAAAGGACACTTGTTATATATTCCAAAAACTAAAGATGCTCCAGGAATGATTGGGTTATGTTTTCAAGAAGCATATCGAAAAGGAATGGAAATGGTCAATGAAGGAAAAATTACAGGATTTAATTTAGGTATGAACTTTGGAGAGTCAGCAGGTCAAAGTATTTTTTGGCCTCATGTACATTTTATACCAAGAACAGATGGAGATCAAACAGGTCGACCTAAAGGTGTAAGACGTGCATATCCAGATGATCCTTATCAACCTGAAAATATGAAAAAGGAAGTGAAGTAATATGAACGTAGTAAATGAAATGTACAGAGATAAAGTACCACAAGTAACATTTAAAGTTAGAGAAATGTTAACACCAGGTAAGTATGGTTGGAAAGATAAAACAACTGATGATTTTTTTAAAAATAAAACAGTTGTGCTATTTTCGTTACCAGGTGCATTTACACCAACTTGTTCGTCTACTCATTTACCTGGATATGAAGAAAAGTATAAAGAACTTAAAAAATATGCTGATGACGTATATTGTATTAGTGTAAATGATTCATTTGTTATGAACAGTTGGGCAAAAGAGTTAGATTGTCAAAATGTAAAAATGATTCCAGATGGAAATGGCCATTTTACAAAAAAAATGGGTATGTTAGTTAATAAAGAACATTTAGGATTTGGCCAAAGAAGTTGGAGATATTCAGCATTAGTTAAAAACGGTGCTATAATGAAAATGTTTGTAGAACCTGGAAAAAATGATAAAGGCGAAGATTTTGATCCTCTTGAAGTATCAGATGTAGACACAATGTTGGCCTATCTAAAAGGTTGACATATTGCCTAAATACTATATAATATGTAGTATAATGGATAATATAGTATGACATTAGCACAGCATGAGTTTGGTAAAACTGTAGAAAAGAAGTTTTATTATTCAGAAATATTTCACAGTATTCAAGGTGAAGGACATTATACAGGTGTTCCTACTGCTTGGATAAGATTCTTTTTATGTAATTTACAATGCAATGGATTTGGACAAAAAGATCCAACAAATCCAGATACATATGAATTACCATTTGAAGACTTTGATGTATCAAGTGTAGATAAAGTAGAAGATCTTCCAGTATGGGATAAAGGTTGTGATTCGTCATATACTTGGGCAAAAAAATTTAAACAATTAATGGGGTATGAAACTCCTACAGTATTAGCAAATAAAATTGTAGATATAATGAAAAATGAAAGTAATCCAGATGGATTATTTTTACATCCTGTTACAGGACAAAGACAACATTTATGTTTTACAGGTGGTGAACCATTAATGGTATTGGCACAAACAGCGATTGTGGGAATTTATCAAGAATTACAAAAGCAAAATAATTTGCCAGGATCAATGACATTTGAAACTAATGGAACACAGAAATTAAGACCACAGTTTATAGATTGGGTAAACTCAATTGATACAGAAGTGTTTTTTAGTTGTAGTCCAAAATTATTTACAGTATCAGGTGAAAAGTCTATGAAAGCAATTAAACCTGAAATAGTTGCAGAGTATAGAAAACTTTCTGATAAAGGACAATTAAAGTTTGTTGTAGGTTCTGAAGATAGAGAATGGGAAGAAATGGAATCAGTAATTAAACAATTTAAAGAAGCAGGTGTTGACTGGCCTATATGGGTTATGCCAACAGGTGCTAGAGAAGAAGAGCAAATAGAAGGTGCTGGTAAAGTAGCAGAAAAGGCTTTTAAACGAGGTTATAATGTTGCGGCAAGAGTTCACGTATATTTGTTTGGAAATGCAATAGGTACATAATGAGAAGTTTAAAAGATTTATGGTTTGATGCAGAAGATGTTGTTAAAAAAATACAGATTAATTTTCCTGGATTTTTTGAAGTAGCAGTTAAAATATTAAAAACAGTAATACTGTTTATTTTATGTTCAGCTATTTTTATGATTCTAATTGCAAAAGAATTTATAGTATCAATGTATAAAAAAATTAAATCTAAATTAAAAAAAGATAATGCTGTAGAAGAACTAGATGAATATGTAGATGAATATGGAGCAAGAGAAGAAATTGTATTACCTGATAAAGTTGAACCAGGAGAATTAGATAAATTAGATAAAGTAAGGAAGTGGATGTGATTGAAGAAGAACTTAAATTAAGTAAAACACAAAAAGAGTGGATAAAAGAGTTTATAAAAAAACATACAGCAAGAGGTTCACATAGATGGGCATTTTGGTGTGAAGGAATTATAATAGGTTTAATAATAGGAACATTAATGTTGTGATAAAAGATTTTTTAAAAAGTCGTGTACGAACTATATATGATAGAGATGGTAAAAAACCATATATGATTAGATACTACTTGTTTTTAAAAGATAGAAAATGGTTTCCATTTAACTTTACATTACATAAAATTTGCTTATCAGACGAACCAACATTACATGATCATCCATGGCCATGGATGTCAATTATTCTTAAAGGTGGGTATTGGGAATGGACTAGTAAGAAAAATCCAAAATGGAAAGGTCCTGGAAGAATGTCTTTTAGCTCATCTAAAAGATTACATAGATTGCAATTAGGAAAAGATGTTTGGAATAATACTATTCCTTGTTGGACATTGTTTTTTATGGGTCCGAAAAGACGTGATTGGGGATTTAAAGTTAAAGACAAATGGATTAATAACGAAAAATACTTATCTGATCGTAAAAAAGATGATAGCTAAACAAATACCTACTTGTATTAATTATGGTTGTAATAGATTAGTTACTAAAAGTGGAAAGTATAAACTAAGGCCAGTTTGTTGGAAATGCCACGAATCATCATATGGTGCCAGACAATTAGAAGAAGGTGTAAAGTTTTTTAAAAAAGAATATTGTGAAAATGTTAATGGATTTTTAGGATATAAATGTACAGCACATATTCCTTATTCAGGAGCATTAGAATTAGATCATAAAGATGGTAATCAATATAATAATGTAGAGGCCAACATACAAACATTATGTAAAGTGTGTCATTCTTGGAAAAGTAAGCAAAGTAATGATTATAAAAAGACTAAAGAAACAATTTGACAAAATGAATAAATACGTATATAATGAAATATATAGATTATTTAAAACACGTAATAAAATTAATGGCCTATGATAATATTATATTGTTTCCTATGGACAAAGTAGTTAATAGTGATATTGAACATTTTGAAAAACAAGTAAAGCCATTAAAAGAAAAGAGTAAGGAAAAAAATGAAAAAGATAAAGATACCGTTTAAATATAATCCAACTAGTTGGTTTTTAAAAGGAAAAGAAAAAGAAATAGCTCAAGCCAAATATGAACTTAAAGGAACTGCACTAGATAAAAAATTGGCTGACATTGATGAAAAGCCTTTTGTGACTGTACTTAATACACATTTTGATCCAAACAATCCAAAACAAGGATACTTTGAATTAGATTGGAATGACTCATTTATTACTATGTTAAACAAAAATGGTTACTCAGGTATAACTGAAGATGAAACTGTTAATAAATGGTTTGATGATTTATGTAAAGGTATTGTTTTAGAAACAATGGATACAGATGTATTAGACGAGCTAAAGTCACAAAAGAAAGAAGCAGAAAGCATTAAGAAAACTGCATTAGAGGACGGCAAAGTTGAATACTCGTGACATATATTTTAGTTGATACTGCAAATACATTTTTTAGAGCCAGACACGTTTCAGGTAGAGGCACAGACCTTGATACAAAGATTAGTTTAGCATTTCATATACTTTTTAATTCACTTAAAAAAGCAAATACTATGTTTTCAGGATCACACGTTGTATTCTGTTTAGAAGGACGTAGTTGGCGTAAAGATGTATACGAACCATATAAAAAGAATCGTGCTGTAGTATTAGATAAAAGATCAACCGGCGAAAAAGAAGAAGATGAAGTATGGTGGGAAGCATTTGATGATTTTTGTACATACGTAAAAGAAAACACAAATTGTTCAGTCTTGCGTGAATTAACATCAGAAGCAGATGACTTAATTGCGTTATGGACTCAAGCACACCCAAATGATAAACACGTTATTATATCTTCTGACTCTGATTTTTATCAATTAATTAATAATAACATTTCTTTATATAATGGTGTAGCAAATCAAATTGTTACTGCAAATGGATTTTATGATGAAAAAGATAAACCTATTATAGATAAAAAAACAGGGCTAACAAAAATGCCACCTAATCCAGAGTGGATGTTATTTGAAAAATGTATAAGAGGAGATTCGGCTGATAATGTATTTTCTGCTTATCCAAAAGTACGTAAGACAAAATTAGAAGAAGCATTTAATGATAGATCCAACCAAGGTTTTATGTGGAATAATTTAATGTTGCAACGTTGGACAGATCATAATGGTATTGAGCATAGAGTAAAAGAATGCTATGAACGAAATCAAAAGTTAATTGATCTTACTATGCAACCAGAAGAAATTAAAACAAAAATTTATAAAGAAATTTATGATGCACAAAATCCAAAACACGTTGAGCAAGTTGGTGTTCGTTTTATGAAATTTTGTGCAAAATATGGTTTAAATAAGTTATCTGAACAGCCAACTGACCATGCTCAATATTTAAATGCAGGATATCCTCGTGCTACAAGCGAAGCAAATAATTAAAGATTCATTTTGGATTTTAGAAAGCAATGAGCAAAAGGTTGGAACTATGAGGAAATCATCTAATACTTGGCAAATCTTATTAGAGCAAAATAAACAAGAATTTCAAGATTATAATGATGTAATTAACTTTTTAGGTTCAGATCCTTTAATTAAGAAAAAAAATAATATAGAAGAACCAGAAGCAGGAAAGTTTGATGTAAATGGGTATCCTACAGACATCAAGCCATATAATATTGAAGTACATAATAACTTACCAACCTACACTAAGACGTCAAAATCGCAGGTTAGGCATTGTGCAGGGTATTATTGTGTAGAGTTTCCAAAGGGCTGGGTACCCTCTTATAACCCCAAATTACCTACCTTAATTGAGAATGCTATGTCGTTCGCAGGTCCATTTTATTCAGAAATGGAAATGCAAATCAACATAAATAATAAAAAGCGAGAAAGACGACAAGCATGGCAACAAACAACTACGAAAACGTAAAGAATTTTTGCAATAGAGTTATTAATTTAGAAAAGACTCATAGCACGGAAATTCGTCTAACTCGTGAAGAAGCTGTATCAATTATGTGTGAACTTAATCAATTGTTAATTAACGAATCTGCAAAAATTAAAGTTCCTGTAAGTAATACACAGAAAATGGTTTCTAGTGTATCTGTAGATGCAGGCACATTTAAGGATTAATAATGAAAAAGTTTTTAACAGTATTATCTATTATATTTTTACTGACTATTCCAACGAATGTCTCTAGTAATCAAGATGATAATAATCCAAATACATTTGAATACAAAACGTCTATATTCAGTAGCACAGCGGATATAGTTGACAAAGTAATATCATCAGTAGTTTACATTTATATTGAGCAAAGAGTTGCAACTGAAGAAGGTGACAATGATTTTGGTGGGCTTATGCCTCCACGTGGAGTTCCAATTACTGGAGTAGGTACAGGATTTTTTATAAACGATCAAGGATATATTGTTACAAATGCACACGTGGTTAAAGGTGCACAAGATCTTACAATTTATTATTGGTCATCACCATTAGAATTTAATAAAGCACAAATAATAGGTGTTGATGCAATAGCTGACATTGCCGTAATTAAAATTGAACCATTGTTACCAACTGATTATGTTGAATGGGGTGATAGTGAAGCAGTAAGATTAGGTGAAGATGTTCTTGCAATTGGTCACGGTATGAGTATGCCATGGTCAGTTACTAAAGGAATTATTAGTTATACACACAGACAAAAACCTGGATCTCCAATGATTGTTTACAATCAATCTGATGCTGTTATTAATCAAGGTAATTCAGGTGGTCCATTGTTTAATATGAATGGAGAAGTTATCGGTGTTAATACTTTATTATTTTCGCAAACTGGTTCATTTTCAGGAGTTGGATTTTCTTTACCATCAGTTTTAGCAGAACGTTCTGTTAGACATATTATGAATACTGCGGAATATGATAGTGATGGAAATATTACTAAACAAGGATTTGTTACATATCCAGCAATTGGAATTCATGTAACAACAGTTGAAACTAAAGAAGAACGTCAAGAGTTACTTGATAAAGGAATAAAATCTATAGTTATAATTGACCAAACACCAGAAGATGGTGCGGCATATGAAGCCGGATTACTAAAAGGTGATATTATAACGTTTGTTGATGGAAATGAAATAATAACTTCACTTGACCTTATAAAGCAATTGTGGTATAATGATATAGGTGATACAGTAGATGTAGTAGTAATAAGAAATGATGAAGAACTAACAATACCTGTAACATTAAAAGAGTTTAAATTTGCAAAAGAAGGAAAATAATGAAAAAAGTAGTTTTATATTCTAAAAATTTATGTGGATATTGCACAATGGCTAAATCATGGTTAAACAATAAAGGTGTACAATATGAAGAAATTAGTATTGAAGAGCCAGAAATACGCGAAAAGTTCATGAAAGATTATCCACAGCTTCGTCAAATGCCACAAATCTTTGTAGATGGTGAAAATATTGGTGGTTATCAGCAATTAATTAAACTAGACGAATCATCATTAAAATAGTATAAATACAATTGTTATGGAAGCAAACGATATAGTTAATAATCATTATGCAATTCACAAAAGCACTAGCCTTTTAGATGCTTTGCTTGAGTTTGAAAAAGCATTAGATGAAATGGGGTTATATACCTATAGAAATTGGGATCAAGGCGAAATAGTTGAAGGTCCTAAAATTAGTAGATATTGGATAGAAACAACATTAATGTATCCACGCAATGAGATGCCAGATCCAACAGGTGGACAACGATTATTAGGCTATGACTGTAAAGTGTCTTATAAAAAAGACAATTACAAATCACCACGCAAAGTAGAATCATATGACGATTATCAACCAGGCACAAGAAAGCCAAAAGTTGATGACGTTCCAGTTTGGTTAGTTAATATAAAAATGCCTAAGAAATTTTTAGAAAACTTTAATTTAGAATTAGAAGCAGATCAAACAGATCAAACTGCGGCTGATCAAGAAGCCCAACAACAAGGGCAGGAGGAAGGGTTAAACGATGAAGCTTTACTCACTGATCAATAAAGATAAGTTAGACGAAGGTCTAAGACCAAATGATTTACAACATTTGATTTTAGATAAAATTAGTCTTGATGAGTTTGAACCAAAAAGTGGTGATTCAAAAGATATATTAGTAATGGGCTTGTATTCAGTTGATGAAGAGCCTGCAAGAGATTTAAGTAGATTTATTGAACGAGGTTATATTGATGTAATTGATACAGAAGTATCACCTGGACCAGATGAAGATGGAAACTATATGGTGTTTGTTGAAATCAATAAAAATAAAGACACAATGAAAAGAGTTTCAGAAATATTAAATGATATTAAGACTATTACATCTATTAATGAATGGCAATTACATTTTTATCGTGGCGGAGTACGTTCTTTAACTGAAGATATGATCAAACAAGCTATCAGAGGTTAATGACGAAAGATAATATTATAAAAATGAGTGGTTCGGTGATCTCAGTTTTACCAGCTGGAATGTTTAAAGTAAAATTAGAAAATGGACATGAAATAATGGGGCATTTGAGCGGTAGGATGAGAAAGAATCACATTAAAATTTTAGTTGAAGATAAAGTAGATTTAGAAATATCAGCTTATGATGTTACTAAAGGAAGAATAGTATATAGGTACAAATAATATGTGGGAATATATTACATCAATGATTAATGCAATGTTCACAGATAGATTGTGGATGTGGACAGCTATTGCAGGTGCAATATTTGGTGCATTGTTTATTGCATATATGCGTAACACAAGAATTGCTGTTTGGGTTTATGGCAAGTGGGACGCATTAATTGATTTCTTTCGTGATAGATACGGATGGACTTGGCTTAATCAAGACTTAGGTGCTTGGAGAAAAGTACACCCGCAACTAACAAAAGAAATAGAAGTTATCAAGAGTAGGCTTGATAAACTTGAAAAGAAAAAGTAAGGAGATGAACATGAATTATATTACTGAGAGACTAGGCGAAAAAGCATCACATGGTGGACTAGGTTTAGTTGCTGTGGGATTAATTATTTTATTTTTAGGTAGCTGGGTGAATATCGCGGCTTATGCCGCTATTGCCTTCGGTGCTTATCAATTTTTAACTAGAGGCTAATATGAGATTTAGAGAACTAGTTCAGGCAATACAAGAAAGCATGAGTTTTAATGCAGGTTATCTAGAAAAACGAGATGACGGAAAGCATTGGGTCGGTGTTATAGATTCTGGTGATAGATATGAACCAGATGCTTATAAATCAGATTGGCCTGCTAACAAAATGCCGAAAATGAATCCGAAATATAAACCTGAGCTAGACCTCTCTCTTGCTAACACAAATATGAGAATGGTAATGGATGAACTTGGGTATCCAACAAATTTAGAAGACGTTGATCCATTTCCAATTGATGAATTTATTGCAAGAACTACACAATGGTTACAAAAAGCAATTGGAAAACCATCACCAGAAGAAAAACCACACGTAGATCAAAATCCAGGCGGACCAACAATGATTAGTGGTGGCAAACCAGAGGGTTATTATAACCAAGTAATTAAAGGTATGAACCATATTGCTAGGGTTGGTAAGCAGAATGGAGCAACTCATGTCTGGGCCATTTAACTTTACGGTTGATAAATTTGATAAAGATACAGCATTATTTTTTGCTAAATTAAGTAAAGCGGCATACTATTCACAAAAAGCATTTATACATTTTTTAAGACAAGAAGAAATTTCTAAAATTAATTATAAATTTTTAGATCTTGACAGTAGTCAAGCATACGTACTATGGGATGATGAAAATTTTATAGTTGCATTTAGAGGAACAGAAACATCTGAAGTAAAAGACATCTTATCAGATGCTAAAATTTGGAAATCACGTGCTTGGGAAGGTGGAAAAGTTCATAGCGGATTTAAAGGTTATGTTGATGAAATTTGGGCAGATATTAAAATGCTTTTCTTTAAGCATGGTACTAATGAAGAAACTAAAAAAACTAAAAAGGTATATTTTACAGGACATTCATTAGGAGGTGCCGCGGCAACAATTGGAGCGGCAAGGTTAGGAACATTTTCAACAGGTTGTTTTACTTTTGGGTCACCAAGAGTTGGTAATAGAAAATTTGTTAAGTCAATTTATTGTCCTGTTTGGCGTTTTAGAAATAAAAGAGATTTAGTTTCTAGAGTTCCAACAGCATTTTTTGGATATACACACGCAGGTAAGTTTTGCTATATAGATGAAAAAGGTGTATTACGTATAGGTGCTGTTTCATTTGCTAGATTATTTAAAGATAGTATTAAAAGTTTGCTTAATTTTACACTAGGTGATGGTTTATTAGATCATTCTATAAGTGATTATTGTAAACATATAAATAACTGTGATAAGGTATTAGTAAAAAAATAAAATGTTCGGTTATATTAGATTAATAATGACAATCGCTTTAATAGGTGGTTTAGCAGGTGCAGGAATGTACGTGATGAAATTACGTGCGGATAATGCCATTTTAAAAACAAATCAAATTAAATTAGAGCAAAGCATAGAAGCACAGCACAAAACTATTGAACAGCAAAAGAAAGATATAAAAGAAATAGTTGCGGCTAATAGAGAAATGAATAAGTTAGTTAATAATTTAAAAGAAGATTTACAAAATTTAGATAAAAGATTTACTAAAAATGGAAGAGACATTGGTAAACTTGCAGAGAAAAAACCAAAGTTAATTGAAAAGATTGTTAATAATGCAAGTGAACGTGCAAAACGATGTGTTGAAATAGCATCAGGGGCCCCATTAACAGAACAGGAATTAAATGCTACGAAGAAATCAGAAATTAATCCTGAATGTCCTTCAATAGCAAATCCAAATTATGTACCTTATGCGGTGGAGTAACGATATGGAAAAAATTTTAGCATCAATATTATTAGTGTTATTTTTATCAGGTTGTTCAGCTGGGTTTGGTGAAAAAAGAATTAAATTATTTACAGTAGAAGAACCAAGAGCTAAATTAGATTTAGAATCTCCTGCTCCTTTAACATTAGAAGACATTAGATGGATTATTATTACATCTGAAAATGCTGAAGAAGTATTTAAAAAATTAGAAGCAGAAGGATATGATCCAGTTTTATTTGGCCTAACTGATAAAGAATATGAAATGATTGCCAAAAACTTTGCAAAAATTCGTTCGTATCTAAAAGAACAAAACGCAATACTTGAAAAATATAGAGAGTATTACGAAGAAGACAATTCCAAAAAAGAAAATACCAATAAAGCCAAATAATTGCTTGACATTCTTTTTAAGTGTTATATAATATACATATGAGCGATTACTATAAAATTCTGGGTGTACAATCAACAGCTTCACAAGATGAAATAAAGAGGGCTTATAAAAAATTAGCCAGAGAACATCATCCTGATGTTAGTGGTGGAGATGGTAATAAATTTAAAGAAATAAGCGAAGCACATGATACATTAAAAGATGCTCAAAAAAGACAGCAATATGATTTGCAACGTAAGTTTGGCGGCCAAGCTGGACAAGATGGATTTAGTTTTTCTACAGGTGACTTTGATGATATAGTAATTAATATGAGTGGTGGCAATGGTTTTGAATCTATGTTTGAACAATTTTTTGGTCATCATCATCCAATGGGCAGAGGAAGAAGAACTTACAGGCAAAGACAAAGCCAACCAATGCGTAATCAAGACATTAGAATTAATTTAACAGTCTCGCTTGAAGACATTTATAAACAAGAAACAAAAGAGTTATTAGTTAAAACGCCAGATGGATCAAATAAAAGTGTAAAAGTTACAATTCCAGCAACAGCAGATGATGGAACGCAAATTAAATTTAGTGGATTAGGATCGTCAAAGCATAATAATTTAAGGCCAGGAGATCTTTATGTTGTATTGTCATTATATCCACATCCTAATTATACTAAAAAAGGTTATGATTTGTATACAACAATAGATGTAGATGTATTTGATGCATTGTTAGGAGTTGAAGTAATTATAAATCATTTTGCTGGAAAAGTAAAATTAAAAGTACCTGCATTGACTGAACCAGATAGTGTTATTAGGCTTAAAGGTAAAGGAATGCCAACAGCATCTGGTAGTTTTGGTAATTTATATATTAAATTAAATTATATAGTTCCAACTACATTAACTGATGAACAAAAATCATTGTTAAATAAATTAAAGGAAAGTAAATAATGGAATTAGTTTATGCCCCATCAGAAATTTTAAAAACACCCACAATAAATGTTGACGAAGACATGGATAATATAGTACAATATGGTAAACAAATGTACGACTTAATGATGAAGAGTAATGGTGTTGGTTTAGCGGCACCACAGGTAGGAATTAACAAGAGCTTTTTTATAATGGGCAGTAGAGAATCATATACAATAATAACAAACCCAAAAATTATAGAATCAAGTAAAGATTTAGTTAAAATGGAAGAAGGATGTTTAAGTTTTCCGGATTTATACTTAAAAGTTCTGCGTCCAGATAATGTAACTGTAGAATATGTAAATACTATAGGGAAGAGAGTAACTGAAAAGTTAGAAAGTATGGTTTCTAGAATATTTCAACATGAAACAGATCATACTAATGGTATAACTTATGACACTCGAGTTTCTAAACTAGCTTTAGACATTGCTACAAGGAAACGGAATAAACTTTGGAGAAAACATGGACGAGCAATTTGACCCAATAGAACAAGTTCTTGATAGAGCAATGGAATATGCTTCTGAACGTAATCATGAATATGTTGTATTAGAACATTTATTATTATCATTGATGGAAGAGAAAGATATTCAAAACCTAATTAGTGAAATTGGTGGTGAAACTTCTGAAATTATGCACGAGTGTATGGCGTATTTAGATAATGCACTTGGAGATATCGTAGTTCAAACAGAAGAAGCACCTCGTAAGACATCAGCATTAGAAAGAGTATTTAATAGAGCAGTTACACAGGTTATATTTTCAGGTAGAAAAAAACTTGGTATTAAAGATGTGTTTGTTAGTTTATTAAGTGAAAAGCAAAGTTATGCATTATTTTTTTTAAAAAAACATAAAGTAAGTAGACAGTCAGTTATTGAGCAATTAACTAAAGAAAGATATGGTGAAGAGCCAGGATTACAAGAACGTGGATTTCCAGGACAACCAGGATCAGGTCCACAAATCAATTTTGAAGATTTTTGTACAGATTTAAATAAAGAAGCAAAAGAAGGTCGTGTTGATGAGTTAATTGGTAGAACAGATGAAGTAGATGATATAGTTCATATATTAGCAAGGCGTAAAAAGAATAATGTTATTATTTGTGGTGAGCCTGGTGTAGGTAAAACAGCAATTGCTGAAGGACTTGCTAAAAAAATTATTAATAAGCAAGTACCAGAAGTACTTAGAAATAGAATTGTTTATAGTTTAGATGTATCATCATTAGTAGCTGGTACTAAATTTAGAGGTGATTTTGAAGAACGTGCTAAAGTTGTATTAGATGAATTAAAAAAACGTAAAAATACTATTTTGTTTATCGATGAAATTCATCAAATTATGGGTGCAGGTTCGGCAGGACAATCTAATTTAGATTTTGGTACATTATTAAAACCTATATTAGCAAAAGGTAAATTATTGTGTATTGGTACAACAACATTTGAAGAATATAGAGAAAATTTTGAAAAAGATCGTGCTTTAATGAGACGTTTCCAAAGATTAGATTTAAACGAGCCTTCAAAAGAAGATACAAAATTAATTTTAAATGGAATTAAAGTTTATTATGAAAAATTCCATAAAACAAAATATGAACCTGGTACAATTGATTTAGCAGTTGATTTATCTGCTAGATTTATACATAATAAATTTTTACCAGATAAAGCAATTGATGTAATTGATGCCGCTGGAGCAAAAGCAAGATTATCTGACGCACCATCAGTTACAGTATCAATGATTGAAGAACAAGTTAGTAAAATTTCTAAAGTGCCTATGGATATTATTAATGAGAAAAAGACTGATAACTATGCTGGATTAGAAGGCAAAGTTAAAACAAAAGTATTTGGGCAAAATGAAGCAATTGAAAAGTTAGTTGATTCTATAATGATTGCTAAAGCAGGATTAAGACCATACAACAAACCAATTGGATCATACTTGTTTGTAGGTCCAACAGGAGTTGGTAAAACTGAAGTATGTAGACAACTTGCAGAGTCTTTAGGAATTAAATTATTAAAATATGATATGTCAGAATATCAAGAAAAACATTCTGTATCTAAACTAATTGGTGCTCCTCCGGGGTATGTAGGTTATGCAGAAGGTTCTATTGGATCAGGACAGTTAATTAATGATGTTGAAGACAATCCAAATTGTGTATTACTATTAGATGAAGTAGAAAAATCAGCACCAGAAGTATTACAAGTGTTATTACAAGTAATGGATGATGGTAAACTTACTTCGTCAACAGGTAAAATGGTAATGTTTAATAAAGTAATTTTATGTTTAACATCTAACCTAGGTGCTGAAGCAAGTGAAAAAGCACCAATGGGTATTGGAGTAACTAGATCTGATAAACAAGATGATTATGTTAAAGACTTTTTTGCACCTGAATTTAGAAATAGATTAGATGCAACAATTAAATTTAATAAATTAACAAAAACTGAAATTCTTAAAATTGTTAATAAAGTAAAAGATGAAACTAATGTAATGTTAAAAGATAAAAAAGTTGTTATTGATTTAGATGCAAATGCTGTACAATGGGTTTGTGATAAAGGTTACAATCCGGCTATGGGTGCTAGACCAATGCAACGTATATTTGATCAAAATATTAAAAAGCCACTTGCTAAAGAAATATTATTTGGTAAATTAATTAATGGTGGTAATGTTTTAGTTAAAATTGTTAATGATAAAGTAGAGTTAGAGATAAAATAATGCAATTTAAAAATACAACAAAACTATTTTATGGTGAATTTCCATATAAGTTAGTTTTGCATCATCAAAATATTGATATTGATAATTGGTATACTCATATGAGAAAAACTTTAGAATGGTTGCGTAATTTACCAAAAGAAAATTATCGTGTAAGGCATATGAATAGTATGCAATTATTTTTTAAATCAAGAAAAGATTTAATGCACGTATTAGATAATGATCATAGGTATGCAATTGAAGTGCATGAGCCAATTAATAAAAAGCATTATGAACATTTAATGGATAATCCTAATTGTATTACAAGAACAACTTTGTTTTGGAACAAATACAAATATAAAATTACATTTGATAATCATAAAAACTTTTCACCTGAATGGTTTACTGGATTTTTTCAAGATCGTGAGCCAAGTAGATATAGATATGGATCTTCAATGGCAAAAATGATTAGAACAAAAGGACAATATGAATATTATTGGTGTAATCCAGTTTTATATCTTGCTAATAATGATGATGTAATGTTATGTAAATTAGCAATGAATGATAAAATTTTAAAAATAGAAACAGCGATAACATTTGATGAATTTAAGGAGGATAAAAAATGATCTCATTTTGGATATGGCATATTCTAGCGATTTGTACTGTAATAGCAGTATCATTTAGCATAGGATATAGTGTAGGTAAAGCAACGAAAAAAGAAAGAAAAATAAAATGGACAAACAACTCGGAGATACGTTAATTAAACGTAAAATAGTTTCTGTAGATACTGAAATTGAAGCCTGGTATAAAGCAAATGAATTTGGTGGTGGAACATTTGACCAAAAAGGCTTTTTTACTATAAATGAAATAGAGCAAAAAGACAATGGAGCAGTATGTTTCCATGCTAGATCTAATATTGATGGCAAATGGTATGATTTTAACTATAGCAATATAATTGCAATCGATGGCATGGAGCCAGAAAAACTAGCAAATGCGTATGGAATTAAACTTCCAAAGGTAAATAAAAATACTAACAAGAAATAAGCATTATGAAAAACAATGTAGCTATCATCGGTAATGGTAAAATTGGCAGAGTCATCGCCAGTTTATTAAAATCAGAGTATTTCAATGTAACTATAGCAGATCAAGAACCACAAGGCGGAGCAGTATTGCTTGATGCCACAGATCAAAAAGCACTTGAACATTTTATACAAGGTAAAGATGTTGTAGTATCAGCGGCACCATATTTTTTAAATAAAAAAATAGCCTTAGTTGCTTCTGAAATGGGAGTAGCATATTTTGATTTAACAGAAGATATTGATGTAACAAGTTATATTCAAAGTTTAAACACAAAAACATTCATGATGCCACAATGTGGGTTGGCGCCTGGAGCAGTTAATATTATAGGTTCTAATCTAATAAAAGAATTTGATGAAGTGCATGATGTTCAAATGAGAGTAGGAGCATTACCGCGATATCCATCAAACGAAATGAGTTATTATTTAACTTGGTCTACAAATGGTTTAATAAATGAGTATTGTAATTTGTGTGATGCTATAGTAGATGGCCAAAAATTAGAAATTCCACCATTAACAGGTGTAGAAAGAATTTATATTGATGGTAGAAAATACGAAGCATTTAATACTTCAGGTGGAGTAGCAACAATGTGTGAAACATTTGATGGCAAAGTACAAAATTTAAGTTATAAAACTATTAGGTATCCTGGACATAGAGACAGGATGAATTTTTTATTACAAGATTTAGGATTAAAAAGAAATAGAGATAAAATTGCAGACCTTTTTGATCAACAAGTTCCATATACAACAGAAGATGTCATCGTTATGCTAGTTAAAGTAATTGGAGTAGCTAACGGAAAACTAATCGAACGTTCATATCAAAAAAGTATTTTTGGACAAGATGGAATGAGTGCAATTCAGAGGTCGACAGCGTCAGGAGTTTGTGCTATAGTGTTAGCTTATTGTAGAGATGAAATAACAGGTGAAGGTTTCATTAAACAAGAAGACATTAATTGGGATACATTTATTAACAACAAATTCGGACAAGTATATAGCAAATGAGTTATGTAGACGCTTACCTAAATAGAGACAAAGATACTATTAATATTGTTGAAAGAATAGATGGCAAAAGGGTATATAAAAGTTATCCTACTTGCTATAGATTTTATCATGACGACAAAGATGGAACATATACATCAATATATGGTAGGTCATTAAGTAAATTTGAAACAGCAAATAGTAGAACATTTCAAAAAGAAAAGAAATTATTTGATGGGCAAAGGTTATATGAATCAGACCTAAATCCTGTGTTTAGATGTTTAGAAGAAAATTATCTTGATAAAGAAGCACCGGATCTTCATATAGCATTATTTGATATTGAGGTTGACTTTGATAAAGATCGTGGATTTGCTAAACCAGATGATCCACATCAACGTATTACAGCAGTTACACTACATTTAAGTTGGTTAGATAGTTTAATTACATTATGTCTTGCTCCAAAAGATATGCCTTTTGAAATGGCAGACCAAATTGCTAAAAAGTTTGAGAATACTGTATTGTGTGAAACTGAATCACAATTACTAAACACTTTTTTACATTTAATTGAAGATGCTGATATATTGAGTGGTTGGAATAGTGAGGGTTTTGATATTCCATATCTTGTAAACAGAACTGAAATGATATTAAGTAAAGATGATGTTAGACGTTTTAGTTTATGGGATTTGTATCCACGTGAAAGAATGTTTACAAAGTTTGGTGTAGAACAGCAAACATATGATTTCTTTGGCAGAGTTCATTTAGATTATTTAGAATTATATAGAAAATATACATATCATGAAATGCATAGTTATAGATTAGATGCAATTGGTGAATATGAAATTAGTGAAAAGAAAATACCATATGAAGGAACATTAGATCAGTTATATAATGAAGATTTTGAAAAGTTTATTGCATATAACAGACAAGACGTTGCACTATTGGCAAAACTTAATAAAAAATTAAAGTTCATTGACTTGTCAAATGTACTAGCACACGCAAATACTGTTTTATTGCAGACTACAATGGGTGCAGTTGCAGTTACAGAACAAGCAATTGTAAATGAAGCACATAAAAGAAATTTAATTATTCCTGATAGAAAATATCGTAAGCCACATTCAACAGATGCGGCAGTTGGTGCCTATGTAGCAAAACCTAAGAAAGGATTGCATGATTGGATAGGAGCAATTGATATTAATTCACTATATCCAAGTGTTATTAGAAGTTTAAATATGGGTCCAGAAACTATTATTGGGCAGTTACGACCAACACATACAGAAAAATACATTAATGATAAAATTTATAATGAAAAGAAATCACCAGCAGATGCTTGGGAAGGATTATTTGGTACATTAGAATATACCGCAGTTACAGAACAAGATAGAGGTACAAATATTATTGTTGATTTTGAAGATGGTACTACCGAAGAAATGAGTGGTGCTGAATTGTATGCAGTAATATTTCAACAAAATACAGATTGGTGTTTGTCAGCAAATGGTACAATTTTTAATACACAAGAAAAAGCAATTATTCCTGGATTATTAGAACATTGGTTTGCAGAAAGAAAAGTGTTACAAGGCAAAATGAAAGAAGCAATTGAAAAAGGTGATTCAGATGAAATAGCATTTTGGGATAAGCGTCAATTAGTTAAAAAGATTAATTTAAATTCATTATATGGTGCAATATTAAATCCAGGTTGTAGGTTTTTTGATCATCGTATTGGGCAATCAGTTACATTAACTGGTAGAACAATTACAAAACACATGGCTTCAATTACAAATGAAATTATAGCAGGTGAATATGATCATAGAGGTAAAGCAATTGTATATGGTGATACAGATTCAGTTTACTTTAGTGCGTACTCAATGGTTAAAGAAGATGTTAAAAGTGGTAGGTTACCATGGGATAAAGAAGCAGTAATAGAATTATATGATAATGTAGCAAATGAAGTTAATAAATCATTTCCAGCATTTATGAAAAAAGCAACAAATGTTCCAATTAAAAATGGTGAAATAATTGTTGGTGGTAGAGAAATGGTTGCATCAAAAGGATTGTTTATTACAAAGAAAAGATATGCAGTTCTTATATATGATTTAGAAGGACATAGACAAGATGTTGATAATCCAGGTAAACTTAAAGCAATGGGTCTTGATTTAAAAAGATCTGATACACCTGAGTTTGTACAAAACTTTTTGTCAAAAATTTTAATTGAAATTTTAACAGGCAAAGATAAAAAAGAAATATTATCCGGCATACAAGAATTTAAAAGAAAGTTTGGTGAAAGACCTGGTTGGGAAAAAGGTACACCAAAACGTGTAAACAATTTAACAAAGTATGTTGATGAACTTGAACGTTATAGTAAGCATACAGCGAGAGTAGGATATATTAATGGCAATGGCAATGGTAAACTTAAAAAACCAGCATTACCTGGTCATGTAAGAGCAAGTATTAATTGGAATAAAATGCGTGAAGCATATAGAGATTTGTATTCGTTGCCAATTATGGACGGACAAAAAGTTATTGTATGTAAATTAAAATCAAATCCAATGAATTATACATCAATTGCATATCCAATTGATGAATTAAATATTCCAAAATGGTTTAAAGAATTACCTTTTGATCATGAAGCAATGGAACAAGCAATAATTGATCAAAAAGTTAGTAATTTAATGAGTGGGTTAGGATGGGATTTAGAGTCAACTAAAAAGTCAGCAGTATTTGATTCTTTATTTGAAATGGTATAAAATGATAAGATTAATTCTTTGGATTATGTTATTAGGAACTTGGAGTTTTGTAATATTAGCAAGTGTAAAAGGTGTATCAGGATTATGAAAACAGCAATAGTAATAACAATATTATTTTTTATGTTCGTTTTTGGTTTGCCTATGATGGCAATGTTGAATACAGCACATATTATTACTGGCCAAAGTAATGTAGAACAAGTTTTAAAAGATATAGAGCAGAAAAAACTTAAATTAAAAATGGCTCATGAAAAGCAATTAGCAATAAACATGGAGGCACTTCATAATGGAACTTATAAACCAAGGCCTTGGAAAGGTTTGCAAATAGATACACAATGAAAATACTTAGAATTATATTATGGCCTTTTAAGATGTTGTCAAACATATTATCTGCAAATTACTGGGCAAACAAAATAGCCGATAAAACCAATATGCATGAAAAGGTAAAAGGTAGTAGATTTAATAGATGGCAGAATAGTCTACCTCAACCATATAGATTTATATTCAAAACATCTATGTTGATAATATGTATCTACCTTATTGAGATGTATTTTAATCTAGTAGGTATGTCAATGTTGCCATGGAGATGGGATTGGTAATGAAAATAATTGTAACAGGTAGCACAGGATTTATTGGAAAGCATTTAGTTAAAAAATTAAATGAAGATGGCCATGATATTATACAATGGGATAGATCACATGGTTGGGATATTGCTGATTTTACAGCAGATAAAGTACAATTTGATGTAGACTTTGTAATACACTTGGCCGCAATAGCAGATGTTAGACGTAGTTTAAAAGAACCAGAATTATATTGGAAAACTAATGTAGAATATAGTAAAAAGATTTTTGATCTTTGTTATAAAAATAATATTCCAGTTGTATATGCATCAAGTTCTTGCGTACACGCATGGTGGAAGTCGCCATATGGTACAAGTAAAAAAGCAATGGAGGCAATAGCACATCCAGGGCAAATTGGATTAAGATTTACTACTGTTTTTGGTGAAGGTGCTAGAGATACTATGCTTATGTCAAGAATACGTAATGGAACAGTTAAGTTTGCTACAGAACATATTAGAGATTTAATTTTTGTAGAAGATATAGTGTCAGCAATTATGATATTTGTTAATACCGGAACTAAAAATAAAAATACAACGTATGAAGTAGGAACTGGCCAAGGAACAAAAGTATCAGATATAGTAAAACACGCAGGATATAATGTTCCTACACAAGAAGGCCAAGATGCAGAAGCTGATGATAATACAGCAAATAATTCAGAGTTAAGAAAATTAGGTTGGAAGCCAACATTAACAGCAAAAGAGTGGATAGATATTAGGATTGCCGTAGATTATACAAATAGATTAGGTGAACCAAAATAAATTAAAAAGTGTATTGACATCAATAACTAAAAATGCTATTATAAAAACAATAAAACAAACGTCGGAGGCGAAATATTTATGTTAAGAGATGTATTATTAGACATTGTGAAGCATACTCATTCATTGGGGTTTATTCAAGCAGTTAAAATTGAAAATACCGATGAAGGAACTATGGTTGAAGCAATGGATGAAGAAAGAACAGTTGTTCTAAAAGGTAAATTGAACAACAAATTAAACGAAGTACCTGGCTTGGTTGGAATGGGTAGACTTGGTGTATTATCAGGTTATTTAAATTACGAAGCATATGGTAAAGAAGGTGCAAACATTGAAGTTGTAACTGCATCAAGAGATGGTAAAGATGTTGCAGAAGAAATGAAGTTTACATCACCAGGTGGATATACTGCAAATTATAGATTTATGGTAAGTTCATTAATTGAAGAACAACTTAAAACTATTAAGTTTAAAGGTGTTAGTTGGGATGTTAGTATACAGCCAACAGCACAAAATTTAAAAGACCTTTCATACTTCAATGGTATTATGGGTGGGTTTGAACCTACATTTGTTGCAAAAACAGATGGTACTACATTAAAATTTTATATTGGTGATGGTGCTAATGATAGAGTTGAAATACCATTTGCTACAAACGTTGAAGGTAAACTTACAAAAGGTTGGGCTTGGCCATTAGCACAGGTATTAAGTATTTTAAAATTAAGTGATACTTCAAAGGCTACTATGGGTTTCAGTGATCAAGGAGCAATGCAAATTGAAATTGATTCTGGAATAGGCAAATACGAATATATACTTCCTGCACGGAGCCAATAGTGAATAAACCATACGGTGAAGATTTAACTGCAAGTCATAAAGATTATGCTGTCTTCTTACCAGCGGTAAGTGGATTTTATCAAACTTACGTTAGTAAACAACAGCAAACATTTGGTACAGATAAACAATTTGTTCCAGATGAACGTATTCCAAAAGGTTTTGAACAAGGTATTGAAGGATTAAATTATCTTAATAAAGAAAAAGGATATTTTAATTACAAATACGGATTATATTCGGCAGGTCACGCACATCTAGATGTTGACAAGTCAATGGTTCAAGAATCTATGTTTCATACAAGAAACAAAAATGATACCATTATAGTTGGTGATTCCGGCGGTTACCAAATTGGTAAAGGAATATTAAAATTTGATTGGCAAAATTTTAAAGGTAAGTCAGCAAATGATATGCGTACAAAAATCTTGCATTGGTTAGAACTTACAGCAGATTGGTCAATGGTATTAGATATTCCTAGTTGGGCTTGTGATGCCACACATAGTCCAAAGACAGGATTAAAATCATATGGTGACTGTATTTCAGGTACAGTACATAATAACGAATTTTTTTTAAAAAATAGATTAGGACAAACGAAGTTTCTTAATGTGTTGCAAGGCTTTGATGCTCAAACGGCTGACGTTTGGTATGATGCTGTTAAGCATTTTCCATTTGAAGGCTGGGCATTTGGCGGAAACAATATGTGTGATATGACTATGGCTCTCCGACGCCTAATTATATTGCGAGATTCTAAATTACTAGATAATAGGGATTGGGTTCACTTCTTAGGTACTAGTAAATTAGATTGGGCTTGTTTCTTGACGTCCATCCAACGTCAATTGAGAAAACACGTTAATGAGAACCTAACCGTATCTTATGATAGTGCAAGTGCCTTTGTGGCAACAGCACATGGTTTGGTTTACACTTCACCAGTTCATACTAATAAGCGATGGTCTTATATTATGGATAAGGCAACAGATAGTAAAGCCTTAAAACTTTCTACTATTCCTTTTCCATGGGAGTCGGAAATCGGTAAACGATTGACAATAGGAGACATTTGCTGGTATGGACCTGGTGATTTAAACAAAGTTGGAAAAGAAGGTAAAACTTCTTGGGATTCATTTGCTTATGCATTAATGATGGGTCATAATGTAAATCAACATATTAAGATTGTACAAAAAGCAAATCAAATAATGGATATTGAATCAGTAATTCATAAACCAGATTATAGGCATTGGAGAAAAGCAAAACAAAAAGAGACAGCAACAGAATATAGTGATTGGTGTCCTAGAAATGTACTGTATTTTAATTCATTTATTGAAGACTTTTTTAAATCAGAAAAACCTATGGAAATGCTAAATGATAATAAAGCATTTTTAGATGACATTAAAGGTGTTAGATGGACAGGTAATTCAGGAAATGTGTTTAATGATTTATTTGATGTAGAAACTAAAAGCTCAATGGGTGATGAATTATCTAATCCTAACGATGAGAAGTTAGAGAAATTAGGGAAAGTTTTAGAAACTATTTAAATGAATGAAGATCATATGGCGAAAAGATACACAGCAGAATATATGGCAAACGAATATAGAAACGAAGCGGCAGACGTAAAATATAAGTATAAAGAATTAAGGAATTTAGTAGTTGAACTAATAGATGCTATTCCAGAAGACAGAATATTGTGGCATCAAGATGTAAATGACTTAATAACAAAAGTAAAACAGAAAATGGAGAATGATGATGTCAGATAATATTGATTTGAAAGAGTATTCTGATTTTGTAGATAAGGTTACAAGTGATGAATCAAAAGATAGTGGAGCATTTAGGCAAAGATTAGACGATTTAGGAGATGGTGATATTCCTAGGTTACTTACAGCGTCATTAGGGTTATCAGCTGAATCAGGTGAGTTTACTGAGATAGTTAAAAAGTTAGTATTTCAAGGTAAGCCATTAACTGATGAAACTAAAGCACATATGGCCAAAGAATTAGGAGATGTAATTTGGTATTGGATACAAGGGTGTATGGCAATTGGAATTGACCCAAATGAAGTTATTAACACAAATAAAGAGAAGTTAATGGCCAGATATCCGGCCGGAGAGTTTTCAGCTATAAGAAGTGAAAATAGAAAAGAGGGTGATATCTAGTATTGACATTCTCAGTAATTCTGTTATAATAGTATTATGAAGAGAACATACGATAATAATGAACAACGTGATGATGTTTTAACTTTTACTGGAATAGAAGTTGAAAGAACACCATGTTATGGTCTCAAAACATATTTTGTAGTTGGAGTTCCAAGAGAAGATCCTGTAGTTTTTATTAATAAAGTAATGAAGCAGGAATGTGAACAAATTTATTTTGGTGCAAATCATTCATTAAAAGATTGGAAAGATGATTGGACTGGTCCAATGACTGCATTAATAAAAGAAAGTCTTAATGCTAAATTTTGGGTTACATTAGATGTTGATGGTACAAAACTACCTCCAATGTTAACTGATTTTTTAACAAACAAATATTTTAGTGTAACTTATTCAATACAAGTTCCTAATGTTGATAAAATTAATGGTAATATTAATATTAAAATAGATGATGAAGATTTTGAAGCAACAAATAAAGGTGTTTGGTCAACTACTTTAAGATCAATTAAAGTTAAAAATAATTTTACTCCATGGGATGATTATAAGAAAGATACAGTAATATGAAAAAAGTATCTATAACATTAGAAGTGGGAGACAAAATAGATTTAGGTCGTTTTAGAAATGTACGAGCTGAAATAATTGATATTAAAAAAGACCAATATGGACAGCCTGTAATTGTAACAAGTAAAGGCGATAAAAAAGCATTAACATTTAGGTTAGTTAAATTAGATAATGACAAAAAGAGCTAAAATAAAGAAAAAAGATTATCAAGATTATTATGATGTAATTGTTACAGATCAATGTCCACCAGAAGATATTGCATATTGGTTTAGTGATTTAAAATTTTTAGAATGGTTTAGAAAACAAAAGGATAGAAAAGAATAAATGGACAGTAAAATAAAAGAACAAATTAAAAGTAATATTGATAATAATGATGTTTTTCTTTTTATGAAAGGAACACCTGACGCACCACAATGTGGATTTTCAGGAATGGTGTGTGGAGTATTGAAAAAATTTAATGTGACATTTAATCATTGTAATGTTTTAGAAAATAATGATATTAGAGAAGGAATAAAAGAATATAGTGATTGGCCAACAATACCTCAGTTATATATAAAAGGAGAGTTTGTAGGTGGAGCAGATATTGTTAGAGAAATGGTTCAATCTAGTGAGTTAATTGATTTGCTTAATTCAAAAGAAATTAAAAATAATTATACAAAGGAGAATGTAAAATGAAAAACTTTTTTCTTAATGTATGGTATTTTTTTGTTGGTGTGCCAATAGATTTAACTTATTGGTTTAATGGACAAGAAGTTAATGTAAAAGTTCGTAACTTTAGAAATATGAGAGCTGGACGTATAACTTTTAAAAATATTGATACAGGAAAAATAGAAACAATAAGCTCACCAGATTTAAAATATAAAATTGTAAAGGAGGACTAATGGCACAAAAAAGAATGATATGGGTAACATTTCGCAAAGAAGGTATTCACAAATATCCTGCGGCATTAGATGATCCTAAATTAGCAACAGGTAAAGATGATGATGTTAGTTTTTTAGGATATCCACATAGGCATATATTTCATTTTAAAGTTGCTATTGAAGTGTTTCATGATGATAGAGATATTGAATTTATACAATTCAAAAGATGGCTTGAAGCATTATATCAAGGAACATTAGAATTAAATTATAAGTCTTGTGAAATGATTGCAGATGATTTGTATGCACAGATTAAACAAAAATATCCAAAAAGAGATGTTAACATAGAAGTTTCAGAAGATGGAGAAAATGGAGCATCAATTTCATATCCAAAAGCTGAAAGTGTAAAAACAAAATATAAAACTTATTCTGAAATGGAAGAAGACTTTGCTGATGAGTATTCAGCACAAAATACATTGTAAAAGGAGAGGACAATGAAATTAACTGAAAATTTTACACTAGCAGAATTGTGTAAAAGTCAAACGGCTTTAAGAAAAGGTATTGACAACTTACCAAATGATCCAAATGTTGTTACAAAATTACAAACAATTGCTGAAAAAATATTACAACCAGTTAGAGATAAATTTGGTCCAACGGTAATTAATTCAGGTTATAGATGTAAAAAATTGAATACAGCTATTGGTGGTTCTAAAAAATCACAACATTGTTTTGGAGAAGCGGCAGATATAGAAGTTCCAACATTAAGCAATAGAGATTTAGCCGAATGGATTAAAAATAATTTAGATTTCGACCAACTAATATTGGAATTTTATAATGGAAAAGATCCACGTAGCGGTTGGGTTCATGTGTCATTTAAGTCTGATGGTAATAATCGTAAGCAATGCCTAACAATTAATAAACAAGGTACTTTTAACGGTTTTGTTTAGAATTCTATATATTATTACATAATATAGGCCTCTTTAGCATAAATAAAAGTGTAAAACTTAATGATTCGGAGAATTGGGCCGGATTGTTATTTTAATAAATTTTATAGGAGAACATACCATGGCATTAGGTATTGGAAATCCTAACACGGCACCTTCAGCAGGTCAAAATATTGCTGGTTCATTGAGCCACTTTACTCTTGCTGACGGTAATACAGACTGTTCAACAGCGGCTAACTTAAAAAACCTAGTTGAAGTTATTCAAATGATTTCAACTACAGTTGTTATCGGTGCAGTTGCGGCAGGTGGCTTTAGATTTGCAGTTGAAAACAACGGCACTACAGCGGCACAAATGCAGGCACATATCAGAGCAAACGGCTTGTCTGGTTTCTCAGATTTAACAATTGCTGATTTTGATTACTAATCTGTAATCCGTAATAGGAATATAAAACAAATATATAAAGGGCGGGCCTTAAAATCCGCCCTTTTTTTATGACTATACAAATATATAATAAAACAATAAATACTAGCATATAATGGCGTCTAATTCCTATTTTAAGCGTCATATAAAAGGATTTATAGCATGAGAGCACTCATAGTACCAAATACAGACGTCATATCAAAAGAAGCTCTAATTACAGAGCTAGAAACAGAAGGCCAAGGTGATATTTCACGTTCTGTAACTATTGTAGATAGAGATACTCCAGAAATTATTTGGGTTGAATTAGATTCAAGAGATGAATTTGATATATTATTAAATTCACCAAAAGTGGCCGGTGCTAATAGTGATGCATATGAAGACAGTTTAAAATTTGATCCTCAAGGTTCAGCAACAATTAATCCACAAAAAACACATTTAATAAGTGATGCATATCATAATTGGGGATTAGCACAAATGACTCAAGATGGTACAACACTTGCAACAACATTTTCATGGCAGAATGATGGTGCAAATGTTGATGTAGTTATTATGGATACAGGTATTACAGTAGGACATCCTGAATTTAATGATTTAGCAACAAATACATCATCAAGAATTAATCAAGTTAATTTTGGTGGTACACAAGGAGCAAGTTTTTATACTGACCCAGATGGACATGGTACACACGTTGCAGGTATAATGGCAGGAAGAACACAAGGTTGGGCCAGAGATGCAACTATACATTCATTTACATCTAACATTGGTGGATTGACACATGGATATAATATTTCACAAATGGGATTGCTAACTTCTTGGCATACAGCAAAATCAAATAATAAACCAACGGTAGTTAATATGAGTTGGGGAACGTCAACTTGGTATCCACCAAATCATCCTAGCCATACTATTACTATTTTAGATTGGGATCCAAATGCAATTCCAGATAGTCAATATCATATGACACGTTCGTCAAGTTATGATACGTTAGTAAGAAATATGGTTAATGCAGGAATTGTTGTAGTATGTTCAGCAGGTAATGATAGTGAAAGGATTTATGCAACAAGTGAAACTGGAGCAAATGAGTGGAATTCAGGTTATTGGTATTTCTTTGATTCGGGTAACGATGTAGGTTATGGTGGTGGTACAAAAATGTATATGCAAGATGCATCAGCACATGATCCAAATGTTCATGGTACGGGATCTAGATCAGGTATACCTGGAGCACCTCCAGGTGGTAGTTATAATAACACAATTTATTTTCAAGCAACAAATAATGGACAATCTCCTAGTAATGCTTGGTTACAAGATGGAACGTCTACAAGACATGATATTGCTGTAATGTCTCATAATATGTATTTGTCTAAATCTAGTTTTTCAAATTATGGAACGCCATTAAGAGTATGGGCACCAGGAACATATATTATGAGTGCATATATTAATTCAGGATCTGCGGTTCAAATAGGTGCAACAGGATATTATGTTAACAAGTTAAGTGGAACGTCAATGGCATCTCCACAAGTTGCAGGATTAATTGCTTGTTATCTTGATAGAGATGCAACAACTTATGCTGGAATAACAACAAAAGCAAATCAAGAATCTGCAATAGCATTTATAGAAAATGATGGTGATATTGATGATGGTGTTGGTGATTGGGGAAGTGCTCCACCAAATAGAAATAGAGCATATCAACCTTATCAAGAATATAATTATACGTGGAATGTTGGTCATGGTGTAGGTGGAACGTATTCAATTGGTACAGAAGATGAAAATGATCCTTTAAGTTATCAATTAAATGCAACAATTAGAAATAAAGCATCTGAGCAATTACATACAGCAACATTTTCAATACAATCTGGTTCTTTACCAGATGGTATTACTTTTAATAATTCAACAGGTACAATTACAGGATCGCCTAGTGCTACATCAGGTGGGCAAACATATACCTTTGTTGTTAGAGCAGATAATGGTTTTGAATATATGGATAAAAGTTATTCTTTAACAATTAGTGATGATGTTGCTAATTATACTATTAGTGGCGGAGTAATAATAGGCGGCGGAGTGTCAATAGGATAAATACTTTTATGTCAAGAACTAGTGTACAAATGTTGTCAAAAGATACCGCTGGAGCTTCAATTACATTACCTTTTTCAGGTGCAAGTGTAACAAGTTCAAATGTTCCAGCTGATTCCTATTATGGATTTTCAGACGGTTTACATACTGTAGGCATCACTTTAGATGGTTTTACAGGCTCTATTGCGATTGAAGGCACGTTAGCTAAGACTCCTGGAGCAAATGATTGGTTTAGAATATCATTAGGCGGGCAAAATGCAGTTCCATTTACTACACATACAGGTACTACTGCATATACATTTACTGGTAATTATTTGTATATACGAGCATTGGTATTTGGTAGATCTGCAGGTTCAGTAACGTCATTTCTTTTAAACCACTAAAATTACTTCCAGAAATAAATACATATAATACATATATTGTATAAAAGGGATTGATAAAATATGGCTGATAACACGGGTTCAAATTTAGGTACAGGACACATAGTCTTTAGTTCAAAAGTAGGTAATGATCTACAATTTAAAACACTAGTAGGTGGTACTAATATAACATTGGCAAATACTGCCTCAGAAATAACTATTACTGCATCAAATGATACTACTGCTTTAAATATAGGTACAGGATCAGGTATATTTACTAGTAAAGCAGGCGATAATATACAGTTTAAATCGCTTATAGCAAATGCGGCATCTGGTATTAGTTTAACTTCAAATGCAGATGATTTAACTTTTCAATTAGTTTCAGCAAATGTAGATGCTGGTAAATTAGGTGGTGTAGCGGCATCAGACTTTTTACAAAAATCAAATAACTTATCTGGATTGACAAATCTAGCAACAGCAAGATCAAATTTATCAGTATATTCAAAAGCAGAAGTAGATGGCTTTGCAGTCAAAAATAATGCTAATGTATTACCATCAGCAGACAATACATGGTCTCTAGGAGATAACTCAAATAGATGGGCGGCAATCTACGCAAATAGATTTTACGGAATGGCAACTACAGCAGGTAGTATGGCATCACTTAATGATATTACTGATGTTGATACTTCTGGTGCAGTTAACAATTCAGTATTAAAATGGAATTCATCAACATCACAATGGGAAATTGGTGTTGACTCAGGTGGAGGCGGTGGATCGTCTAGCTTCGTTGGTTTATCAGATACACCTGGAAACTTTACAGGTGACGCAAACAAATATGTAAGAGTTAATGCAGGAGAAACTGCATTAGAATTTGTAGATGGTGTTGCAACAGAGGCTTATGTAACAACACAGGTTAATAATTTAATTGACTCGGCACCTGGAGCATTAGATACATTAAACGAATTAGCGGCGGCGTTAGGTGATGATGCAAACTTCTCAACAACAATAACAAATTCAATTGCAACAAAACTAGCAACAGCAGATTTTAACAATACATTTGATACAAGATTTGGAAATAAAAATATTAGTGACTTATCAAACGTACACACAGCGGCACCAACAGATGGACAAGTACTTTCTTGGGATAATGGAAATTCAAGATGGGCACCATCAAATGTAGGTTCAGGAGATATTACAAGAGTTAATATTACAGCAGGAACAGGGTTAAGTGGTACACAAGATACAACATCAGGTGATCATACACAAACACTTGCAGTTGATGTTGGTACAAGTGCAGGCAAAATTGTACAACTAGATGGTTCAGCTAAATTACCAGCAGTAGATGGTTCGGCACTTACAAACTTGCCGGCGGCTTATACTAATGCAAGTGTAGATGCACATTTAAATCAATCAAATCCAACTTCAGGATTTGTATTAAGTTGGAATGGATCAGATTATGCTTGGGTTACTAATGCAGGTTATACTGATACAGATTTTGATAATAGATTAGCTACTAAATCAACAACAAATTTAACAGAAGGCACAAATCTTTATTATACAGATGCTAGAGTAAACGCAAGAGTTGGAGCATTAGGTTCAGCAAACTGGGATACAGCATTTGGTTGGGGTGACCACTCGAGTGCAGGTTACTTATCATCAGTTGCGTTGAATAATTTAACAGATGTTAATACGGCAGGCGTCGCAAATGGAAAAATTTTAAAATACAATGGTACTTCTTGGGTAGTTGCAGATGACACAGGTGGTCCTGCAGATACAGATGCGTTAGGAGAAGGTTCAACTAACCTTTACTTTACTAATGCAAGAGCAGATGCACGTATTAGTGCGGCAACATTTACTACATTATCAGATGTAGATGCTGTAGTAGCCGGTGATAATGGAAAAATTTTATATTATGATCACGGTACAACTTCATTTAAATGGAAAGTTGATGCAGGTGGTCCAGCAGACACAGATGCTTTAGCAGAAGGTTCAACTAATTTATACTTTACTAATGCAAGAGTAGATACACACTTAAACCAAAGTAATCCAACAAGTGGATATGTTCTTTCTTGGAACGGTTCAGATTATGTTTGGGTAGCAAATGGTACACCTGGTGCTATTACAGATATTGTTAATGACGCAACTCCACAATTAGGTGGAACATTAGATGCAAACGGTAATACAATTGACATGGGTACAAATGTATTAACAGATGTAAATCTTGGACAATTTATAACAGCACACGGTTGGGGAGATCATAGTGGTGCTGGATATTTAACAAGTACTGGTGTAATAAGTTCACACACAGATGTACACAATGCGGCGGCAACAGATGGGCAAGTATTAAAATGGGATAATGCGAATTCAAGATGGGCACCTGCAAACGATACAGATACAGTTTATAGTTCATTTAACTCAGACTTTGATACAAGATTAACAGCAAAAGACACAGGTGATTTAAGTGAAGGATCTAACTTATACTTTACTAATGCAAGAGCAGATGCACGTATAGGTGCGGCAAGTATTAATGCATTATCAGATGTAGATACATCTGGTGCGGCAAATGGTAAAATTTTAAAACATAATGGAACAAGTTGGGTAGTAGCAGATGACACAGATACTGATACAGGGATATTAAATGTTGTAGAAGATACAACACCACAACTAGGTGGAAATTTAGATGTACAAACTAACACAATTAAATCAAGTGATAATGTACAATTAGGTGAAGGTGTTAGTGCAACAGGTATTACTGGAACACTTGCAACTAGAGTAAGTGGATTTGGTGCATACTTTGGATTTACTTCAGACAACTCAAAAAGACATTATAATAATGTTTGGCAATCTAAACAAACATTATCTACAAATGTAGATACAGGAAATAAAAAGCAAGGTTGGCTTATAGATTCAGTTTTAGAATTAGATGGTAATACACACGGTGCTAATGATACTGCTGATGTTTCAAAATTATTTGGTGACTATAGTTATACAAGTCTTAAATCAAGTAGTGGAAATACAAGTGCTAATGGTGTAGTTGGTCATTCATTCTCGGCAGAAGTTACAGATGCTTCAACTAATACTGTTAATACATCACACATTATTGGTATTAAGGCTAGAGCAGGAAACTTTAAAGCAGGAAGTACTGCCACTAACGCATATGGTTTATATGTTGACACATCAAAAGATGGTGCGGCAACTATAACAAATAGATATTCAATTTACGCACCACAGTCAAGTGATAAGGCATACTTTGCAGGTCAAGTACAAATAGGTGCATTTACAATACCAAATACAGATGGTACTAATGGACAATTTTTAAAAACAGATGGTGCTGGAAACCTTACATGGACATCAATAACACAAGAAAATTTAGCAGATAATGATACAGATGATTTAAGTGAAGGTTCTTCTAACTTATACTTTACTAATGCAAGAGCAGATGCACGTATTGGAGCATCAAGTTTAAGTGATATATCAAATGTACACACAGCGGCTCCAACAGATGGTCAAGTACTTAAATGGGATAACGGAAATAGTAGATGGGCACCAGCGGCAGACACAGATACAGTTTATACTTCATTTAACTCAGACTTTGATACAAGATTAGCGGCAAAAGATACAGGTGATTTAAGTGAAGGAAGTAATTTATATTACACAGATGCAAGAGCTGATGCAAGAATTACAAACGCATTAATTGATGAAGACAATATGGCTTCAGATAGTGCTACAAAATTACCATCACAACAATCAGTTAAGGCATACGTTGATTCACAAGTAGCAAGTGAAAATGAATTAAGCGAAATGAATGATGTAACTTTATCAGGTTTAGCATCAAGTCAATTCTTACAATACAATGGTACTGCTTGGGTGAATGTAAGTAGTTCAGCAGTTCCGGCAGGCTCAGATACAGAAGTTCAATTTAATGATGGTGGTGGTTTTGCTGGTGATTCAGACTTTACATATAATAAAACAACAAATAAAATTACAGTTGGATCAGTTACAACAACAGGTGCTTCACCGTCTATTTCATCTTCAGGTGCTTTAGGAATTTCAACTACAGCATCAAACAGCGATATTACAATTACACCACATGGTACTGGTGACATTGTACTTGATAGTCAAAAATGGCCACAGGCAGATGGTCCAGCAGGTTCATATTTAAAAACAGATGGTGCTAGTCAGTTAAGTTGGGACTTGTTAGATACAGATGATGTAGGTGAAGGCGGAAGATTATATTATACAACTGCAAGAGTTGATCAAAGAATTACAGGACAATGGTTAGTTGATGAAGATAATATGGCATCAGATAGTGATACTAAAATTCCTTCTCAACAATCAGTTAAAGCATACGTAGACGCACAGATTTTAACAAAAGATAATACAGATGAAATTGCAGAAGGTTCAACTAATCTTTATTATACAGATGCAAGAGCACAGGCAGTTTCAATTAATAATTTAGTAGAAGATACTACTCCACAGTTAGGCGGTACACTTGATGCCAACAGTAATACAATTGACATGGGTACAAATATTATTACTGATGCAAAAGTTGGTAATTGGGATACAGCACATGGTTGGGGTGACCACTCAAGTGCAGGTTACTTAACATCAATTAGTGCAAATTCAATTAATGATACACACATTGATTGGGGAACAGGTGCTAATCAAGTATCATCAGCTGATGTTCCAGAACAAACAAATTTATATTACACAGATGCAAGAGCTGATGCAAGAATTGGAGCGGCAAGTATTAATGCATTATCAGATGTTAATACATCAGGTGCGGCAAATGGCAAGATATTAAAACACAATGGTACTGATTGGGTAGTAGCAGATGACTCAGGTGGTCCTGCAGATACAGATGCATTATCAGAAGGTTCAAGTAACTTATACTTTACTAATGCAAGAGCAGATGCACGTATAGCCGCGGCAACGTTTACTACACTATCAGACGTAGATGCTGTAGTAGCCGGTGATGATGGTAAGATATTATACTACGATCATTCATCAACTTCATTTAAATGGAAAGCAGATGCAGGTGGTCCAGCAGATACTGATGCATTGTCAGAAGGTTCAAGTAACTTATACTTTACAAACGCAAGAGCTGATGCACGTATTGGAGCGGCGGATATAGCTGACTTAAACAATGTACACACAGCGGCGGCAACAGATGGACAAGTACTTACTTGGGATAATGGAAATTCAAGATGGGCACCAGCTGATGCAGGTGGTGGTGGAACAACCACAGTAGAAAGATTTAAAATTAACTATGCAACAAATGGTAACTTACAAAGTATTACAGATATAACATCTGGAATATCAGGAGTAAACATTGATTCAGCGGCAGGTGGTGATATTACAATTACATTTACAGGATACAGTTATCCACCAGCAGGTATATTATACTTTGGTTACAAATATGCATCAAATGAATATGATATTATGCCTTGGAACAAAGACGTTACATTAAGAAAAGTACCAGGCGGTGGATCATCAGGATCTCCAACAGCATTTGGATCAATATCAACAATTTCAATTAAAGCGGCTGAAGGTGATACTGGAGCTTCAAGATCATTTGGTACAGTTACTCATGCATGGATACAATTGGTAATGGGAGGCTAGTAGATGGCCTACAAAACTAATTATATTGATGTTAATAAACCAGCAAAAGTTTTAAGTTTAAACATTACATCAATTGCAAACAAAACACAATGGCCACATAATGATGGACAAGGTGATAAATGGTGGTCGAGTGGTTCAAATCCAAAATATTATCAATGGACAGTTCAAGGAACAGTAACAGCACAGAATCATGGTTCTCACTTAACAAGAAAAGATTTTCAATATAATGGATTAGATATACAAGTAGGTGATTGGATTGCAGGTGCATCAACAGGATTATGTTGTAGAATTGTTTCTATATCAGCAAAAGCAACAGGTAGTTTTACCTGTATTGTAGAAGATTGGTTAAGATATAATACATTTAGATCATCTTCAGGTTCTGGTATATTTGCTACAGGTACAGCGGTTTGTTTTCAATTAAATGAAAACGGACACCCTATGATAGATCCAGTACCAGCATCTATTACTTCTGGAACGTTTTATCAAAATATTAACTCAAGATTTCAATATTTAAATCCACAAATGCACTATGTATTAGATCAAACAGCACATGGTTTTGCGGCAGGAGATGTTATATCAATTACAGGTTCAGGCTTTGCTAAAACAACAGGTGCAACAGCAAGTAAAACAATTGGTACAGTAACTAATCCAGGACCAGGCCCAAATCAATTTATGTTAAGACCAAATACAAGAATTATTGATTTCAATCCTGCTATACCAGGATCAGTAGGTGATTTTATTTACACAGACAATAGTACAGCAGGTGGTTTAACAACTACTTCAACATCAGGTAAGATACAGTTTTTAAAAATAGCAGATGCTATTGCTTCATCAGTTACAGGATCACAAGTAGACCCAACAACTACAGCAAGTGATGTTTTAGAAATTAATGAAATAGCGGTTACATTTACTGGTGGTAATTTGACACAAACAATAACAGACATTAATGGTGGTACAGGAACGCATGGGGTTTCAGCATCAAGTTCACCTTCACCAACTACAGCAACCACGGCAGTAGAAAGTTTAGCTTATGGACTAGTTGGTGTTTATCCAAATGGACAAATTACTATTAATGGTACTAATGTAACATTTACAACTACAACGGCTGGACAAGCGGCATATGGTATTGCAGTTGGTATTGCAGATGATATTATTGCAGATGTTAACGCGGCATCTCCAACAAATATTACAGCAAGTAAGTCAGGATCAAATGTTATATTAACAGAATCACAAGGTAATGCAATTACAATTGTAAATGTACAAAATGATGGACAAGGTAATCCAGTAGCAGGTCCAAGTTCAGGTACAGGATGGGAATTGTCAACAAGTGCATCATCAGGTGCTTATATAAAATTAACAAGATCAGATGGTGGAGAAATTTTATTAGATGAAACAACTGGAACACCATTAAACGATTTAGGATTATTTTCCGTACATAATGGAAGACCACCGTTAGCAGTAACAGTAGAACAAGGTATTGTTGCAGGTGGCGGCGGAACAACTGTTGTAAATGATATAGCGGCAAGAAATGCTTTATCTCCTTCAGTTGGAGATATGGTCTATGTAATTGATTCAGGTAATAGTGAGTATGCTTTCTATGTTTATAGTGGCGGTACTTGGAAATTACTTGCAGATGAAGATTCAGCAAATACAGATGCTAATACACTTTCAGCAACTATAACACAGGCAGGCGGCTCAGGTACAACAGCAATTGGAACAGTATCAGATGGTTCAAGAATAACATTAATTAGTGTAGAAGTTACAGTAGCATTTGACGATGCACCAACATTAACAATTGGTGACGCAAGTGATAATGATAGACTTGTTACTAATAATGAAATAGATTTAGGATCTGTAGGAACCTATGCAATACAGCCTGCTTATCAATACTCTACAGGTTCAGATGCGACTATAAATGCGTATTTTAATGTTGCAAGTGCAACAACAGGATCGGCTAAAATACTAGTTAGTTATATGTAATTTTAACCAATTCCAGATAAATATGTGTATAGAATGGAGTTATAATGAGTAGACCAAAACCAGATATTTTATTAGAATTTACGAATCCAAAGAACTATAAGAGTGAACAGGTTCTTAAGGCCGAGGCAATCTATGCGGTTTTCTTTAAAGATGCTCCAATCAATTTACGTTCATTAAATACTTTAGTGAACTACCCCGGACCTAAGTACAAAAAAGTCTCCTTTTCAAATTCAGGACACGCAATTAACCTTGCGGAAAAATTAAATTCATTATTCAAATGTGATGATTTTTCAGTCCACGTTTTAACAGCAGGAAAGAAACTTAATGTACAAGGACAACCAAAGTAAAAAAATCATTTTAGATTATTTAAAAAGTAAGAATGTGTCAGATGCACAGATGTTTACTATGTTTGTGAGTCGTATTGGCAAAGATTCTTTTGAGCAATCATTAAGATTAACAAAAATGGGTGTACAGGTATTAGAAGAACACTTTCCTTCTTATGTAATTAAAATTAAACAGCCTTTTACAGTTAAAGCAATTCATATACATAATTTAGAACGTGAAATGCTATTACCTTATTATATAGATAATAAAAAAATTGTAGTTTTTAATGAAAAAGATGCAGTAGATCTAAAGTTAATTGACGGTGATGTTGAGCTTTGGTCCAGAAATTTCAGCATAAACAACCAAGATTATTCTCCTAAATTTGACTAAAAGAGGATAAGTCATTGAAATCATTGGCTTTTTTCTGGCCATTTTTCTGACAAATAATGGTTGACAGATTTCTATATGATGCTATTATATAATTATAAACAAAAAAGCAGAAAGAGGCTAAAATGGTGAAAACAAATACAACAGAAACTAGAACAGTTAGACCAAGCGATGTTAAAGCAGAAGTTCTAGCCTGTATAGATGCAAAGAGACCTGTAATGTTATGGGGTCCTCCAGGCATTGGAAAATCAGAAATTATTAATGAAATAGGACAAGACTTAAATCGTAATGTTATTGATTTAAGATTGTTATTATTGGAACCAACAGATTTACGTGGTATTCCATATTTTAATTCGAAAGCGAATAAAATGGATTGGGCACCACCAGTAGATCTTCCAAGTGATCCTAAAGATAATTCAATATTATTTTTAGACGAAATAAATGCCGCACCACAATCAGTACAGGCCGCGGCGTATCAATTAGTTCTTAATAGAAGAATTGGTACTTATAAATTACCAGATGGAGTATCAATTGTAGCGGCTGGTAATAGAGAAAGTGATAGAGGTGTTACTTATAGAATGCCTTCACCACTTGCTAACAGAATGTTACATATTGAGATGGCTGTTAATTTTGAAGATTGGCAGGATTGGGCAACCAAAAATGAAATCCATGCTGATGTAGTTGGATATTTAACATTTGCTAAAAATGATTTATATGACTTTGATCCTAGAAGTTCATCTAGAGCATTTGCAACACCAAGAAGTTGGTCGTTTGTAAGTGATATGCTAGAAACTGGAAAACTTGAAGGTTCAAGATTAACTGATATTATCACAGGGTCAGTTGGTGAAGGTCTTGCAGTAAAATTTATAGCACATAGAGATGTTGCTGGTAAATTACCTAACCCATCTGATATTTTAAGTGGTAAAGTTAAAAAACTTGATACTAAAGAAGTTAGTGCTATGTATTCATTAATTACTTCATTATGTTATGAATTAAAAGATGAATGTGAAAAGGCTCAAAAATCTAAAAAGATGGCTGGGTGGCATAAAATGGCAGATAACTTTTTGCAGTATATGATGGATAATTTTGAAACTGAAATGGTAGTGCTAGGGGCAAGAATTGCTCTTAAAAATCATCAACTACCGTTTAGTCCTAAAGAGCTAAAGAGCTTTAAGGACTTTTATAAGAGATATGGTAAGTTAATCGTTGACGTTTAATTTATCATTATATGGGGACTAGGTCTACCTCTCTCTGCTCTTTCGGAAGACCGGTCCCCGCCAAATTATGATAAGTATTGTATATGGACAAAGTGCTAATATTAATAAAATTAATTTCGTTATTATATCCTAAGAAAAATTGGGATAAGAATTCTCATTTTATTTTTACACATCAAGATAGAAAATTAATGAAAGAGTATTTAAAGTCAGCAAAGAAAATGGGACTTCATAAAATATTAAGAGAAGTGAATTTAATAGATCATGATTTTTTATCTTATGAAAAAGGTGAAGTATATCATTTATATATTGGTCCTAAATATATTTGGGATCATGATTATAAAATGCTTTGGAAACCCCATGAAGATAAAGGCATTTGGAAAATAGAAAAAATATTTAATGAAAAAATTTCTCATGTACCTAAAGTAATGGGACAAAAAATATTAGGTAATTATTCATCGAAAGGTAAGGAATGAAAATAACATTTTTAGATAAAAAATATGCAACAATGAGATATGAAAAACTTTTATCTAATTGTGATAAAGCATTATTAGAAGCAGAAGATCAATGGGCTATTACTTATTGGACTAATGTAAAAGAAAAATTAAGAAAAAATATGTCTAAATTAGGTTTATTAAAAGGAAGTAAAATAGTTAACTAAATGGAACAACAATTTAATAACAAAGTATATCCAATTTATAAAAACGATATAGGTGTAAAAGAAATACAGATAGGAGTAAAAAGTTTTATGTGTATGGGATGTTCACCACCAGATGATCACCCACACGTCTTTTTAACTATGGGAAATGATGAGTCATTAAATTGTATCTATTGCAATACAAAATATGTATATGATCATACACTAACATTTAGATATACTAATCCACCTGAGTGCTATGCAGGTGATAATATAATAGGTGAAAAAAATGAGTAAAGAAGAACTTTCAGTTTTGAAAAATCATAAGAGAAAGTTTTTAGGAATGCCAGCGGTTTGTGAAAATTATTTTGGTAAAAAGTATAAACACAATGTTCATTTTCCTACAAAGAATGTAGCTGAAAATATAGGTAACTGGCTTGAAACAGGACCACAGGGTAAATGGGGTTGGTATTATGAAGCCCATAAAACTGATATGGAAATGATGTATGATGAACCAGTTAGAAAAGAACACGTGGTATTATCATTTGAAAATGGAGAAGATGCTTTAATATGCCAAATGAAAAAGTAGAAATAGAAGAATATAAAGTTAAAAAAAATAAATCTACTTATCGTAAAAAGAGTAATGAAGAATTAAAACAATTGGCTATTGAATGTTATCGAGGATCAGTATTTACAAGTTACCAAATACATCAGCAAGATATGAATATGTTGCAATCAATTTTTATGCCATTAGCATTTATGAACCCAGCACAATTAAAAGATACATATAAAGATAAGCCTCATATGTATTATTCACACGAGAAAGATGCATTTCCAACTGGAATAAATGGATATGGCTGTTATGGATCTGTAGCATATCTTAATAAAGAAGATGGAGATCGTTTTAGAAAATACTATAATGCAATAGAAGAAAAACTAGAAAAATTATAATGCAAATATCATCACACGAATTTATGGAATTAGATCAAGATTATTATGTGATAGATATACATACAGTTTTTGAATCAAAAGAAGATAAATTAATAGAAGATGTATTAAAAAAACACACAACAGGTTGGTATTATAAAGCAGGATCATTTTTTGCATTTGAAAAAGCAAAAGATAGAGATATTGTAAAAGGTGCATTGGCTTGGGATAAGTTAACAAAGAGTTTTAAAAAAGATGAGTAATGTATATTACAAGGTTACAGTCACTAAAAACGATATGGAATGTACTTTATATTGGTGGGAAAAAACATATAAAAAGTTAATGGAATCAGTTGACTTATTGTATAAATGTGCTAAAGTAGATGCAGTAGAATTAGAAATGGTTACAAAGGAAGAATATGATGAAAATTTTGTATAAGGAAATATTATGACAGTAAAAAAGACAATAAAAGATGTGGTAGAAGAACAGGTCACACTCGCCATACAAGATAAGAAAAAACTAATTAAAAAGGTAACACCATTACATGATAGGTCATGGTATGTTAAATGGGTATCCTCTTTTATTATAATAATAGCAATGGCACTTACAGCTCTAGATTGGCATCCGTACAATTTGTTTTTTCATTTAGTTGGTGTAACAGGATGGGGAATTGTTGGATATCTATGGCACGATAGAGCATTAATGTTATTAAATGGAATAGCCGTTGGTATATTTACGGCCGGAATTATCGGATTTTATACAGGGTAAGTCATTGAAATCATTGGCTTTTTTCTGATCAGATAATGGTTGACAGAATTCTATATGATGCTATACTATATATATAATTAGAAAAAGGAAGAGCTAGATGACTTTTAAAACAACAACAAAATCAAAGATTAATAAGAAGCCAAAAATAGTGGCACAAACAGATGATGAAATTCGTGAAAGAATTGTACAAAGTAGAGTAAGACTTCTTTTAAAACATCCATTCTTTGGTAATCTAGCAACAAGATTGAAACTTAAAAACGCAGATGATTTTTGTCCTACCGCGGCAACTGATGGTAGACATTTTTATTATAATAGAGAATTTATTACTCCGTTAACACCTGAAGAATTAGACTTTCTTGTAGGCCATGAAGTGATGCATTGTGTTTATGATCATATGGAAAGAAGAGAAGGAAGAAATCCTCAAATTTGGAATATGGCAACGGACTATGTGATAAATGGTCAGCTTGTTCGTGAAGGTCTTGGTAAAATGCCAAAACAAGGATTGCACGATTCAAAATATTATGATAAAAATTCAGATGAAGTATATCAAGATTTAGAGAAAAATGCAGTAGAAATTAAAGTTACTTTAGATATGCATATGGATGGTGAAGGTCAACAAGGTAAAGGTGATCAACAAAATCCTGGAGACAAAGATGGTGAAGGTAAAGAAAAAATGCCAGTTATGTCTAAAGAAGAAAAAGAAAAATTAAAAGACGAAGTTAAAAATGCAGTATTACAAGCGGCACAGGCGGCAGGTGCTGGTAATGTTCCAAAAGGTGTTGAAAGACTTATTAAAAATATTACAGAACCTAAAATGGATTGGCGTTCGTTATTAGATCAGCATATTACATCAGTTGTAAAATCAGACTATTCATTTATGAGACCTTCAAGAAAAGGTTGGTCAGTAGATGCAGTATTACCTGGATTACAACCAGAACCAGCAGTAGATGTATGTGTTGCAATTGATACTTCAGGTTCTATTAGTGATAAGCAGTTGCAAACATTTTTAGCTGAAGTAAAAGGTATTATGGATTCATTCCAAGATTATAAAATACATATATGGAGTTTTGATACAGATGTTCATAATCCAGAAGTGTTTACACCAGATAAAGATATTACAGATTATAAGCCTGGTGGCTTTGGTGGTACAGAATTTACTGCCAATTGGGAATGGATGAAAGAAGAAGGTATACAGCCTAAAAAATTAATTGTATTTACAGATGGTTATCCTTGGGGTTCATGGGGTGATGAAAACTATTGTGATACACTTTGGGTAATTCATTCTAATCACGATAAAGATTTAGAAGCACCTTTTGGTGTAACTTGTCATTATGATGAGGTTGCTTAATGCTTTGGTTTTTATTATTTCTTTTACTATCAATTTATGCATTTGGATTTAAAAATGTTTTAAGGGTTAGTTTACTAACCTTTGCTATGCTATTTGTATTAGTTGTTTTTCTTGGAGTTATGGCATAACCTATCATCTAGGTGCTCACTAATTTTTTTAACTAGTTTAGAACTAGTATTTTCAAATATAAAAGGAAAGAAGGCATGAATAAATGTCATCATGCATAAAAGTAAAAATTTTATGCTATATGATAATGAATGTATCATATGAGTGAAGTATGATTCACCGACACTATTAGGATGTTTCATAAATAGGTTTTTCATTTTACTACTCTATATTAGAATAGTCTACTGTAGAAGTATAATCGCGACACATTTGAGATTTTTCAAGTAGACCTTTAACAACATTAGCTATCATGGCAGGGTTTTCTTTGCCTTGTGCTAACACTAAACCTATAGACTGTTGAGTCTGGACCTGGTTACGTCTCATTTGTTCTATTAATCCTGGTAAAGGAAAATTGTAATCTTTTATTAATTTTTTAATAACCATTTGAGATTTACTTTCAAACATTTGCCTTTGTGCTTTAATATTTGCAAGTAGTTCTTGCATACGTTGTAAATATTCTGTTGGGTAGCCTAAATTTGAACCTACACCATAATTAACAGCCACTAACATCATTAAGTTATCATGGATTGCTCCACAGACAGTATATTCTCTAAAGTCACTTGCTATTGCTTGATATGTTGCATCGTTTGTATAGTCATGATTTTCATCTGGGTAAGTAACTGCTTGAACTGATGTTGTTAAACAGAATAGTATTACAAAAATAAAACCGACAATGCTCTTTCTCATAATAATATTTAACTATATATTTTTCTATAATAACATACTGGTTAACTTGTAGTTTAGTTTAAGATAAATATTTTTGAAATGAGTTCCACCTTAATATTAAATTCAACTGGTTCCCCTTTAAGTTTACTTCCTATTAGTGCGGTTAATTGGCATTTATCAATTAAATTACTTGTTTTAGATAAGTTTAAGGTATTAGATGAATATGAAGATTGGATTATCCACAGCCCATCAATGGAAATGAAAGTTCCAGCGGTAATGATAGCAAAAAGATATTTAAATTTAACAAGATATCCAAAGTTTTCGCGGGGTAATGTATATCTAAGAGATTTATTCACTTGTCAGTATTGTGGTTGTGAGCATGGCTGGAATGATTTAACATTAGATCATGTACTTCCAAGAGCAAAAGGAGGCAGGTCAGCTTGGGAAAACATTGTGACTGCCTGTCATGATTGTAATGTATCAAAAGGTGATGATAAGTTATCTCCAATGAAAGATCCATATAAGCCACATTATTGGGAATTGGCCAATAAAAGAGCCAGGTATCCTGTTAAAGTTGGCCATCATAGTTGGGTAAAATATCTAAAATGGAATGAAAATCTTATTAATGTTGCATAAAATAAAGGTTGACAATAAATATTAAAGTATACTATAATAGAACAATAAGGAGTAAAAAATATGGCCGATACTCAAGAAGTAAAAAAACAAGAAGCAGTAGCACCTAGCCCAGATCAGGCAGTTGCTCCTCAATTAACAATTGCAGACTTAACACAATTGTTGAATATAATTGATGCCGCTTCTTCAAGAGGAGCCTTCAGAGCCAATGAACTTACTAACGTTGGTAGTGTAGTTGATAAACTTTCTAAGTTTTTACAATACGTTACAGACCAACAAAAAGCAGAAGCTGAAGCGAAAGCTAAAGCAGAAGGCGGATCAGTTGACGCAGGAACCGTAAGTGGTACTGATGCATCAGCTGGAAGTGGTTCAGGTGAATCTGAAGCTTCGAAAAAATAAATGAATAATAATTGCAATTAAGGAGAAACATCATGACTGACATGATTAAACATACAGGTAGGATAGACTCAACTAACAGACGTGTTATTGTTGTATTTCCACAAATTCCTGAAGATCAAGAAAATTGTCTTGTAGTTGATGTTGATTCATTACCAGAGAAATATCACGATGGTTTAATGAAAATAGTTGAATCAGCAGAATCGCAAGAATCAAATCAGTTGTATGAAGTATTAGGAAGAAATTTATTTTGGGATGGTAAAAATTGTTTGTCAACTTTGCACGAACAAGGTTTTTTAAGACGTGTTCCTGTTAATACAGTTACATTATTACCAAGACCAGATCAGTCTCTTCCATTAAAAGACTTTAATGCATACCAAAGTATGGTAGCTGAAACAAAAACAACACCAGCAGAACCTACTGATGCTCAAACTACACGAGCTGGGGATATTACAAATCCAGCAGATGAAACTGACAGCGAAGGTATAGCAAGAAATCTTTTAGTGCAGGCAGAATTACTTGAAAATGAAGCACGTCAAAAACGTGCAGAAGCAGAACAAGTGTCACCTGGTATACAGGTTAAATTAGGTAAAGTTACTACCGTTGTTACAAAACGTGGTAGAGGAAGACCTAAAAAAGCCGAAGCTACAACGACTGCGTAATTAATAATTATTAATTAATCTGCCTATGTTTTATGATAAATATTACGTAGGCAGATTTTTTTATGACAGAAGAGCAAAATTCAAATAGAAAATTTTTACCATCTAAAGAATCGGGAGATCACGATCATGCGGAATTTAATAAAATAATGCATGAAATTGCTCCAAAAGAAATTCCAGCTAAATTTGTTGATATGATTAAAATTATCCGTAAAGATGGAACTGTTACTAATATGACAAGAGATGATATTGTTAATACTGTTCCTCTTGCAGGTCCAGTTGATTGGGAAAGCATAGCTGGTAATTATCATGATATCCGCGATATGGAAATTTATATAGATATGGATGCCTTAGAATATACAGTTCATAAAAATGTTCATCGAATGCTTGGTAAATTCTTTAAAAAAAGCAATTAATTGACAATCTTATTAAAATATGTTATAAATACTAATACAAATTACCGTATTAAACAATAGGGGTTGGGGTAATATTATGATAAAAACTATTTTAGCATTTCTTTATATTTCAGGCATTCTTGCCTTGGGAAGATTAATTCCACATCCACCAAACTTAACACCAATATTAGCCGCGGCTATTTTCGCTCCATACATTATTAATGATCGTTGGACAGCAATTGCAATTCCTTTAATGGCGATGTTTATTGCAGATTTAGTTATAGGGTTTCATCCATATATGTTATGGGTCTATGGTGCAATAGGTTTATCAACTTTAATTAGTAAATGGTCAATGCAATTTAATAAAAAGTATATTCAATTAGGAGCAATGACAATAGTATCTTCTGTATTATTTTTTATAATAACAAATTTTGCAGTATGGACTATGTGGGATTACTATCCAAAAACATTAGATGGTTTAATAATGTGTTATACAATGGCAATACCATTTTTTCAAAATACATTATTAGGAACTATAATATATACAGCTCTAATGGCATCTTTAACTGTAGCATTAACTCGACCTTTTGAAAATACCTATGTACTGGTAATAAGCAAAGGAAGAGATTATGTTAACAAACATTTTTAAGTTAATAATAATATTTTTTATTTTTTTAGGAACAGCAAAAGCAAACGAATGCTATTGGGAAGAAATGAAAGACGAAACAATCGTTTGTGATTCGTTAGTTATTAATATACCAATATTTTTTACACAAACACCTTCACATAGAAGTAATGAAATACATAATAACGAATACATATTTCCAGACAACGAAAGTATTCTAACAGATGCATTAAATGATGTAGCAAATTTTAATGCAGTACGTTCTGGATCAAAAGGACAACAAACATCGTTGTTTACTAGAGGAACAAATTCAAATCATACATTAGTAACAATAAACGGATCAGCAATTACAGATCACTCAACAACTAATGGAGCAACAGATCTTAACAATGTAAATATAAATTTTGCAGATGGTATACATTTGTATACAGGTCCTATGAGTACTATATATGGACCTAATGCAATAGGTGGTGTAGTTGATATTAAAACAAGTGATGTTAAAGAAAATGAAGTAGTAGTTACTTATGGATCTAACAATACCAAACAAACACATATTACAATTAGTGAAGGACTTACAAACTTTGGAATAAATTTTGAAGAATCAGATGGTATATCAGTTTATCCAAAAGGTGATGAAAAAGATGGATACAACATACTTGGATTTAACTTTGGGCATTTAACAAAAATTGATAATACAGAAATTAAAATAACAGGAATAACAAATAATACAGAATCAGATTTAGATGCCTCGGGTGCAGATGATTTAGACTATACAGCAGATACTAAATTCCATTTTGGACAAATACAAACGTCTACAGAATTTGATGATGGAATTCTTAAATCAGTTTTAGATGCTACCTATTGGGATAGAGAATATGTAAATGGAACTGAACTTGATGAATATGATTCTTCAGCTATACATTCAGCAACTGATTGGATAACACACACAGACAAAGTATCAACTAAAACTGGAATAGATACTGTTTGGTATAGTGCAGAATTTAACAACAGAGGATCTTATAATTCTTCTGTAGATAAAGAAGCAAATACAACTGGAATATATCATAACTTTGATTATGTAACTGATTTAGATATAGTAGTGTCAGGTGGTTTACGTTATGATTATAATTCAATAGTAGAAGGGCAATCAACATACAGGGTTGGTACAGCATACAAAGGACTTTACTTTAGTAGGTCAACAGGGTATAGAGCACCAACACTATATGAATTATATGGTGCAGACAATTACGGGTATAGTGGTAATGAAAATTTAAAAGCAGAAACTTCTGTAACAAATGAAGTAGGATATAAATTTGGTAACCAAACGGTAAATGGTAATATTAGTGTTTACTCTACAAAAATAGAAGATATGATTACATACGGAAATTCTACTTATAGTAATGACAGTAATGGTACGTCAACAATGAAAGGTGGAGATATAAAACTTAACTACTACAAAGGAAATTATGGTTTTCATAATAGTATAGCATTTACGTCAGCACAAGACTCAACTGATAATTGGTTAAAAAGAAGACCACATACGATTATCAATTCATCAGTTAGTTATTATAAAGATGATTTTTATATTTCTCCAAGTATAAATTATTTTGGAAAACACAAAGATACACATTCGGTTGATTATTCAACGATAACTGTTGGGTCTGAAATTACAGCAGATATTAAAACTGGGTATCATTTAAATGACAATTCTAAATTGGAATTAAGCATTAATAATATATTAGATAATGATTATGAAAGGCCACATGGTTATAATCAGGACGGAAGATCAATAAATCTTACAGTAAAATGGAAATTTTAGGAGTTGCTATGTCCGATAAATACTGCTATAATAAGCTAAAGTAATTTAATAAAGTGGAAAAGATGGCAAAAAAAACATTACATCCTTGGTACTTATTTTTCGCACAGGTAATAGCTCACTTGTCTATTATACCTATGATTCTATATGGCTCATGGTATCATTGGCTATTAGGTTTTGGAGTTTATTTCATAACAGGTTGTTTTGGAATGACAATGACATATCATAGATTGCTATCACATAATAGTTGGAATGCACCAAAGTGGTATGAGTATTTTGGATCATTATGTGGAACTTATGGACTAACAGGATCAACAATTGGATGGGTAGCAATACATAAAGAACATCATCATTTTACTGATCAAGAAAAAGATCCGCACTCTCCGGAACATCAAGGATTTTTTAGAGTGCAATGGTTAAGTATGTTTGAAGACCCTAATCCTCGATATGTTGTAAGACTAATTAGAGATCCAATTCATTTCTTTTTACATAAATGGTATTTTGCTATTCATATTGTAATTGCAATAATTTGGTATCTTATTGATCCAATGTTATTAGTTGCCGCATATCTATTTCCAGCAATGATATTATGGAATGCAGGATCGTTTATTAATACATTAACACATATGACAGGATATAGAAATTGGGAAACTAAAGACAATTCAACTAACATACCATTATTAGGAATTTTAATGTGGGGTGAAGGTTGGCATAATAATCATCATCATGATCCACAAAATAAATCATTCCAACATCATTGGTGGGAATTTGATATTGGTGGATATTTTATTAGATTACTGGAACGCAAATGACAGATGTAAAAGATTCAATATCAAAAGAAACTATTAGTACAGTTAACAAATTGTCCGAGTATAAGCATGGCTGGGCAACTGATATAGATAGTGATAAAATTCCAAAAGGTTTAAATGAAGATACTATTAAGTTAATATCATTTAAAAAGAAAGAGCCACAATGGATGTTACAATGGAGGCTTGATGCATACAAAGTTTGGAAAACATTAAAAGAACCTAAATGGGCAAAAGTAGATTTACCAAAAATAGATTATCAAGATTTATATTATTATTCAGCACCAAAAGGTTTTGAAAATAAACCTAAGTCTTTAGATGAGCTAGATCCAAAACTTTTAGAAACATATGAAAAGTTAGGGATACCATTGTCAGAACAAAAAGCATTAAATGGCATAGCCGTAGATGCCGTATTTGATAGTGTATCTGTTGCTACTACATTTAAAGAAGAATTAAAAAAAGCTGGAGTAATATTTTGTCCTATATCAGAAGCAATAAAAGAACATCCTGAGTTAGTTAGAAAATATTTAGGTACAGTAATACCAATATCAGATCATTTTTATTCAGCATTAAATTCAGCAGTATTTACAGATGGGTCTTTTGTTTATATTCCACCAGGAGTTAAATGTCCAATGGAGTTATCCACATATTTTAGAATTAATGAAGCAAAGACTGGGCAGTTTGAACGTACTTTAATTATAGCTGACAAAGGTAGCTATGTAAGTTATTTAGAAGGATGTACAGCACCAATGCGTGATGAAAACCAATTACACGCCGCTAACGTAGAACTTATTGCTTTAGATGATGCAGAAATAAAATATTCCACAGTACAAAATTGGTATCCAGGAGATGAAAATGGAAAAGGTGGAATTTATAATTTAGTAACTAAACGTGGTAAGTGTAAAGGAAAGAATTCAAAAATATCTTGGACGCAAGTAGAGACAGGGTCAGCAGTAACTTGGAAGTATCCAAGCTGTATATTACAAGGAGATAATTCTAAAGGAGAGTTTTATTCTGTAGCAGTAACTAATAATTATCAACAAGCAGATACAGGAACTAAAATGATTCACATAGGTAAGAATACAACAAGTAGAATTATTTCAAAAGGTATATCATTAGGTAAATCACAAAATACATATAGAGGACTAGTAAATGTATTAAAAAATTCTCGTAAGTCAAGAAACTATACGCAATGTGATTCATTGTTAATAGGAGATGAATGTGGGGCTCATACTGTTCCATTTATTAGAAATAGAAATAAAACTTCTGTAGTTGAGCATGAAGCATCAACATCTAAGATTAGTGATGATCAATTATTTTATTTAATGCAACGAGGAATAAGTCAAGAAGAAGCAGTAAGTTTAATTGTCAATGGTTTCTGTAAAGAAGTTTTACAACAACTGCCAATGGAATTTGCAGTTGAGGCACAAAAGTTAGTTAGCATTAGTTTAGAAGGTAGTGTAGGGTAATGAAAATTGCAATCACAGGGCATACGTCAGGAGTTGGAAAGTCTTTGTATGATAAGTTAGTAGGGCTTGGACATACGGTATTTGGATATAGTAGATCAAATGGATTTGATTTATCTAATAAAGATCAAGTTGCAAAGATAGTAAAGAAGATAGTTTATCGTGAGAATATAAATTACACTAAAGGTGGAATTAAATTTCAAGATGATGATGTAGATGTTTTTATAAACAATGCTTATTACAATTGGTCACAAGTGGATTTATTATATAAAGTATATGAACCTTGGAAAGATAAAGATAAAATAATTATTAATATAGGTTCAGTTACAGGTGATAGTTCTAAAAAATATATGCATGAATACCAAGTGCATAAAGTTGCATTAGACAATGCCTGTAAACAATTACAACCTTTAGGTATATGTAAAGTAATAAATGTTCGTCCCGGGTGGGTTGATACTAATTTTAATCCTAAAAAAACTATTCCTAAAGATATTGAAATTTTAAAACCAGATCAAGTTGCAGATATTGTATTATACATTTTAAATCAACCTAAAGAAATATGTATAAAAACTATTTCTGTGGAACCATGGTATAAGGATGAGTAATGAAAAAACGTGTAGCAATTACTGGGCATACAGATGGTATTGGTAAAAATATATATAATACATTAAAAAAAAGTAAACAATATCTTGTTTCTGGATATTCATTAGATAATGATTATAATATAGAAGATAGCCAAAAAATAATTAATGCTTGTATTGATGATGACATTTTTATAAACAATGCATTTGATGGATGGTCACAAGTTGACCTTCTTTATAAATTATATACTAAATGGCAAGATCAAAATAAAACTATTATTAATATAGGTTCAGTTACTAGTGATACAAAAAATCCTGTAATAGAAAGATATCAAATTCAAAAGAAGGCACTTGAAAATGCTTGTAAGCAATTACAGCCGTTAGGTAAATGTAAAGTAACTAATATTAAATTAGGATGGGTTGATTCTCCAATGATGGATCCATGGCTTAAAAAAGCAGACTTACCAAAAGATTTTAAAATTTTAAAGCCAAAGAATGTATCAGAAATAATATTATATATTTTAAATCAACCAAAGAATATCTGTATAAAAGAAATTGCAATAGAACCTTGGCCATCAAGAGTATTGTTTAATCAATATAATCCAACAGCAAAAGGATGGCTAGAATAATGTCTGAAAAAATTATACAGTATAACTCATCATATAGAGTTCTTGTTGAAGAATTTTTAGAAAAAGCAAAAGAAGAAGGTAGTGCTGGAACATATACTCAAGATAAATTTAATATAGATAATTTAGATGAGCATAGTAGTTTATGGATAGCATTAGTTGATAATAAAGTTGCTAGTATTAGCTATGCTGAAAGAAGTTTTATAACAGGTACACCTGAGTCAATTAGAAAATGTAGATACCATATACTTAAAAAACATAGGCACGGTAGATATGGATTTAAAATGATGAAACATCAAATTGCTTGGGCAAAAGAAAACGGGTTTAAACATTATTATTGGACACACGATGTCAATGATAAAGCAATTAATAAATTGTTTCAACACAAAAGAACTTACATTGTAGGTGACAATAGTTGGTTTGAAGATGAAGATTATAAAAAACTTACTTTAGAAACTGATTTAGTATTCCACGATTCGCCAAAGTCAGATATGATACAATTTGTTTATAGTTATTATATAGATCCTAATTATAAGTGGGAACCAATTAGAGCTGTTATATGGCATAAACATAATGGAATTATAGATAATGTTGCAGAGGTATTATGAAAACAGTTCAGTTAGGTACAGTATCAGTAATTCATGAAACATGGTTGCCATATGCCGCGGCCTGTTTAATAAGTTATTGTAATAAAATACCAGAAATTAAATCAAATTATAAATTTAATAATCCAATATACAAATATAAACCTGTAGAAGAATATACAGAACAGTTTAAAAACATTGATGTATTTGGGCTAACTTGTTATGTTTGGAATCAAGCATACAACGATCAATTAATGAGTCATTATAAAGATGTTAACCCAAACGGTATCACAATGTATGGTGGTCCTAATGTGCCTGAAGATCCTAAACTTGCAGAGCAGTTTGCAAAAGAACATCCTTATATAGATATATTTTGGGTAGGTCCAGGAGAAAAATTAGTTAGTAAGTTTTTATTAAATATTGACGCTCCTATGAGTACACATGATGGAAGTTTTGGATTAACGTGGAATAATGTAGAAGTAGGACGTAAGTTATATCAAATTGGAACAGATGAAATGCCTACACCTTATATTGACGGAGTATTTGATTCAATATTAAAAGAAGAAAAAAGAGTTAAAGCATCATTTGAAACTAATCGTGGTTGTCCTTTTAAATGTGCGTTTTGTGATTGGGGCGGACAAGCAAGATCAAAAGTTACAAAGTTTGATATGGATCCTGTGTATGAGCAGTTAGACTTTTTATATAAACATACAAACATAGCAGAAGTAGAAATACTTGATGCTAACTTTGGTATGCTACCTAGAGATTTAGATGTTGTTAAACAAATGAAAGCAAACAAAGAAGCAACAGGTAATAATCCAAAAATATCTTATAGTGGACTTGCAAAAAATGGAAGTAAGTGGTTGCCAGAGATTATAGACATTATACATAATAATTTAGATGCAGATCAACGTAACCTTAAAGTAAGTTTTCAAACACACGCCAAAGAAACATTAAAAGTAATTAATAGAGCAAATATTAACAATGATAAACTTACACCACTTGTAAATAGTTTTAAAGCAAAAGGATTGCCTGTTACAAGTGAAATGATTATTGCATTACCAGGTGAAACAGCAGACAGTTGGTTATATAGTTTAAACAGAGATTATGAAATTGGTATTGACTTTATGCGAACTTACTTTTTAAATTTAGTACCTAATACAGAGTTATATACAGAAAAGTTTCAAAAAGAACATAAAGTTAAATCTAAAATACTTGCGTTTCCATATTCATTTTCAGGATTAGGATATAAACAATTACATAATCATCCTGAGTATAGAGATGAACGTAGTACATATGAGTTTGAAGAAATAGAAATTATGCACAGATGTTTTTCATATAATGAAGATGAAATTGTTCGTATGTTTGACTATTGGTGGTTCTATCATAACTTTCATAATTCAAGAGCATTAAGTTATACTATGAAAGATTTATATGATACAGGTCATGACATACAATTTCAAGCTAAATGGTTTTACAAACATTTATATCAAATGCCTTTTATAGAATCATTAGTAGAAAAGAATAGACAAATTATTAGAAACATATTTAAAGATGAACCAAGAACAGAAGTTAAAGATTTAGCAACGTATTTGTATTTTTCAAGATGTTTACGTGCAGATGAGATTTATCAATTTTGGCATAATAAAGATAAATTCCAAGAAGACTTATCAAAAGTGTATCCAGAAAAATTGGTTAAATACGATATAGCACAATGGAAAAAAGAATTTGATATGAGTATGTATGGTACAGATGCTCGTATAAAACCAACAGATATAATTGCAGTAGGGAGCGAAAGATAATGTGGAAAGAAATAGTTAAAAATGAAATATGGGAATATGATAACTTTCTTGATGATGCAACAATAAAAGAAATTAAAGATGATATGACTATGGCTGGTAAAACAGAACTTCAGCCTGGTGAAGCAATATTACCTAATTTTAGAAACTCAGGAGTAAATGCTACTACTTACAATTATACAGTTCATAGAACTGATATGCATAAAAATCAAAAGTATATTGACATTTATATGAATAAAGTAAATGAATTATTAGAGCCATTAACAAATACAAAAGTACCAACAACTAATTTAGAAGGATTGCAATTGTTTACAAAAAGTTTTAGTAAGCGAGGTTGGTATGATTTACACGTAGAGCCAATTAACAAATACGGATTGTATGCATTTCAACATTTTTTATCTACAGAAGATGGTGGCGAATTAATTTTTCCTAATAAGCAAAGTATTGAAAAATTTTTAGAAGAACACTCAGGACAAAAGGATCGTTGGCCAGAAAATGTTAGTTTAGTGGAGTCAAAGGGGTATCCGGTAAGATATTTGGATGACATTTCCATAAAACCCGTGTATAATAAGTGTGTGGTGTTTGCTATAGGTTCTGCCCATTACGTTACACCATTAAAAGGGGAAGTGTCAGAAGTATCAAGGCAAGTTGTTACAGGTTGGCCATATGCTACTAAAGATTTAATAGATAGCTTAGATAAAAATTGCAACTTTAATCACTACTTTGATTCTGAAGAATATAAAAAACCAGTAGAACAATGTCACTAGTGAAAAAATGTTAGAGATAAAAAACTTAGAAGTTACAGTACAAGATACTAAAATCATTAATGGTCTTAGCCTTACAGTTAATAAGGGTGAGGTTCATGCGATTATAGGTCCTAATGGTTGTGGCAAAAGTACTTTAGCAAATGCAATAGTTGGTAAAAATGATTATGAAGCAAATGGTATAGTAAAGATAAATGGAGATGATGTTTTTAAAATGGATGTTACTGAAAGGGCAAAAGCAGGATTGTTTATGAGTTTTCAATCTCCACCAAGTATTTCTGGGCTTACAAATTACAAAATAGTGCAACATCGTACATCTGATGTAAAAAAATATAAGCAAGATATTAAAAGTTTAAATTTATTAGACGATTGGGCAACTAGAGAGTTTAATGAAGGAGCTTCTGGTGGTGAACGTAAAAAAAATGAGTTATTACAATTATTACAATCTAATCCACAAATAGTTATACTTGATGAAGTTGATACAGGACTAGATGTTGATGCATTAAAATTAGTTACAAAAATAGTAAATGAATATAAAAACAAATATGGTTGGATAGTTATTAGCCATAATACAAAAGTATTAAAAGATTTAAATCCAACGTATGTGCATATAGTAAACAATGGTACTATAGTTGAAACTGGTAGTGTTGCTGTGTTGGATAAAGTAGATAAACAAGGATTTGCAAATGAATAATCATTATGTTGTAAGTGATAAGTTAGATTGTAAAATCAATCTTAATGAAAAAGATGCAGTAACTATAAACGTAAAAGAAAATGCCAAAGCCTGTTTATTTTTTAAAAATTCAAAAGGAACAAAATCTACAATTGATGTTACATTACAAGAAAATGCAATATGTGAAATGTTTGGATTTTTTAAAAATAAAAGTTTCGATACAGACATTAAAACAACTGTAGTTCATAAAGGTAAAAAGTCAAAATGTAATCAAGATTTTAGATTTGTCAATAAAAAAAGCAATACATCTTTTGAAGGAAAGATAGTAATACCAAAACATATAAGTGGTTGCGAAAGTCATATGCTAAACAAAAATATTTTATTAGATAATCAATCAGATGCATTTTCAAAACCAGAATTAGAAATACTTAATGATGATACAATTTGTACTCATGGTTGTACTATTGGAGCATTGGATGAGGAACAGTTATTTTATTTACAACATAGAGGATTAACATATGATGAAGCTGTTGAAGTATTAGTTGAAAGTTTTACTCATGGCAGAGTAAGGAGGTTTTACGTATAATGTGGAAAGAAGTAGTTCAAGATCAAGTATGGTATACAGAAAACTTTATAGATGAAAGTTTAGTTGATCAAACATTAGAAAAAATACGTAGTGCAGAAACTAAAGTGTTAGATGCAGATGAACAGCCACATATTATAAGTAAATCACATTATAATTATAATCATGTAAAATATAACATACGTGAAGATAAAATAGTATTAGCTGAAACTATTTTAAAATTAAACGAATTGTTTGATAAAATCCATAGACCTATTCTTATACAAGATATAGATAATAAAAATGTATTACAATTTACTACTAAAACATTTAGTAAGAAAAGTACCTACCATGTACATACTGAAAGGCGTGATATGTATGGTGACTTTGTTTTTATACATTATCTAACTACTGAAAAAGGTGGAGAGTTAATATTACCAGATCAAGATATATTGTCCGAACATTTTAGATTAAATCCAGATGGGCAAGCCAATTGGGAACGATTTAGACATGATTTAAAAATGGCAGGACAACGAGTATACCTAGCTGGTCCATTAACTATTAAACCAATAAGAAATACCTGTGTTGTAATGAGAGTTGGTATAGCACATTTTGTTAATCCAGTTATTAATGCTACAGAAAATTGTCGTGCTGTTATTACAGGATGGCCATTTGCTAATAATGAATGGCGTGAAGCTCAACGAAAAAATTTAAAACAAGAAATAGTAAATTAGAAATAATATTACTAGTATTGCTGGTACTTGTTGAATTAGCAACCATTCGATCCATTTTTTTATTTTATAGCTTAAAGGATCTTTCATTAGAATAAAAACTTTTGCCCTCTCGCAAATTCTTCATAGTTCATTGTAAGTTCCACACCTTTTTTAATCTTCTTTGTAGACACAAATGTTTTTTCAACAGTTATAGTAACCTTGGTACCTATTAATTTAAGATTAGCATCTTCACTATGATTTATATACGTATCTTCGCAATTCATGTTGTGAGTGTCATTAACTGGCATTTTTCTTGGTGCTTGTTCTTTTGGTAAAGCAGGACCTTCTAATGTTACAACAGTTTTGCCTTTAGGAATATCTTCCATAGCAAACCTACCATGTCCGTGTATATCTGAATCTTTTATTTCTGTTTTAAACAGCCACTGGTTGGGCATCTGCTATAGCCTTATGTTCTTTATAATCATTGTTAATACGCAATGAACCCATATTGTTAGTTTCGTTCCAATCAGAATCATTAATTTCTTGTAAGTCTGATTGATCTTTTAAACTAAACATTAAGCTGATTCTAGGTGTTTTACCTGAATTAACTACAGTATGTCTAAAGCCAATATTTAAAAAGTATGCTGATCCATCTGGTTCTAAATGATATGATTCTTCTTTACCTTTACGCCAAAAATAGTTTGTAGCTTCTTGTTCTGCAAATATAGGAACAATAACTCTTACGGCATACGTTGGATCGTAATCAATATGTGGAGTAAGTGTTTTGCCTGGATCAAGTCTAACAAGTCTTACTCTAATAGCATCTGCATTAAACGATTCAACTACTTCTTGAAAATAAGAACCTATGTATTTTTCTGTTGGAGTATTGTAATTGTGTTCATTAAGTCCAGGAGCAAGTCCTTTACCTAATCTAGATTTTAATTTATACTTTGCAATTTTACTAATTGCTTCATCACCAGTACCTGCTGTTTTACCCATTACTTCACAGCTTTCAACTGTTGGTGCTTCTGCATTAGGATCAAATTCAGTAAGATTGATTTGCTTAAAATGTTTATATACACTCATAACTAATTCGTGATTGTTTGAACACAATGCCTTATTAGTTTCCATTACGTCACCATAATCATTGGCCAACTTTAAAGCTTCTTCACGAAGTCTTTCAATATCAAATTTTTTATTTTGAAACTTCCACATTGTTGGAAGTTGATACTTTTTACGAATTAACATAGATTTCTTTCCTTATAACTTTACTACTTGTATTTATTATAAATTATCATGAGGTCAAAATCAACCAATAAATATGTAATATAAGCATATAACTTGTGATTTATAGAAAGCTAGTGTATAATAGTAATGATAGACCCAGAAAAAAATAAAGCAATTTGTCCATATCTTTTTAAAGGGGCATTGTTGGAGCATAGTCAAGGAAACATAAGACCATGCTGTAGATGGGAAACAGATGATGTTAGAGGCGACAATGTTTGGCCAAAGAAAAATTTTTTAATTAATAAAGATGAAAAATATAATTCATATTTTACAGAAGCTAGGCAACAGATGATAGATGGTAAACCAGTTTATGAGTGTAGAGGATGTATTACACAAGAAAAGCATGGAATTGAAAGTATGCGTACAAATGCGTTGAAAAATTTTGTAAACGACAATGAGAGCTTAATTAAAATAGAAGATTTATATAGAAAGCCTACAGGGTTGTTAAAAGAAATAACTGTACCAAAGTTAGAATATTTAGAAATAGAAAGTGGAAGATATTGTAATTTAAAATGTAGATCATGCGGTCCTGAATTATCCACAAGTTGGGATGAGGATTTAAAATTAAGTAAAGATCTTCAAAATCATTTTTTTGGTAATGAGCCAATAAAATGGAAGAACTTATTAGATGAAAAGTCAATAAATCAATATCTTGAAAGTATTGAATATGATACTATTAAAGATCTTAAAACAGTTAAAATAACTGGTGGTGAACCTTTTTTAAGTGATTCAGTTTTAAAATTTTTAAATAATTTAGTTGATTTTGATATTGCTAAAAACATTATTCTGGAAGTGTTTACAAATTGTAGTTTCTTTCCAAAAGAAAAGTACAGAGAAATTCTTCCAAAATTTAAGAGAGTTCATATTATTTTAAGTTTAGATGGTGTAGGTGAACACATGGAATTTCTTAGAAAAAAATCAAAATGGAAAGTAGTAGAAAAAGTATCTAAGTATTGGGAAGGGTTATCATTAAGCAACAAAAATATATATTTAGAAATAAATCATACAATAACTCTTTACAATGTTTTATATATTGGAGAATTTTTGTTTTGGATATTTAAGCATTTTAGTAGAGAATTATTAGAAAAGCATAGACCAGAATTAGGAGGATTTATTAAATCAACAGAAGTATGGAATCCTAGTTACCTATGTGTGAATAATACAAGTGATATTATAAAAGAAAAAATGCTATCATCTATAAAGTCTGATCAAATCTTGCTAGAAGAAAAGCTATTAAAATTAGGATACGATGAAGAATTTTTACTACGGTTTCATATAAAAACGGTGTTCATTGAATTGTATGATTTTATTAACGGTGCAGGAAAAGATAAAGTTAAAACGTTTATTGAGAAAGCTAATATGTTTGATTCAGTAAGAAAAGAAAATTGGAAAGAAACATTTCCAAAATTAGTAAAGATATTAAATGATTGATTATAAAAAACATAAAACATTTTGTCCATACCCTATAAAAGGAGCTGTGATTGAAGGATCAAATTCTATGATTAAACCTTGTTGTAGATGGGATACTAAAAATCATAAACTAGATACTGGTGTTCCTTTTAGTTATAATAATATTTGGAAAGATATTCGTACAAAAATGTTAAAAGGAGAATATGTTTCTGGTTGTGTTAAATGCTATAAGGAAGAAGCAGATGGAAATAGAAGTATGCGTACAAATGCCTTAAAGAATTTTGTTGATGATATTAAAGATGTTAATCATTCTATAAGAGGGCCATTTGGATATAAAGAAACTATTTTGAAAACAGAATTAGAATATTTAGAAATTGAATCAGGAAGATACTGTAATTTAAAATGTAGGTCATGTAGTCCTAATTTATCTACAAGTTGGGATGAAGATTTAAAAAATAACAAAGATGCTGAACAAAATTTTTATGGAGGGAATAAAGATATTCATCCAGAAATGTTAAGTAGGCCTAGCATTAATGAATCAATAGCAGAATTAACATATAATGATTGTAAACATTTAAAAGAAATAAAAGTTACTGGTGGTGAACCATTTTTAAGTGATGCGTTTCTTAAATTTTTAGAAAATTTAGTTGAATGGGATATATCAAAAAATATTACATTAGATATATTTACAAATTGTAGTTTCTTTCCAAAAGAAAAGTATAGAGTATTATTGCCAAAGTTTAAATGCTCGTATATAAATTTAAGTTTAGATGCAATTGGAAAACGTGCTGAATTTATAAGAAAGAAATGTAATTGGAGTATAGTAGAAAAAGTATCCCAATATTGGGAGCAAGAATCTTTAGAGCATGATAATATTAAATTACAAATTAATCATACTGTTAGTCTATTTAATGTTTTATACCTTAATGAGTTTATAATGTGGTGTGTAACAAACTTTAATCAAGACACATTTAATGATATTTCTTTTCTAGATCTTACAATTGTATACGGACCTGATTATTTGTGCCTAAATAATGTTAGTGAGGTATCTAAAAATAGAATAATAAGATCATTAGAATTACAAATAATAGAACTAAAACAAAAAGTAAATTTACAAAATGCTAGTAAATTATATGATCAAGTATTAAATACTATAAAGGGAAAAGGAACAAACTTACAAAGTATTTTTATTCAAAAAACAGAAATGTTCGATACTATTAGAAAAGAAAATTGGAAAGAAACATTTCCTGAGTTAGCAGAGGTATTAAATGTCTAAAACATTTTGCATAATGCCATTTATACATATGAACTTAAAGCCAAAAGGCTTTGTAAGTGCTTGTTGGCGTAATCATGATTCGTTAGGACATTATGGTGATAAAAAACTTAAAGAAATATGGAACAATGACAATTATAAAAATATACGTAAAAATTTATTAAATGGAGTGCAACATGAAGGTTGTAAAAGTTGTTGGGATATGGAGAAAGCAAATATAACATCAACAAGGCAACAATGTAATGAAGATTATAAAAAATATATTCCTAAGGTAATGGAAGAAGTTGTTGATGGTGAATTGCCAATGAATGTAAAATCAATTGAATTGCGTTTTGGTAATGTGTGTGATTTAAGATGTAGACATTGCTCATCGATATATAGTTCAACTTGGGCAGTAGCAGTAAACAAACATGACGATGTCAAACGATTATTTGACAAATATCAATTAACAGAAACAAGTACGTGGCGTGGAATTTCTAAATTACCAGTTGAAACATTTAATCAAGTAGTAAATGATATAGGACCAAGAGTAGAAGAAATAGTTATAGCAGGTGGTGAACCTTTAATACAGCCACAGCATTATGATGCTTTAGAAAGGCTTTTACCATATGCATATCATATTACATTAGAGTATAACACTAACTTGAACAATATCATATTACAAGGTAGACACGTGAGTGATCTTTGGGTGCATTTTAAAAATGTAAATTGTCGTGTTAGTATAGATGGAGATAAAAAGATACATAGTTACTTAAGAACAGGAAGTGATTTAGAAGCAATTGAAAATAATATTAAAACATTAAAATCTGAATTGCCGGCCAATCAGTTTAATTTAACAACTACCTGTACGGTTTCTTTATATAACATTTCTAGATTTGATGATATAATTGATTATTATGTATCTTTAGATTGTCCGTTCCATTGTAGTTTAGTTCAATATCCAGAGGCCTTAAATATTCAATATATTCCAAAGAAAATGAAAGACATTATAACAAAAAGAGTTTATAATAAAATAGATAAGTTAGGAAACATTAAGGAGAATCGTTTGGCCAAGATAATTAAATGGTCAAACTATGTATTAGATTACATGAATAATACTAACATTAATAATAATATGTTGCCATCTTCAGCAAAAGAATATGTTGAAACTATGGATAGATTAAATGGAACAAACTTTTTAGAAGTGTATCCAGAGTTTAAGGAGTTTTGGCAATGAACGATTTAAAATGGAGTGAATATGATTTTACAAAAATTCCGTACGATGATCTCGTTCGTGTGGGACAACGTACTATGCTGTATCGGGATCTTTTTACAGTCAGTTGGCTTCTTGGTAGGTTTTGTAACTATAGGTGTAGCTACTGTTGGCCGTATGCTAGGAGTGACAGAAAAGATCATAGGCCTACTGAGTTATGTCTTGCCACCATTGATGAGATCAAAAGACAAGCGAGAGATAGAGGATTTAATTCTTTCCACTTCTCACTTTCTGGCGGCGAGCCTACATTTCATCCTGGTTATATTGATATTCTACAGCATCTCGCTGATGATACGCCAAATACTAATTATACTTCTGTCCATATGACAAGTAATTGTTCTAGAAATATGAAATGGTTTGAAAAATATGTACAAGCAGTCGCACCGTTCCATAGAGCCAGTATCACGGCTTCTTACCACAGGGAACACGTTAACACACAAGAAAAAAGATCAGAGTTCGCAGACAAATTATGTTATGCACAAGAACACGATGTCCAAGTTACAATCAACCAAGTTATGGTACCAGAATGGTTTGATGAACTATATGAGGAATCATTATACTTCCACGATAGAGGTATTAACGTTACGCTCAAACCTCAATCGGATCCAACAGCGTCAACGGTTGTTGAAGGCTACACGGATGAAATGCTTCAAAAGTTATACAATGGTATGCCACAACGAGGATTTACAGAGGAAAAAAATAAACACGTAGAAAGACCAAAACCTACATTTAAAATAGATGATGATAGAACATTGCAAAAGCAAACATATTCAGAAGGTGTGCCACAGCATTTTCAAGTAGAGTTTAAAGACAAAGATAACAAAGCATGGTTTATGGATCAAGCAGAAAGATTTAATGCGTTTAATTTTAATAAGTTTAGCGGATGGGAATGCTCATCTGGATATAGATCAATTATTATTAGAGAACCAGATGGCAGTATAAAAAGGAGTTATAGTTGCCATGATGAACCACTTGGAAATATTGAAACAGGATTTAAATTATTTGACAAGCCAGAAAAATGTATATCACCAAGTTGCGTATCAAGTGCTGATTCAAAGATACCAAAAAGAGCTAAAGGAACTAAATTACCTTTATGGCCAGGAGATAAATCATACGCATGAGCGAATTAATAAAAAAGTTTGAAACAAATTTTGATTTGTATAAGATGATTGACTGTTTAGAAACTGTTGTATCTAAAACACCATGGCACTCTAAAGAAAATCAAATTGCCATTCAAGTTAGAAATGGTAGTACAGATTGGCATGATGGTTTAGGTAAAGCCGCAGTACAAACAGATAAAGGTTGGGAAGAATCTGTAAATGAGCAAGAGTATACACATATTCATCCTGAGCTTAAAGGATCATACTTTGAAGAAGTATTAAACAATTTACCTTTTAAACCTGTTAGAGCTAGGCTTATGCGTTTAATACCAAAACGTTGTTATTCAACACATTATGATTTTACTGGAAGATATCATTTAGCATTAATAACAACTCATCATGCACATTTTGTTTTTGTAAAAGATCAGAAAGTAATTCATATACCATCAGATGGATGTTTATATTATGTAGATACAACTAAAATGCATACAGCATTAAACGGTGCTACAGAAGATAGAATACATTTAGTAATAGGAGAAGCTAATGAGTAATATTGTTGAAAAAGAAAAACTTAATATTACCAATGAAATGTTTGGAGAAAGTAAAGCAATTCATTCTCCAGTTGATTATAAAATTAAAAATAATTTAAAAACATCAGTTGGTACTTATGTTGAAAGCACAAATGAAAACGACAAAACGCCTTCTGTTAAAAGAAGAAAACGTTGGGAAAATTGTCAAGAACAAATTCGTACGTTTTTAAATCCAATAGTAGATTTAAGCAGTTTAAAATATGCTTATCCAACAAATGGTATACATGAAAGTATTGATTGGATGTGTAATAAAATTGGAGCATATCAAGTTTTTGAAGGTGAATATAGGTATTCAACGTTTATGAAAAAGCCAATTCGTGTAGCAAAAACAGTAGATGATATTATACCTGGAGTACCTTTGTATATGAGTAATCCTTTTAGTGCAACAGGAAATTTTGATAAAAGGTATGATGAAGTTTGTGAAACTTATAAAGATGTTCCTGTTTACTTAGACATGGCTTTTATTGGAACAACAGGTCCACATATAGTTAAAATATATCCAAATGTTGAACAAGTATTTTGGAGTGTTTCTAAACCATGGGGGCTTGGGTTGTTAAGAGCAGGAGTAAGGTTTTCACGTGAGGTGGAAGTAATACAAAGAGAGTTACAAGGTGTTGGGTATTTTAACCATGCTAACATTGATGTATTTAGAGAAGTTATATTATCAAGTTCTGTATTTGCTAAAAAAGAACAATATGGAAATTTACAAAAGCAAATATGTGAACAATTTAATTTAATTCCTAGTGATAGTTATTTACTGGGAACTACAAAAGATGAAGAATGGAGTAGATTTAAAAGAGAGGACGGAACTAATAGAGTTTGTTTAACACCAGCATATGAAAAGGTAATGAATGATTAAAGTTTTCTTTATAGCAAAAATAAAAAATTTTGATGAAGAATATTATGATTATAGTAAAAGAGTTAGAGAAAAAGCAGAGACTATGCCCGGGTTCATAAATATTATATCAGAAGAAAAAGATGATGTTGAAATTACAATTAGCTCATGGAAAACAAAAGAAGATGTAGAAGCTTGGAGGAAAGATCCATTGCACATGGAAGCAAAAGCAAAAGCAAAAGAATGGTATCATTGGGTTAAAGGAATTCACGTAGAGGCAGTAGATGAGTAAACGTATAGCAATAACAGGAAATACTAAAAGAATAGGTAAAGCAATATACGAAGCATTTCCAAATTCAGTTGGATGTGGCAGAGGCGATGGCGGTGATATTACAACTATAGAAGGAAGAACAATGATACTTCATCAAGCAATGAGGTGTGATGTGTTTATTAATAATGCTCATGATGGTTTTAGTCAAGTTGAAATGTTGAATATGATGTTTACTGCTTGGAAAGATAAAGAAGATAAACATATTATTAATATTGGTACTGATGCTGTACCTTATACAGATTGGCAAGTTGTTCATAGGCAATATCCTATTGAAAAAATGGCTCTTCATGCTCAAGCTGAAATGTTACAAAGTCAAGAACGTAAATGTAAGATAACAACTTTAGCATTAGGTCATGTAGATACAGAATTTAATAAAGAATATAATGGTCCTAAATTGTCGTACAATAGTATTGTAGATACAATTAAATGGGTTATAGATCAGCCAACAGAAATAAAATTTATAGTAGTGAGTGCAAAATGATAAATTGGCTAATTAAAAAACCAAGTTATACAATATTGTGTAATGAGATATTTTATAATAAAGATAAATCAATCTCTTGTGAAATAATAATTCCTGAGGTAGTTAATAATGCTAAAGTTAAAACTATAGGGATTTGGCATTCAGGAGGAATAGATTCAACAATGTTGTTGTATTTGTTAGCTAAAATAATAAAAGATAATAAGTTAGATATAAACATTCAACCAGCAACTGTCGGAATAGATTCAAGTAATAAATCTAATCTTTTAAAATATTTAAAACAATGGCATACAGCTCTTATAGAAAATCAAGATGTATCTAAAATAATAGCAAATCTTGAAGGACATAATTTATCAAATTATATAACAGGTCCAATGCATTCAAAAGCTACAATTGATAAGATTAGTAAGTTATTAGATATTGATTTTATATTACCACAAATAGTATCGTTTGCAGACCTAACACTTAAAAGTGTTTGGAATGGTTATTTTGATACAGAAAAAGAAAATATAAAAAACGGAGTATGGAATATTTTGTATACAGGAAGAAATGCAGTTCCACCAGATGAATTATTTGATAGAAGTCCATTTCATGAGATGATTCCATTTTGGGAATCTAGAGAGCCTGGAGTTGTACACGAAACAATTTCAGATGATGGATCAGAATCAAAACCTTTTAGCAATGTAGATAAAAAATTTATAGCTGAATTATACGAGCAGTATAATTTATTAGATGAATTGTTTCCATTAACAAAATCGTGTTTTGATCCTTATGTTAATGGAACAAAAGGTTGTGGTAAATGTTTTCATTGTTTTGAAAAGCAATATGGATTTGGAGAATATTAATGAGTAAAACATATTGGGGTATATGTGGGTTAGGACATGATGGTGCTCTGTCTGTTGTTAAAGATGGTGAAATACTTTTTGCTGGGCATACTGAAAGATATACAAGGCAAAAGAATGATCCAGATTTATGTCCAGAAATTATTAATGAAGCATTAGAATATGGTGAACCAGATAAAGTTATTTGGCATGAAAGACCATGGCAAAAAAAACGTAGACAATTATATTCAGGACAATTTAATGAAGCATTTAGTCTAAGTAACTTGCCATCACAATATATGAAAACAGTTTTTAAAACTAAATTAAGTTATGTTGGCCATCATAAATCACACGCGGCGGCAGGAGCATTTACATCTCCATATGAATCTGCCTGTGTTATAGTAGCAGATGCAATAGGTGAGTTTGATACAATTTCAATATGGGATTATGTTGCTCCAGGTAAATTAACAAAATTAAAAACGTATCAATATCCAAATAGTTTAGGATTATTATATTCAGCATTTACACAAAGAGTCGGGCTAACACCAAATGAAGAAGAATATATTCTAATGGGTATGGCGGCGTATGGTGAGCCAAAGTATGCTGAAGATATTGAAAGAACATATTTTAGTAAACAAGATCCATTTAAATTAATGCAAAATGTTCATGCAGGAGTGCAAGATTGGATGCCTCATATACCAATGATCGATGATCAATTTAAGTATGATACTGCCGCATCAATACAAATGGTAATTGAAAAGAAAGTATTAGAATTATTTAATATGGCAAAAACATTAAGTTCAAAAAAGAATTTAGTATGGATGGGAGGTGTTGCATTAAATTGTGTAGCAAACTCTTTATTGTTGAGGAAGAATCAAAATATATGGGTTATGCCTAATCCAGGTGATGCTGGTAATTCATTAGGCGCCGCGGCACTAGGGTATGGTGGTAAAGTAAATTGGCAAGGACCTTTCTTAGGTACAAACATTGAAGGAGACTATCCTGTTGATTCTGCCTGTGAAGCATTAATGAAAGGAAATATTATTGGTGTAGCAAGTGGTAGAGCAGAGTTTGGTCCTAGAGCATTAGGTAATAGATCATTACTTGCTGATCCACGTGGTAGTAAAATTAAAGATAGAGTAAATGAAATTAAGAAGAGACAAAAGTTTAGACCGTTTGCCCCTGCTATACTTGAAGAACACGTACATGATTATTTTACAATGCCTGGTGGTATTACGTCATCACCATATATGCAGGCAGTTGCAATATGTAGAAAACCACAAGAGTTTCCAGCAATTATTCATGCTGACGGAACTTCTCGTGTACAAACAGTTACACAAAAAGAAGCTCCAGGATTTTATAATTTAATTAAAAAGTTTTACGATCAAACTGGCTGTCCAATGCTTTTGAATACATCTTTAAACATTAAAGGTGAACCTTTGGTAAATACTAGAGCACACGCAGATGCGTTTGAAACAGAACATAATGTGAGGGTTTATTCATGAAAAATACAAAAATAAAAGTAGCAATGATTGGTTGCGGTAAGCTAGGTCAAGATTGTGCAGAAGTTATGGCTGAGAATTATTTTGTTGAAGGGTTTGATATTGAGCCAAGACAACCAGAAAATTTTAAAATGCAATCAACTATTAAAGAAGCAGTTAAAGAAAAAGATATAGTTTTTATTGCGGCACCAACACCACATGATCCAAGGTATGATGGTTCAACACCAACTGCACATTTGGAACCAAAAGATTTTGATTATACAATTGTAAAAAATATTTTAAGTGAAGTAAATCAATTTGTTAATAAAAAGCAATTAGTAGTTTTAATATCAACAGTATTACCTGGCACTACAAGACGTGAACTTGAACCTTTAATTACAAATGCAAGATTTGTTTATAATCCTTATTTAATAGCAATGGGATCTGTTAAATGGGATATGGTTAATCCAGAAATGGTTATGATTGGTACAGAAGATGGATCTAAAACAGGTGATGCAAAAGAATTAATAGATTTTTATAAACCAATGATGCAAAATAAACCAAGGTACATAGTAGGAACTTGGGATGAATGTGAATCAATAAAAATATTTTATAACACATTTATATCAGCAAAGATTGGGTTAGTTAATATGATTCAAGACGTAGCAGAAAAGCAAGGTAATATTAATGTTGATGTAGTAACATCTGCACTTGCATATTCTGATATGCGTATTATGGGTCCTAGATATATGACAGCAGGTATGGGCGATGGAGGTGCTTGTCACCCTAGAGATAACATTGCTTTACGTTGGATGGCAGATAATTTAGGATTAGGATATGATTTATTTGATGCTATAATGGGAGCAAGAGAAGTTCAAGCAGAAAATTTAGCAAAGAAATGTATGGAATATAATTTACCAATTGTTATAGTTGGTAAAGCATATAAGCCACAGGTTCCATATACAAATGGATCATATAGTTTATTAATTGGACATTACATTGAAAAAGCAGGGAGAACTTTGTACTACCAAGATGAGCATACAGGTGATAAGCCACCAAAAGATTTAGGAAGGGCAGTTTATCTATTAGCACATAATCCAAAAGTTACATACGGAACAGATGATACAGCAAAGTATGATTTTCCAAAAGGTTCTATAATACTTGATCCATGGAGACAATGTCCACAGATAGAAGGATGTCGAGTTGTCGAGTATGGAAACACAAGAAACATATAATAAATTTTTAGAAATTGCTAAAAAATATAAACATTTTTGTCCTTTGGTATATAATCATGTACATATAGGAACAACGAATGCTAAATCATATTGTTGTGTAGCCAAGGGTAATGAGATAACTAGGAACAAAAAACTTACAGACTATTGGAACTCAGAAATTGTTAATAAAGATAGAGCCGATATGTTATCTAATAGTCCTAAAGGTAAATTAAAAGAATGCACGATTTGTTGGGACGAAGAGGAGATAGGTGCAAAGTCATATAGACATTTAGCTATTGAGAGATATGATCTTAATGAAAACGATAGCACAAAAGACGAAGTATTAAAATTGATAGAAAACGTAGAGGCAGTTGAACAAGGCAATGAAGTACCTCATATGCCAACTAGTTATGATATAAAGTTTGGTAACTTATGCAATTTAAAATGTCCCTCTTGCAATCCAGATAATAGTTCACAGATATATAAAGAAATAAAAGAAAATAAAAAAATATTTAATGAAATTGATAATGAACATTATTATTTAACAACTGAAAATGATTTCAAATGGATAGAAAATAAAGAATGGTGGAAAGTTTTTGAAGAAGCAACAGCAACGCCAACGAAATTGTACAGATTTAAATCAACAGGTGGAGAACCATTACTTAATAAATCACTTATAACTTATTTAAAAAAATTAATAACTGATGGAAAAGCAAAAGATATAAAATTAAATCTTGTAACAAATGGAATTAAAATCTCAAAAGACCTTCTTGTAAATGTTTTAAATAAATTCAAGAGATGTAGTTTAACAATTAGTATTGATGGAACTAATAAGGAATATGAATATTTGAGATTTCCAGGTAAATGGAAAGTATTAGATGGTAATGTAAAACAAGGTTATAAACTTGATATTAAAAATGTAAAATTTATGATTCATCCTACATTATCAGCTATGAATATTTTATCTATTCTTCAAGTTTATGAGTATGCTTTAGGTGTTGGTACTTTGAAAGATCCGAATGTTGGCAATAGAGAATTTTCTAAGATAAGTTCATTTGCTATGGCATGGGATCCAGAGCATATTTGTATAACTAATTTATTAAATGATAATATGAAAACAAAAGTAATAGATTATTATAATAATTATATCGATAGGTTTGAAAAATCTTATCCTTTTGCTAAAAAACGTGTTAAGGAAGAGTATATTTCACAATTTAAAGATATAATTAAATTAGTTAAACGTGCAAAAGCAGATCCAGTTTATATTCAAAAATTTGTAAAGTATATTAAAATAATCGATAGTATAAGAAATATTAGTTTTGAAAAAAGCTGTCCTAAAGAGTATCACTTATTTAAAGAATATTTTGAGTGACATTCGTTATTAAATAGTATATAATATGCAGTAATAAAGAGGAATTAATGATTAATAAAGAAAAAGTAACACATATAAAGCATTGGAATGATAAAACATTTTCATTTAAAACTACAAGGAATTTTCCAAATAAGTTTAATAATGGAGAATTTGCTATGATAGGCATAGAGCATGAAGGTAAAAAATTATTTAGGGCTTATTCATTTGCTTCAGCTAATCATGAAGACTATTTAGAATTTTTATCGATTAAGATACAAGATGGTCCGCTAACATCAAAGTTACAGCATATTAAAGAAGGTGATGAAATATTAATTAATAGTAAAGCAACAGGCACACTTGTAATTGATTATTTGCTACCTGGACGTAATTTATATTTAATTGCAACTGGTACAGGACTTGCACCTTTCTTAGGAATAATAAAAGACCCAGAAACATATAATAGGTTTGAAAAAGTTATACTTACACATACAGTTCAGTATGAAAATGAATTAGCATATCATGAACCACTTAATTGGTTTAATGAAGAATGGAAAACACTTACACAAGGAAACTTTAAATACTTTAATACATTAACTCAACAAGAATGGCCACGTAAAGGACGAATTACAAAATGGATTAAGAATAATGCGTTATATACACAAACAACTGGTGAAGCATTAGATGTAGAAAAAGATAGATTTATGATATGTGGCTCGCAAGGTCTTAATAAAGATTTAATAGAGCATTTTGAATCATTAGGTATGCAGGAAGGTAATACATCTACACCTGCACAATTTGTAGTAGAGAAGGCATTTGTACAAAGATGATAGTATTCACACCATTAGATATACCACCAATTCCAAACAAACAATCAATACTAGATAATTTTATCGGTAATGAAAAATTTGCATGGTGGAAAGAAGAAACATTATTAGGAATTAAAGATTTATCAAAACCTTTTGGTGAACCTAAAGAATGGACAAGTAATGCAAAAGAAAAATATCCACAGTTAGTAGAATGGATAGATACATATTTTCCTTTTGAGTATAAATTTTATGTAAGGATAGCAAGGTCAACAGGAAACGTTGATCCACACGTAGATGGAAATTATGTTAAAGCACCACACCCACATCACATGACAATTACTCAAGAAATGTTTGATCATCAAAGAGCAAATGAGCCAATAGGTTATAGATTTGTTGTAAGTGGGTCTAGAAATACTTTGTATATGTGCAATGATTATAATTACAGTAAGGATATGAGTAATCAACCTAAGCATTTTTGTACAATACCAAATGAAACAGATGCATTTTTAATTAATAATTGTACACAACCACATGGAGTTGACGTTAAACCAAATATAGATGATGATCGCATAGTAGGATTTATACTTGGTAAAGTAGTGCCAGAAGCACACCAAAAACTTATTGAAAGAAGCCAAAATAAATATAGTAAACAGGTTGTAAAAAAAGATGAGTTACGAATATAAATTAAAATTAATATTATTAGCAAATCATATATTATTAGCAATAGGCTTGATCTATGCTGATTTAAGTTGGTTATGGTTATCTCTAGTAGGGTGGATTATGTTTGGTAAAGTTGGTGGAGAAATTGCTTTACATAGATACCTATCACATAGAAGTTTTGAAACTTCCTATTGGAAGTCAAGAATGCTAATAGTATTGAGTATGTTTAATTGCTTTGGGTCACCTATTGCTTGGTGTGGAATACATAGAAAGCATCATGCAGTTCCAGAAACAAAAGAAGATCCACATGGTGGTCAAGCAATGTGGAAAGTATGGACAACTTTCTGGGAACCATTTACTATTGAAAGAAAGTTCGTAGTTGATTTAATTAAAGATAAATGGATTACATTTATACATAAACATTATCTTAAGTTATTAATAGGAATATATGGTGCTATCGCTTTAATAGACTGGCGTATAGCAGTATTTTTAATATCTATACCAGCAGTAGTAACGTTTCATAGTGCAGGAATGGTTAATACAATATGTCATAAATGGGGGTATAGATTGTTTAATACACCCGATAAAAGTACAAATAATACTTGGGTTAACTTATTAACACTAGGTAGTGGATTGCATAATACACATCATGAAAAACCAGCAAGTTGGAATAATAAAGAAAAATGGTGGGAAATAGATTTTCCTGCTTGGGTTATTAAAACCTTTTTAAAGGCATAAGTTATGGAAGAACAAATAAAAAATGGGTATTTAGAAATACCAAATTTTAAATTTGATCAAAATGAATTAATTGATATTGTTAAGGATATAGATGAAAACGATGCATGGATTTATAGTGGGCTAGTTGGTGACTATGTACAAGAAAAAATACCTAGCAGTATAAGAGAAAACTTTCAGTCATTAATACATACATGGATGGGGTTTGTTAAATGTAAAAAAGGAAGTTCAGTTTTGCCACATAAAGATTCTCAATATAAAAAGTATTCAAAGTTTTTTGGTGACTATGCTCTTGAAGAATCATATAGTAGATTAGATAACCGTTTACATGAATTAAAAATACAAAGGAACGGATTTCGTGAATGTGCTTTATTTTTTCCTGTGTATGGAGATTATAATGAATCACCAACAATATTGTATAGAGAAAAAGATCTTAAAGAAATTGCTAGACTGTCATTACAGTATCCTACATTAGTTGAGTTATCTGGTGGAACTACTCTACATGGAGTTGCAGAAGTTTTTAAAGACAGAGTTACATTTCAAATGAGTTTTTATACTCCATTAAGTTTTAAAGTTGTATCTAATTTATTATTAACAGGAAAAATATTAAATGAAGCATATTAATATTAGTTTAGATACAGTAGTTTCAAAAATTACAAATGTATTAGATCTTAGAAGTAATAATAATTTAACAGAAGAAAAAGATATAGTAGCATTAGAAGAGTATATGAGTATTGATACAATTAAACTTGAAGAAGATTTAAAATTTTATAAGCAATTACAACAAGGCTATTTAGAGCTACCTCAATTAAAATGGAATAAACAAGAACTGTTAGATATAGTTGTACAGCTCGACTACGAAAATAAATGGGAAATTCATAAACCTTATCCACACACGTTTCATAGAGGAAATAATTTTGCTACAGCGACAGTTAATTCTGTTCCAGAGGCAATTAAAAATCAATTTGCTATGCAAGTTTTTGATTCATCAGGGTTTGCAAACATTTATCCAAAGAGTGAAACACCACCACATATTGATGAAGGTTATGATAAGTCACTTAATAAAACTAAATCATTTATTGAAGATGGTAGGGAATGTGCTATATTTTTTCCTGTATATGGAGATTTTAAATTAGCACCAACAGAGCTATATAAAGTTATGGAAGATGATAAGAAAGAAATTGGAATTGATGGTTTGAAACCTAGAGATTGGAGTGATGTACATTTATCAAATTTTTCAAAATATAAAATATCTACAATTACATTTGAACATCCAACATTAATAAGAACAAAAGGTAACATATGGCATGGAGTAAATAATGTAAGTGATTCAATGCGTATAACATATCAGATAAGTTTTAAATCTCCATATACTTTTGAGTCCATAGCACAGATGATTAGAATGGGATTAATAAATGGATAATTTATTATATAAAAAATTAAATAACTTTAAATTTGATGTAGCTCAAATTGAAGAAGCATATAATAATGCAGAGTTTGAATCAACAGGTGAAAATGAATATAGAGAAGTACAAGGTTATGCTAAAGTACCTTGCCCAAATTTTGTAAAGGAACAGTTAAAATTGCCTATTTGGAAGTCAACTGGTTTCTTAAGAGCCATGCCAAACAAAACAGTTCCAGCTCATGCAGATATGGGTAGAGTATGTGCAATTTTAATTCCATTTAAAGGAGAGCAACAAAAAAATCCATTACGTTTTTGGAAATATGATGACGAATTAGATAAAGATATTTTGATAGCCGAAACATATATTAATGAACCAACTTTAATTGATACAACAGTTTTGCATTCAGTTGATGATAGTTCCGATGTAGAAAGAACTAACTTTACTATTTGTTTTGATTATCCATTTAGTTTTGAAGTTATGTCTGATCTGTTATCAGAGAAAGGATTATTGTATGCATAGTATTTTATATAAGAGTAAGTATACAAATCAAGATGTTGTATGGATTAAAGATGTATTAACTAAAGAAGAAATACAAGCAATGAGTGAGTATTTTGATAGTAAGTTAGATTTAATGCATGATGCATATGGTACAAAAGATTTACATAAAATATTGCCAATAGGCCCAAATTTAAATTTAGATCGTGATATAAAATTAATATGTGATAGAGTTCATTTACCAATAGAAAATTTAATTGGCGACAATTGGTTTTTAACTGGACACCCATATGGACCTCATGCTGATGCACCTGAAGGTGATATTGCACAATACTTGCATTGCGTAGTTCCAATTAGAAAAAGTTTTGCAGAAGAATGTTCTATGATTGTTTTTGATCAAGTATCAAAAGTAGGAACACTTACAATAAGTGGAGATTCAACGGTTGACTATGAAGAAGCAAATGAATATGCTGGTCAAGATATTGATGTAGACCATCCTAGATTTTCTGATTGTAAAACTATTGGTTTGGGTAGTTCCAAATACTTGCATTATCTTACAGATCAAAATATAGGTGATGACTTATATAATGAATTAGATAATACTGCGAGTCATCATACACGTGAAAGATTTTTTGGATTTACTGGAAAATCTTATAATTGGGTGCCTGGTGACATTATATTTTTTAATAGTTCACAAATGCATTGCTCAGGGAAAATGCCAAAAGATACAAATAAACTAGGAATAACAATGCTATTTAAATTTGATACTGTAGAAGAATGTCAAAGTTATAAAACAAATTCAAAGTTAAATTTTAAGGAAACTTACGATGTATAAAATAGAAGGTACAAATATAACGTTTGAAGATGTTGGAGCATTAAAATTAAAAGGTCTTAATGCATATGGTATAGAAGTAACCAATTTATCTTATCCATTTGAAGAAAGAGAAATAGAATTAATTAAATATTTAATTGCAGATCAATTATTAGTTGTTTTGCCAAAGTGCAATTTATCTGTAGATCAATTTTATAACTTATGTGATCAATTAGGAGTAGTTAGTACGTATGGACAATATCGTAGTCGTAAACTTCTTGATAATACAAAATTTTATTCCTATTTAGATAAAGATGATTGTCCAATATATCCTGGATTAGTAAGAGTTACAGGTGAAAAAGATAGTAAAGGAAATTTTTTAGGAATAGCACCTGGGCATAGTACGTTATTAAATTGGCATAATGATCAAGCTGGACGTGATGCTGTAAAAGTTAAAAGAAATGATAAAATAAAAGGTATATGGTCATACGAAAGACCACTTCCAGAAGTTATTGCTTTACAAGGAGTAAAAGGAACTAAAGGTAGTATTACTGAAATATGTCAACTAGTTGATTCTTATAATGCTGAAGATTTAAGCATTAAAAACTGGTTTAAAAATGTTCGATTAGAATGGGGATATGTAGATGGAGAAGATAAAATATATGATTCTGATGTAGTACATAAGGAAGATAAAATAAAAAGAATACTTCCAATTGTAACTAAAGCAATAAATGGTAAAGAAGGGTTACATTTTTCTCCAAGCCAAACAGTAGCTATCGATGGTAAATCAGAAAAAGAATATAATGAATTAAAAGAATATATAATGAAAAATTATGTAAATCAAAATTACATATATAGACACTATTGGAATGATGGTGATATTATTTTTACTGATCAAAAAACGTCAATTCATAGACGTGTTGGAACTCATAAAGAAACAATTCCTATGCAAAAATTAAGTAAAAGATTATTGCACCATGTTGAAATACATATTCATAATTTGAATAATGCCTCCTAAGAGGCATTATCCTACTATTTAAAATTTTAATTAGAATGATAAGTGATCAGAAGTCTCTACTAATGGTAAAGTTTGTCCATCATATTGAGCTTTGTCACAAGGTGTAATATCTAGAGCATCGTATGCCGCTCTGTCAATGTTCCATTCTTCTGTGATAACTAGATCAGCGCCAACCATTTCATATTTAAAGTTAACTCTTCCGTTGTTTGTAGCAAAAGTTCCATAATCAGCATCGCTGTAACCAACTAACCAATTTTGAACTGTATCTACTGCACCATCTCCGCCATTTGTTTTCCAAGATATAAACATATTGAGATCTCCTATAATATAGTGTATACAACTATATTTATTGAAAACTGGCCAGAATATAGTAGTATTTTTATTAAACTGGCCAGAATAATAGTGGTATAGATAGGCATCTTTTCGCTTGACAGATATCTATAATATGCTATACTATAGAATAATATGTTTAAATTAAAGGTGAAATAAAAAATATGAATAAAAATATAGATAATAAAATGCCTAGTCAAAACACTATTCAAATTGGAAAAAGAATATTTAAAGTTGAATTAGTGCAAGACCCTAAGACTAAACAGGCAACTTATATATTAGAAGGCAATAGGCAATCAAAATACGGATTGATTAGGAACACACATCAACCTGATTTATTGTTTGCTTATAATTTAAAAGGGTTAGATAAACAAGCCAAGGTGGCAGGATATACTTGGTTTACAGATAAAAATGGCAAATTAGAACCTGTGGGGTAGTAAATGACTGAACTTACACGAGGAATATTTCAAGTAGGTAAGGGCTTTTATGAAAGTAATAAAGGTTCAATTCTTAGAACAATAGTATATACAATAGGCCACTTTGCAATAGCAATAATATGTTTAATGCTAATTGCAGATGTATCTTTTGGAATTGCATTAACTGATGCAATTGTTGAACCACTTGCTAATTCAGTTTGGTATTTTGTATTAGATAAATGGTGGGCGTCAAAAGTAACAAAGGAGGACAATGATAGATAGTCACGAACAAGACAAGACATATGAAAATGAAGGTAGTACAGTTACTATTCCTTTAAAAGAATATGATAAACTCAGAGAAAAGCAAAAGTATATTACCGATAGTGATTTAATTAATTGTATAGATAAGATTGAAGAACTAGTACGAGCATTAAGAAAGCATATAGTAAGGAGCAATTTTAATGAGTAGGAAAAGTAAAAAAACTTTGTGGAACAAAATTTATGCAAAAGCAGATAGAATAGATAAACTATCTAAAGATATAATGCATCTATCAGATGAGATTAAAGATTTAGTTTATGAAAGCGAAGAAGCAAAAGATGATGATAGTTTTGGTAGGCATTATGGTTCATGGAAAGGCAATTTGTAATGTGGTATTGGATTAAAGAATTAATAGTTGATATGGCACCATGGTTGATATCTATAGTGCTTATATTAATTATAATAGGGATGGTATTTGCTTAATGAAAAATATTAAAAAAAATCATTATGTTCAAAAGTTAATAAAAACATTGTGGGCATCAGATAAGAAAAAAGCAAAACATAAGGTTATTAATATAAACAACTATGAAAGATATTGGGAAGATTCTACACCAACAGGACATCAAATTAGAATTGCTTGTCAAGATGGTTCAACACTACATTTGAATTTAAATTGGCCTAAAGGATATAACCCAAGAAATCAAAATGTTGATGCAAAGAGATGGAGGATACACAATGAAAACCAAAGTAGATAATAACATATCAGTATATAGTGATTTAGCATACGAGCAAGGCAAGTTAAATGCAGTAATGCAGGCTATAATAGATTTAATGAAAAAGCAAAAAGCATTAGAAGTTAAAATTGAAAAACTAAAGAAAAAATTAAAATGACAGAATATAGTTCACACGATTGGAGAAAAAATACAGACGATGCAATAGTCGTAGATACTCAATCAAAAAATGAAATGAAAGTTAATGAAAGTAAAGTTATTTTTAAGCATCCAAAGAGTCTTCAAATAGAAGAAGTTGATGTTTCAAGATTAATTAGAGTATTTGTAAACAATCAAGAAAGTCATAAGCGGAGTGTCAAGTAATGGCAAGGCATAAAAGAAATTGGTTAGAAAGAAAACTAGATGAGTATAACCATACTATGGAATTAGTTAGAACAATATTACCATTAATAATTTTGGTAATACAAGTGATAATATTATTAAAGGTATTGTAATGCATAAAAAACAAAACTATAAAAAAATTAAATTAGATCCACCAGTAGTTAAACACTCTGTGGCATCAGAACATGATCCTAAAGTTTGGCATCTAGAAGAACTTGAAGGAGAAATCCTTGAGTTTGCCAAATACATAAAAAATCATTACAACATAAAGTTTAATGATACAGCAATGGCACACCTAAATAGAATAGGTAAGTCAACAGGTAATCTAAGAATTACATCTGCTTTAGCAATGGGCAATCTTGAAGACCTTCACAAGTACGATAAAAAGTACGACAATTACTAAAATGATAGGCGATAACTATAACAAGGTATTAGCTAATCATATCTTCAATAGATTAGAAGAAATACAAACAGATGAGCATAGGATTCTAAATCAACCTAAATTATGGGCATCAGGCTTTCTTTTTACGGTAAATGACATTGAAAATATCATACAAGAAGTAAATAGTGCTAGTTTTGACGAAAGGGCATTATGGCACGACAAAATAAAACCCACAGAGGGCGACGTAAAGTCGGAAGTAAAAAAAGAAGAAACAGACGTAGACAAAGAAAGAAAAGAAGATAGTTCATATCTTGACTAATCATATATTTTAAAGTATAATTACTATTGTAACGTTGAAGTTATTGGAATAGATTATACGGACGTCGGGGCAGTACCGACCACCTCCACCAAAATTATACAAGTTTCGGGGGTGAACTAGGATCGACGGTAATTCGAAAGAATAATGGAGTTGCCCGGATGTAAGCTCGGTTAACGCGAACACATTTACAAATGCAGATGAAAATCTAGCACTTGCGGCCTAGTTAATAGGCTAACGGGGTTGGCAAGTACCTGGCAACAGAAACTTGCCGTTTAATGTCAAATAAATATATGTATATGGAAACTAAAATAAAAAATAGTAATGTCAGCAGTTTGACTCATTTAAAAGATATTAGTAAAATTTCAAAAACTTTTTGCGTATATCCATTTACCGTAATGTTTGTTGGATCAGGTGGAACACCTGTTCCTTGTTGTATTAGTGAACATCATAAACATCCAGTAAAAGGAGAAGGATCTACTGAAAAAGGTGAGTTTATTCTTCCTCATAATTCATTAAAAGACTATTGGAATTCAGAAGCAATAAACAGATTAAGACAACGATTACTTGAAGGTAAAAAAGATCCAGGGTGTAAACGTTGTTGGGTTGATGAAGCACAAGGGCAATCATCAAAACGTATTAAAGATGCAACAAAGATACCTGGAGCAAATTTAGATGAGTTAACTTTAGAGCAATTTAAAGAGCAAGTAATTAAAAGGCCAAAAGTATTATGGATTGATTTACAAATGGCAAACTTATGTAATATGGCCTGCCGTATGTGTAATCCATGGAACAGTTCTGAAATTGAAAGAGAATCAGAAAAGCATAAAGAATTAATATCACAAAATAAAACATTTAAAGAACTTTGGGTAGAACCTTTACCAGAAGTAAAAAAAACAAAAGATTATTGGAGAGATCCTAAATTTACAAAAGAATTAGAAGAGTTAATTCCTACTTTAGAATGTTTAACTGTAAGTGGTGGTGAACCAACAGTCAACAAATACTTTAATGATATTATTGATTTTTGTATTAGAGAAGGCCATGCTAAAAATTTAATACTTAAATTTAATACTAACGGACAACAAATTAATAGAAAGTATATGGATAAACTAGAGCCATTTAAGTATATTGAAATGAAAGTTAGTATTGATGGAACTGGAACAGTTTTTGATTATATACGTCATCTAGGCAAATGGGAAACAGTATCTAAGAATAGAATTATGTTTGAAGAATATAGATCAGAACGATTCGATGTTAATAGTGATCCAACATATCAAGTTTTAAATATATTAAATTTACCAGAACTATTACAATGGCATTTAGATAATGATTTAAAAGTTACAAATTTAAATCCAGTTCATGTTCCAGAATTTTATAATATATCTTGCTTACCAAATCAAATTCGTGAAGTTGCTTATAATAAATTGCATAAATTTCTTACAGACGATTTGCATACTACTTTAAAAGAAAGTATTGAAAATGTTTTATTGCATTTACAGGCAGAGGATATTACTTTTCAAAATAGATGGTACCCTAAATTTTTCCAACATACTGAAATGCTGGATAAAATGAGAGGCCAATCATTTGAAAAAATGGTTCCAGAATTATATAATTTAACCAAGAATAAATAACATTAACCCAATTGACAAAAACAGAATAATATGGTACAATAATAGCATAAAGAAGGATAAAAACAAATGAAAACATTATTAGTTACATTAGCATTGATATTTGCTTTAACTGGTTGTTCAAGTATTCCTGAAAACCCAAAAATGGCGTTTGGAAAAAAATGTGAAGTTACTCCAGATGGTACAGTAGTTACAAGCCATGTTTGGATATACAATAAAGAAACAGGACTTACAGCAAATAAAGATGATTGCGAACAATTAGAAAAGAAATAAAATGTCGTATGAGTTTGAAGACTATCGCCCTCAAAAGCCAAAACCAACTTGGTTACAATGGACACCAAATAGTCCTAGGCGATATCTTCTTATTCAACTTGCATTAAATTTCTTTATTCCTGGGTTTATGGGGGTATCATTAACAACACTTGGCCTACTATGTAATGTAATATTAATAGATTGGTTATTATTTGTTCGTGATACAAGTAGAGCTTGACTCATAATAGGATATATATTATAATAAAGAAAAAGGAGTAAAAATGGCATTAACAATTGGACCAGAAGAAAAGGCAAAGTTAGTGAAGTTGCTCGATGAAGGTACGCAAGTACTACAAGAAGCAGACGATTTAAGAGCTGGCTTAAGAGATACAGTAAAACATATTGCACAAGAGCTTGACGTTAAACCAAATGTTTTGAGCAAAGCAATTAAAATAGCACATAAAAGAAGCTTATCTGAAGAACGTGATATGTTTGAAGATATAGAAGCGATTTTAGATACAGTTAAAAGAGGAAGTTAGTATGTGGAGTCCTTGGCAAGTCCCAACAGAGCTATCTGAAGAAGAAAGAAAAAAATGGGAAGCTATACCAGTTAAGAAGTTTTGGACTATTATGGCAATCATAATAGTTACTATGGCTTTACTTGGTATAGTACTAGGATTTTTTATTGCATGATATACATAATTGACATTGATGGAACTATTTGTAAAGAAGTATTTTTACCAAATGGTAAAAAGGATTATAAAAATCATGAACCTATGAAAGACAGAATAGAAAAAGTAAATAAAATGTTTGACGAAGGCCATGAAATACATTATTGGACAGCACGTGGTGCCGTTAGTGGTGTAGACTATACAGAGTTAACTACAAAACAATTAGACAGTTGGGGATGTAAATATACAAGTGTAAGAGTTGGCGGCAAACCACACTATGATATATGGGTAGATGATAAAGCTCATAACTCAGAGGAGTTTTTTAAGTAATGGATACAAATTTTTATAAAGACCCTGATATTAAATTTGATATTGCTAAATTACAATCAGCATTGAAAGAAGTTGACTCAAGAGTAGCAAGACAATCTCCACTGGGTGAAAGAGATATTAATGCAATTTGCTTAACACAAATACCAGGAGATCCTAATTCAATAACAGGTGGTAATGTTAGAGGATTATTTTGGACTAAACCAGATAGTACTTATGAAGAAGTTCAAAGAGAAGCCCCAATCGATGAATCACAATATTCAGAATTTGTAAAACTATTTGAAGATACTTATTTTAAAGATGTGTATGATGCATTAACAAAAAAATATACATTAGGAAGAATTAGATTGCTTTGGAAATTGCCACGTACTACATTAAGTTGGCATAGAGATCCAGAGCCAAGACTACACATACCTATAATTACAAACTATGGTGCTCGTATGTGTATTGATACAGAAGTACGTCATATGCCAGCAGATGGATCTGTTTGGATAACTGACAATACAAAATACCATAATGCATTCAATGGTGGAGAAGAAGATAGAGTTCATTTAGTAGCAACGGTAATTAATCAACAATAGGAAATTTTTTATGAAAGATTGGTTGTTAAGGCAATTTGAATGGCTGAAGAAAGTTGAACTTATCGAACTAGATCATATAGATCCTTCTGAAGATCCAGTTAGACCAGAATTAGATAATTGGTTTAGACAGCAATACGGTAGAAAAATTTATGGCCTTAAAGATGGCGATGAAATAGTAGCCGTAATGTGCTTTGCATTTACAAATGAAGTACCAGCAGATATAAAAGAATTAGACGACTTTAGTAAAGATGCTTTTACCCAAGCTATACACAGAGCAGGGCAACAAGGATCTATAGCTATTGCTTATACCGTTTGGTCTAAGAAAAAAGGCGGTGGCAAAAAAATTGTACATGAAGTTTATAAAATGATTAAAAAATCTAATCACTTACATCGACTAGTTACCTTATCACCTATGACTGATATGGCTAGGAAGTTCCATTTAAAAAATGGAGCAAAAGAATTAAGAGTCAATAAAACGACTATTAATTACGAGTACTAATATGGCAGAGTAGCTCAGTTGGTTAGAGCGCCGGACTCATAAGCCGGAGGTCGCTGGTTCGATCCCAGCCTCTGCTACCAAAAATAAATAACAGTATGATACATATTATCGGTGGCGGTATTATCGGTTTAAGTACGGCTTATCAATTAAGTAAGCATTGTGACGTCACGGTTTACGAAAAGGATAATAGTTTCAGTTTAAGTAGTTTTGCTAGAAGTTGTGGCGGCTTTAGAAGTCAGTTTTATACACCTACAAATATTGATATGAGTAGATATAGTATAGATTTTATAAAGAATCATACTGACGTAGAGTTTACAAGCAATGGTTATTTAATGTTGTTTGGTAATAATCAAAAAGAAGATCATGATGCTAGTATTGAAACACAAAAGGCACACGGTGCTACGACTATAAGTTTAACGCCTAGTCAAATTAAAGATAAGTTTCCACAAATATATGTAGATGATTTATACAGAGGTTGTATTACTACTGATGATTCTGAAGGATGGCTTGACCCTGTAACTTTACACAAATGGTTTAAAGATCAAGCACAGGCAAATGGTGTTAAAATTATATACAAAGATGGATTAGAAGTTGATCATAGTTCAGCAGATAAAATTATTATAACCTGTGGGTGTTGGACTAATGATGTAGCTAAACATTTTAATATAAATGTTCCTGTTAAAGGACATAAGCATACAGTCTTTAATGTATCTACACAAATAGAGCAAATAAAACATTTACCATTAGTTGCAGATTTAATAACCGGAATTTATATACGTCCAGAAGGTAATGATTATATTGTTGGGTATGATGGTAATGCAGAATGGGATAGTGATAATTTAGATCCTAATTATAATAGTTGGGACAAAGTATGGGAGTACTTATATCATAGATTTCCAACTGTATTTGATGCCGCGAAAATGGAAGGTGCGTGGGCTGGATATTATGATACATCAACTATTGATAATAATGCAATTATAGATAATGTGGATAACATTTATTTTGCTACAGGATTTACAGGTAGAGGCCTTATGCATAGTCCAGCAGTTGGATTAACTCTAACAGAAATGATACTTGATAAGCAATTGACTTTTGACGTAGAATCTTATAAACTACAACGTAACCCAAACATTGAAAAATATGTTATTTAATTCTGCCCGTAGCTCAGTTGGATAGAGCGTCAGTTTGCGGAACTGAAGGTCGGAAGTTCGACTCTTCCCGGGCAGGCCATTGGAGCATAGCCAAGCGGTAAGGCATCGGTTTTTGGTACCGACATCCTAGGTTCGAATCCTAGTGCTCCAGCCAATATCATAAGTTGTAAAAATTTAATATTTCTGTAACATTTCTTCTTGATTTTTTTCATAAGTATCTATATAATAAAAACTTAACTAACACAGAGAGTGAATTAATATGTTTGAAACTTTTACGTTATGGATGTTCTTAGGTTTCATGTTTGCGGCGTATTCAGTTGTTGCAAATGATAGTGTGCAAACCCTCGGCACATGGATGGCATCTAATCAAAATAAATTTAAATGGTATTACCTATGGGCGGCCGCAACAATTGTGTTATGGTTTACTATATGGTGGGGGTGGAATATTAATGATGGCGATATTACTTATGGACGATTAAATAAAATCCCATTTCAAGAAATACAATGGTATCATGCCTGTGCTCCATTAATATTATTGTTATTAACTAGAGTAGGTATTCCTGTATCTACAAGTTTTTTAGTTTTATCAGCATTCGCTAGTACGTTTGTATTAGAAAAGATGCTTGTTAAATCTATTATAGGTTATGCACTTGCGGCAATAGTTGCTTATGCGGCATGGAATATAATAGAAAGAATAATAGACGAAAAGAAAAATAAAATATCAGACCAAAGAGTTGCAAGACGTTGGCGAATAGCTCAATGGTGTAGTACTGCCTTCTTATGGTATACTTGGCTATCACATGATATGGCAAACATCGCAGTCTTCTTACCAAGAAGTGTTCCTATGGAATGGATGTTTATTATATCAATTGTGTTTGCCTCTTTCTTAGGATATACATTTTATGAACGAGGTGGTAAGATACAAAAGATTGTAATAGAGAAAACAGGTACAAGGTTTGTTAGATCTGCTACACTAATTGATTTGGTTTATGCTTTTATACTATTGTTCTTTAAACAATACAATGATATACCAATGAGTACAACGTGGGTGTTTGTAGGATTGTTATGTGGTAGAGAACTTGCAATATCAACACTAATGAAAGATTATAAATTTAAGTATGTCTTTCCGATTATTGCTAAAGACTTCTTAAAGATGTTATTAGGATTAACTGTATCAGTAGGTATTGTACTAGCTATTCATTATGTAATAGTACCAAACGGGTTTTAGTTGGTTGACAAATAACTAAAATATGCTATAATTGTATAAATAAAAGAAAGTTTTGCTCTTAGGTGAGCAAAATTTTTTTGACTGATGGAAAAAAGAAAAGAGGATATAATATGACACAATTAATAAATCCAAGTAAATTTACAGATGTTTCGGGCCGTTTACGGTCCTTTTTTTTGGCTAAAGGTTTTCAAGAAGTTCATACACAGAATAGATTAAGTATATTGGCGGCTTGTGAAGACCCTGGTACGGTATCAACCTATAACTATGCCGGGCAAGTCTGGCCCTTACCACAAACGGGCCAAATGTGGCTCGAATATGAATTACTTACAAAGCCAGCTACGCCTGGCTTTTTTTGTGTCTCCACTTCCTATAGGCAAGAACCAAATCCTATAGATGGTAGACATGATTTAATATTTCCAATGTTTGAGTTTGAGTTCCCTGGAACAATTAAAGACTTAGAAGTAATGGAAAAGGAATTAGTAGAATATATGGGGTATTGTAAACAAGAAGATGTAGTTGCTAAAGATTACATTGATTGGGCTAAAGAGTTTAATACAAATGAATTAGGACATGATCACGAAGAACAAATGTGTGAAGGCAATAAAATATGTATGATACAAAACTTTCCAAATTATACATCACCGTTTTGGAATATGAAACAAAATGGAGATGGAACAGCGGCTAAAATAGATGTTATTATAGCAGGTCAAGAAACAATAGGTTCAGCTGAAAGATCAACTGATAAAGCAGAGATGAGAGATATGTTTAATACAATTAGTGAAGGAATGTATGCTGATTTATTGTTTGGTAAGTTTGGTAAAGATAGAGTAAACAAAGAACTAGATGAATTTTTAAGTTATGACTTTATGCCTAGAGTAGGTGGCGGAATAGGATTAACTAGATTAATTCGTGCTGATAGTATAATTAATGGTTGACAGGAAAGTTGACCTATATTATTATAATAGGTGCGGTCTTGGTGGAATTGGTAGACACGTTAGATTTAAAATTTAATGTCCATTAGGACTTGGGGGTTCAAGTCCCTCAGACCGTACCATAAGGGGTTAATTTAGGAAGGGTGGTGCCTAAACACCGCCCGCCCCTACATCATAAATACTTGTATGAAACCAACAGCAAGTGATATAGAAACTCATAAAAAATTAATAGAAGATACTTACGATACTAAAGTAACGTTTATTGAAACTCAACAATTGAATACAGGTTGGATAGTATATTCTGATAATGATTATGTCTATAAAACTTGGTATTATGAGAATACTATTGGGCATTCCTTAAACGAAGTTCATAAAGAATTTTATGCATATCATAAAAGTAAAATGTTAGTAGACTATAGAACATTTAAACCTTATGGTTGTATTATGAAGCTAATTAAAATACCAGGAGTTCCATTAAGATATGTAGATTATAAAACTCGTATTAAAATAAATTTAGATAATTTTATAGAGTGGTGGGTAAAAGAAACAGTTCATATACATGAAGTTGGCTTAAAATTATCTAGTGTAAGTGAAAGGTTTCAAATTCCAAAGTATTCAACTACAAAATCATTAATGTTTACTAATTGGCCCGAACACATCGGGTATGTTTTTTGCTTTGCTGATTTAAATGATGAAAATATAATGTATGATGAAAAGTCTGATACATTTAATTTTATTGACTTTGAACCAATTGGATGGATGCCACGCGATATGTATTGGTGTCTTAATGATGCATATTTAATACTTTTGCTTGAAAATACTTTTGACTGTAAGACTCAGGGAGTTAAAGCTTCAAAATATTTAGACACCGTATCATCAGAATTAAAAAGAAGATTAGAACTAGTCTAGTTCGCTAGTCATAAAAAAAGGAAGGAGTGTTTTTAGTACACCCCTTCCATCCATTCACGTGGGTATTTAAATCTATTTTTTGTCGTCCTCGTCTTCGTAATCACCATCAATAACATCGTCATCATCTTCTTCAAAGTCATCATCTTCGTCATCATAACGATAATCTTCGTCATCATCAAAGTCATCATCTTCGTCATCTGAATCATCTTCGTCATCATCAAAGTCATTATCACAAGCACAAGGTGCCTCATAACAATCGTCACAAACTTCATCAGCATCATAGTCATCATCTGAATCATCTTCGTGATCGTCATCATAGTCATAGTCATCATCATAATCATGTACTGAATCTAAATTTAAATGATCAAAAAGCTCTTCTAATTTGTTTTTGATAACATCTAATTCGTTTTCAATTTGTTCAATTCTGTCTTTGTCCATGTCTACACTCCTACCAGTATCAATTTATTACTAATGTATTTAGGTATCTTTACTGTATGATTAAGTATTTGTATAACGCAATAACTTATGTTATAATGTAAAATAAATATAGTAATAGCTATAGATAAAGAAGGTAAAACAATGCCATATTTTTTAAAAACATACAACAAAACTTTAGTGTATCATTTATGTCCAAAGAATGCTTGTACAACAATTGCTCATATGTTAATTCAAGCTGATGGTAATGGATATGTTAATGACACACATAAAGATTATTATATAGTGCATAGTTTATCTAATCCAAATAATAATTATGAGTATTGGACTAATTGTGATGCAGAAATTAAGTTAGCAGTTAAACGTGATCCAGTTAAACGTTTTGTTAGTGCATATAAAAATAGAATTGTGTATCATGATGATTTAAGTAAAGATGAATATTTTGATAAAGCATTAGAAAAAGATTTTAAACCTTGGCCAATTTATAATAGATCATCAGATAAAACTATAAATGAGTTTATACAAAATTTTGACAAGTATTGGGAAAATCCGTGGGTGCAAGGGCATTTTAAATCACAAACAACTTTCTTAGGAAAGCAAGATTATTATACACATATATTTGATATGTCTGAGTTAGATAAAGTACGAGACTTAATTGCTGAAGTATCTGGTAAAGAAATAGTATTACCTTGCTTACAAACAGGTGGAAATGATATTAGTGTAGACTTATCAGAAGATAGTATAAAATGGATTAATGATAGGTATGCTGAAGATTATGAAAACGGATGGTATTAAATACAAGTATGGAAAACATTAAAATAAATTTAGTTTGGGATAACTGGTCTGATAAAGGACCTTTACCAAATGGGCTACATCCAAAATATATAAATGAATGGGAAACTAAATGGAAGGACAGATATGATATTAATGTTCTTACACGTTTTATTCCGTTAGATAGATATAATTTAGGATTTTTTCCTTTGCTATGCGATCAAGCTGGAATAGATATAACACATATAAAGCCAGAAGAAATAGGAGCAAATATTTCTAGTACACCTGATTGGTATGTAATGGAACCAAATCATATGGATCTATCATTGCTAACAGAAAATATGTTTGGTAATATAAATGAGCATACTTTAAAAATGTTACGTGAAGGACAAACAAAACTAATATTGTATTATGCATATGAAGCCTTTCCAGTAAATCAAGTGAACTGGATTAATGTTATTGAAAGAAGTTTAGGCTGGCTTAAAATACCAAAAGAAAACTTTATATTAATATTTGGTGATCAAAAGTTTGATGAAAATTATCAAAAATATCTAGCATCTGGGCAAGGTCCTTTTTATGCTTATTACTTACAAAATGTTTTTGTGTATGATCATTTTGCTTGGGAGTTTTCAGATTATATTAAAAGTATGGTAATAGGAACTGAAAGAGAATCAAAAGAACTTGTTCCTATTGATGGTGATACAATGTATAAGCCAAGACCTAAAAAATTTTTATGTTTAAATGGTGGAGGTCGTCCACATAGAAAATGGCTAATGACAGAGTTAAAAAGAAATAATCTATTAGATCATGGAATAGTTAGTTATCTAAATAAATTTGATATACCATATGATCCAGCTGACTTTGTTTTTGTTCCAAGTGAAAAAGGTACTGGTGATACAGCATTGTTAGAAGCAGTTCGGTATCATCATGAGCATGGAAATGATATAAAAGAAATACAATTAGATGTTGATCCTGTGCATGATGCTTGGCATAATAGAGGAATGACAGTACAACATTATAAAGATACATACTTTAATGTTACAACAGAAACATGGCCAGCTGAACCTAGTTTCTTTGTTACTGAAAAATTATTTAAACCAATTATTAATATGCAACCTTTTATACTAGTAGGGCACCCTGGCTTATTAAAATATTTACATGAAGAAGGTTATGAAACATTTGATCAAATTTGGTTTGATGAGCATTATGATTCTATTCCTAACCATAAAGAACGTTTTTATCATGTAATGGAAAATATTAAAAATGTTTGTGCATTAGATCAATCAGAGTTACAAAATATGTATGTTAAAGTATGGGATAAATTAAGACACAATCGAGAATTATTTTTAAAGAAAAATCATACTAACTATTGGATTGAACTTATAAAAACAATGATAGAGATAAAATGAGTAACTATAAAGAAACTATAGATAAACTTGATAAAGATTTTGGTAAAACTTTTTGTATAAAACCTTTTACTGAAATATCAACGTCATCAGTTGGGCATATGAAATTATGTTGCTTTTCACAAAGCATTGGTAGTAATAATATGGCATATTATCAAGATAAATTTGAAAATGTTTTTCAAAATAATAATGATTTAATAACAATTAGAAAAGCAATGCTTGAAGGAAAAGCAATTAAAGAATGTCGTAATTGTTATGTTGAAGAAAAAAATGGAAAAATATCTCAACGACAAGAAGAAAACTTTATAATGTATAATGAAAACAAAGAATTATTTAATAATATAATAAACAAAGGAACAGCAATAGTAAAAAGTATTGATTTAAAGTTTGGTAACAAATGTAATTATGCCTGTATAATGTGTGATACAGGATCAAGCTCTTTACATTCAAAAGAAATAGAAGCTAATCCACATCCTGATGATGTTAGAAAAGTAATAAATTTTGAACCATACTATTTTAATTTTCCTGATGAAAAAATGGATGATCTTTTATCAATATCATCTAACTTGGGACGTGTTAAAAGTACAGGTGGAGAGCCATTTCTTTTAGATGGCTTTAAAGATTATATTAAAAAATTAGTTGACAACGGCTATGCTAAAAATATTGATTTTACAACGGTGTCAAATGGCACAGTTGATTGTACTGATCTTTTACCATATATGAATCAATTTAAATCATTTAGATTAAGATGGTCAATTGATGGAACTGATAAAGTTTATAATTTTATTAGATACCCTGGTAGTTTTGATAGAATGAGTAGAGTACATAAAAAAATATCTGAAAGCATTATTAGTAATAACTATACTAATGTTGAAGTTCAATTAGATCCTACAATACAATTGTTTAATGTGCATAACATAGTTGAGTTATTAAAATATGCAGAGTCTTTAAAAATAATTAGTAGAGTAGAAATGGGGTACATTTATAAAGAACCTAGGTATTTAGATACATCATTAATGCCTATAGACATTTTACGCAATATATTTGATAGTGCTGACAACGAAATTAAAAATATTAATGTAGTAAGCAATTATAATGATATTAAAGAACTTGCTTTTAAAAAGCATAATGAATATACAGAAAGTCAAAAGAAAGATATTTTTAATTTAACAAAAAGTATGGTTGCTTATTGGAAAAGAGTAAGAAAGTTAGAAGCTAAAGAGCATATTTCAACTTATGATAAACTAATAGAACATTATTCTAAGATGTAATAAATCTTTTTGGTATTTTTTTATATTTCTTTTTAAATGCTTCTTCAAATCCTACTTCAGATTCTTCCGTTTCGTTATTGCCCCATAATCTACCAAAGCATCTATCAGCCATAGACTCTATTTCTTCGTCAGTCCAATGTAATGGAATTAAATGTCCTTTGTCAATCCAAAGTAGCCTATTAGCTTCTTTAAATTGTTTCCAAGTCATGATAATGGAGGCCAGTTATTGTATTCTGGATATTTTGATTTTCTTTTGTTAATTGCTTTAGTAGGTTTTGCTTTTTTATTTCGTCCACCTGCCGTACGGTCAATTCTTCTAGGAGTCCTATTAGTAGACATATTCTTTTTAGAAGTCATATATTGTATTTAGTTTGGCCGGGAAAAACCCCTGTATATTGTATTTTATTTGTATGTGCGGTCAAATTTTTAGGAAGTCCTATTTTAATGTAAAACTCACTATCAAATCACTTCGTGATTTTCATATTCGTTTTCCCATTACAGTATGCCACCGTTCTTGACGCTGTTTCAGATAGCAAGTGGGGGTGCAAGAACAGATTCTCACTGGCTCTACTGCGACTTATCTTGTAGAGATATGATAGATGGCGAGTGGATGGATGTTGGGGCCTAATAGAACATATCTAAAGAGTAGAGACGTACTTGAGAATATTCTGACTCGATGGATGTAATAAACTAATCTGAATTAAGCGGTTCTGACGGTAGTTTATGAAGTCCTAGAGTTGAATTGATGTGTCCCCTATAAAAATGAATATGAGTTAGAGCTGTTCTATACGATCTTATATTGAAATACGATACGTCTACTACTTCTAGATAGCCGCCGAGGGGTAAAAATACCCCTGCGTTATGCGTAACTGGCGTTCCGCATACTTTATATGTATCTGTTAAATCCCCAGAATCGTTCGCGACACCACCAACACTCTTTGCAATGGAATTCCATGTTAGGGTCTTTCATGTATTCGACATCTCCACCATTTTCACAACTTCTAGTAATAGGAAATAGCTCGTCTAGTATACCTTGACTTTTATATAATTCTGCTATAGATCTTTTATTAAAGTTTCTAAATGGTTGTTGCCAACACCAACCTTCTGCTTCTTCTAATTCTTCTGTAGTAGATCCTGTTTCGTATGTAACATCTGGATCTCTTTCATATAGATATGCCGCTTGATCCATTCTCATGTGTTTAATGCCATCATGATAATCTTCATATAATTCTCTTAGATCTTTAGGAGGATTAGCTGTCATACCATTAAAGAATATAACTCCGCGGCCTTCTGGATTGTTTTCTTGTGCTAAAATATTAGCTTCGTTTTCTTTTTGAGCTTTGTCATAGTTACTTAATCTAACTTGTTCATCTGAATCACTACCTAAATATGTTACTTCGTCAACTTTCATTTGGTTTTGACGTCTATCAGACATATCAATACCTGTAAGTTCTTGTATTTTATCACAGACTTTATTAGTATATCTAATGTGCCAATCTTTTGGAGGATATCCATTTGTTGTTGCTATAATTATTTTAAGATCTGGTCTTTCTTCTTTTTTATACTTTGCAATACAATATGCCATCATAGCACTATCGGCACCACCTGACATTTTAAGTATGGCTGTATGATGATTGCTAGGTATATCTAAATTCCAATTTCCTTGTGGGGTAGTAAAAATCATTTATTATCCTAATATTTTCTTTACTCTTAATTCGTCTTGATCAGTAACTACATGAAATTCTATTCTATGTAGTAATCTTCTTTCTAATTTTTTCATTGTAAGTCCTGCAACGTCACCTTTAACATCAGTACGTCTATGGATACAGTTAACTTGGTCCATATATAATATATCGCCATCGTCCCATATATGATCATATATGTAATCTTCTTGTACATAATTGTCCATAAAGTAATTTTTAAAATCAATGAACTCACTAGTAGACGCACCTATAATTTCTGTTACTTGTGATGGAGAAAAGTGTACACCTTCTTTACCATTAGTACAAATTGCTACTAAAGGTTTAACTTTATTCATAAGGTGGTCTCCACCATGACCAAATTCTATATTTCTATAACTTTCATCTACGTCTGGGATAATACCTTCTTCACCATCAACAAAGCCCCAACGTACTTGAGTGTTACGCATCCAAAATTTATGTTCAGCACTTTCTTTTTCAAACCTATCAATAGTTTGACATACTTGAGTAACTGAACCTGTAGTTCCTTCTACACCTTGTAAGCCAACAAACTCTGGTAATGGTCTTTCAATGTAACCTTTAATTGATTTATTACCTGGTAAGTAAAAAGGAATTTTATCACGTAATGATTCTGCATTGTGCCAATTTAATCTTTTACTAAAGCCTGCGGCAACACCTTCATATGATGTACCTTTTTTATTAGACCATTTTTTCTTTGCTGTTACTTTGTCAAGTCCAGGATATATCGGACAACCGTCTTCATCATAGTAACCAGTAAGGTGTTTAGTTGGAACATCTTTCTTTTGTCCATGAGTTGCTACTGTACCTAATAAACCTGATAGTTCATAAAATTGTTCTACATTAAAATTAACTTTTTTAAGAGCTACAACTAATTCTTGTTTTAGTAAGTGTGCAAGGTCATGTACGTCTTGATAGTTGAAAGGATATTTTAATCCTGTAACTTTAACACCATATTTTCCAAATAGTTTTTTCTTTTGTACTTTCATTAAACCATAACCTCTAATCTATTTAATAAACGTTCTTCTAACGCAGTCATATCTAAACCATCAACAGCATAATTCATATCTGTTCTTCTATGCATACAAGTAATTTGATCCATATAAAATATATCACCATCTTGCCATACATGATCATAGATATATTCTGGAGTAACATACTCATCCATAATTCTTTGTTTAAGTTCTTTCCATTGATTTGATGCTACATAATCTTCAGCTAATATTTTTTTATGTTCATCATCGTATAATATTTTAGTAGTACCATCAGCAATTTCATTTGATATATCAACAACTTGACTAGGAGTAAATCTTAAACCTTCTTTACCATTTGGAGCAACTTGTACTAATGGTTGTTGTTTAATGTTTAATTTAATAGCATCTTTATATTTGTCCATATCTTCTTTAGTTGACATTTCATCAGTACCATGAATATCATCATAACCTTCTTCACCTGGTTTAGGTAAGTCTGGCATAATACCTTCATCACCTGGAACTACACCCCAAAGTACATTTAATTTTTTTAATAGTTCTTTGTTTTCTTGAGGTTCTTTTTCAAATCTATCTATCATTTGGCATACTTGAGTAATACTACCTGTTGTTCCTTTAACTCCTTGTAGTCCTACAAAGTTTGCCGCAGGATTAGTACTATCAGTTTCATTGTTATGCCAATTTAATCTTTTAGAAATACCAGTAGGCATTCCAGCATATCTTCCTTCTTTTGTTTTCTTTGCTGTTACTTTCCACATACCAGGAAGTATAGTTTTACCTTCATCATCTAAATAGCCAGTCCAACCAGTTGGTTCTGGGATACCTGCTTGTAATCCAAATGTGCTAATTTTACCTAGGCGTCCTGTAAGCTCATAATACTGCTTTGCTGTATAGTTAATTTTAGGTAACACTACAACTAGTTCGTTAGTTAGCAATTTTTTAAGCTCAGCTATTTCGCCCCATTTAAATGGATATGAAAGCTCTGTTACAGATGCCCCCATATTTCCAAATCCTTTGAGTGGTGATACTTTCATGGCTATTTTCTCCTGCTTTTATTTTATTTATCGAGAAATATATAATTATATAATCACTTATTTTTAGCTTAAAATGGTTAAATATAACTGAGCAGGGAGACGCGACTCGGCTCGGAATCTATAATAACATATAAACAAAGTATATGTATAATATATCGATATAGGAGCAAATTAAAATGGCAAGTTATGCAATTCAAAGACGTAGAGGAACAGCAGTAGAACACGGTTCTTTTACAGGTTTAGCAGGCGAGTTGACAGTTAACACTACGAGAAATTCAGTTCACGTACATGACGGTTCAGCGGCAGGCGGTCACGAATTAGCGAAAATCGACTTATCGAACGTAGCTTCAACTTCAATCGGTGCTCACTTACTTCCTTCAGCAAACGTAACTTACAACTTAGGTTCATCTTCAAAAATGTGGGGTGATATCTACGTAGGTCCTTCAACACTTTATATTAATGGTGTTGCGGCAATGGGTGTTGACTCAGGTGACGTTACTTTATCTGGTGATACAGATGAAAACGTTGTTGTAAAAGCACTTGGTTCAGGTGATGTTGAATTAACTCCAGCAACTGGTTCAGTTCAGTTAAAAGGTAACATTCAAGTTGCAGATGGAAAAGCATTTTCATCAGCAGGTTCGGAAATCGACTTCAATTCTGACATTCAATTAAATTCAAACGATATCTTAGGCGTTGGTACAGGTAACATAGGCGCAAGTTCGGCTATGCCTAGATCATATGCTGATACTAGATATGCAATGTTAACTGGCGCACAAAACATCGCTGGTAACAAAACATTCGATAATAACGTAATTGTTTCTGGAGACTTAACAGTTTCTGGTACAACTACAACAGTTAATACAGAAACTATCAAATTAGCTGACAACTTAATTGAGTTAAACTCAAACGAAACTGGTGCACCATCAGACAACGCAGGTATTGAAATTAACAGAGGTACTTCTGCAAACGTTCAATTCAGATGGAATGAAACTTCAGATATTTGGGAATTAACTTTAGACGGTACTACATTCTACCAAACGTATTCTACTAATGATGCGGCTACGGCTAATACAGCTAGTAAACTAGTTCTTAGAGATGGTTCAGGTAACTTTGCGGCAGGTACTATAACTGCTACAGCAACTTCGGCGCAATACGCGGATTTGGCTGAGAGATATGGTTCTGATGCACAATACGATGCAGGTACAGTTGTTGTATTTGGCGGCGATAAAGAAATTACTATGTCTTCAGCGGCATATGATCATAAAGTAGCAGGTGTTATTTCTTCAGCACCAGCGTACATGATGAACGCAGAAGCAGGTGATGACGCTACTCACCCATTTGTTGCACTTACAGGAAGAGTTCCTTGTAAAGTAACAGGTACAGTTAGAAAAGGTGATTTACTTTGCACTTCAGACGTGGCAGGTCATGCTATGGCTGGCGAAGCAAAATGTGGTCACATGATTGGTAAAGCATTGGAAGATTTCGATGGCGAAACAGGTGTTATCGAAGTATTAATTAACTTAATGTAATTTAAAGGATAGGAGATTCAAAATGGCAAACATTAGATATTTTAACCTTAAAGCATTTAACAATGTTAGAGTTAAGAACTTGGAAATTAAAACTAACGTAAGAAAAGTTTTTGATCCAGGTAACGGCTTCACTAACTATGGTGATTTAAATGCGGCTACTAGTTTACCACACCGTTATAAAGGTGCTGGTGTACAAGGTACTCCATTATCAACTGGTTTTGATATGGGAAGCATTGCAAAATCTTCAGTTGACACAATCGACTGGGGTTCGATCGCTTAATAATTAAAATATTTGAGAAGGGCTTACAGAAATGTAGGCCCTTTCTCTTGGTATATAAACTTATACGTTAATATACAATGATAATCATAGCTAATATGCTATAAATAACTTTACAACCACCCCGAACGAAGGTGGATAATAGAATAACAACGAGGCAGACCCTCCCGAAACTTTAATTTAATTTAATCGAGGAATAAACAAAATGTTTATTCACAAGGGAGAAATATACTATGGCTAATGTTAAAAACTTTGGGCTATCAGGTATCGGTTCTGACGTACAATTTGGTAAAAGTGGCGGTCGTTTAATTTACGATTCAGCTTCTTCTTTCTTCAAATTTACTACAGACGGTTCAACACTTGCACAGATTAGAGTTGCTACGACTCCATCTAACGCAAATGATGTTGCTTCTAAATCGTATGTTGATGCTACTAAATCAGGTCTTGATGTAAAAGATTCTGTTAGAGTGGCTACAACTGCGGCTGGTACTTTAGCTTCTAGCTTTGAAAACGGCGATGCTATCGACGGCATAACACTTGCGACTGACGATAGAATCTTAATTAAAAACCAGGCTGACGGTTCTGAAAATGGTGTTTACACAGTAAACGCATCAGGGGCTCCAACTAGAGCAACTGACTACGACGCGAACTCTGAAGTTTCTGGTGGTGCTTTCTGTTTTGTAGAAGAAGGTACAACTAACGCAGATACTGGTTGGGTATTATCAAATGATGGTGCTATCACAGTTGGTACAACTGCATTGACTTACACTCAGTTCTCTGGTGCAGGCTTAATTACAGCTGGCGCTGGTATGACTAAATCAGGTAACACTTTATCAGTTAACGTTGATGATACTACATTAGAAGTTAACGGTTCAGACAACCTGCAAATTAAATCAGACTGGACAGGTCAAAATACAATTACTACACTAGGTTCAATTGCTACTGGAACTTGGGCGGCAACTGATGTTGCTGTAGCACACGGTGGTACAGGTGCTTCTACGGCTTCTGGTGCAAGAACTAATTTAGGTGTTGCAATCGGATCAGACGTACAGGCATACGATGCTCAATTGGCAGATGTTGCCGGTTTAGCGGTAACTGACGGTGGTATCATCGTTGGTGACGGTTCTAACTTCGTGTTAGAAACTGGTAATACAGCAAGAACATCACTAGGCTTAGGTACTGGTGATACTCCGACTTTCAACGGTGCGGCAATGGGTTCAGCGGCTATTACAGGCGTTGCAGATCCTTCAAACGCACAAGATGCCGCTACTAAGGCATACGTTGACGCGGCTACGGCTGGTCAAGATACACTTGCTGAAATGTCTGACACTAACATCACAACTCCAGCTGATGGTTCTATGTTATTATATGACACAGGAAACTCAAAATGGATTGACAATGTAATGTCAGGTGATGCTACTATGACTGATGGTGGTGTTATTACTTTAACAGACGGAAACTCTACAAGAACTAATTTAGGTCTTGCTATTGGTTCTGATGTACAGGCATATGACGCTCAATTGGCTGACGTGGCTGGCTTGGCTGTTACTGATGGTGGTTTCATTGTTGGTAATGGTTCTAACTTCGTATTAGAAACAGGCGCAACTGTTAGAACATCTTTAGGTTTAGGTTCAATTGCAACTCAAGCCGCTGATGCAGTAGCAGTAACAGGTGGTTCAATTACTGGAATCACTACATTTACTACAGGTACTTTAGGTTCTACAGCTACTTTCACTGGCGACGGTGAATTTACTGGTAACTTAACAGTTGGTGGTAACTTAACAGTTTCAGGTTCTAAAATTACTTTAGACGTTGGAACTGTGTCTTCAGAAGACAAATACATCCAAGTTAACTCTGGTGCAACTTCGCAAGAAACAGGTTTAGCAGGTGGTTTAGAAGTTAAAAGATCTTCTACTGCTGACACTAACCAATTTGCTTTCATTTCATTTGATGATTCAATTGACACATGGGCATTTAAAACTGGTTCGGCTAACCAAGCATCTACATCAGACGCAACTGTACGTTTTGGTACAGTTTCAGCTGGTACTTGGAATGGTACTGCAATTAGCAGAACATACGGTGGATTCGGCGCTTCAACTGCCGGTCACGGTAACAACTCACTTGTTGAAGCAGACGGTGGCGAGATCACTGTAGGCTCTTCAGGTCAATACTTAAGATCAGACGGTACTAACTATGCGGCATCTGCCTTACAGGCAAGTGACTTAAACGGTACTGTAGCTGTTAACCAAGGTGGTACTGGTATTACTGCTTTAGGATCAGCGAACAAATTCTTAGGTTCAACTGGTTCAGCTAACCAATATGACTACATCGGCGCTATCAGAGATACATCTGGTGTTGTTGGTTTAGAAATTAATGGTGCTTTAACAGATAATATCAAATTAAGATTGTCAAATACTTCATCTAACGTAACACTTCAAGCTATCGACCCTGATAACGGTTCAGCTGACATCGACCTAGTTCTTAAAGGACAAGGCGACGGTGTTGTTGTAATTTCTGAATCAGCTGGTGGTAACTCACTTGTTATGGCGGACGACAATATGGACTTAACTATCTCAGGTGGTGCGGCGAGCGGTGCTCATGCTGGTGACTCTGTTATCAAAGGTGGTAACGGTACTGGTGCGTACAATTCAGGTGACGTTAAAATCCAAGGTGGTACTGGTGGTGCGGCTGAAGGTAAAGTTAAAATTTTAGACTCATCTTCAAACGAAGTTGCATTGTTCGAAAGAACTGCTTCTGCTGTTAATGAATTATCATTCACTAACGCGGCGGCTTCAGGTGCTCCAACTATTTCATCAACTGGTGATGACACTCATATTAACATCGCATTATCTCCAAAAGGTAATGGTGTTGTTACAGTTCCAGCGAACTATGAGTCATTAACTATTACTGATGACACTCTTGTTACTAAAGCATGGGTGAATGCTAACGTAGTTACTTCAACTGATGACCTGACTCTTAGAGCGGCTATCACTACAGGTGCAACTACAGGTGCAATTGGTACAATGCCAAATGCAGGTTCAACAACTTATTACGTATCTAAAGTAATCGTATACGTTTCAACTGCTTTCTCAGGAAACTCAGTTGATCACGTTACTTTATCAGATGGTACTACAACTTGGGTAGCTGATGCTGACGCTGATGTTTCTACAGCTGGTACTTACGTAATTGATGTTCCTTTTGCTACAGCAACGGCTGGCGGCGCTACTTTCACTTTATCTTACAGAGATGCAAGTGCAAATTTAGTTGCTCCAACAGGTGGTGCTGGTATTGTTACTGTTGAATACAAAGCATTAACTTAATAGGTTAGTATAGAGCTAACTTGTTAAGCTCAAACACTAATTAATAATTGAACCCGGGTCTAGAAATAGGCCCGGGTTTTTTGTTGATTATTTTTTATCTACGAATGAATATAATTCATTAGCACAATCAAGTATTTCTTTAGTACTAGGAAATACTGGAGCATCTTTTGTTGAAAGTATAACTCCTGTTTCAGGATGTCGTGTTACAGACATTTCCCAAGTTTGATATGCTCTATTATATTTTTCTTGAAGTAATCCCTGAGCTTGACCTAAGATGTCAGCACGGATTTCGTATGCGTTTTTATTTGTAGACATAATATCCTCCTTTGTGTATGTTTGTGTGTATCTAATCTACAGTTCATTATAGCATTTATAGTTTTAAAAGTCTATATTTAATATAGAATTCTATAGTTTTAACATAGGTGCCTATACCTGTAAATAATAGTAGGCTCTATAGTTCAATGGTAGAACGCAACTTTCAGGTGGTTGAAATTCGGGTTCAATCCCCGGTAGAGCTACCAAACATTCATTTAGTTTTAATGTTTGTATAGAGTTCTATAAATAATGCACACAAGGGAAAACACGACTCGCGTCAGATAGTTTTCCGATTCCAATAAATGGTCTAAACATTATTTTACTCATATTGCAAAAAGACAAGAGGGGCTTTGCCCCCTTGTCTTTAGTTTAAATGCGTCTGTAATGGTGTCTTAATCCGCTTTTAAGCCGTCTGTGTCCGCTTTTTTATCGTTTATAGTGTCAAAGTGCTACTGTGAAATTCGCCCTAATATTGAACACATTTTTTCAGCTGAATACCCACGTGCTTTATCATAATAGGCCAATAAATCTTGGGTGTTTTTGTAGGTGTACGTTGTTTTACGTTTTTTAATTAGTTCTATAAAGTCAGATACAAAACTATATTTTGTAGCTTCAAAAGGCGATCCTGCTGATCTAATTAATAAAAGAACTTCATTAATAACTTCTTCTTTTATATCATCTGGAAGTATAGCCAAGTCTAATGGTTTAGGCCACATTACTAATACAGGAATAAATTCATCAAAGTTATTTTCTTCTGTGTATCTAATTAAATCAGGAAGTTGATCTAAATTTAATAATTGTATTGCTGATGTTAATACTGAACTAATATTATTAAAACCTTTTTCTTTAATTAATCTGTTAAACTTATATTGATTATTAAAAACTTTATTCCAAGTTGCAGGCCATCTAATATATTCAAATGTACTACCCATTCCATCTGTAGACCAATGCACTTCAAATTTTTGAAACTTATTCATTATGTCTATCATCTTTGTTAAGTCAGTTGTACCATTTGTTACCATCATTATAGAAATGTTTCTTGCATATTTTGTTTCAGATAATCTTTTAATAAATTCTCTAAAGCCTTCTAATAATGTAGGCTCACCTCCTGTAAATTTTATTTTTTGTATAGTATGAGCTGTACCTAATAATTCATTTAATTGCTTTTCATGGAAGTTAGTATTATGAGCATCATCTGGAATATGTTTTTTTAAATGTAAAGGAACTTTATGTTGCTCTTTTTCTTTAACGTGTAAAGATGAACTATGTCCATCACACATAATACAAGCAAGATTACATTTGTTACCAAACTTTATATCTAATGTTCTTAATTCTAAATGTTTATCTTTTTTAATTTTATTTAAAAAATCTGGATCAATATCTTCATAACGTTTTGTAATAGAATATCTTTTACTCATATTGTATGCACCAGACTGTTCATATTGATAACATCTAGTACAAGACTTAACTGGTTTATTATCTAACATTTTTTGTCTAATGTCATTTAATACTTTACTGTTTTTCCAATTATTAATAAATGAATCTTTATATAAATCTGCTTCAACAGTTTCTGAATAACAACATAACATTGAATGGCCTTGTGCTGAATTGGCTATTTCAGTAAATGGTAAAGCACAAAAATACTTGCCATGATCATTTAAAAACTTTTCATATTCTCTACTCATTTAGTTCTGCCCCAATGACAGGTGTTAATCCTTTTACTGCTTTATTAAACATAGCTTCTGTCATATCGTTATGTTTTGATTTTTGTACACATAATCCACAGCCACATATTTTATTTGGACAAGTTATTACAGGCATTTTACCTGTTGCTAATTGTTTTTCTAATCTTAATAATACTTTTTCACTTTCTGATATCTTACCAATAGGCCCACGTTTACCACCAAAATTTGCACGACAAGTTTGATGGTGTAGTATATTATCATATTCTTGTTCAATATGTAACCAATTCCAATTAATTAAGCAAGACCAATCTTTGTATTCTGTTGAACACGCAAACACACTTGGATTCCATTTATCAGTATCAAGTTCTTTATTATTGTTATTATAATGATCATCAGTTAATGTATAAAATGTTCTTTGCCCACAGCAAGGTCTTCCTAAACTTTTTCTACCTTCATCTTTTTTAGGTTCAACTTTTGCTTTTTGTTTTTGTACTTTTTCTTGATCATCTTTATATTCATATTCAGCATCATTGTTTTCATCTATTTTTTTAGGTTGCTTTTGATTATTTTCTTTTTTATTTCTAATTGCCCAAAACTCTCTAAACCATTTATGTTGTTCTGGAGTATATCTATGATTGTACTTGTCATTTTCATAGCTCTCTCCAATAATTCTTGGTACAAATTTTACATTATCTCTTGTAAACTTTCCAACTAAATCAATACATTCATTAAAGTATTCTTCTTTAGCATGAAACATTAAATTAACTTTGTGTCTAACATTTGAATCTTTTAATTGATAAATTCTATCTATTACTTTATTTTTTATTTTTTGATCTGCTTCACAATGATAACTTACTGTTACACTATCAACATTATCAATTAATTTTGTACAATATTTTTCTGACATGGCACCATTAGTTGTTACATCAACTATTACATCATCATCATTTTGATTGTGTATGTATTCACACATATCTAAAAAGTTTGGATTGTTAGTTGGCTCACCGCCTGTAAAACCAATGTTCCACTTACGTTTGTAAGTCATATATGATTGTAAAAGTTTTTTATAATCAAAAACAAACTTACTTGTTTTAATTAATGTTTCTAAACTTGCGTGAGGTGAAGTATTATTATGTCTATGTGAAGGACAATATGTACAATCAAAATTACATCTTAAACCTAAATCCCAAGTTACTTCAAATGAGTAAGGATTTTTTATATTATTATCTATTGCAATTATCTCTGACATTAATATCTATTAAACGCCCAATATCTTTCATGACACCACCAACAATCTTCACAAGGTGTAAGGTAACCATTTGTTTGTTCAAATGTTCCTTCACATGACCAAGTCAACGGAAATAAATTGCTCATTAAGTTTTCTTGTTTGTAAATGTCAGCAATAAATTTTTTATCTGTATTAAAAAAAGGTCTATGAGAAGAACCATCACTAGTAACTAGTTCATGATTAACTTTTGGATCTCGTCTATTTTTTTGATCAGTATCATAAGGCATTTCCCCTTTCGGTGGGTTAGATGTTATACCATCATATAAGACATCCCACACGCCTGTTTCTTCATTTTGTTTATTTCTATCTTGAAACTCTTTCCATTCAGTTTGATTTACATCTTTTAAATCTGGATAATAAACTAAATGAGGTAACATATTTCTAAAATTAAGTATTTCAGTAATTTTATTAATAACATGGGTTGCTTTTATAGGATTCCATGGACGTTGTCTTCTAACTGACATTGGTTGTATCTTTACATCTAAATTATTTCTTATTACTTCTTTACAAAGTAAGTAAAGTAAAGCACTAGAGTCTGCTCCACCAGAACACCATATTCCTAGAGTCTTAACCTTGCGTCCATTATTGACAACACTTGGAATTATGATTTCAACTGATTCTGTTTTATCAATATTATAATATTTTGCCGATACTTCTGTTAGTATTTCAAATGTCATATTATTACCCTGTTATATGTATATTTATTTGTAGTTTTTAATTACATTTTCTGAGTAGTCATTCAATGCACTTCTATCGTATCCACCGTCAACATTTGTATCAATTAATGAATGCATTATGAAGTCTGCCATTATATTATGTTTTTCTTGTGTGTTAAAATGATTTTCACATGACTCAATGTCTTCTATAGAGCACCCGTCCATAGTTGCAATGCTCATACAACTTGGTCTTATTTCTAAACCATTTTCCCAAGTATGCAAATATTTTATATTATCAGGATGATAGTCAGTAACATTATGCCCATAAGACCATAAGTGAATTATTTTTCTGTCGGTTGGAATTTTACTCAAAACAGTTTGATCAAACCAAAACAAACAAGATTGATATTCAGCTATTTCTTTTTTATCATCTTGAATATATTTAAAATATTTTTCACTTGCATCTACATATTCATCTTTAACTTTACCTTTTTTCCACCATACTTTTTTTGGATCAGGGTTTAAATGAATACCATCTTTGTTATAAATTCTAGCACTAGAAGTCCAGCAAAATATTAATATATCTGGAACATTAATAATACCTTCTTCGTTTGGTTTTAATGTAAATTGATTTAATGGAATATCCCAATATGATGTTCCACCTTGCCCAGAATGAACAATGTCTAGATTAAATTTTTCTGCAACAATGTGAGGCCAAGTTTTGAGATCACCTTTTTTTTCTTTCCAAACTTCTACAAAGCTATCTCCGTATAGGCCAATTTTAATATGACTCATACTTATATTTATTTTAAGTTTTGTATACTTCGTGAACGTAATTGTAGATGTCTTCCCAATTGTTAACTTTTTTAACTTTTGGATTTGAATATTGTACGTTGTACGGATGGTTCATTAATATAGGATGAAGATTTTGCTTTAATGCTGTTTCAATATTAATGATTCTATCATCAATGAAAAGTAAATTATTATTTTTAAACTCTTCTAATGCTTCAGATTTATCAGCACCTGCTGGTAAACATTTAACATCAATAAAAGTTTCCACATCAAAATAATCTTCAAGGTTTAAGTAGCGATAGTATTGTGCAATAGGTTTATCACTTAAAGAAGTAATAGCAATAAATTTAAAGCCTTCTTCTTTAAGTTTAGGAATCCATATCTCTGCTTCACGTAAAGGTTCTAAAATTGAACACGCCATTGACGAATTAAATTCTTCTCTCTTTATCATTCCTTCTTGAAATGCTATTCCAAACTCGTTATGTATCTCTGCATCATGATGTATTACACCTGTTGATGAATAGCCTTGAAGTTCCATCCATTTAACAAATGCTGTATGCCAATCAAATACAACGCCGTCAATGTCAGTTAAGATAATTTTTTCCACGATATAATACCTCTCTCTGTATAATATTTAATGTGAATGAGATGTATATTATCTGCAGGATAATTGAAATTAAAAATATCTTTCTTTAAGTATTAAGAAAACCATTTATAACATATTTTTATGGAGGTCTGTGTGGGATAATTACATACACCTACTAGGCAAAAAGAGTTCATTAAATTGAAGCTCATATATAGTTAGGTTTATTATTAGTAAGTTAGCTACGATAATCGTTTAAAAATGCTTATAAATTTACTTACATTATAAACAATAATAACCTATAATGTTAGAGGCTAGACGACTTATAATAGTTTAAAAATGTCTTTTATAATGCCTCATTAGAGAGAACCTTAGATGTTCTCATTTTAGGAAGCCACAGTTTGCTTCCATTTAGGAAGACTTAGATTCTTCCATTTCGTAGACATTTGGTCTACACCGAAGGTGTACTAAAGTACTTAAAATGGCCTTCTTGCAGTTATACCTCGGCCGTCGATGACATAAGCCCGAGGTTTTTGCATATAATACGCAACAATTTAACAAATATGGTTAAATAACTTTAAGGAACCTAAATAATATGGCTCGTAAAAAGCAAACCTACACTATCGGTGACATTCCTAAAGCAAAAGAAGTGAAGAAAGTAACTCACACTATTCCTTCAACGCCTAAAAAATCATCTAAGCCAAAGAAAACAACTAAAATTAATAAGAAGATATCTAAAAGAGAAAAATTTCACGATTACCAGCAGGAAGAATCTAAAGGCATTGTAATGAACAATGCGTTTGCAGAAGCCTTTGCAAAAGCTGGGATAACAAAAGAAAGTTTTAATAAAAAGTAATTACTTTTTAGGTTTAAACTGAGTAAGTTTAGTTACTTTACCTTTTGCAACATCAACTGATCTACTAACTTTACTACCAACACCTTTAACACCGTCTACTGCTTTAGACGTAATGCCTTTAGCACCGTCAGTAATTTTAGATCCCGCTTTCTTAATAGGGTCTGTAATTTTTTTAAATAAGTTTTTCATAATGTACTATTTATCTAGATTTTCTACTATTACAGGTAGTACAGGATAATTATCTTCTACTGTACGTTCTTCTTCAGTAGTTATTGCCTTAGGCATAACAAATGTCTTTTGAATGCTTATATCTGGCATATCATTGAAGCTATTGCCCGAAATACTTACTTTAGTACCACTACAAGCTGTTAATAACAGCAATACTAATATAATTATAACTAACCAAAATACTCTCATGTAGAAGTTTTACCGCTAAATCCTTTAGCTACTTTACCCTTATTAGGACCTTTTTTGATAACATAACTTTGTGTACCATGCCCACCAATTTCAACTTCTTTACGTAAAGTCCTATGAAGTACTTTTTCTTTATTCTTTTTTTGAAGATTCTTACTATGTGCTTCTAATCCTTTAGTATCTCTCATAACTAATCCTTTTTAGAAAATATATCGCCGTACTTGGATCTAAAAGATGCAACACGACCTTTTTCTTTAACACGTTTTGCTTTGCCTGGATTCCATGCTGGATGATCTGTTGGATCGGTTTCTAGTTTCATTACATCACCTTCTTTACCCCATGTTGATTTTGTTTTAAAGGTAGTACCATCAGTTCGTTGAACGATGATCATATGGTAGTCAGGATGTGTACCGTCTTTTTTCATATTACTCCAATATCAATTTATTAATGGACCATGATCCATCAATGTTTTGCTCTAGCTCTGCTTTAGATCTGATACATTTATATTGTATCTGATTTTTGGCTTGTCTTTCGGCTACTCTCTTGCCTTTTAAACATTCGGACATAGAGTCTTGTATTCTATGTTCCTTAATCTCATGATTAACAAACATTAAAAGAGCTATAACTGTTTCGATCATTTATTATCTCCATTAGCAAAATCTCTCTGCTTATCTTTTAACTTCTCAATATCTGTTGCCATCTTTTCAACTTGTTTAGTTAAGAAGTCAATGTTAACTTTGTTAGTCATATTTGATTCTAGAATCTTTTCCATTTTTTCCACAGATTTATATAAGTCTTCAACTAACATAAAAAGTTCTGCTTCACCAGATGATTTACCTAACTCACCACGTGGATATTTGATTCTAAATTCTGTATTTTGTTCTAAATCTTTTTCAATTAAAGTTAATTTTGTGCTATGCTGATTAAGTTGTTCAGTAACACCAAAGTAAGCCCAAACTCCAATACATACGGCACCAATTATGGCAATCATATTACGGATTGGCATACTAATAGAAGTGTTATCTGATACATCTAATCGTTTCATAGCGATTAGTATTTATTTGATTGCTACATGAATAAAGGTGAGAAGAAAAACAGGTCATACAACCAATATGCTAGTATTCCGTATACTAGACCTTTTATGAAAGAAACCCAAGCTAATCCATACCAGCTCATACCAGTTATTTTCATGAATTTCTCACACATCTTTTTATGCCAGTTAATCATACTAATATTTATTTGATAAGTATACGTATATGTTAGAAGATTATCGTAAATTATGGGAAAGTCAAATAGATGAATTAAATAAATCTGAGTCTCCCATTCCAAGATTATTAGCAAATAGATTTACTAGTAAAAGATTTGATACAACACCTGTACCTGAAAAGCATATGAAAGAAATAATGGATTCCATACAATGGACACCATGCAAAGGGGCTGTTCAAACATTTAAAGTTTGGGCAATAACAGATAGTTCTGAGGGCAAAGATCTTAAGCAAACAATATATAAAGAAGTTGCTACAACGTCACCATTAAAAGCAAAAGAACTATTAGGCGAAGTAACTAATCCACAAGTACTTGCTCCGTTAGTATTAGTATTTTGGTCATATAGATATGGTGAAGAAGATGGTTATACAGGTTATGATATAGAGCAAAAAGAAATAATTGAAGGTCAACTAAACAGCAATTATGATGGACATAATACTGATCCAATTGCAATGGCGGCAATGAATGCTATACTAACTGCTGAATCATTAGGGCTTAATACTGCTTATTGTAAATGCTTTAATGAGCATGGATCAAAAAAGTTATTAGCTGGTAATAAAGATAAAAACTATAAACAATTAGAACTAATGGTAGGTATTGGTTACAACAGTATAGAAACTGCACAAAATAGAAAATGTTTTAATATTGGTAATGCTAATGCAAAAACAAGAACAGATTTATTTACTATAGTGTAACGCCAGGCGCTTCAGCAATATTTTGATAATCAACTAAATCATAAAACTCATCTTTAGTTAATAAAACACCCATTTCTTTTAATTCTTCCCAATTGTCATTTAAATGACTTAATAAATGATCACGTTGTTCATGAACACCTTGCTCTACATCTTGATCCCATTCATTTATTTCATAGATAGAATCTAGTCGCTCATCTATTTCAAGTATTTTTGCTACAATCAAATGACTTTGGTTAATTAATTCCCGGTATTTTTTATGATCCAGTTTTAGTTTTATTATTAATTCATCATATTTTCTTTTCATAAAAGTATTTAGCATAGAAAATGACGTATTTTCTCATTGACATCGTCCAATAATTCAGCTATTATTTTATTATGTTTATAGATAATGAAAAAGAAAATACTGAATTAATTTATGATGAATACATGACCTTCACATTTAATTTAATTAAAGAAGGAACTGATCCTCTACAATGTGCTGGAGTAATGATGGCTCAAGCATTAATGCATTATAAATCAGCATTAAGCCATGATGAGTATAATAAAATGGTTGAATTAATGTATGACTCTAAAGATTCTGTAAAGCAATTTCCAAAGCCAAAGTTGAATTAAAAGTTAAATAATTTACGATTAACTGAATTATTGTTAATAATTAAATTATTTTTATTATATTTTAGTTCATTATTTTTATCTAAGTTAAATGTTTTAGATATAAGATCCCAATCTTCCCAAAATAATTTTTTATTTTTAATTAATTTTATCTTTTCGTCAGTTGAATTAAACATTTTTCTTGCAGTACCTTTACCAGGAACAATAGGGTTGTCTCCACCTCCTTGATAATATTGATCCCCTAGTAATATTTTTGCATCAGATTGACTATAATCTCCTTTTAAATCTTCATAAAATGCAATATGATTTATTGTTAAAGGATAAAAATGTAATAATGAATAATCAATTGTTAATTCTTTAATAAAATCAATAGCCATTTTGTGATTATAATCTATTTCACCTGTTTTTAATAAGTCTTTTATTATTTCTTTATTCAAATCACACAAAATACCTCTACTAATACTTTTCTTATCTTTTCCTTTTCCTAGTATATCCCAATGCTTTCCACCTTCTGGTAGCAATATTTGAGTATGCACTAAAAAGGATAAAAATACTTCAAATATATTCTTTCTAATTAATAATATAGTATGATAATACTCTTTTTTTAATTTTCTATCTAGATATGGTAATGCTTTGTAAAAATCAACAGCCATTTGCGGACTACTTATAATAACATTATGCTCATCTTTTATTTTAGCTTTTTCATATAGGTTATAATTCGTCAATTTTGATCTATAATAATTTCTCATATTAATAGGCTTATATCCTCGCGGTGCTTTATATTCAGCTATTAAATCACTACCGTAGGTACTCCCATTGTGACTTAACCCTATAAAAATGATATCTTTATCTTTGCTCATTGTATATGTATTTAACTACCATTGAATTAACTTGACTTTTCCGCAGAAAACTGCTATAAATATAGAGTATGGAAAAGAAAATAAAGAAATTATTATCAAACAGCATGGCTACAGGAATAGCTATTGTAGTATTAATTGTGTGCTTATGTATTATAATTAGCAATAATTCTCTCGAGAAAAGATCATTATTAGCTAATATAGAAGTATTACAACTAGAAGTCGTATCCTTAGAAAAAGATCGTAAAACTCTAGTAGATCATATAACTGAGATGGAAGATGAGCGTCAAATATACCTTGCAACACTACAAGATATGAAGGCTTACAATGCTAAACTAGAAGCAAAAATTAAGAATTTAGAAACTGATATTACTACTGCTGAGTTTATGATTAATGATTTAGAACAGAGTCTAGCTGACTTAAACAGCAAAATAGAAGCCCAACCTTTAGATTAATTAACATTAATTTTAACCCATACCCAAGGTCTCTTTAAATAGTGTATAGCAGGGAGGGAGCTATGGCACGTAAGAAGAACCGTTGGAATCAATGGCGTAAAAAAGCCCCCAAAGTACCTGATAATACCTGTCCTTTGATAGATGATATACTCACAGATCTCGAGAAGATCATGGAAGCAAACCCTATATTTGATGAGAAGAAATTCAAGCGAGTTGAGAAGAAATTAGAGCGTCTAAGAAGTCAAAATGAAGCCCTAAGAAACAGCGGAATTTACTGGTATGAAAAGTGTAAAGATCACTTAAAAGAGATAAAACCAGATAATTTCGAAGATATTAAGAAGATATACAAAAAAATAAAACCATTTTTTATGGCGTCATAAAGCACGATTACACTACATGATACACTATACGACATACTAGTGAATAGTAAAAGAATTGTACTATCTGTGCGTATGAGCACACCCTTGAAAGAAGGGTACCCAAAAAGAGAAACCGCGTCTCGGATCACCGGGGAATCACCACCGAAAAAGTAATTAGTATATGTATATCCACGGTCCTCTTAACCGTTAAAAACAGGGTAACCACCATTGATCTATGCTTCCCCATCATGGCCTATATTGTCGCAATTGCGGAGCGGTCTGTCTTTGAACAATGACCTTCGGTCATTATCTCCGATCACCCGAAGCACTTATGCTAACGGCTAGTCGCACGTTAGCATGGCGTAGCTTTGGCTGGGTCGTCTTTGATCAATTGCTCCCTGAATATGTGATCACCATGCTGTATATCGGAGCGACAGCTTCGCGACCTGTTAGCTCTAGGGTGTCGCTAACAGTCAGTCTTAGATAGATATACAGCTATATGGTAGAGACCCCGCTGTAAACCATAGGGACCCCGCTGTAACATATACAGACCCCGCTGTGCGGTCTGATGGATTAGTCAGGAATGTAGCTGTGCCGGGACTAGATCTAGTCATTAGCTCCTGATCTCCAGCTTTAGCTCCGGGACTATATGTTGTGGTGGCCTCGATCTATGCCTCTCATGCGTAGATTTATTCCGGGACTATATATAGTGGTTTTAATTAGACTAATTTTTATTGACTCATTATCGATAATATGCTATATTAAATATACAACATGGGTCGCCCGGGACACGTATTCCTTACCGTATGGGGTCGGGCGGTCAAGTCGATCAAGCGTACGATCCGGCGATCAGCGTATGACGAGAAACAATGATGGAGCCCAGAGATAATAGTAGCTGTATGACGGGGGACGGTAGGGTGATACAGCTACACCTTCAAAGAGGCTCAAAGCACTCAAAGAGCTTCAAAGACACTCAAAGGACTCAAAGGCGCTCAAAGGGGCTCAAAGGGCCTCAAAGGCGGGGCGAGGTTCAAAGAGGCCAGATGGCCCCTCCGGGGCCTATATTGAGATTTAGTCTTGAGATGTTGCAAAAATACAACACATTTTGAGATGTTGTAGAAATACAACAGGTGTTGTATAAAAGCCACAAGTTACCGTAACTGCTGTAAACACATTTGGAACACAATTGGAACAAGATTTCAACACAATTGTTAATAGCTTATTGGCCACAATATGTTGTAGGGTGTGTGATAAACGCGACACAACATCTTGTATGAAAAAAGACTAATAATATCAATGGTTTAGCACGGTGAAGCTGTAGCTGTGCTATATGTAGTCAGGACCTGACTAGATATTGTGCCATGGTAAAATGGTCAGAGTTCGGCCCAACCTTTGAGTAACAGTCTATTTCTTTCTAAATTTTCTCTGCTCTAGTTAATTTTCGACTGGAGTTAATATTATAATAGCATAGGTTTCTATATTGTCAAGAGGTTAATTTAAATATTTTTGGTTGACACATTGCGTAACCGTGCTACAATAAAGAATGAGCCTGTTGTAATGAATCGATAGGTATACTTAGATGAAGCAGGCTCATTTAAATAGAAAGGAAATATGTCAAATATAAGAATAGCTTACTACAGTCACAGCGAAACACCTATATCAACACTTACTAATTGTCCAGGAGATGATTTAGTTAAGGTAGCTAGAATGTTAGAAACAACTGCGCCAACGTGGGAAGATGCTAAGAAGTATGTACACTTAACGCAACACACGTTGCAAGAACACTATGGTGTAGATGGTTATGGTGATCCTTTATGTACTAGAATAAGTGGTGTAAAGAATAAAGAAAACTTAATTGGTTTGTTTATTCATATGAGATCTAAATGGCACTTTAGTGATAATGGTATTGATTGGATCCCAACTGAAGAAGAATTTCCAGTCGATTCTACCGAGCCTTATAAAGTTGTTAACGGATTTGTTAACGTTTAATTTAAATTAAAGAAATAAAAAAGCCCCAATACTTTTAGTAAAGGGGCTTTCTCTTGTTTAACACAACGTTACAATTGTACGTAACGTGCTCTACGCAACTTTAGTTGCTGTAAACTTTACTAGTTCCGAGGCACAATGTTGCCAAAAGTCTCCATCCAAGTTAACATCATAATTTACTGTTTCCTCAGCCTGCATTCCCTGTTCGCTATATTCGAAGTCTAAATACTTCTCTAATAGCTTTCTATTAAAGTTACATTCTTCTTCCATGTACTTTAATAAATTTTCTGTAAACCCATCGTCCGTATAAATTAAGCCATCGCTTTCTTTACTCGGGTTCCTATTAATTAATGCAGAGGGATCGTCAACTCCATCATACCATGTGCCGTCTTTTCCGCTTCCGTCATAGTATGCATTACCCGTAAGTCCGCCACTCCAATATATGTCATCAGCATTCATTGTACTCCAATCTTTTTTGTCGTACATTTGTCTGCTGTGTTGCGCCATTAAAACGAGATTGCTAACTTTTACTCCTTTAACTACTCCCTTACTCCATATACTATCTCCGCTAGTCCAAATACGTTTGTTAACGTTTACATCAAATCGTAACGTTTCATCGTCTTTATCGTATTCGTAATTAACGTTAGCATTCTGCAAAAATTTAATGCCTGCTTGTACTTCTGCTAATGTATACTTTGCCATTTGTTTCCTTTCTGTTATTGTTTAACTATAGCATATTTTCCTGTTTTGTCAAGTCTTTATGCTATTAATTTAATGTTAGTAACAAACCTAAAACTATTACTAATATTATAAATGTTTTTTTATAGTACATAATTTACTATAACATACGTATTGTAACTGTATAGTGTAATGTTGACTGCTTAATTACACTTATATTTTTACTAGCTTTTACTATGTCCAATAGCTTTAGCCTTTTAACTTCCTCTTCGTCGTTGTCGTAAATTTTTACTGTAGGTTCGAATAGCTTATCCAAACTTTCTTTAACTTTTTTCATTACTGCTCCTTTTATTACTGTAACTACTGTAACATACATTGCTTGTTTGTCAAGTACTAAGGGGCCGCGTAAGTCATTGAAATCATTACATTTTTTTGGCGTGTTTAGACTAAAATAATGGTTGACATTATAGGTTTCTATGCTAATATAATATTAATGTTTAACACTAAACGAAAGGACAAATATGCCAAATTGGTGTAATAATAATATAATAATAAAAGGCCCAAAGAAAAAGATAAAGGATCTAGAAGCGGCGGCTAAAGAAGGACAATTTTGTAATTGGTTAGTTGCTATGCCGAAGGTTTTAGAAGATACAACTGCTGACGGGACTGAAAAACCTAAACTTAAAAAAGCAACAGGTTTTAGTGATTGGTACGATTGGCGAGTTGCCAATTGGGGAACCAAATGGGATGTAGATGCTTACGAAGGTTCAATAAAAATCAAAGAAGAACTATTAGGCAAAGACAATGGTAAAGCAGAGTTATCATTTGGCTTTGATAGTGCTTGGGCACCTCCATTAGAAGCAATAGCAACTTACCTAGAGAAGAACGATGATGTTTCTATGAAACTATGGTATTATGAACCAGGTTGCGACTTTGGTGGAGTTTGGGAAGACTTTAACGATGATTGTTGGCAAATATCAGAAGTTCAAGATAGTTTTTTAATTAACGATCCTGTAGGTAGAGAGTTTAACGATTACTTTGGACTATTAGAATCTAGGGAAGAGTGGAGAGCTGATGAGGAAAATGATCCTAAGTCAGTTGCTAAATGGAAGGCAGTTCAAGGTGCAGAATAAGGTCGCAAACGATAATTTACCTATTGACTATAAAGACTGCGATAGTAATACGGAAGTGATTGTTGATAAGAACGGTCACTTCCTAACGCATTATGTATTAGCCGAAAGATTACTGCAAGTTGAGTATGCATCTATAAGAGATCAATTACGCAACGAACCATCAAGCGATACTTTAACATATATTCTTGAAGGTGGCTTTAGAGGCTTTCACAAATACACAATGGAACAGCAACGAGATGAATGGTTAGATGGTGCAGAAGATAGATGGTATCAGCTGTACGCAGATAAAGAACTGCCATGGGAACCATATGAGGAGGATCCGATATGCAAAGTAAAATAACAAAAGCACCTTTGATGTTAAAAGGAATAAATGAATCTTTTAATAAAAAAGATAAAGAACTTATATCAGAAATGATTTGGGATAAGGTTAGAGAATTGCTTCCTGACTCTCCAGGTATTACTGGTATTAGTTATGAAATCAATGTACAAGTACAGGAGGAAGAATAATGGCTAAATGGAAAATCCATGTAGACCTAGATGCCGCTAGGGAAGAAGCAGAATATTTAGAGTCTTTAACAATTGAAGCCGATAATGAAGATGAAGCCTTAACAAAAGCAGATCAGATAGTTAAGTCAAATATGTATGGTGGACCTTATTATAATGTGGAGGAGGAGTAATGGCTAATAAAGATAAATTTTTGCTGAAGCCCAAAAATTTACTAGATAAATTTTTGCTGGATGATGACTCCGGGGTTAATTTAATGGATTTGTCAGTAGAAGAATTAAAGGATTACAAAGAAACAATTATTGAAAAGATTGAAAAATATCTTCCAGAACTTTGTGATGATATAGATGAAGTAATAGCAATAAAGAAAGAAGCCGAAGATAATTGGGATGGATCAAATTATCCAGCAATCAATCCATTAGGAGAAGATGTATAATGGCTTGGACTCAAGAAGAAGAAGAGAAGTATTTAAAGTCACCTTATAAGAAATACAGTATAGGTATACCTTATACAGTATGGGTCGATGTAGATGCAAAGGATCAAGACGAAGCGGTTGACTTGGCTTGTAATGCTGAATTTAGTGTGAACTTATATATTGGACAAAAGCAACATAGAAGAGTTCATGTAATTCCGGACGCAGAATTGCAAGAATATGTTGATCCTATGGTATGGTGTGAGGACGATGGGACTTATAAACCTACATAAACATTGGGAAAATTAATGGTTGACAACATAGAAATCTATGCTATTGTTAATAATAACAAGAAAGGAAAATATGTTTAAAACATTTTTTAATATATTAGCAACACTTTTAATTGCCGTTGGTTTAATTATGATGGCGGGTAGTGCTAACGATTGTGATGGCAAGTGTATGGAAACTGCTAATACAATTACAGAGATGCTTATGTATGCAGGCATTGGCTTAACTTTTATGATATGCGGAAGTGCAATTTTAATTTCAAATAAGAGGGAGGCGTAATGTCAACAAGAAGTTGGGTAGCGGTGCAAAGTGCAAGTCACGATAAAGAAGGCGGCGTATGTCAATTTGTTTATTCGCATTATGACGGATATCCAAGTGGGGTAGGTTTAACTTTATTACAACACTATAACGCAAAATCAAAAGCAAAACAATTAATAAGCGGCGGAGACATTTCAATTATTGATTGGCATGGGCAAGACATTTTATATTATGCAAAGCGAGGCAGTTGGAAAGATCCTAGAGGCGGAGACGATGAGCCGTGGGATCAAGTAAAACCTCGTTGGAAAAACAATAAGCAAAATTTGTTTAATGCTTTTAGAAGCGACGAAGGAATGATGATTGCTTATCTTTACATTTATGAAACAGACTTAAAATGGCATTGCTACAAGGTTGATTATGATACAAAAGATATTATAGAACTTGAGTTAGACAAAACACATTTATTAAAGTCTAGAAATAGTAATTACGACAACTACATTGAAGACAATGTAGAGATAGGTAAGGTAGCTTAATGAAAACTTTTAAATGTTTAGATTGCGGAATAGATATTCCTGCGTCAACAGATCATTCTACAGACGAACCTTATATGTTTGTTTGTAATGATTGTAGAGATGAAATAGGAAATGGTAAGCAATGGGATGCTAATGGCTTACCATATAACTTTACAGACAAATATCATGATGAGGTTGCATAATGGAACCGTATAAAATTAAATGGTGCGAATCTTGTCAGGAGTCAACAGAACATTTTGACGATAGGCAATATAATACAGAACCTGAGAAATGGAATTGTATGCAATGTATTGATAGACACGGTTCTAGCGATGCATTAGATAATGCTGAATATTTAGACGATTTAGATGAGGGCGAAGGTATATTGTACGACGAATATTAAGCAAAACTGCGGTTCATTTAGGGTCTTGACAGAATCCTATATTGTGCTATTATAATACTATAAAGGAAGGAACATTATGTCAAAAAAAGAATATAGCAAAGATAAGCCACACGCAGATATCGGCAAATCAAAATATAGAGTTAGACAACATTACAACGCATGGGTTGAATATGATGTTGTAGCGGATTCAAAAGAAGAAGCGGAAAGTGCCGTTTTAGAACACGGTGGTATTGAAAAAATAGAATGGCAAGAAGGTTATTACAAAGATGAACCTGTTGAAGTTTATTGCAACGATTATAATTGGGATAGCGATGCAGATAGAGAATATGAAAAGCATCCGTTCGTTAGAGAACAAAGAATAAAAAAGGTTGCAGAATGTATTCCATACGAAGATAGCGATAGTATAGATTATTCAGATCCAGATTGGTCTACAGATGAATATGAATGGAAAAAAGAAGAGATGGATACAGAAGCTGGTTATAACATTATAAAAGATAAGGCGGCGTTTTAATGGATAGAATGATTAGAAATATTGCAATAGCATTAATGGCTTTAATAATCGTTCTGTTCATTTTCGATCAGAAGGCTCATGCGGTAACATTAACTACACAAGCAAAACATATTTTAAAAAGTGAGTTAGCTAATCATGAAATTAATAATCCAGAACATATAAAGCAGGTAAAGTGTTTAGCAGAAAACATTTACTTTGAAGCAAGAGCTGAAAGTGATGTAGGTAAAGCGGCTGTTGGTAATGTAACCAAGAACAGAGTATTAGATAGTAGATGGCCATCAACTTATTGTGAAGTAGTGCATGAAGGACCTGTTAGAGAGTCTTGGAAGACTAGAGGTAAAGATGTTGCTCAAGAAGATAGAGTATTTTGGCCCATCAAACATAGATGTCAATTTAGTTGGTATTGCGATGGTAAGAAAGATGTTATATGGGCTAACTATGAAAAGACAGGACAAACAATTGAAGGCAATGCAAGAGCTTGGAGAGATTCAATCGAACTTGCAATTTATATTACTGGATATGGTAAAATGATTATAGACGATAATACACACGGAGCCGTGTTTTATTATAATCATAATTTAGTATATCCTAACTGGGCACCAACAAAAGAATATATTGGGGTAACAGGTAACCATACATTTATGAAATAATGGACGCGATAATATTATTTGTTATACCACCACTGTTAGGTTGGATAGTTTATTTGATAATAGAATTAAGGAGGAACGAAAAATGGAAACATACGAAAATATTCCACATGATGTTGATATTATATTACAACTTCAAATGGAACAAGAATGGGGAAAATGAAAAAAGAAAATAAAGAACTGCTAAAAGAGTTTTTACATTTCTGGCCACTTTCAATAGTAGTACCAGGAATGCTAATACTAATTCTGTTAGCTAATGTCTTTAATTGGGCATAAGCTGGCCAGAAACTTTTCGGTTGACAAATGGCCGATCTGTGTTACAATAAGGAAATAGTCAATTCGAATATCAGGAGGTATTAAATGGCTGATTCAAATACGAAGTACACTTTTGTACTAGAAGCAATAAGAGCCGATGGGAAGAAAGTAATGAGATTTACTAACAAACCAGATAACAGAGCTCAGGTTTTAATCAACAATGGTTATAAACCAAAAGATGAACACTCTAAAGTAGAGTTCATTAAAATGGATGCACCAATGACGAAGCATGAATACGCGGAATCATTAAAAAGTGCTCCGGCTGTAGCTGAAGCAACAGCATAAATTTAATTTAAGAAGCCCCTGAAATATGGGGCTTTTTTTATGGTTGACAATATAGAAATCTATGCTACTATATATTAATGAAAGGGAACAATATGTCAAAAGAAATGAAGAAGGGCGATAAGCCATACGGACATCCATTACCATTCGATTGTGTAGTGTTAGAAGATCCTGAAGTAATAGCGAATCCATATAGTGGTGAGAAGATAAAACTTCAACCAGATGCGGTTGCCGTTTATGATTCAATTAAAGGTGCTGAATTAATGGCACAAGGAATTGATGATGGAGGCCATCCTTTATGGAGACAAGTTAGAGCTGGATTGGATTGGTTTAGAAAACATTATGCAAAAGAATATATGGTGTTATTAGACTAATATGAGATACAACGATTATTCAGATATCAGAAAAGGGGACCGAGTTTATTATCACAATAGACAAGGTCAACTACACTATGGCAAGGCCGTTTTATACGGCCCTGCAGGGTGGGTATTAGATTGTGCTCATGGATCACAGGTTGTAGGACATAATAAAAACTATGCAGGTCATAAGCATAGCAAAGGTAGACGAGAAGACGATCATTTTGGGAAGTGGCTTAATAGCCCATCAAGTATATGAAAGAAACAATAATTTGGACAATTCTAGGTATAGTATCTGTAGTCTATATATTATGGACAACAGAAACCCTATGTATTATGGGTTTAACTTGCTGGGGATTTTAGGGGTTGACAGAATCCTATAATATGCTATTATAATAGTATGGAAGGAACAAAAACAATGATGCAAAAAATTAAACCCCTATTATGGATATTCTTTGGAGTATATTTCTTTGTATGGGGACTAGCAGGATGTAATAATGATGCTCGTGCAAATGAGAAGCATGACTTATTAAAAACGAATAACGGAATTAGTAGTAAAGATACTACAATTAAAGGTTGGAAGTTTAGAGCAAATAAACATTTAAAGAAACATATTAAAAAGGGAGACCTTTTATATACATATGATGTAGTTTATGCTAAAGATGGATTTCCAGTTAGATGGGGAGACACATCACAAAAATTTGAATTAAGAGGTTTACAATGTACATCAGGAGGTTCTGGGGATTGTAAAAGAGAGAATGGTGATTCAAGTTCTAGAATAGAAACTCCAGTTAAAGATTCTTACCATATGGGAAACAATTCCGAGTATTGGATTACTTGGTCTATATATGTTCCTGAAGATTATGTATTAATTCATAAAAAGTCTGGGTTAGGTCAATTCCACTCTAACCAAGGACCTATGCCATCACAATGGGAATTTAAATTATATAATGATTATAAGCAAAGTGGTTTCCAATTATGGAATTCTGTATCAGGGGATATAGAAAAAAGATATGATGCTTGTTTTGGTTCAAGCAATTCTTTATCTAAGATGTCTGACAAGAGTGCTAAATTTCATTGGTGTGAAAAACAATATTGGAAATATAATTTAATGTCTCTAGAAGAATTTTATTCACATAGAGGTAAATGGATTGACTTTATTGTAAATGTTAAATGGAGTAATAAAGATAAAGGACACTTTAAACTTTGGATTAATGGTAAACAAGTAGTTAACCATCAAGGTAAAACAATGCACGATTCAAAACAATATGGATCAAAGTTTAAAGCAACATTCACTTATGGTATGTACAACGATAATAAAAAAGGTATATGGGATGTCACAAAAGAAAGATTTGAACAGCCACTAACAATATATTGGGATGAAGTTTGGAGAATGAAGTCTTGTAAGAAACTAGACCTTGAAAGACTTGGATACTCATGTGATGCTTTAGACAATGGTGGTAAAGAACATCCAGACCTAATCCATGATAAGAGAAGTTAATTAGTATGTGTATTAAAATAAGAATTGGGTGCAAGAAGCCAATAGTCGACAGACTTAAAATGTATCAGAGAGGTTTAGCCGATGCGGTGAGTTTACTCTTTAAACAAACTCCATTGCGAAGTAGCAACGACCATGAACCACCGACTGTCTTGCTTGGGTGTATAAGAGCTGGGAAGCCAGGACACTTCGCAAACTTAGGTCGTTCACTAACTAGTCTTAGGAGCCGGGACTTCTTAAACAAAACAGGCTCCATATTACAAGGAGAGGCAATATGAAAAAAATATTACCAATAATTGCAATAGGCTTTTTATTAAGTGCCTGTAGTGCAACAACTGGTGCTATTACTAAAAAGGATGTCACGACGCTAGGCGGATGTGTTGCTGGTGGTGTTGCTGGATCTCAAGTAGGTAGTGGTAGTGGTAAGAAATGGGCGATCATCACAGGGACGGTTCTGGGATGTCACGGTGGCTCAATTCTAGGTAAGAAAATCGATCCTGACAACTAAAAGGTTGACAGATCACAGAAGTATGTTATATTAAAATATAAACAAAATAAACAAGAAGGGAACAAATGTCAACATACATTAAAATCGTAGACGGAACATACGGAAAGAAGGCCGGGAAACCTTTAAGTGTCAAGGGCACAATCTTTCCTATGCTAAAAGCATTTCAAACAGATAAACAGGGTGGCTTTGTCACAGTCGATGCAATGAAGGTTCCAAACTTTCCTGCAAGGACTATTAAAGTAAGATGTGAATCACCTAAGTCATATGAGTTTGTTAATGAATCAGATTTCGATAAAAGTATTAGACACATTGATGCTAATGTGCCAGGCGAAACTGAATCAGAAGCAATTGATAGAATAAGAGAAAGATTCGATATTCTAGATACTATGACGGAAGCAACTATGGAAGGAACGGTAAGAGCACTTATTGTTAGTGGCCCTCCAGGAGTTGGTAAATCATACGGTGTTGAAGAGAAGTTAAATGAAGCAAACATCTTCGATAAAATATCTGAAAGCAAACCTAAATGGGAAGTTGTCCGTGGGGCAATGAGTGCTATTGGTTTGTATCAAAAGTTGTTTAAGTTTAGTAATAGAGGGCACATATTAGTTTTAGATGATTGTGACTCTATCCTATTCGATGACGTTGCACTTAACATACTTAAGGCGGCGTTAGATAGTAGTAAGAAAAGATACATATCATGGAATACAGAATCAAGAGTATTGGCCAACGAAGGTGTGCCAGATAGGTTTGAATTCCAAGGTAGTGTTATCCTAATTACAAACATTAAGTTCAACTATGTTAAGTCCAAGAAGTTGCAAGATCACTTACAAGCGGTAATGTCAAGATGCCATTACTTAGACTTAACAATGGATAGTGTGCGTGATAGGATGTTGCGTTGCAAACAGATAATAGCAGATGGTGAAATGTTATCCCCATATAAATTTAGTGCTGAACAAGAGCAAAAACTAATAGACTTTATATGGGAGCATAGAGATTCACTAAATGAGATTAGTTTAAGAATGGTGACTAAGATTGCTGACTTAATGAAGATGAGTAATGATTGGGAGAAATTAGCCAGAGCAACTTGTATGAAGCGAGCAATGGCTCAGAATAGAGTTGCTTAAACTACACAGAATTGGTGCTTGTTCTGTTCCTTTCTAAAGCACCATGGGGGTAATTACTTAGGTTTTTGCCCCCAAAACTTTCCATAAAATAAGAGAAAATAAGGGGTTGACATAATAGAATCCTATGTTATATTAATACTATAAACACTTAACAAAAGGAACAAAATGAATAAAGTTCGTGGAATAGTCAACTCAGAAGATCCTAATATTCGTATACACAATGAAGGTATATCAGCGGCCAAGAAAGCGGCTAAAGAATATATGGATAAACACGGTGAGCCAATGTACTGTGGCTTTGCTTGGGTTAATATTAAACCTGGTACTAGCCAATTTGCTAGATCATTAAAGAAGCATAACCTTGTAGATACTACAAGTTACTATGGTGGTTATGATATATGGGATCCAGCAGGGTTCAATACACAATCAATGGATATAAAAGAAGTAGGTGCAGAGGCTTATGCTAATGTACTTGAGTCTTATGGTATTAATGCATCAATGATGTCAAGAGCTGATTAAGGAGGGCTATATGAGTAAACATAAGGTAATAGATCTAATTAAGCAAGTTAAGTCACTAACTACTAGAGATGACTTAATTGCTATATCTAATGCGGCACACACTAGATTAGATTGGGTTAATAGATGTAAGGCACAGGACTTTACTAGAGGTGATAGAGTATCATTTACATCTAGTAGATCAGGCCGTACAATGAAGGGTACTGTAAGGAAGGTTAATATCAAGTATGTTATAGTAGACATAGATGGTACTAGCATGAGCTACAGAGTACCTGGTTCATATTTGAAATTAGTAGCATAAGAGCTATACAGTAGTACTGTTGTATAGAGCTACAATACTAAAGGCCCTACGGGGCCTTTTTTTATGAAATTTATTTCGTAAAAGAAAAATAAAAAAATAAAATAATTTTCCCCTGGCCGACCATGTAAATATTCGCACCCTAAAATCGAGGAGACCTAGGCTATGACGGACGTTATATTTTTTGGGTAAAAAAGGAGAGGTGTAATATAAAGGGCGGTGCTAAAAAAATTGCAGTAAAAAATTTTTAGTTAAACATATAGAAATCTGTAATGTAGTATTTTTAATAGAAAACAACCCATATATCCAATATACCCCGCGGCAAGAACAATGATGAACTCAACAGAAACGACAGTAGATCAACTGTTATAAAGATTGTTGTCCCCCATTCTTATGAAGCAGTAAAGAACTGTGAACTCACAATGAGCTACACAATGAATCCACGATGAAGCATTGTGATGATGCTTAAAAATTAAAATGCTATAAAAAATAGCATTTATAACAATACCTCGCGGGAGAGGTATAACTTAATGGATCACTATGACGCTAAAATGGAAAACTGTGGTAACTGTTAAGGGCTCAACAATTATAGGTTTCTAACCTACAAATATCATGTAGCCAAATATAAACCACCATACAAGTGCTATTAAAATCAACACTATTGTTGCTATGTCATCACGCATAACACTATTTAAGCAGAGGCATTAACAAACAGGACACACGGGCTTTAAAATAGGATTAAAGGCTCTTATATACGTAGTACTAGCTATGCTTATGAACTGTACGCAAATATGCGTTAGGCCTGTTTGTAGCATACTGCTACGGTGAAGTGATTAGTCTACGGAGTGTAATAAACTGTAACAATCTTAATAGCTATTAGGCATGGTGGGGCATGGTGGTTGCTGTAGTTAAGAGTCTTCTGCGAGAGCTGGAAAAGGAACGTAAGTTCCGTTCCACTAGCGAGCAGATATATCCGTATGAACGAGCTATATTATATCCTTTTAATAAAGTTTATTAGATTTTGTAATTTTGGTCGCAAATACAAGCAAATACAATTATAACCGCCGCACATACAAACTATACAATATAAACCCCACATACACCGCAAATACAATATAATACTATATACCCCGCACATACAAAAAATCGCAAATACAAACTATGCAATATAAACACCCCTACAAAAAAATTTTCGCATACACATAAAATACAATATACGCCCCTTGCGTAAATACTATTATGGAACTGTTGATTAAAGCAATTATAGGTGGTATCATTATAGCTACAGTTAGTACTATCGGAGGACGTTATCCTACTGTAGGAGCATTTGTATTAGGTATACCATTAGCAACATTTGTTTCATTTATCTTTATGCACTATGCAGGTGTTGACATACAAACATTTAAACTCATTAGTATACAGACTGTATACTTTGTTCTAGTCAGCTTATTGTTCTTTCCGGTGTTCATATATATGATATCCACTCATGGCTTTTGGATATCAATGCTAGTTTCAGTACTAATTACAGGTACCTTAATGATGTGTTTATTCAAGTATATACAATAAATATTTGTATGGAATCGTATGTAATACAAGGTATATTAATTATAGTTGTAGTAGTTTTTGCTATGTACATGGGAATATACGTGTGGTAATGTTATGGAACTGTTTAAAATAGTCTTAGGACTGTTTGCACTTTTTATAATAATAGCATTTGCACTAGGTTACATTCATGGAACATTGATTTGGTTATAATATGAGTTTTGAAAAAACACATAATCAATTCCATAAAGTTTATATGCACAATGTTGATAATGGAAAGACTGATACGATTTATTTAGGTTACTATACTAAACGTCTAGCTTGGCAAGAATTTAAAGAATTAAGAGATTCAAACAAATGGACTTGTATAGTATTTGATGATATAACTAAAGAAGAATTTGATAAAAGAATAAAAAGGTATACACCATAATGTGGGAACTAATAGCAATACTATGTACGATTGAAGGTTGTCAAGTATTTCCTGATGACGAAGGACGTGTATTTGAAGATATGCGTAAATGTGAAGAGTATGCTGAATATAGATTTTATGATACTATGGAAGAAATAAAGTTACGTGAAGCAGAAGGTCGTATGCACAAACAGTACTATTTTGAAGTAGGCTGTGAAAAGTATGATATAAACATAGACTCATGAAATGGTCATTAAACAAACGTAGGATGTGGTATAAACTAACAGGCATACCTATTTGGCTACATACTCATTGCGTTAATAAAGAAACTGAACTACCATTGTTTAAAGATAAGTTTTGGGTAGAAGGTTGGAAATGCCAAGATTGTAATATGACTATTACAGAGCAAGATGAATTTAATAGAAAAGTACTTGGTGAATATACAATTAATACGTTAGATCCTAAAGCATTTATGTAGGTTGACAACATATTACAACTATAATACAATAATATGATAAGTATGTATTAACCAAGTATATAATGAAAGGCTTTATGACAGAAGAAGCAAATAAAATAGAAGTATTAGTAAAACAGTTAGGGCAACTAACAGTAGTAGAAGCAGGTCAACTTGCAAAACAATTAGAAAAAGAATGGGACCTAGATTTAGATTCATTAACAGCAGGTGCTGGTGCTCAAGCGGCGGCTCCAGTAGATGAAGGCAAAACAGAATTTGATGTATTACTTACAGGCTTTGACGATAGTAAAAAAATTGCAGTACTTAAAGCAATTAAAACAATTAAAGATATAGGCTTAATGGACGCAAAAAAATTTGTGGAAGGAGATTTACCGGCAACAGTAGCAGACGAAGTTTCAAAAGAACAAGCTGAAAAATTTAAAAAAGAAATTGAAGATGCTGGTGGACAGGTACAATTAAAATAATGTTTAAAATTTTAGTATTAGCATATCTCATTGGACAAGACCCTATAGCAACGCAACAAACATTTGCTATGGAAAAAACATTTAGTACAATGGAAGAATGTAAAATAGAATTAATGATGCAAACTCGTGATAACGGAACTTATGATGTGTTATGGGAATTTGTAGAAGACATGGATTTCAAATATGATTGGTTAGTAGCTGGTTGTAAGAATGAAGAAACCGGAGAGGAGTTTCAAATTAGTCCAGAATATCCGTTAGGTAAACCTGACGAATTACAAGATGTGGCAGTTGATAAACAGTTAGAAGTATGACGTGGTTGTTAATAGGAATAGTATTAGGTTTTACAATTAGAGTTTATATGTCGCCACCACATAAATCAGAAAAAGAAAAGTTTGAAGATAAATGGAATTGGACTGGATTTGGAGGAGGTTAATTTATAGGTAAACACAATGAACCAGAAGTTGTTTAAAATTTTATTATATACATTTATGTTTTCCGGAATAGCCAATGCAAATGAAAACGAGCAAAATATAGAACTGGTTACAAAGAAGTTTGCAAACCATTTACTCCATGAAGTTGTCCCAGAAATAACAATACCAGAATATCTAAAAAATAAATTACCAGACAGTATTAGTTTTAGTGGCTTTGATGAAATGCATTATGATCGTAATGGTAACACTTACACCATAGATCCATTTAATCCAATTGATAAAATAGAATATAATTTTGGAGAAGATAAAAATAAATCAATAACTTATGACAGTAATGGTCAAGTGTACTTTCAATTTAAAAAATCATTTAACTGGAAATAATAAATTATTAGCTTCTGTATAAAGTTGATTACCAAATTCTTTATGCACACTAGGACCCAAATGCCAACCATCTCTAGCATTATCATCACGACCTAATTTTTCTTTAACGGCAGAGTGTACAGTTTTTAAATCACGGACTTTTAAACTTATTAGCCTTGTGTTCTTACAAATAAGATTTACCATATTAAAGTTTTTTATAAAATTTTCTCTAACAGTAATGTTATCAAATCCTGCAGATCGATCTGGTACAATTTTTTTATGTATAACAGTTCCATCTTCTTGAATAAACTCTCCCCAGTTTAACCAAGCATATAATACGACAACAAGATCAGGTTTAATAGTGTCAATTGATCTATAAAGTAATCTTGTAATGTAATCATTAGGAACACCAGCTACACCTAAATTAATAAGTTTAGTATTGTTTATTTTTTCTTTATTAAATCTTTGTTTTAAATGATACGGCCATATTTGTTTGTCATCTAAACCAGTACCAAACGTACTACTTGAACCACAAACTAATATTGTAAAATTTGAAGGAGAATCTATTTCATCTCCTCTATAACCTAAACTGTTAAAAGTATAGTTAACATTATCCGATGTATAGTTCCAATCTTTATGAGGTGGGTTTAATTTTAAATTGTTAAAGTTTTTTTCATTGTCTATTGAAAACCATTTAGCAGTTGAGTTTCGTTTAACACCTTTAACCCAATCACATTGTAACCCATTAGTTTCATCTATCCATTTAAATGATTTTGCTTCGTTGATAATATCAGGTACACCTAATGTCCAATATTGATCATTAATATCCGTTGTCGTTAAAGTCGTCATATAGTGTGTACGTGGCAGTTAATTCATCACCTGCTTTAATTGGTCTAATAGTCATTAAATAACACACAGGTTTTTGATGCCAATATCCTTTTATATTTCTGCAATTTGGATTATCTGAATGATTATAAAATGCACCTAAGGCAGTTCTAATCGCACCATGTGGAAAGTTTTTATCTAATATATGAACAATACCTAATACAATATCTTCTTTAAAATCTTTAGTAGCAAATAATCCTAATCCTTGCACATTAGATTCTTTGATAGTAATTCCGTCTGGTAGTGGCTTGTACATAATATTAATCTAAGTCTAAGTGGTCGTCAGTTTCAACTAATGGTAAAATAGTTCCATCATACATTGGTTCGCTGTGGTCACCCCAACCTAGAAGATCATACTCTTCTCTAGTAATACTCCATTCAGAAGTAAGAACTAGATCATTGCCAACCATTGCTTTTTTAAATTTAATTCTTCCATTAGCATTAGCCTGTGTACCCATGTTTGTACTTGATGTTCCTTCTAACCATGCATTTACTATATCAACTGCGTTATCAGTACCGTCTGTTTTAAAAGATATAATCATAATAATCCTTGTTTCCTGTAAATATATATTTATTGTTTATTCTTTTTTAATTTAGCAATACGTTCTTTTTTAGCTTTAATGCTTTGATCATAGCTCATACGTAATTCTTTTATTTCTTCAATAACACGATCGGCAAAGTCTTTTCTAGCTTTTCTTATATTTTTTTCTGTACCCACCCAAATAACTTTGATCATTTAACCCGGCTATCGTAGACATATTCACGTCCACGCATTTCACAAATCCAAACACTTCCACGATACTGTTTAAATACCATTTTAATAGATTTTTCTAGGATTATTGTTTTATCACCATTTGGATGATTTTTAATTACTACTCCATTAGCAGTAACGCCATTATCTGTACAGGTAATTTTTACTATTTCTTCTTCTTGTTCTCTATACATATAATTTATAATATACTACAATATTAAAATTTGTCAACTATAATATTTTTAATTTAAAGTTAAAGCAATCTGTTTTCTTTTGAAAAGTCATAACAGCCCGTTGTCTAGCTGGCCAAGAACGTGATGGTTGACAATCTTCAAAGAACCACCCAAACTTACCATCACAATATTTGTCACACCAATTAATAATTTTCATATTAATATCTAACTTAACTAATGGAACATTATATTTAAAAGATTGATTAAATCCACAACCTTTTCTTATAAGGCCGTTATTTTCTAAACGACAATCATCATATAACCAATCACTATCCATAATACCACTTTTAACGGCTTCTCTTATATTTCTTTTAATTACAGCACGATTAATCATTTTTTGTAATAGTGTATGACTAATAATACTCCTACAACAATAATAGTTGCGTATGTAAAAGCAGTATAACTATCCATGTTTATCTGTAAATAAAAGGATCTTGTTTCTTTAGTTTTTTAATTTTTTTACGGTATGCTCGCCAGATTTTAAAGTCAACCCATTTGTCTTTTAACCATCTAATAATAAACATACTTAATCCCTTTTGTAATATTTATATTCAGTAATGTCAGCTAGTTCTGGAAACACGTCTTCAAAGTGTTCATTTCGAAATTTATCTACACGTAGCGTCCAGTCAATAAATTTCATCCAATCATGATATCCATAATCATCTTGATTCATATAATCAATAAATGTTTGTATATCTTTATTTTTATGTTCTAGTAATTTATTAGAAATAGATCTTTTAGCATCGTTAGGTAAACATTTAATATTATAATGCATTGGATAGTGCAAACTATTTAGATATACACTTATACCAAATTCTTTAGCCCATGCTAAAAATTCGGGTATGTATAGCACGTTAAAGACGTTGATTGTATGACATATACCAACAGTAAATTTTTTACTTTGTTTATTTTTAAATTCATTAATAACGTGTAATGCATTTTTCCATTTAGCAGGATGCCTTTGGTATTCAAATTGCTTACCAATACCATCTATAGAAAATTGAATGTCAACAGACTTAAAGTGGGGCCATATACTTTGCAATGCTTCATTAGGTAATTGTGTTCCATTTGTATTATAATGAATTCCTATGTTTTTAGCATAACCTTGTTCAACGCAAAATTGTAATAACTCAAATTGTTCTTTAATTAAAAAAGGTTCTCCTCCAGTAAAGTCGATATATTCTAATGTTGGTAATAATTCTTTAAGCTCACGCCAAAACTTTTTGTTAGTTTCTGGCCATCCATGCCTAGTGTGTTTTTCTATAGTGTTATCTTCTTTATCATAATGTTGTTGTTCAGCTATCCATTTACTAGAAGAATGTGTTCCACATATACGACATTTTAAATTACAAATGTTTCCTAGTTTTAAATCAAGATATTTTAACTTAGGTTCCTGTATTATTTCCTTTGTAAAATGATGTTGATATTTTTTATTATCTCTAATTCTTTTTGAAACTTTACCACTTGCTTCTTCACTCCAGCATTTAGCACACCCACTAGGTTTTTTACCATTTAGGAATTCTTTTCTTAGGTTTCTATAATAATCACTATTCCAAGCGTCATCAAATGTGTTATTAGATAAATTGAATGGTTGCTTGTTTTTATCAGTCATGTTATTATTATACATACAGCAAGGTTTAATCCACCCTGCGGCTGTGGACTCTAATGAGATCCATGGTAATATACAAAATGATTTAGGTACGTGCATAACTATATTTAACATAGCACAAAAAGGATAAAATGTCTATAGAAGAAAAATATAAGAGCTATCAAGAACAATTAGAAGTACTTACTGAAAATATGGACAAATATCAGTACCTAATTAACATTGGGTCAAAAAATTCGATGCCAGAAGAATATAAATTAGACTCATTTAAAGTACATGGCTGTATGAGTCAAGTATGGCTAGTACCAAAATATAATGAAGGTAAAATAACTTTTATGGCTGACTCTGATGCACATATTACTAGAGGAGTAGTTACTATGGTAGCAGATATTTTTAGTGGGTCAACAGCAAAACAAATACAAGAAACAAATATTGATACTATAATTAATGGACTAGGTTTATTAAGTATTTTATCGCCCAATCGACGTAATGGTGCTTATAATATGTTTCATAAGGTAAAAGATTATGCCAACTAAAATAGCTTGTATTGGTTGCAGTTGGACTGAAGGTATTGCAGTAGATGGTCAACTTATGGACCACCAAGATACATATCCATATCTATTATCTAAATACTTAAGAGAAAATGCAAAAAATAATGTTATGTATAATGCTGGAAGGTCGGCGGCAGGAACAGAGTATTATCATTTAGTTACTGATTATCTAATTAAAAAATTTAATCCAGATATCTTTGTTATACAATTTACAACACATGATCGTGGAATATTACCGTTAGATCCAATTGATGAAAACGAGAAAAGATTAAATTTTGGTTATGATACTATTGATAACACTTATTGTAAAATTTGGGATAACAATAAAAGTATAATGCATTTAAGTCCTGGAATGGGTGCAAGTGCCAGTAAGCATAGTTCAGAAACACAATGGGATGGTTTAATAGATAAAATTTATAACGAACGAATAAAAGGAAAAATGGCTCCAGAAGTTGAATTAGATACATTAAAAAAATATATTGCGTTGTGGTGGGAGCAATCAAAAAATTCAGATATACAAAAATATTTTTATTATTCTCATATGTATAGTTTGCTTGATTATTTAGAAGAATTAGGAAAGCAAGTAATTCCTTTTCATTGGATGAGATATAAACCAGAATTTAGAACTAAACTTTTTGAATTGAGACCATATCCATCTATAGAAGGATTTTTAGGTAATAAACGTTTTAAAGATTTAACTCACGATAACGGATTTCATTTTGGTGTAGAAGGACACACTACGATAGTTCAGGAACTTTTAGGTCCTGCAATTCAGGAAATAATTCAATAGCATTTTCATTACGTAATTTATCAACCATATTAGTTCTTTCCCAAAACTTTGGAATAAGATGTGATGAATCTTTTTCATACATAAAGTGAATTAATTTATCATAACGTTTTTCTTTATTGTGTGTATACTTGTCAAACCATTCTTGTTCTTGAACGTATCTTTCTTCTAAACGTTTTTTCATTTCCATTGGAAGTATTTGTATAGAAAGTTCTTCTGGTACAAACAACGGATTAATCAAACTGCCACCAACAGCGTCAACCCAACCTTTTTGTATCCATTCATGATGAAAGTCTGGTACATGGAAACTATTATATACATTTAAACAAGTTGCAAGGAACACATATACATCTGGACAAATATCAAACATACGTTTTCTATTTTCTTCAACTTGTTCCCATGATTGTCCTTTACGTAAGTATTCTCCACGTTTACCCATGCCATCTAACGAAGCACCTATTTTAACAGATTCAAAACGATTCCATATTTCCATAACGTCTAATTTTTTAAATACCATTTGTGAAAAGTTTGTGTTGTACTTTAATCTTACGTGATACATTTTACGTTCATCAAGTTTTTTTAGAATTCTATAATGCTCTTCCATAATTAATGGTTCACCACCTGCAAAGTATATTTCTTCTAAGCCGTCCATATATGGTTCAACTTTTTTCCAAAATGTTTCTTCGTCTTTATAAGGTCTTATAATTTTAGGCTGATCCAATGGGCCATATAATTTTACATTATCTTCATACCAACTTGATGATAAGTCTGGTCCACAAGTTCTACATTTAAAATTACACAAATTTGAAAATCTAAAATCAATATAAGGTAAGTTAATTTTATCAACTGTACCATCTTCTTTAGTGGTACCAATCTTATCAAAATGATTTTCAAATGCTTCGTTGGCCCAAGTTCTTGTTGTATTCAATCCACTTGACTCCATGGAATAACAACGAGTACATTCTTTTGTTGGTTTATCTTTTAACATTGCTACACGCATTTTCTTTAACTTATCTGAATTCCAAATTTCTTCAAATGATTGATCTTTTAAGTTACCAAGTATCTCATTCATAGGAGCCATACAACAAGGTAACACTCTACCATCTGGCCATGAGTGTAAATGTGTCCAAGGTAACATACAAAATCGTTTTGATTTTTTTAATGCGTAATCTTTATCCATTTACTTTTTCCTCAATGACGTTAATTAATAAAGGTATTGGTAGTTCAGATAATTTAATATGGTTTCGTGATATTAAACTTTGTGTTGCATTTGAATTTACCATTTCATTCATTTTGTTAATGTCAATATTGATTAACCTTCTTAAGTTATCCTCTTTGATTCTATGCAATCTATCTGGATAGTTTACATAATCAAAACTATAGTTAAACATATTATGATATGGTTTAATACCAAAAAATTCTTCTAAATGCTTACACATCTTTTTTGAACCCAATGGTATAAACGGTGTTTTATATAATATTGGCTTCCACGTCTTTTCAGTAATAAAAATACTAGTATCACTAACAATACTTTCTGTTACTATATCAAAACAAGATTCTCTATATTGTGGTGGAAGTATTTCCTGATTACTTTGTTCGTCAATTGTTTTTGCATCAAAATCTAAAGTTATTGTTTGGCCTTGAAAGTTTTCATTTGCTAAATGCTTTGTGTTAGGACCGTATCTATTTAGATATGTTATATAACCACGATGGTACCAATCGTTTGAAAAAATTGATTCTACTAAATGAAATCTATGTGGTTTCGCCGCGGCGTTCATGCAAATAAAATGCTTTGGCTTTTTATCCATATACTTCTTTTTGATTTTATGTTTGTAATAATGATCTATAGTTCTTTTTAATAATGTGTATGGATAATAAACACAATGCCCAATAACCTTTGGCTCTTTATGATTCGTTTGCCAATGCGTATAGTTTTTTTCTAAATTAGCATCGCACATTACTAATACGATTTTGTTATGATCGTATTCACGTAATATAGTATGCAGTCGTTGTAAAAATTCATCAGGACGTTTTAAATGAATTTCACCTTCATATGAATTTGATATAACAATATATGGTTTTTCTTTTGCGTTTAACCATAAGTCGCGAGTATTTAATAAGTCTCTAAATCCTCGATCACGACCACAATCAAAATCGTATATAAGATATGTTTTATTATTTTGAACTATAGTATTTGGCATGGTTTGTATCTAACCTCTTTAATATACTTTTTGCCATTGAGGTACTGTAACTATCAATAGCATTATCCCAATTGTCTTTAGTTGTAAAAACATCTTGAGGAGTTAAATCTGAATGAAGCCAACTTATGACTCCGCCCCTAGGCCAAGCACCTTCTAATTCGTCATCTAGTTGCTCAGGACTCCATAAAGCACAACCTACTGCAACTTTAAATAATTTTGGTCCATTGTCTTCTGATATTAGTTGTAATAAATGTTTGCTTGATGTAACTGAAATTCCAGATGAAATATTAACGGTATCTTTATCATGATAGTCATGGCTATGTATTATAAAAACTTGTGATGTGTTTACAGGTCCACCATAATAGATTGGTTGGTTTTTCCATTTGTCAATACATTTTAAACCCATATCTAAACATATTTCTTCTAGGTTTAAACTTCTAGATGGCTTATTAAAAATAACAGCACTTGCTCCACTGGCGTCATGCCTTATTACTGCTGAAGTAGTTTTATAAAATCTAGGATCAGCCATATGTGGCATAGCAATTAGCATACGCCCTCTAATTCTTTTTAAGCCTTTATGTGTTTCATTACTCATATACTATTACTTATCTTGCTAAAAATTCTAGCAATTTGTTCCACCTTTTGTTATGATTTCTGTTAAAAAAATGATTCCTGTTATGTTCTAGTTTTTTCCAAACACTCCAGTAAATATTATGTAATTCTTTGATATCCATTTTGCATATACGTTCAATATTGTTCATAATAATTTTTAATCTTTTAGCTCGATCTAAAATATAATCATATGACTCATCAAACATTTCAGGAAATGTTTCATATCCTTCTGAACGCAAATACTCTAGGCAACCAGGGCCACTAGTAATAATAAATGGATGGTAGTTTACAAATGGCATATAAGTTTTTTCAGTAACAAACAAAGGAGCACCTGGCTGTGATTCAAATACAGTTTCAGTTACAAAACTAAAATATGTTTCTTTAAAATGATCTTTAATTAGTACACGTTGATTCATTCCATCGCCTATAGAATTAGAATCATGATCAAGTATTATTGGTGTTTTTTCTTTAAGCCACAATTTACTATATTCGTCTATTGTATTTGCTAATTGTAAATCTTCTTGTGTTAAATAACTTCTTAAATTGCCAATGCTATCAGGAGTAAAGTATCGATTTAAAAAACTATGTATAGTTTGATCTTGCCAACCTTTTCTATATATTTCACTCATTATATAAATTCTATGTTCTCTTGGATTTGCATTTTTACATAAGAATTTGTGTGAACGTATATGTCCATTTGTTAATTCGTCTGGTTGTATTAATTCATTTGCTACACCTTTTGTTTTGTGATTTTTAAAGTATCTTACATCACACTCATGACGATAGTTTGTTTCAAATATATTAAATGGATAAACATTTATTTTTTGATCATCACCAATTCTTTTTGCTCTTTGGTATGCTTTATAACTTCCTACTATGTTTAAGTCTCCATAAACCATATACACTTTTTCAAAAGGAATTCCTTTATCATTAATACTCCAGATTATATCATCTAAAAATCGTGGCATAGATAAATGAAAACCTTCTGATGGGAACCATATTAATACTCTTATATTATTATTTGGATTACGTAATAATTCTAATATAGGTTCGTCAATATAATGGAAAACGTTTTCATAAAAGAAAGCTAAATCAATCCATTCTGGCTGTATATGATAATACGTTATTTCATTTGTATGTGTGTCATTTATACTTTTAGAATTCCATTGTATATTTTGTACTTCTAGCATTTTTTCTAAATAGTTTGCTTTTACATTTCCATACCCATTTGAATTTATTTTTCTTTTGTGTGGAGGTATAGAGTTTGGTATAGGCACACCGTTAATCCAATTTTGATATAATAAATTAAGCATTTTCAATCCAAGGTTTAATAACTTGTTTAGCAAAGTTCCAGTGGCAATCTGTTGACGGATGACCAATCATAATTTTTTGACCGTCAACATCATGCCACCCTTTTGCCGGAACATTAACTTTGTCTTCGTGTAATGCTCCAGTAAAACCGTTTGCAATCCCCCATTCAGCTATTCCACCATACTTTCCATGAAACCAAAATTGATTCCAATCAATTTGATCCCACCAATTGGTTAATTCAGCTGAACTTTGTATTTGTTTTTCGTATTGTTCAAATTCGTTTTTCCAACATATGAATAAAGTTTTTACGTCATTTATTTTACATAGTTTTTGTAAATGTACAATTCCTATTAAAGTTCTTAATATTTGCTGTACATCTGAATGAGTATATTTTATATAAGCATCTAACCGATCGCTAATATGTTTACTTGTTCGAAATAAGTCAAAGTTATTTTGTTGAATGCCTCTCCACCAACGTTGGTCTCCTGTACTTTTAATCCAAGTATAATTTTCTTTTGGTACAATGTAATTGTTTGATGATTCTATTTTTTCATCTATTACTATTTCGAATCTGTTAATTCCACTTATTTGTGATATAATGTGAGTATAAGGATAAGTTAATAATTCTAAACTAGCATTTCGCAAACTCATTTCATTACCACTTCCACCTTCAGCAATATTAGTTAAATCAAATTGTTCTTTTAAATAATTTGCCCAAGAGTTAGGTGCATGAGTAAATGAACAGCCAGTAGTTAGAATTTTATACATTTACATTTCCTAGTGTTGCTAATATACTATAAATTATATTTGCCCACTTGTCAGCATCTTTTTCTGTAATAACAATGTCAGCGTCATCACCATTTGCTATAATAGGTTTTACAAACATTTCATTTGTATCGTTAAAATCTGATTTTTCTATAGTATTCATCCAAATAGTATAATCGGCTTTAAATATTTTTCTTGTTTCTAAAGTAGGGCAAATGAAATCAGCTATTACATGATGTCCTTCTTCGATCCATGCATCTGCAATATCACTCATACGTTTGGCTTGTCTTATTCTACCCATTTCACTATAGTCAAAATTTTGATCTGACTTTCTAATAGCATCAGCATTTAACCATTTTGCATTTAATAATGGATATAACTTTGATGCCAAAGTTGTTTTACCTGATCCTGGTAATCCCATTATTAGTATTTTACTCTTCATTTATTAACCTTTCTACGATATCATTTGCAAAACTTTTTTGTGCATCTGTTGTAGGATGACTTCCTGGAAATTGTTCGTATCCATTATCAATGCACCATTCTTTAAGACCACCATATTGGTTAGTCCATTCTTTTGTATGACTATGATGAAACCACCAAGAGTTCCAGTCTATTAATTCCCATAAGTGAATTGCATTATCGTATTTGTTTACAATTAACTCACCACGTTCATTTGAGTTGTTTCCGTCTTGATTGTTTTGCCCTGTAAATATATCTTGCCAACACATATTAATTAATCTTAAATTGTTTGATTTACAATACCATTGTATTCTTAATATATGTTCTAATGTTTGAACAAATTGTAATTCTTCGTTATGGAAATTTGCAAGATACATTTTCATATGTTGATTAACATCTGCATTGTCAAATTGCCAATGCCCAAAGCCTCCACCACTCTTTAACCAGTTAGAGTCTTTATGTGATTTCCATTTTCCAGTTAATGGTTGATTTTGGAACCCACCATTACCTTTCATGTCATTGTAAATTTTATTATAATTGTTACTTTCATGGTTATAAAATAATTCAAATCTATTTGGATTTGACCACATAACAATTACAGTTGGATCTTTATCTAAATAATGTGGAATGTTAGCAAGTAAGTTTCTGCTAATTAAAGCATTACCGCTAGCCATTTCTGAACAATCAATTATTTCATAACTGTTTCCTAAATGATTAGGCCATGCAATGTTAGGTTCTACTTTATGTCCAGTAAAACTACACCCAGATATTATTAAGTACTTTTTGTTTTCCATAAATTTTTTTATATATTGTTTTTAAATATTTTTCACGCCAATCAGTATTAAGTGCTAATTGCTGATTGTATAGCATTTTTTCCTTTACTTGCTCAACTATTTCTGATTGTATAAATGGTAATGGTGTTGAACAAAATTTTAATATTTCTTTTTCAGGGTTATTGTTGTAATCAAATATTTCATCATACAGTTTAAATCCAAATGATTCTAAAGCGTCATAATAATCAACAGGTTGGCCTACGCCATAAAATAAAAATAGTTGCAAGTTTAATATTGGTTTCCATGTTTTCTCAGTAAAAAATACTGTGTTGTCTTCGTGAGTTTCATTTATAACATTTAGCCAAGATTGATACATCATATCTATTGGAACTATTTTGTCGTCTGTGTTTAATCTATCAGTTCCAGCATCTAATATAATTGGTTCAACTTTTTCTCCAGTAGTATTATAATTACCAACTAAACTTATGTAATTGTCCATTAGTCTGTTTTCTTTACAAAAATTTACAAATTGTAAACGTTTTGGTTTAACGGCACCGTTAAGGCTCATCATATGGCAAGTTCTATTTTCATTAAAATTATTAACATACTCATATTTCTTTTGTACGTCTAAGAAGTAAAAAGGATATGTATGCCTATGCTTAATAATTTCTTTTTGGTTACTTTCTCTGCACCAAGAAAGATATTGCTGATCAAAATTAATACTAGGCATAATCATATGAATATCATTTGGATCTATTTTACTTTCTTCTAATATTGTATGTAACTTTTCAAATACTGGTAATCCATCATCTAACGATGGACCTGGAATGTCAGCTTCAGTTAATTCTTCAATAATAAATTTGCATTCTTCATTTTGTTTTTTAGCTTTGTTATAAATTTTGTTATGTGTTATCATTAATGGCAAAGGATGTCCACTAAACAATCCTTCACGTTCTCCATTTTTACTTGGAGTATAACGCCAATATGGATAACTGTTATACAATACTCTCATTAAATATTCCTTCAACTAATTTTATATGTGTCTCAGCTCTGCTTATTAAGTTAGCATAATTATAAACAGCATTTGAAAACATATCAACTGGTACACCATCTTTACATAATTTTTCAACTTGATCAATTGCTAAATTCATTCTTTTATATGCATCCGGTTCTTTATCATACTCTTCATTTATATATGGATCAAATGTTTTATAACCTTGTTCTTTTAAATTATGTAAAAAGTTTTGTGTTGATAAAGCAATAAATGGATGACAGTTTATAATTGCTTTGTATATTTTTTCTGTTGGAAAAAATTGTGGATTACAATTATGAGCACCACTATGTGTTTCTGATACTACACTAAAGTAAGTATCTAAATATAATTTTTTATCAAAAGGATAACCACTAAAGTGCTTTCCATATAATCCTTGTTTAACATTATGTTCATCTAATGAGTGAGGCCAATGCTTACATAATTTATCGTAGTCTGTTTTACTAATTAAGTCTTTGACTTCATTATAATAATCTTCTAGGCTAGGGTATTTTTCAATATCTTCTTCTGTTCTTGTTAAAGTAATTAACCCATTATTCATTAATCTACGTTGCCAATATAAAACAATTTGTCTTAATCTCATAAACTTATCAGGCTTACCATTTAATGATAAGAATGATCTTACTGCAACTTTACGTTTTGCTTCAAATGGAGATACGTGTTCACAAATCTTTTGATCTAATATTTTTTTATAAGCATCAACTTCATAATATGGAAATGTAATAATGTTAAATGCTTTTGGCTTTAAGTTATGTTTTTTTGCTATAATCTCATGTGTTTCTTTACCTAAATCTGTTGAGTAAAAATAATAAATTTTATGTGCTGGCACACCTTCTTTAACTAAATCGTGTCCTAATAGTATTTGTTTCTCAACGTGTTTGTCATGAGCGAACGCAGGTTCACGCATATAACATATAGCTAGTTTTTTACTAAACTTAATGGCATTCATTGGTCCGTGATACCAAACATCATGATGTATAAAAGGATAATCAACGTCACTTCCGTAAAATGCTAGTTCATAATGATCTTTACTATTAATAAATTGACTTATTGACTCTTCTTTAATATATTGTCCAATAGTTAATGGAATCATTTTGTTACCTTACTGTATAATGCAAAGTCACCTGAATACAAGCGACTTAAATCATTTGAATATTTTTTAATTACGATATCGTGTATTTTTTGAATATTTAAATCGTCTTCTCTTCTTGATTCTTTTTTAATTTTAATATCTGATATTGTAGTAAAGTCATCATCAAAATTTTCTAATGTTCCAATAAAATTAAAATCATTTTTTTTAATATAAAGACTATAAGGAACACAATGCTCGTTGAAGTTGTCAAAATTACTTATAATGCTTTTAATTTTTTCTTCTGCTTCTTGTTCTGTATAACAGTTTTCTTGAAACAAATAACTTCTAAGTCGCATCATAGGTAATCTAATAAATGTAAAAGTTGGTTTAGCCTTTTTCTTTTTTGTTTCTTTCATAGATAAAGTATTAATTATAATTGACGATGCACATTTAGGAACTACAATATAGTTCCATGTTTTATTAGAAAATATTCTTCCTGCATATCCAAATGAATTTATTATAGCATTCATACGTTTTCCTCTACCCATGGAAGTATAATTTCTTCTGCAAATTTATCATGCTGTTCTTTAGTAGGATGATTACCTTCTGCAAATCCTGGATCCCACATTTCATCTACGCACCATTCTGCCATGCCTCCTGTTTTCTTATGAAACCAAAATTGATTCCAATCAACCAATGATACATCTATATCTATTTTTGATAATTCATCTTTCCACCAAAAGTTTAACATTGGTATTCTATTAAGTTTGCAATACCATTGTGTTCTTGCTATGTGTTCTAAACTTTCGATAGCACCTTGTTGTTCGTTATAAATTTTTCTATATGGCTCAAACAAATGTTTTTCAGCTGAATCATTTTCTGATACTTTGTTGTCTACACCATTGCCACCATTTTTAATCCAATAGCCATTTCGTGTTTTATCTATATATGGTGAACCTTGTTCAAAGCCAAAATCGTGTTCGGTTAAAAATGCACGTCTATGAATTCCACTCCATTGGCATATTAAGACTCTAGGAAAGTCTTTTAATGTTTCACACATCTTTATTGCTTGTCTGGAAATATAGTCATTACCTGCGGCACAAGAGGCCACATTTCTTACGATATATTTTTCATCGAGTTTACCTGCCCAGGTCATTTCACTATTATATGTGAAGCTACACCCAGCCACTATCACATTGGTCATACTAATATTATACACAAATAATAAGATAAATGCAAATAGAAAATTATAATATGTGGTCAGCTAATTTTAAATCAACTAGCTGTCTGGCCGTAAAATATTGATCACTTGGTGTGTTTAGTTTTCTTCGTACTTCTGAAAGAGTCATTCCAGTTGCTTCACGTAATATGTTCAAACATCTTAATTCACAGTTGGCATTTTCTTTCATTTGTGACCTCATATCGTGCATTTTAGATTCCATAACATCAGAATGTTGATGGTTCATTATTCCAGTATTTTTTCCAATGTATCTTTCACCCTGTTTACCCATAGCAAATATTAAAAATCCAGCACTCATAATAGCACCAATTCCTATTGTAGAAATTGGATGGTAGCTATTTCGCATAGCGTCAATAAGTGCAAAAGCTTCATATAAATCACCACCAGTTGTATTAATGTATAGTTTTAATGTTCTTTTTGGTTTCTTAGATAAGTTAGATGATAGTATCCATTTAACAGTTGCAGACACATTATCGTTGTCAATTTCACCAGTTAGATAGTGAATATCATTGTCATGTAAGTGACTGTCTATTTTATCTGCCGCTGTGTATTGATCGTATTTTTTACTCATTTAATGCACCTATATGCACTATTTAGTGCATTTGAAATTATTATAGTATATTATAAAAAGATGTTATTTTTTTGACTTTTTTGGAGGGTAAGTAGCATTTTTCATACCAGCGCCAGCTGTAAAACTAGGGCCTACTTTAGGGCCATATCTTTTATTAGTATTGCTAATTTTTCCACCAATTTGTGCATCTTCTCTTTTAACTACTTTTTTTGCACGTTTCTTACTTCCAACGCCTACAGGAGCTATTGCTCCAGCAAATCCACCAGCTACTGTTTCTGTGATATCTTTAATTCTCATAACAAAATTATTTATCAAAAATTATTATATACGTACATTACTTTGTATATAAATATTTAATAACATAGCAGTTAAAATGAGGTAAAATGGCTTATAATACACCAGTTAATTACAGAACTAATGACGTAACGGCATCCGGAACGATCTCTCCTTCTAGTAGTGGAGCCGAGTCAAGTAGCAACTATGTTACTGAAAGAATTTATAAAGGCTTTAGTTCTAATAATCCAAATGCTGTAAACAATATGCTTTATGATGCAGATTTAATTAAACAAGATATATATAACCATTTTATGACAGCTAAAGGTGAAAGAGTGATGCTACCTAACTTTGGTAGCATTATTTGGGATTACTTGTATGACCCACTTGACAGCCAAACAAAAAGTATAGTTGAAGAAGATGCTAGAAGTATTGTTGCCGCTGACCCTAGAGTAGAATTATTAAATATAGAGGTTGTTGGTTTTGAACAAGGAATAGTAGTTAATATTAGATTAAACATTTTACCTCAAAACATGGTTGAAGATATGGCCATTACATTTAACAACAATGGGAGTGCAATATAATGGGACAACTAGTTAGACAAAGTAATTTATTTTCCGCAGAAGATTGGAAAGTAGTTTATCGTAGTTTTAAAGATGCTGATTTTAAATCATATGACTTTGATACTATTCGAGCATCAATGTTAAATTATATTAGTAGAAACTATCCAGAGAATTTTAATGACTATATTAATTCATCTGAATTTATAGCTATACTTGATTTGTTAGCTTTCTTAGGTCAAAGTTTATCATTTAGAATTGATATTAATGCTAGAGAGAATTTTATTGATACAGCAACAAGAAGAGATTCAATTTTAAAACTAGCAAATATGTTAAGCTACAAACCAAAAAGAAATGTTCCGGCACGTGGCTTATTAAAATTATCAGTAATTAAAACAAGTGAACCAATTACTGATTCATTAGGAAATAATTTAAGTAATACTGAAATTAAATGGAATGATCCAAACAATGCTAATTGGTATGAACAATTTATTGCTGTATTAAATTCTTCGTTTATTACAACAAATAAATTTGGAAAACCAACACAGTCAGCAAAGATTAGTTCTATAACAAATGACTTATATACTTTTAATAATACTAAAGCAATTTCAGTAACACAACCATTTAATAGTAAAGTAAACAATAAATCATATTCATTTGATGTTGTACCAGCAACATTTAATACAGCAGGTTATATCGAAGAACAAACACCTGATCCATTAAATGCTTATAATTTAATTTATAAAAATGATGGAAAAGGATTTGATAGTGCCAATACTGGATTTTTTGTTTATTTTAAAGAAGGTTCGCTATCATATAAAGATTTTAATTTTGATTCTCCGGTTGAAGATAGAGTGCAATCAATTGAAGTTAATGACATTAATAATTTAGATGTTTGGGTACAAGAAATTAACTCATCTGGGTTAACAGAAAAAACATGGTCAAAAGTTCCAACGTTATCAGGACAAAATATAATTTATAATAGTTTAGCATTAGGAACTAGAACAATATACGAAGTACAATCAAAAGTTAATGATCAAGTTGATATTAAATTTTCAGATGGACAATTTGGTAATATTCCAGTTGGCTTATATAGAATTTGGTATAGAACTAGTGCAACCAAAGGAGAAGAAATTTCTCCATCAGATATTAAAGGAAAAGGTGTTTCGTTTAGTTATGTAAACCAAGAAGGCCAAACTTATGATTTAACAGTTCAATTTAATCTTGAATATAATGTTTCGAATTCATTTTCAAGAGAAACAATTGATGAAGTTAAAATAAATGCAGGATCAAGTTACTATACACAAGATAGAATGATTAATGCAGAAGACTATAATGTATTTCCAATTACAAAAGTTTCTGGAATACAAAAGTTAAAAGCATTAAACAAAACACACGCAGGGCATTCAAGATTTATTGACATTCAAGATCCGACAGGTACAGTTGCAAATGTTAATTGCGTTGGTGAAGATGGAATTTTATATAAAGAACCAAATAATACTGAAAAGGTTTTATCAGTAATTGATACAAGTTCATATGATAGTATGGTATTAGAAGTTGAAAAATTAATTCAATCTATTCAAACACAAAACTTTTATTTTGATCCATATAAAAAAGCAATCGAGGCAATACCTATTAGTGGATATCCTTCTAAATTTGTTTTCTTATCAGCAGGTGATGACATTGTATATTGGAGACCAATGCCAGTTGCAACATCAGGATATTATGGATATATTACACAATCGGCTCCAGCTGAAAGCGAATCTACTGCAAAAAATAATACAAACTTAAAGAAAGTTTGGAAAGCACCAACAACAGATAAGCATGGACTAATACGTCCAGGTTCAAGAATTGAATTTATTGATGACTATAATAATCCAACAAAAACAATTTGGGCAACAGTTAAAGGTGTTACAGCAAATGGTGATCCTGCTAATTTAACAAATGGACCAATTCAATTAAGTGAATCAATCCCAGCTGGTTATAGAGCTAGAGCTATTATTCCAAATATAAGAACAACATTTACAACTACTGAAAGAACAGCAATTAGATCTAAATTAAGTGAGTCAACTGCAATTTTAAGCAAATTTGGTCTTGGGTATAGTTATTATAATTCTGCAACAAAAGAAGAGAGTTGGTATATTATTGATGCAAATAAAGTTGATGTATCAAGTGAGTTTAATGTAGTTAACAATACAATTGGTGGCGGATCACAAGGAACAAATAACGATTCAAGTTGGTTAGTAAAAGCAGAGTTTACAGAAAAAGGTGCAAACACAAATGCTAAATTTACATTTACATCAAGAGGATTAGATTATATATTTCAATCAACCAATGATGTTAGATTCTTTTATGTTAAAGATTATAAAACATTAGATAGTGCAACAGGTTTAACTATTCAAGATAAAATCGATATTTTAGCTGATGTAAACAGTAAAATTGAAGAAGGTACTGGAGCATCTGTTTTAGCAACAATTGATGTATCATTAACAGCACATCAGGCAACTACAGTTGGCAAAGATGAAATTGTAACTCAAGCTAATTCAGGAGCAAAAGGAAAAGTTAAAACGGCAGTAGCAGGTGGACAAACAATTGAGTTAACAGGAGTTTCCGGAACGTTTACAACTAACGTAGCTGATACATTAACAGGATCAGCAACAGGGGCGTTAAGTGCCTATGTAACAAACGTAACAGGAGGTGCAGTTACAGGATTTACTAATACATCAGGAGATACATTATCGTATACTACTCCAGTTGGATTAAATTATACTACAGCACCTAAAATTTCAATGTCAGGAGGACTTGGTAGCGGAGCATCTGCAATTGCAACAGTTCATAAAGGTTTAGTAATAGCAATGCCTATTATTGATGGTGGATCAGCATACAAGTTTCCACCAACGGTTACAATAACACCAGAGTCAATTGGTGCTAAATTAGATGAAACTATTTCTTTATCAGTAGTTGAGAATGCTTCAGAACAAGATGGTTATGTCGACGATAGAAAAGTAAAAGTTTCAACTTATGATTCAGATGAAGATGGTATGCCAGATCTTCCTTTAGCTATTGACAAGTTAGTTCAAGACACATCTAATTCTAAAAATTTTATATTCTTTGAAAACTATACTGACTTTGATAACTATGTTTATTATAAATTAACAACATCAGTAACTCAACGTTCAGCATTAACTAATAGTGGTATTGAATTTTTAACAACTACTAATAAATTTTATAGCGGTGGTGTATTACAAACAACAACAGGCTCTGAAGGAGCATACCAGGCAACAATAGGAACTACAACTTATAAAGCATTTATTGGTAGATCATATTATACACCAGCAGGAATAAGTGATCCAATGTTTTTCCATTGGAAACATACTGCACCTAGAGACCAAAGAATTGATCCAAGTATTAGCAATATTATCGAATTGATAGTATTAACTTCAACGTATTACGATAATGTTTTAAGTTGGACAGCTAATGAAAAATCAGTTAGTGAGTTTCCAGAAGAACCAACAGTAGAAGAATTGAATGAAATGTTTTCTTCTAATTTAAATTCATATAAAGCAATTGGAGATCAAATAATTTATACTCCTGCGAAATTTAAATTATTGTTTGGTTCAACAGCGTCAGCAAATTTACAAGGTACATTTAAAATTGTAAAATCAGTAGGATCTACAATGACAGATAATGAAATTAAATCAAGAACAATAACTGCCATTGATACATTTTTTGATATTACAAATTGGAATTATGGTGAAAGTTTTTATTATACAGAATTATGTGCATATATCCACAGCCAACTAGCTACACAAATAAGTTCAGTTGTTATTGTTGGTTCTGATGCAGAATCCAAGTTTGGAGATTTATTTGAGATTGTTTCTGATTCAAACGAGTTATTTTATTCAACAGCAACAGTTGACAATGTTGAAATCGTAAATGCATATACAGATCAAAATTTAAAAAAGGGGTCGTAGGCAATGGCTGAGCAATTTGTTGCATCAAAACAATTACCAGTAGTTTTACAATCAACAAAGTTAAAAAACTTTTTTGATTCTACAGTTGACCAATGGTTTAAAAATGAAGACAATGAATTCACTCATGGATTTGTTGGAAGACGTGAAGGTAGAATTTTTGAACCAAAAAAAGATGCCTACTTAGGTGAACCGTCAGTTGATAGATTTAATTATCAACTTGAACCTTCGGTTGTAGTTAGAGATAATACTACACAAGGAATTTCATATCAAACTACATACGATGACTTTGTTAATAAATTAAGATTTGATGGCGGCCAAATTCTAAATCATAAAAAATTATTTGAAGAAGATTATTATTCTTTTGCTCCACCTATTGACATTGATAAATTTTTAAACTATGCTAATTATTATTGGTATCCAACTAAAGATGATTTGTCAACAGAAACAAGTGGAGTATTTCCAAGTTTACCAGCAATTGTAGTTGACGGGTCTGGTGCTACACCTATTGATCCAGCAACAGATATTATTGGAAAGCAAACATATACAGCACCAGATGCCACGGTGTTTACAAATGGTTTACAAATAAAATTTGGTCAATCAGTTACTAATGATGCATATAAATTTAGACATACAATTACTGCAATAAATTTAAATGGCGGTGGATCTCAGTATGCAGTAAATGATAAAATTATAGTTTCAACTGTTACTATTGGACACGTTACAAGTATTAATGCAGGGGGAACAATCACAGGAGTAGAATTAACAAATCCAGTTCTTGGTGATGGTGTTACTCCAACAGCGGTAACAATCACAACTGCAAGTGGTAATGGTGCATTATTAACTGTTACTACATCACAAACTGATATTACTTACATAATTGAAGGTGTAGGAACAGAAATTAAATTAATTGATATAAAAGATTTAAGGAACTTAAATGGACTAACAACTTCGTCAAAAGATTATCTAACAATGCAACGAGGTTGTAAAGATGGTAACATTTGGTCAAAAACAAACGGATGGGTACATAAAAATACATTAGACAACTATCCTAGTGTAACAACTACAACAGAAGAACAACACCTATGGGATACAGAAGGATGGGCAGGTCTTCAAACTTGGGATAGTATAACAGTATCGTCTACAACTGCATTTACAAAAACAACCGGTAGAAGAGCTACAAGACCAATTATTGAATTTAATAGTAATATGGAATTATACGATTATGGAAAAAATCATATACTTGATGTTACAGTTATTGAAGATACATTAACAAAAACACAAATAGAATCTTATGCTAATATAACTATTGATGGTAGGCAAATTCAAAATAGAGATACTATATTATTTCCAAGTGCGGCCAGCCAAGATGATTATGTAGCTTGGGATGGAAACTTGTGGGATCATGATACTGACTCAGATATATCAACAGGTGGCGGTGGACAAACTGGTGGTGATTTAGGTTGGGACGTATCTAGTTCAGCTTTTACAATTGAAGGATCTATTTGGCAAGTATCTGGTGTAGGAACAGCTCTAACACTTACACAGGTTATTACTAGTGTAAATGAAAATGATAAAGTTTATATTGATAAAGGTACAAAATATGGTAGTACTGAATGGTACTATGATGGATACAATTGGAATCAAGCACAATTAAAATCTAAAGTAAATATTGCACCATTGTTTAATTTATTTGATAATAATAAAGTTATATTAAATGATACAGGAATATATCCATCGTCAACGTTTACAGGTTCAAAAGTATTTGGCTATAAAGTTGGTTCAGGAACCAACGATGCTGAATTAGGATTTCCACTATCATATGTGTCTGGTAGTGGTCAAAGTGATATTGAGTTTTGTAACTATCTTAATGTCGATTCATACACATATAATACCTCAACTGCGATATCAGGATACAAGTTTTATAAGCAATTCTTGTATCCTGAAACTATTGCTAAAACTACAAACTATGAAGTAAATATAAATCCTAGTCAAAGAAATACAGCAAACAATGTATTTTATATAAATGGTGAAGAAAGCCCAATATTGATTTTACAAAGAGGAGACACATATAATTTTAAATTTAGTTCTCCAGAAAGTGGAAGTACAGGTTACACAGGAGTAAATCATCCATTTTATATTTCAACAGGAACTCCTTGGTCATCGGGAACATATACTGGTGAATATACAACTGGTGTAACAGGATCTAGAGCATACTATGGTGGTGCTTATAGTACATTAGAATTTATAGTTCCGTCAAATGCTCCAGATACATTGTACTATCATTCTGCTACAAGTAATAATCCTGTTAAATTAGTTATAGTTGATAATCCTATTACTAAAATTAATGAAGCTACAGAAACATTTTATAGAAATGAATGGAACAAAAATTTAGGAAGTAAAAAATTAAAACAACGTTTAGTTCAAGAACATACAGTTTCAAATACAAATTTAACTACTAAACCAACACTAGAAGTTATACCAACATCTATTATAGATATGGAAGTATATAAAAATGGAATTAGACAAAAGTTTGGTACAGATTATACTACAACTGCAAGTGTTATAATTAACTTTACAACTGCATTAGTTGAAAATGATTTTATTAAAATTTATTACGAGACAAATGATAATACTCCAATTCGTCAAGTAAACTATTTTGAAATACCAAAGAACCTTGAATCAAATGCTTCAAATGAAGAAGTTGTTTCAGGAACATATTCAGAATTTTTCCAACACTTTGAATCTATAGTTCAAAACCAAATTGGGTTTACTGGTGATGTAAGTGGAGCAAATAATTATCGCGATACTGAAAAAGATTTAGGAAAAGGTAAAGTTATTTTACAACATGATGGTTCACTAATGAAAGTAATGGCATTTGCTAATAATGATGACCTGGATATTATATCATCAATAAGATATGTAAAAAATAGATATCAAGAGTTTCAATTAAAATTTTTAAATGCTGTAAATAAAATTCAAGTATCACAAGATGCTTCTTTGTTAACAACTTCACAAATTGTTGATAAAGCAATTAAAAATATTACTATAGATAAAATTGCAACTGATCCATTTACATATTCATTTATGATGGCTAGTGGTGATAGATATACTTCAGAATCTCATACTATTACAACAACTAATTATACTTGGGGAAATACAAACACATTCTTACAAAGTAGTGATACACAAGAAGTATTTAATCAAGAGCCTGGCTTAACAATTGCATCAGCATATGATCCAAAAAATGATTATGATAGTAAAGCATTATACGTTTATAAAAATAATGTATTAATGACATATAATCATGATTATATTGTAAGTTATTCTTCATCTGGAACAAAAATTATCTTTATAGGATATGCGGCAAATAAACCAAAAGTTAATGATGTAATTTCAATTAGATATTATACAACAATTCAACCAACTTGGATACCACCTACTCCAGCAAAACTAGGAGCGGCAAAAGTTTACCAACCGGTTGAAATATCTGATACTATAACATATTCAAGTGGAACTAGAAACTTTATACAATGTCATGATGGGTCATTTGTTTTAAAATATAATGATTTAAGAGATACTGCATTATTAGAATTAGAAAAAAGAATTTATAACACAATCAATAGAAGATTTACTTCTAGGGATTATGTTCCATTATTAGAAATTAATCAAAAACAACCAAACTATTTTAATTCAACTAGTTGGTCTAGAAATGATATTATTAATTTAATGCGTCCAATATTTACAAGATGGGCATCAGAAAATGCATTAAACTATCATGAGAATACTGGTTATAATAATGTTCTAACATTAACAGGAGTTTCTGGTACATTTAAAGTTGGAGAATCTGTTTCTGGTGCAAGTTCTAAAGCAAAAGGTGTAATTACAAAAATTGCAAGTAATGTAATAACTATAAACCAAGTTATTGATAGTTTCCAACTTAATGAAAAAATAACTGGTGCAACAAGTGGTGCAGAAGGTACAACAGATCCAAATGGTGGTATTACTATTGATTGGAAAGTAATGAATTACTCTTCATTAAAAGATCCAAATGGAAATAGTTTACCAGGACACTGGCGTGGTATGTATCGTTGGTTCTATGGAACAGATAGACCACATACTCATCCATGGGAAATGTTAGGCTTTGCACAAAAACCAATTTGGTGGGATAATTATTATTCTTGGACGGCATCGTCGACAAGAGCAAAATTAATAAGTGATGTTGAACAAGGTATTATTAGATCAGGCTTACGTGAAAACTATACTGATAAATCATATCTTAACGCAAATAATGTTTATAAAAAACCAAACTTTGCGTCATATGTTCCGGTTGATAATACTGGAAAACTATTAAGTCCAAAAGAAATAGGAATTATTTCAGATAATCCTACAGAATATAATTCACAACTTGATTGGAAATTTGGAGATGGTGCTCCAGTTGAAAATGCATTTGTTGTTTCTCCGGTATATCAATATGCAATACAAAAAATATTATATTTGACAGCACCAGGTTTATATGTTGACTTGCTTTGGAATTCAAATGATATATTAAAATCATCAGCTGATGCAACTCAAATTATTGACTCTGTAAGTGGTAAAAGACCTAACAATAAAAACTATTATGTCCATAGAGAAGTAGATGCTAATAGTATAACATATAACAGAGCTGGAGTACAAAACTTTTTAGTTGAGTATTTAAATTATGTAGGTAAGTCAGTTACAGATTCATTTGGTAATGTAATTAGAAACCTACAAACAAATTTATCATATCGTTGTGCAGGGTTTATAGACTCATCAACACTTAAAATTGAATCACAAGCATATGACTCAGTAAGTAATTCAACTAGCATTGTAATTCCAACAGAAGATATTAATATATCATTACATACAGGTGGAAGCATTGATGAAGTATCATATAGTGGTTTTATTGTTCAGGTAGTTGAGCAAGGATATAAGATTTTTGGATACGATATAGTACATCCATACTTTAATGTACTTAGACCAATGATTTCAGGTAGATCAAAAAAACTTAGAATTGGTGGAAAAGAAGTTTCTCCAGTTTCTTATAAACCTGGAACAACGTATCATACAGATGAAATTGTTAAACATGAAGACAAATATTATCAAAGCATCACTACTCAAGTAACATTAACAACTGATACTAATCCAGATTTACAAAAATGGAAAGTGCTTAAAGTTTTACCAACAGTAGGTGGAACAGAAGTAGACCACTATTATGATTTTGATGAATCTAATGTATATCAAATTGATTATGGAACTGTATATAAAACTAGACAACAAGTTTATGATGCAATAGTAGGATATGGAAAATATTTAGAATTAGTTGGATGGGACTTTAGTGAGTTTAATGTTGATATTGGAGAAAATAAAAATTGGGATTATAGTGCCAAAGAATTTTTATTTTGGAGTTTAGGAAAATGGGAAAAAGGAAATTATGTTACATTAAGTCCTAGTGCTGATAAATTAAAATTTATACCAGCTTCAGGTGTTGTCCAAAGTATTAAAGATATTAATAATGGTGTATATAGTGCATTAAACAAAGAAGGTTTTGGACTAGATTCAAAACAACTAGATGTTATACGTGATGATGACATGGTAACAATATCACAAAAAGATGGAATTGGAATTTATGGATTAAGATTATCAGTTAAAGAAACTGAGCATATGATTACATTAGAAAACAAAACTATCTTTAATGATACAATTTATAATACAATATTAGCACAAAGACAGCCACGTGTAAAAATTAATACAACTAGAACATTAGGATGGCATGGTAAACTTGAAGCAGATGGTTATATTATAAGTGGAACGTCATTGCTTAATAACTTTGAAAAATCAGTAACTGATTCTGGAAAATATTATGATATAGAATCTTCTCTTGTAGCTACTAATTTTAGAGATTCAGCTATGCACTTAATTGGATACCAAGAAAGAAATTATTTAACTAATTTACAAATTAGTAAAACAAATCAAGTTAAGTTTTATCAAGGAATGATAAAACAAAAAGGTACACAAAATAGTATTGATAGATTATTAAGATCAACAACTGTAAGTACTGATCAAACATTTGATACATATGAAGAATGGGCATTTAAAGTTGGTGAATTTGGCTCAACAGCTTTTGATCAAAAAATTGAATTAAGATTAAGAGCAAACGAAGTTGTTAGTGATCCACAAACATTTGAGTTTTTATTACCATCAGATGCATCAACAACTTCAGGCTATGATAGTCCAACTGATGATGTAATTACAATTGATATTGATGATACAGTACGTTGGTTGAAAAAACCTAAAGGTGAAAAAACGTTAGCTAATTTATGGCCAGTAGTGTCTACAGTTAATACAGTAGTTCCTACATCAGGTTATGTACATTATGATGATCCAACTTATAGAGCATTGAATTCAAATGCACTTGCTAACGTTTATTCATCAGAAACTTCAAATATAGCAATTGGGTCAACAACTTGGGTAGCAAAAGATGATGTAGCTGGAAGAGATTGGAATGCATATAAATTATATGATACCGGAGATACTATTGATAACGTAGTATCAAATGGTGATGCCAATACTGCAATGAAAGTTACAGTATCTGGTACAGGCTCAAGTATTGGAGTAGCAAAAGATTTAATTATACATAAAACATATGACGGTGATGGAACACTTGTTATGGATCCTACTAGTTGGGGCACACACAAAATAACATTATCAACTGCAACGCCAACGGCACCTACAATTACAATTCCATTTTCTGATGTAGCAGGTAGTGGTGCAGAAATGGCAGTAGGGAATATTAATGGAACGGTATCAACAGTAACAGTTACAGCAGGTGGTGATGGCTTTGCTGTAGGAGATGTAATTTCATTCTCAGGCAGTAATGGAGCAGGTGGACAAATGACTGTTAATAAAGTTGCCGGCGGAGCAGGTGCTACAGCATCGGCAGTTATAGCAGATACTTTCCCAATTACTTCAATACAAGTTTTAGAACAAGGTACAGGTTACAGTTCTGCAACTGTTAATATTTCAGGTGGTGGGGGTTCTGGTGCTACTGCAACAGCAACTATTGCCGGCGGTAAAATTACTGCTATTACATTAACTGGTGCAGGTTCAGGATATACATATCAGCCTACGATTACAATTACAGGTGATGGAGATGACGCAACTGCTTTTGCTACACTTGGATCAAAAGCAGATGGACAAATTACATCAATTACTGTTAGCGGAGGCGGAACTGGTTATACAGCAACACCAACAGTTAAAATTACAGACGCTTCTGGTACAGGTGCAACTGCAACGGCAGTTATGTCAGCTGGAGCGGTTGCAAGTGTTACAATAACTAATTCAGGTTCAGGATATACAGCACCAACAATTTCATTTACTGGCCCATTAAGTGGTGCAACTACAGGATCAGAACTAACACTTAATAATGGTGGAGATAATTATGCAGAAGCACCAACGGCATATTCAGTAGTTGATTCTTCAGGCACAACAAAAACATCCGGAGTACATTATACACCAGCAACATTTACATATACAGGTGATGGTGCTAGTGGAGTATTTGGTGAAATAAAAGATATTACAATTACAGCAGGTGGTTCAAATTACCAATCACCAAGTATTAAAATTATTAATGCATCAGGAACAACAGTACATACATTAACAACACCAACTAACATTACACTTACATCAGGATCTATTACTGCGGTAACAGTTCCAACTGGAGCATGGAATAAAGGATTTAGTGCAGGAGTAATAAGTACTGCAACTGGAAAAATAACAGTTACAGATACTAAAGCAAATCATACAGTTAACTTGTCTCCGTCATTAGCTAAAGTACACGCATTAACATCATTAACAGCAAACGTAACTACAGCATTTGATGGGACACCATCTGTAACATTAGAAAAATCAGAAGACAATGGAGCATCATGGAGTGCATTATCTACTGCCGCTGTTGATTTAACTACCGTTGCTTCAGCAAACGTTAATGTTACAGGAACAATAACTGACAATGCAAACGCAATTGTTAGAGCAAGTATTTCAGTTTCAACAGGAACAACTGGAAATGTTTCTTTATCATTAAATTATACTAAAAAAGAATACGCAATAACTAAAAATGGTAATGCTGAATATATTTCAACTGCTGATAATACAACAATTAATTCATCTGGTATTAAATTATTAGATTGGAAAGATGTTAGATTAAACAATGCGTTAGCAACTGATAAAGCACACGTTGTAACTAGTACAGCAACAACACTTACAAATTTCTTAACAGGAACAGGTTTAAGCAATAGTGTTTGGACAGAAGGTGCTCTTGTTTGGTTAGATGATGACTTTACTGGTAAGTGGGGAGTATATAGATATACTGCCAATGCAACAATAGTTTCAAGTTATAATAATATACGTGGAAGTGAACCTGCAAGTTTTTCAGCGGCAGGTGGTACATGGATTTTACATAGTGGAGTAGATTACAGTAACACTTCACAAACTACTACATCATATTTTGCAAAAACAAAACGTAGACAAAAAGATAGAATAGATACAAAACAATTTAATAAAACGGTTATGTATGATGATAGAAGTCATCAAGTTGATTTAAGTATGAATATATTTGATCCATTAAAAGGAATTTTACCTGCATCTGCAGATAGAGAAATCTCATACAAGTCAGAGTTAGATCCTGCAATATATAATAATCATAGTGATACTACTTTAATTAGTACAAGTAATCCATGGAAGGATGACTATGTTGGAAAAGTTTGGTGGGATCAATCAACGGCAAGATTTATTGAATATGAAAGTCATGATAATGATTATAGAAGAACACATTGGGGTCGTTTGTTTGATGGAGCGTCAATTGACGTTTATGAGTGGGTTAAATCAACTAAAACACCAAGCACTTATTCAGGAACAGGAACAGTTAAGACAACAACAAATTATGTAAGTGAAACTGTTATTGATGCTTATACTAAAACAAATTTAACTTATTACTATTATTGGGTTAAAGATAAAACTACAGTACCAAAATTAGATTCAAGAATAAATGATGTTGCTACGGTATCAAATACAATTCAATCTCCATTAACACAAGGGTTAAGTTATTTTGCACCAGTATCACCGAATTCATTTATGATATCAAATGTAGTTCATAATTTAACTAAAGACAATACTGTATTACAAATTAATTATAGAGATCGTGCTGTAAAAGATAAAACAGATGGAGTACACGCACAATGGTTATTAATTAAAGAAAATTACAATGATGCACAAATTCCAAATCAAATTTGGAATAAAATGGTAGATAGTATTTGTGGTTATGATGCTACAGAAAAAACTGTACCAGATACAACATTGTCAATAAATGATCAATATGGAAATAAAGTTAGACCAAGACAAACTTGGTTTAAAGATATTAAAAAAGCAAGAAAGGTATTATTCCAATCATTGAATAATATTACAACTAATATTAGTTTAGATGTTGAAAATTCTAATTGGGATAGTACAGTTACAACATCAGTATATAATGAAAAAACAAATTGGTATTACAATACTACATTTAATGATGATACGATTATAGATGAAATTGTTGATTATAAAGCTGATATAGTTATTGCAAATTTAAATGAAGGTGATGTAGTTAAAGTAAATTATGATTATGCATCTAAATGGGCATTATACAAATATACTGATGCAGATTATTTGGCTGGTACAACAACATCAATTGATACAGGTAATTTATCTTTAGTAAGAATTGGTTTACAAACAGCAACCACTAAACTTAAAACGACAGTATATACTGAAGATAATTCTATAGCATTGGCTACAGAGTTAAGACAATATTTAACAGCATTAAGAAACAATGTGTTTATTAGTGATAAACTAGGAAAACAAAATGAAGTACTGTATTCATTAATAAGATATGTATCTAGTGAACAAAGTCATGTAGATTGGTTATTTAAAACAACATACATGAATGTAATTCAACAAGATACTACATTAACACAAAAAGCATCTTATGAAAAAGATCCGTTTAATGATATTAAATCATACGTTGAAGAAGTTAAACCATACAAAGCTAAAATTAGAGATTTCTTAAGTAAAAAATCTCCAGCAAGAGAAAATGCAAATATGGCAATGAGTGACTTTACATCTACGTCAGATTATGCAATTAATTCTAGTGGTAGTGGAACAACAAATCCTACTCCAAAATTTACAACTAAATTAGCATTTGATAGAATTAGTAAAAAAATAACAATACTATCTCCAACAACTAATAATATTGATGCATGGATGGGAGTAACAGTTGCTACAATATCTGGAGCAACAAAATCAAACCCAGTTAGCATAACAGCTACCGGACATGGCTTTACAAGTGGAAGACAAGTAACAATTGATGGTGTAAATGGAATGACTAACCTTAATACTAATACATATACTATTACAAGAGTTGATGATAATACATTTACTTTAAACTCTACTGATGGTACAACCTATGGAGCATATACATCTGGTGGTACAGCAACGGCAGTTGGAGTATCATATACAGCAGGTAAAGAACTTAAACACAATGGTGGCTACTGGCAAGTTACAACAAATCATACTTCAGGAACATTTATATCTGATGTACAAACAGGTAAATTACAACATTATAATTTTAGTCCTGTAACTGCTCCAACAGATGTTGCAAGTATTAATCAAATTAAACAAGCAACACCAGAATCATCACACGTTGATAGATTAGCAAAATATCATTTTGCAAGTGAGTTAGCAAACGTTGATACTGCAAATACATCTTCAGTAAGTTCGTTTGTAACGTCATTAGAAAATGCTATATCATCTTATACAGATTTAGATATACAACCAATTGGATTTGTTGTTAATAGAGATAGAATAGGTCAAGAGTTAACTTCTTTTGCATGGGATAGTTTAAAATGGGATGCCACAGCATTAACTACAAATCCAACAATTGGATTTGCTGATGAGTCAACTCAAAATTGGTATGATTCAAAATTTGTAAATGAAAACTTACAATGGAAAACAGGAACAGTATTTGCTAAAGATTCATTTGTAAAATATTCTGACTTAACACACTTTACAGCTTGGACGGCATCAACAAGTTATACTGTTGGTGATATTGTTAAACATGAAAACAAAGTTTATGTTGCAAACGTAACACATAAAAATTTAACAGCAGAAACAACTATGCAAACATCACGTTGGGATGAAGTTGTAGATTTAATTTATTATACAAACGCAGAACATACTGCCGCGGCAACATTTAAAACAGATTATGATGCAGGCAAGTGGGTATTGGTACAAAAAGTTTTAGACTCTTCAGGATTTGCAAGACCAAACAACGATCCATATCCAGAAGAAGTATTACCAATTACTCCTAGAGAAAGTTTATTCATAACTGTTAAAACTTATACAAATGTAACTGGTAGTGGTACTAATGCAGATCCATATGTTGGAGATGGAGACTTATCACAATTCCAAATGCATTATAGACCATATGGAACAGTTACATATTTGAGACAAAAATTTGTTGACGATAGCGGAGGAAATTCAACTACAGATCATACAACATTAAGTGACGCTTGTAGTGAATATTCAAATATCATTGTAGTATCTGATGCAAGTAAATTACCTACTCCTAAACAATCACAATTAAGTGCTGATGGAGTATATACTGCACAGCCAGGAATAATTTATATTGGTACTGAAAGAATAGAATATAATAAAATTAGCGGAAATAAACTTTTAGATGTAGTTCGTGGTACTAGAGGAACTACTATTGGAAGTTATAGTCCAGGAGCGGAAGTATATAGTGGAAATACACATATTCCAAGTGCAACTAGTGGATATTATAATGATACCGGTTATAGTGTACTTGATAGTGCAAATTCAAATAAATCTTCAGCAAAATACTTGCGAAATGAATAAACAGAGTATATTATAATAAGTATAAATATATACAGTTAATATGGAAAAGAATATGGAAAACGATACAAACAAAGAACAGCAAGAAACTATGCCAAATGAAGGTGCAAAAGTTAAAATGCAAGGTCATTTGCTTATTCGTGATGCTGAAACAGGTGAAGAGCTAGTTAATAAAAGAAATGCTATTCACTTTGGTAATATGGCGTTTGTAATTGCAAACGCAATGTCGTATTGGAAAACAGCTGATAACGGCATATATCATATGGCATTTGGTAATGGTGGGTCAGACGTACTTAATACTGGTGAAATAAAATATAAAGCTACAAATACAGCTAATATTAAAGATGATTCAGCGGCATTATACAATAGAACATATTATAAAATTATTGGTAAAGATCCAAATACAGATACTAAAAATAATGTAAGTATTGTAACTAGTTCTAGTTCATATACAGATTTAAAAATTACTTGTACATTAGATTTTGGAGAACCAGCAAGTCAAACAACTTCAGATACTGCTACTTCTGATTCAGCAACAGATTATATATTTGATGAATTAGGGTTATATGCTTATAATGTTAGTGGTATTGGTAGTGAATATTTGTTAACTCATGTTATATTCCATCCAGTACAAAAAAGTTTAAATAGAGTAATTGAGATAGTATATACTATCAGGGTACAGCTACAATAATCTAAGTATATAGTTATATTATTGTGGTGTTTAATATAAATAACTTATATAAAGTTGGTATTTTATATACTACTTTAATAAAGATTGAAACGCAGGAGAAATTAAATTATGCCATATACAGTAAGCAACACTAGAGGAAGTACAGTTGCAACAGTACAAGACGGTACTACCGTAGCAGTAGGTGGTGTTACACTAATTGGTAAAAACTTCACAGGATATGGTGATATTATTGCCGAGGATTTTGTAAAATTATTAGAAAATAATGCAAACACAACTGCACCAGCAGATCCACAAGAAGGACAACTTTGGTGGGATACAACTAATCAATCTTTAAAAACAAGACTTTCAGGAACCAACGGCTGGCTTCCATTAACAGTACACGTAGGAGCAACATATCCACACGCGGCAACAAAAGGCTCTTTATGGTACAATACAGATACAAAACAACTTAATGTTAATACAGATGGTTCAGCAACAGGTTACAAACAATTTTCAACAGCATCTGATAAATCATTTTCACAAGTTTTAACACTAGCGGCAACACACGTAGATGATGCCGCGGCAAATAATAACGGTTATGTTGTATCAGATAATATTGAAGTAATAGCAGAAGTTGTTCAAGCTAAAAACGGTGACATTGAAGTAACAAGAGTTGTTTCTCCTTGTCATTTTAGATTTGCAGATCCAGGAAGTGGTGCAAACGTAAAAATAGAAAAAGCAATTTTTGATGGATACACAGCGGCTATTACAGTAAGTTCATCAACATCAACGCAAACAGGTACATTAATTCACGGAGTTAATACTTGGGACAGTTTACAATCAGAAGGTGTGTCAGCAGACGGACTTGTAATTGGTGGTACAACTTATGCGGCAACAGATTTTTTAAGATTATCAAAAAACACAGGACAACACGAAATTAATACTAAAATAGTTCCACCTTCACATGGTACACCAGGTCAAGCGGCAACAACACAACAAGGTACAGCTACTATTGATTTAGGTGGCGATGGAAGATTTTTTAGAAACGTTTATGCAATGTCAATGATTGCACAATACGGTGATATAGCGGAACGTTATGAAGCTGACGATGAATATGATTTCGGAACAGTTGTTTCACTAGCAGGTGAAAAAGAAGTTACACAAACAACAGAATTTAAAGATACAAAAGTATTTGGTGTTGTATCACAAAAACCAGGTCTAAAGTTAAATGCTTTAGCTGGAGATGATGCAACCCATCCATATATTGCTTACCAAGGTCGAGTGCTAACGAAAGTTATTGGCCCAGTAAGTAAAGGTGATCGTATTGTTTCTAGTTCGACGCCAGGCGTAGCACAACTAGTAGAAGACGAGAACAATGTTGATTACCGTGCGGTTATTGGCCGCAGTCTTGTCGACAAGACTTCGGAAGAAGTCGAAATAATTCCAATTGCAATAGGAGTAAAATAAGATGGCTTACCAACAAGGTGATACAATTACAGCGGCAGATTATAATACATTTGCCACTAATATTAACACGATTATTGGTACTGGCTCAACAGATAGTGGTTATGGACTTTCAGAGATCGCGGCGGTTTCTGCAGGTAACACAATAACAGCGGCTCAATGGAACAGCTTGTTATCAGGCTTACAAAAAGGCGCAAACCACCAAGGTACTACATTGACGAATGCGTCAAATACTGTAGCACAGGGAGGTAACATCTTGCCATTATCTAACCTAGAGGCAGATATCACATTAATTACAACTAATAAATTAACAGCGGCAGGTGCCAATATGGCGGCTGACACAGGTATTACAAGCACAAAAACAGCGGCTTGGACAGGAACAGAAAATCACATTTTCACAGTTACGTTTGCATCAGCAAACGCGGCTAGACACTTTTTTAATTCAGGTGGTGAAATTAGATTAGCTGGTTCACGTGCAGGTGGTTCTTCAACTGATCAAAATACTGATTGGACAAACTTATTATCTAATATGGGTACAGTTAAGTTTGCCGAAGGTGCAACAACATATACTGGTTCAGGCGGAACAGCGGCATCAGTTGGTTTTGACGATTTAACAACTTCAAATCAACAAATCTTTACGGCAACAGGTGCAGGTAACTATTCAAGCAACGATTATACAGCATACGCAAAAGCAGATGCGGCATATGGTTCAGCAACAGTAATTACTTTTACACTTGACTTTAAAGATGATCACGCGGCACAAACAGGAACTTACACAGGTGGCGGTTTAGGTACTGCTCCAAATGAAGGAAATGCTTGGTCTGGCGCTGATGAAGTTGACGGAACGTTAACTAGCACAATTACTACATTTAGAGCGGATAACGCCTCTTATGTACAAGTTGCTAACCCAACTTTCGCTACTACTGACGCACTATAATATTATAGTTAAAAAGTATTTGACTTTTAAGCCTCCGTTATGTATAATAATATATACATAAACGGAGGTTTTTTATGAGTGATGATCGCTTACACAAAGCACTTGAATTTGCCAATTATAGGCAGACATTCTTTAATCAAAAGCAAATCCTGAAAAATAAAAGTCAGGCATTGTTATCATATTCTATAGAAGGTGGAACTTTTAAAGTTACACAGGAACTAATAGCATTTGTTGGAACATTTGTTCAACAAGGATATGAGGAAATAGTATTGCTAGATGTTAATGAAAATCCTATTAAGATTAATGACTTAAAGTCTTTCTTAACAGAAATTACATCGCGTTATTTTGAGGTAACAAATGATTACCACAAACAATATAGCGAAATGCAAACTAAAAGAAGAACTGCAAAATTGGTAGAGGCATGAGTCAAGGAATAGTATTTTTCGCACATAACAATACAGAAATTGATTATGGTAGCATAGCATTAGCCAATGCTCTAATGATTAAACATCATATGGGCATTGATGCTATTACTATGGTTACTGACGAAGGAACTATGAGACATTTAAAAGAGCAATATGATCAAAAGTTAATTGATAATGCATTTGAAAATATTAAAATCCAACAAAGACGTAGAGTAGAAAATAATAAACGTTATAGAGATACAAGACATACAGTTAACTTATTACAATTTTATAATATTAATAGGTCAACTGTTTTTACACAATCACCATATGATGAAACTTTAGTTATTGATGTTGATTATTTAATTTGTAATGATACATTAAATCAGGTTTGGAAACATAAAGAAGATTTAATGATTAATGCAAAAAGTTTTGATTTATTAACTGGAAGACATCTTAAAGAGTTTGATCGTGTAGATGATTTTGGAATTGATTTTTATTGGGCTACTGTATTTTTCTTTAGAAAAAATACTAAAACAGAATTGTTTTTTAATTTATTAGAATCTATAAAAGAAAACTATCCTTACTTTAAAACTTTATATGGTATTAATACATATAACTTTAGAAATGATCATGCGTTTAGTATTGCTGTTCATATGTTTAATGGTTTTGCAAAAAGTCGATTAGTGAAAAACCTCCCAGTCGACTTTTTACAACACACATTAGATTATGATGAATTATATAATGTTAATGATAAAGGATCATTGTCATTTCTATTAGAGAAAACAAGTGAACCAGGAAAGTTTATTCCAGCACGTACTGATGGAGTCAATGTTCATGTTATGAACAAATATTCTTTAGTAAGACAAAGTAAAAAGATAGTGGAGATGTATAGATGAAAATTTTATTAACTGATATTGATGGAGTAATATTAAATTGGTCTGATCATTTTCAAAAATATTTAAAACAATATTATCCAGATGTAGCTTTATGGGATCCAACAGTTTTTGCTCAATCAGATAAAACTGCTGATATTATTAAGCATTATAATTATACTGCTTGGATAGGTTATTTGCCACCATTAAGAGATGCACAAGATATATTACCAAAGTTTAAACAAGATGGTTGGGAAATTATTGCTTGTACATCTATGGGATCTGATCAATATGCAAACGCATTACGTAAAATGAATATTGAAAGTTTATTTCCAAATGTTTTTTCTAGAATTGATATTATTCCTTTTATGGAACCAAAAAATAAATGGTTAACACAATATAGAGATAGTGGTGCTATTTGGGTAGAAGATAAATGGACAAACGCAGTAGCAGGTGCTAATATTGGGCTTAAGACATACTTAATGAAGCATGAATACAATGCACAATATAGTGCAAACAATATTGAAAAAGTTGATAATTGGATACAAATTTATAATAAGGTAAACAAATGAAACAAGGTTATTTGGTAATAGCACAGAATTCAAAAGATGCAGAAGGTAAGCCTATTAATTATGTACGTATGGCTTATGCATTAGCATTAAGCATTAAACATACACAATCACAAATTAAAAATATTTCTATTGCTGTTATTAACAAAAATGATGTACCTGAACATTATAGATATGTATTTGATGAAGTTATTGAATTACCTTTTCAAGATGATGCTGAAATGGTTGATTGGAAAATTAATAATAAATGGAAATATTTTCATTGTACACCATATGAGCAAACAGTAATATTAGATACTGATATGTTGTTTATGACTGATGTAAGCCACTGGTGGGAATATTTTACACATTGGGATATGATGGCAACAACTAACGTTCAAACCTATCGTGGAGAAACAATAATTGATAATCAATATAGAAAAACTTTTGGACCTAATTTGTTACCAAATGTTTATACTGCATTTTTTTATTTTAATAAAAAATCTGATATGGTGAATGAATACTTTAGTGTAGTTGAAGATATATTTAGAAAATGGGAATACTATAGAGATACAGCACTTGTATTACCAAAACAAGAATTTTTAAGTGCAGATGTTGTATATGCAATGGCTATGAAAATGTTAGATATAGTTGAGTTTGCAACCAATCCTGTTGTTACTTGTCCAACATTTGTGCATATGAAAGCAAGATTACAAAATTGGAAATCTGGATCAACAGAAGATTGGACTAAACATATAGGAGCATATTTTACACCAGATTGCAGATTAAAGATTGGAAATTATCAACAAACATTACCGGTTCATTATGTTGCAAAAGATTTTCTTACAAATGAGATTATTAAAAATTATGAGGAGCAAGTAAATGTCAGAGTTTAGAATTCTATATTATGATCTAGAAACAAAAGACATTATTAAAATTATTCGTGAAGTGGATAGTAAACTTAATGATCCGTATTTTGAAATAACTTATGATGAAATAAAAGATTTTATTGATGGAACAAAAGTACCATCACAATATTATATAGAATTAAATCCAAAAGATCCAAATGATTTTACAATTAAGAAAAAAGAAATACATTTAAACATACGAGAAATTGATAAAACTTTGCATAAAATTAGAATTGGAACTGATGATGATGTAAGTTATGATATTAGAGTTGTACATAACAAGAAAGATAAAACAATTAGTTTTGAATTTAATCCTACATTAAAATCTTATATGGCTAGTAAGTATCAACTTACTGGTAAAACACAAAAATTTACAAATCCAGAAATGTTAGTTATTAATGGAACAAGTATATTAAACTTTTTTATAACACAAACAGGTGATCCACATGACTTATTTGCGTCTTATTATGTGCCAGTTGTACAATTGCTTACTGAAGATAAGCTAGTAGCAGGGTATAAAGGAGAGTTAAATACTTGTAATGTATATACAAGAAGAATTTATGATGATTACTTAATGGTGGAAAAATAGTATGGAAATAGATACAAGTACAAAAGTTGATGATAAATCTAAGATAAAAATATCTGATATTGATATATTTTACCTATCATATGATGAGCCTAATAAACAAGAGCATTGGGCAGATATCAAAAGTAAAGTTCCATGGGCTAAATGGGTAGATGGCGTTGAAGGATCAGATGCGGCACACAAAGCCTGTGCTAATAGAAGTGATACTACTAGGTTTATTACTGTAGATGGCGATAATAAGTTAGTTAATTATGAAAAATTAATTGATTTAGAACTTGACTTTTCTGATTATGAAAATTTAAATTTAGAAGAGTCTGTAGTATCTTTTACAGGTTATAATAACATTAACGGATTAATGTATGGTAATGGTGGTATTAAGTGCTGGCCAAAACAAGCAGTTCTTGATATGAAAACACACGAAGCGGCTGAGTCAGAAGGATCAGCTGTAGACTTCTGTTGGGATATGAATTATATACAATTAAACGAATGCTTTTCGCACGTATATAATAACGCAACACCGCATCAAGCCTGGCGTGCCGGATTTAGAGAAGGTGTAAAAATGTCTTTAGACAGAGGATTTAAAGTTGATTCAGTTAACTTTGAAAAAAATATCCATGACAAAAATTATCATAGACTTTTAATTTGGGCGTCTGTAGGACGAAATGTTGATAATGGTTTATGGGCAATATACGGAACAAGACTTGGTTGCTATATGACAAATTGTACTGATTGGGATTTTGTTAATGTAAGAGATTTTGAATGGCTTAATAAATTTTGGAAAGAAGAAGTTAAACCACAATTTACAGGTAATGACCAAATGTGTCATTACGAAAAGTATCAATGGGATAAAGAAAAACTTTTAAAAGAGTCTCTTAGACTTGGTAAAGAATTAAGAAGCAAACTTGGATTACAATTAGGTGATTTAGGACCAGATGATTCAGCATTCTTTAAAAAAGTATATTGGAATCCGCCTCGCTCTGGAGCATTTGTAACAGAAAAAGGACAAGACGGAATTACTCGTTATAAAGTATTGAAATGACCGATGAAGTACGCAAGATCAAACAAACTAGAGATAGATTAAATGCAGTATCGCCTAGCTTCTGTACAGCAAAATGGTTACAAGTTACCATGCACTTACAGAATGGCCATACGCATTCTTGCCACCATCCACAAACACACAAAATACCGTTAGAAGAATTACGTACAAACCCAACAGCACTTCATAATACAGAGCTAAAGAAAAAGCAACGTAGAATGATGTTAGATGGTACACGTCCAAAAGAGTGCCAGTATTGTTGGAACGTAGAAGATTTAGGTGAGGATAGAATTAGCGATCGATACCTCAAATCCCATGACACTTGGGCTCTTCCTCACCTAGACACAATAGCAAAGTCTGATTGGAAAGCAAACGTTAATCCAAGATATGTTGAAGTATCTTTTTCAAATGTTTGTAATTTAAAATGTTCTTATTGTTCTCCAGCATTTAGTTCTAAATGGGTTGAAGAAATTGTACAACATGGTCCTTATCCAACATCAGATAAATTTAATAACTTAGATTGGTTACAGCAACAAAACAAAATGCCAATACCACATAGAGAATCAAATCCTTATGTAGAAGCATTTTGGAAATGGTTTCCAGATTTATATAAAACGTTAGAAGTATTTAGAATAACAGGTGGAGAACCTTTAATGTCTAAAGATACTTTTAAAGTTTTTGATTATATAATTGACAACCCAAATCCTAATTTAGAATTAAGTATTAATTCTAATGCCTGTGTGCCAGATGTTTTATTTGACAAATATATTGAAAAAATGAAACGTATTACTGGAGAAAACAAAGTTGGTAGAACAAGATTATATACGTCAGTTGACACTTGGGGTGTACAAGCAGAATATATTAGAGATGGATTTAATTATTACCAATGGCACGACAATATTGAAAAAGTATTAAAAGAATTACCTTTAACAAAAGTGACTGTTATGTGTACAACTAATTTATTAAGTATGCCAAACTTTCATCATTTAGTAGATGACATTTATCATTGGAAAAATGATTTTTATTCAAATGAACGCAGGGTTCCTATTACATTAGATATGGCTATATTAAGGCATCCGGTACACCAAAGTGCTGTAATATTACCACCAGAATATGCTAGTATGATGAATCCAGCATTAGCTTATATGGAGAGTCATGCAGAAACGCATAGCAATCCATATAAAGGATTCTTTGATTTTGAAATTGAAAAAATGAAAAGGTTTATTGAATATGTTAAAGCAGGACCCAATGAAGCTGAACGTATTAATTTAGATGTGTCTAGAAAAGACTTTAAATACTTTATAGATGAACATGATAGAAGACGAGGTACAAATTTTAAAAAGACATTTCCTGAGTTAGTAGAATTTTATAACTTATGTGGACAAAGTATTAAAGAGTTAGCATGACAAAGAAACGTAAAGACGAAACATATCAACAGTATAGGGATAGGGTAATTAACCCAATATCGTCATCATGGTGTGGCGCCAAATGGTATAATGCTACTATATGGTTGAATAGCGGTACTACTGCAAGTTGTCATCACCCTCCTGCACATAAAGTACCATTAGAAGAAGTATTAGCAAATCCAAAAGCAATACATAATACCAAATATAAAAAAATGGTACGTAAACAAATGCAATGTGGTGAAAGACCTAAAGAGTGTGAGTATTGTTGGAAAGTTGAGGACTTAGGTCCTAATAACGTTTCTGATAGAGTTTATAAAACAGTTATATATACAGAAGATCAAATAGCCAAAGCAAGTAAAATGGATTGGCAAGATGATGTTGATTTACATACATTAGAAATTGCTTTTGATGCCAATTGTAATTATGCTTGTTCTTATTGCAATGCTAGTTTCTCAACAACATGGCAAAATGATATTAAGAAAAATGGAGCATATCAAAATTTAGTTAGTGATGGTGCAAGAGCATTTCAACAAGATGGTAAATGGGCAATGCCATATGGAAAGAAAAATATAGGTAATCCTTATGTAGATGCTTTCTTTAAATGGTGGAAGTCAGACTTACATAAAACTTTACAAGAGTTAAGAGTAACAGGTGGTGAAGCAACAATGTCACAGGACTTTTGGCGTTTACTAGAATGGTGGCAAACTAATAAAGATTGTGAAGTACGTTTAGCAGTTAATTCTAATTTAGGAACTAAACCAGAACTTATTGATAAGTTAGCACGAGAAAGTCATGCATTTAAAGAGTTTGATTTATATACTTCTAATGAATCGTTTGGCGGCCATGCAGAATATATTAGAGATGGATTAATATGGAATACTTGGTTAGGTAATATTCACAAAATGATGGAACAAGGTAATGTACGTGAATTACATATGATGATGACTATTAATGCATTGTGCTTGTTTAGTATTACAGAATTTATGGACGAAATGATTAAACTAAAAGAACGTTATGGACAATTTGCACCTGCAATGAGTTTTAATATATTACGTTTTCCTAGTTTTCAATCAGCAGTAACATTGCCACAAGATATTAAAAAACGTTTAGCTGACAATTTAGAAAATTGGTTAGAAAATGTTGGAAAGAAACACGAATTGTTTTTTGATATGGAACAAGATGGTGTAAGTAGATTAATAAATTATTTACGTGAAGTAGAAGTAGGTCACCAAGGTACTTCATCTATAGAAACACGTGAAAGAGATTTTAAATCATTTTATAGTCAATATGATATCAGAAGAAACAAATCATTTGAAAACACATTTCCTGAAGATGTTGTTAAATGGTATAAATCAATACCAGATACAAATTTACAAAAGTTACAAGGTATAGTTGATGGTGATTCAACTAAAGGTAATATGATGAAAAAAGAATTAGAGGAAAGAGCTAAAACAGAAGGCTGGGTTATGAATCCGCAAGGCCCTAACCCAGGATCACAAGAATATAAAGAAAAAGTATGAGTTACATGAAAAACAAACACCCCCCATATCCTGATCCAAAAAGATTAAGGGAGCTATCAAAATTAATTGACAGATATCGTGAAAATATATTTTTAGTTTGCTTAACTGAAGGCATAACAAAAAAAGATATAATATCATACTGCACAAGATTATGTGCAATAAGGCATCTAGACGAATTATTAAATAATCCTTGTCCAATGAGATTAATATCTGAAATAGAAGATTTAGCTGAATATAAAAGATTATGCCCACATCAACAAAAACGAGTTGATAAAATAAAATACGGGTCAACTGATGCAGAATGGCCTAAGCATTGGGGTTATTGGTCATATGATGGAGCATAAAAATTTAGCAATATGTGGCTGTAGTTGGGCTAGTGATTTTAATAGCTCAACGTATTCAAATGATGAAGTTACAAACAATTCTCAATTATGGCAATATAATTTAGGTTATAAGCCTACAATTTATGCAAGGCCAGGAGCAACTAATTTAAAAATATATACGCAAGTAGATGAAGCAATTGAAAATGGATTTGATAGTTGTTTAGTATTATTAACATCACCTACTAGAATTAATATTGCTTGGAAAGATACAGATGGGTGGAAAGCTGACAGTAAGTTTAGATGGGGCCGAACTGATGTTGTAAACAAATATGCTACATCTGAAATTAAAGAATATATTGGAAAATACTTTAATGAAGAGATAGAAGTATTAAATTCATTCATTATTACTGAAGCAATTTATTATAAATTAAAAGAAACTGGAAAACCTTTTTATATTTTTACCAATGCATTTACAGATTATATTCATAAAGACTGGAAAGTTTTTAATAAAAAAGAAATAATTCAAGATGGCCCGATTAATTTAATTAAAGATAATAATTATGTAGGAGATAATGTTCCTAATCATTTATCCTTACTTGGACAAGATAAAGCAAAAAAACTTGTAATCGCAACAATTTACCCGTAATCGGCCTAAAAAAATAAAAAGACTTGACAAGATCAAGTTCTGAATATAATATAGTAATTATTAAACTTAACTACCTAGGAGATTAAAATGGGATTAAGCAACATAAAAGTAAAAGGTTCTTCACAGTATAAGTTAGGAACTCAAAAACAGAGAATCCTACAATACTATTGGGGTACTGGTACTACAGTAACTACAAAAAATTTGGTATCAAGATATAAAATCATGAAACCAACTGCAAGAATTTGTGAGTTGAGACAAGATGGTTTTGATATTAGATCTTTACGATTTGTTACTAGAGATACGAAAAGAAGTGCGGTAAAATACCGTATTATGCAACGTAAAGCCGCTTAATTATAGATAATTAGGCCTAATTACACATATAAAAGCCTGTAAGTCATTGATTTTACAGGCTTTTTTTGTGGCTTTTTTTGGTTGACAGATTTCTATAGTATGCTATTATAGTTGAATATGTGGAGGTTATTAATTATGTATAAATTAAAAACAATAGTTGCAGGTTTGTTTGCTATATTATTATTAACAAATTGTACAGCAACAACTGGTCAAACTGTTTCTAAAACAGATACCTATACATTAGGTGGAGCAGTAGTTGGCGGAGTTATTGGTAATCAATTTGGTAGTGGAAGTGGTAAGACTGCGGCTACTATAGTTGGAATATTACTAGGTTCAAACATTGGTAATAATATTGGTCAACAATTAGATCAATATGATGAACTAAAACATCAAAAAGCGGCCTATCAAGCATTAGAGTATACTAAAGACGGAGTTCCAGTTAGATGGTCAAATCCAAATGGTCATAAAGGTGGAATAATGATTACAGATACTTACTATATTGAAAACGGCCAGGTACCTTGTCGTAAGTTTTATCAAGAAGTACAAATTGGTGCTAGAATAGAAACAGGTGAAGGAATTGCTTGTAGAACAGCATCAGGTAAATGGGAACTTATGAAAGATCCTAAAGTAAAGATTGAAAATGGTATGCAAGTCACTAATGATAAAGGCCAATATATGCTAACACCTGTTGGCGTTGGTTGGAATTAACTTGTATATTCTTCCCTAGCATAAGGTTCTCTAGATGGGAACCTTGTTAGGATTGTTCCTACCCTCTCAGTATTTCTCGTATCAGTATCAGGACTTCTTGTATAAAGAGTATTTGTAAAATACAATTCACCTTTAGCATTTGCTTTAACAGTCAGCCCACCATAATTACTTGCACCAGCGGCTTCTGGTCCATTCATATGAACATTTGTTGCAGTTTCTATATGATCACCGCCACTTTTAATATTAGTACTTGCAGAAGCAGTAAAATGATTTGCTCCTGTAGTTGATAAATGGAAATCACTTCCGGAAGTAATTTTTGTATTGTTACCTGTTTTAATGTTTACTGAACCTTCAACATCTAAATTTAAATTACCTTCAACTGACGTTAATATGTTTGTTGTATCAGATGGTTGTCCACTATCACTAGTTTTATGAGCTTTAATATTAATATGTCTTCCTGACTCAATATTAAAATCTCTATCTGCTCTAAAATTAATATCTTTTTGTGAACGCACACTAATTGAATCATTTGCCCAAACATCTATTTTACCATCATTATCAATTTCAACATATCCAGATCCTTTTTTATTAATAATATAAACATTACCATTAGATTCATCTAATAATATTTGGGCTCCAGATTTAGTTCTTAATCTAATTAATTGTTGGTCACCATCATCCATTACAAATTGGTTTGCATCTGGTGTTAATATACCAAATACTTTTGAAGGTGTTTCACGTCTAGCTGATGACGATGTTAATCCTCTATTAGTATCAGATTCTAATCCTTGTTCTCTTAATCCTTCAAAGTGTGGAGTATGTGTAGGTCTTTTAATACCTGATTCTGGTTCACTAGTACTTTTTCGTTCTTTTGTCCAGTCAACGTCATCTGCTATTTCTGATAATTTATTGTATTCAGTTACTGGACAATCTTTTGATTCTTCATCATTAGATGTAAATGTTCCTGAACGAGCAATTCCTGGAACCATATGATTCATTAAATGTTGATATAAACAACCAACAACTACACCTCTAGAAATATCACCACCAACAAACATTACTAAAACTTTATTTCCAACATCAGGTGGAATCATCCACATACCATAACTTCTTTGTGAACCACTATATGTTTTAGATGGATCTGTATTTAAATGTGGAGTAACTATTTCGCCTGGGGCAATATTATTATTAATATTTGTTGCTCCAGCAAATGGAGAAGACCAACGAACAGTTAAATTAAGATGTGTTTCATTAACATCAAATGAGTCTGGTAAAAAATCTACATTAACGTTTGCTCCAATTAAGCGAACAGTTAGCCTACCATTTTTTTGTATATCAGCGGCACTAATAACGATAGCTTCGTATATGCCGTCATATGTTTTAACGTGACCTAGTGATTTAGCACTATCACTTTCTAAATTTTTAACATTTGATATTCTAGTTATTTTTTTAGTTGCCATTATTCTTCTCCAAATGATTCTAAAGTATTAGTATTATATATAAACGTTTCTCTAGGTCCTTTAATATTTTGTGTAAATTGACCACCTTCAAATCTACTAACAATTTCTACTGCGGCATACACACCATTTAATAATCTTTCTTTATGTGTATCGCCTGGTGTTGCAATTCCAGTTTCTAAACTTGGTTCTCCAGCACTAGTACGTGCTGTAAATAGTAAATAATTTTCTCCAGCAAAGGTTGATACAGAGAATTCATCTGGATCATTTTCACTTTCTAACCAAAATATATCACCTCTAATTTCCATATCCATTTGTACCATATCAGCTTGGAAGTCACTTAAAGTACCTTCCATTACCATATCAAATTGGTGTTTTCCTTTGTTTTTAGGATGTCCTTCACTATTATATTTACCGCTCTCAGAACGATTAAGTCCCCACATTACTGTTACAGGACGATCCATACTTTCAATTTTATCAACTAATGATTGCTCATTTATTTTTTCTGCGTAAATTTGTTTAAAGTTTTCAGTTCCATCTACAGATACAGGAGTTTTTGCATCATCGTTCATTCTACCACGAACAATAACTTCTTTTTTATTTCCGAACTCGTCTTCTACAACTTTAGTTCCACCATAAGTTGCTAACTGTCTATCTTCTTTTGTGTTTAAAGATTCAAGTGAGGTCGCCAATGCCTGGTCTGCTTCAAATGTACCATCTTTAATACCTGCAACAAATTGACTTACTAATTCTTTTCTTTCTTTTTCAAAATTACTTAATCCTGATTTCATTTCTTCTGTATTCTTTTTTTCTAATGAACTTGCTTTTGTTTTTAAATAACTTTTCCATGCTTCACGAACATTTTTTTGTTGTTCTCTAAAGTCATTAACTCTTATTGATGACTCTTTGATTTTTGTTTGTGCAGTATCATCTAACCCGGTAAATAAGTTTTGATAACTTTGTAGTGCCATGAAAAAATTATTATTATACTTAATATCAAATCTTAAAACTTTATCGTTTAACCCTGTAAATAGATAATCATATCTTTTCCTCATACATTTGTATGATGTAGTTTGACCTTCTTCACTACCAAAATTTTCATTTACTAGTGCTGTTATTTTCTTTTTTGCCCATTCTTCTGATTTATTAAATATTCCTTGTAAAATTTCTGGTCTGATAGTTGGAAACAATGATACTGTATAATGATATTCTCTAGCATAATCATTTCTTAATGAATCCCAAGCTATGTTAACAACGTCACATTTAATTTTAAAAATATATTTTATATGGTTTTTAACTTTATCTGAATCATTTGAATCTGGATCTTCGTCATCAGGATTAAATCCTTTGGCTAAATTTTGCATTTTTTTTGAATGCGATAATCCAAATTCTAGTATTCTATCTAAACTTGTATCTTGTGGAATAACAAATGATCTTAAAGTTGGATCCCATAACTCTTTATCCAATCCAGTACTTCTGTTTTCAGCAGTTGACTCTTTTTCTCCATCAGTTGGAACAATATCATCATCGCCAATAAATTTTTTAGCTCCTGGACTTAAATGTATGTAATATTCATCTAATGTTTCTTTTTCAATTGCTAATTTATCAACTTCGTTAAGATTAATTGCTTCTGCTACTGAATCACATAAATTTTTAACTGTTCTAATATTGTTAAGTTGTAATGGTCTATCTGTAGTAAAGACGTGATCGTATTTTCCTTGGTCACCTGCTCTAATACATTGTAAACTATATATTGCTCCTGATGTATCTACAGAAGTTTCTACAGCAATTATATTAATTAAAAATTGTCTTTCAGTATTTGGAATTGGTTTTACAATTTCTCCTGTATCTGGTTTACGTCCTATGAATTGGAGTTTCAATAAGTATGTTGCTTTTAAGCCATCTGGCATACCAAGTTTAACTGCACTATTAACTAAAATTGTTGTAAGTGATTCTCCTAATGGCTGAGCCATTGTAATCATAAAATCAACAGCCCCAGAAACTCTATGAGCATTGCTAATTGGACCACCCACAGCATTAATTTGCACTCCTTGTATATTCATAACTGTAGAGGCTGTTTCTGCAATTGTAATAGGTTGTATAGTTGGACTCCATTTATTAAAAGATTTTCCACCTTCAACAATATATCTTTGAGCTCTAATGGCATCATCTTCATGAAGCATTTGTAGTTCAAAGTTATATGTTGGTCCATCATAATCTAAAAGTACATTTCTTTGAAAAAAGTGTGATAAATTTCTTTCAGCATCAGAAGTTACATTACCAGCTTTGTCTTTATAGTCGATATCATCAAACCTTTGGAGAGCAACTGTTATATCTTTTTTAGTAAATTTTACAGCCGAACCTTCATGAGGATTTATAACAATTTTATCCTTTAGTACTGCTTTGTCTTCATTTGAAAACTTTTTTATTTTACCTTCTCCGGCATTTTCGTCACCTTCAAATAATCCTGGTTGTCTATCAGAAATTATTGATGCATTTGAATTTTTAATTATTTCTGCATGATCTCTATATGCTTTTGTATATATTGGATGTTGGAATGTTTTTTTCTCTTTACTTGCAACAGTATTATCAGTATTAGTAAGTGAATTTTCTAAACTTCTTTTCCAACCAACATGAGCAAAACCTTTACCTGCGGCAGTATGATCACCTTTATAGTTGTTACCATGGGCTAATATTTCACTATGGTTAGTTTTTTTATTAGTAAGATCTTCGCCGCCAGTAACAATAGCTTCTGCAGATATACTATTTTTATGATTAGCTACCTCGGCAAATGCTCTAGGTTTATAAAATTTTCCATCTTTTATAAATCCACCTCTAGTTCGAACACCTCCCTCGATTTTACCCCAGTTTGGGTTTTCAGTCACAACCTCATCTTTCTTTTTATTTTTTTCTTTGTGTGCTGGATGTTTATTTTTTCCAAAGCCAACCATAGTTACCTACCTTATATTTTTTAATTTAGGAATTCTAATTACTATACCTGCTCTAAAATCTTGAATAGGATCAATTAATATGTTTTCATTTCTTACAGCAAATACCCACCAATAGTCTACAGTTCCATATTTATTGTTTGATAATAAATCTGGTCTTTTGTCATATTTTGATTCAATAACATAAGACTCATCTGACTCATCTTTAATAATATATTTTGGATCCATTATATCAAGGTAATCACCTTTAATTGATGTTTTACTATATGGACTTGTAGATTTATATGATGCCATTAATAAAATCCTTTATCTAATAATTTTCCTGTACGGAAATCTTCTAAATTAAATTCGTCTCTTAATGCTGATGGATTAGGACTTACAACCAAATCAACAAACACATTAAGAATTAATGGTACATATGATTTTGATAGCATTTCTTGAAGTTGTGAAGTTTCGTTTCTTTGTTCTTGGATATTCATTCCTTCATAATCCATTGAAGAACCGCATGGAACATAATCAACATCTTGGTCTAAACCATAAGCAACTGATCTTATATATACTGGTGTTCTATCAAACATTGCAGGACCATAAGCACTAAAGGCTAATTTTGGAGGTGGTGTACCTCTTTTTTGACGGTCTGCTTTATCTGATTCAACTCCACCAAAAGCAGATTTTGACACCACTCTAAAAAAATGTAAAGCGGCCATCATATATGATGCTTCTTCTTCAGTATGAGCACCAAAAGTTCCTGTAACAGTCATTGATGGTGATTGTGTTCTTGAGTATGCTAGATAATCATAGTTTGTGTGTGGTAGTTCATATTGTCCAAAACCAACGTTGGCGTGTTGTACTTGAATCATTGGAGTATATGGAAACATTAATCCATTTGTTTTCCATAATGGTCTTATTAAATTACCTGGTTCATCTGGACCATAAATTAAGGCCTTATGTTCAGGTAATTTACCCATTGCTTGAATTTTTGCTCTATAATCTGTACGTGCCATTATAGTATTATTTATTGGAAAAATTAACTACACACATAATAAAAAACATTCTTGACTTTTAGCCGTTAATATTATATTATATTATATAAATCAAAGGATATAGTGTGGCTAAAAGAGTAAATTACCTTAATAACAAAGATATGTTGGCTGAAATTCATAAGAGTAAAACCTCTTATTGCCATTATACAAAGCCAGAATATCAGCAATATGACATAATTTTACCAAGTATTTCAAAGATTAATAGGCTAACAATATCACAAGCACGTAAGAACCATGCAGAAAGATTACTTCAAATTAAAGTAGATGAGCTTGGGCTAAAAAGATCACAATATGATGAATATAGAGTTGATCATAAAACAATACCTGTAACTTCTTTAATTTTTAGAGTAATGACATATGATCATATTCCAGATGAACCGGGGCGTAAATTAAATCCAAAAACTGTTGCTGACACAAAAGTTAAATTAAATTTTCCACCATTTAAACATTATAAGTTAAACAAAAATGGACAACCTTTTGAAGTAGGAAAAAGCCATTATAGAAATCATAATGAATTTTGTTTAGATCATGGAAAAATTACACCAAAGTTAGCTACTATGTTTATTAAGTTATGCCATAGATATGGTACACGAGCTAACTGGCGAGGATATACGTATAACGATGAAATGCAAGGACAAGCATTGTTACAATTATCACAAATTGGTTTACAATTTGATGAGTCAAAATCACAAAATCCATTTGCTTATTATACAGCAACAATTACAAACTCATTTACAAGAGTTTTGAATATGGAAAAGAAAAATCAAAATTTAAGAGATGACTTGTTACAAGAGGCAGGAGTAATGCCATCCTTAACAAGACAAATGCAAAACGAAGAAAAGCAGAAAGAACCACCCAAGGAAACTAAATGACGTTATTTAAAAAGGCGGCGTGTTTTACTGACATACACTTTGGTATGAAAAACAATGCTAGGCAACATAACATAGATTGTGAAAATTTTGTCAAATGGTTTATAGAAGAAGCTAAAGAACGTGGATGCGAAACCTGTTTCTTTTTAGGCGATTGGCACCACCAAAGATCCGCAATTAATATTTCAACATTAAATTATTCAATATCAAATTTAAAAAGATTAAATGAATCTTTTGAAAAAGTTTATTTTATTGTTGGTAATCATGATTTATTTTATAGAGATAAACGTGAGATATCTTCAGTAGTATTTGCTAATGAACTTGCAAATATTAAAGTAGTTGATGAATGGATTGTTGAAGATGAAGTTGCTATTATACCATGGTTAGTAGGTGATGAATGGAAACAAATTAAAAAAATGAAATGTAAGTATATGTTTGGTCATTTTGAATTGCCACATTTTAAAATGAACGCAATGGTAGAGATGCCAGATATAGGAACAATACGAAGTGACCATTTTAAAAATGTTGGTCAAGTGTTTACAGGACATTTTCATAAAAGACAACATTCAGGGAATATTTCTTATATTGGAAATCCTTTTCCTCATAACTTTGCAGATGTTTGGGATGATGACCGTGGAGCAATGTTTTTAGAATGGGACCAAAAACCAGAATATAGAATTTGGCCTGACGCACCTAGATATAGATCAATTAATTTAAGCAAGTTATTAGAAGACCCAGAAACAGTTTTAGAACCAAATTCTTATATAAGAGTAAAAGTAGATTTAGATATTTCATATGAAGAAGCAAATTTTATTAAAGAAAATTTTGCACAAAATTATGATATTAGAGATTTATCTTTAATACCGCAGAAAAAAGAAGAACACGCACAAGAAGTAGAAGGTGAGATTATATTTGAATCAGTTGATCAAATAGTAACAAATCAATTATCAAAAATAGAATCTGATACTTTTGAAAATAATGTGCTAATTGAGATTTACAATAATTTATGATTAAATTACAAAACATAACTATTAAAAATTTTATGAGTGTAGGTAATACTACTCAAGCAGTTAATTTTTCCCATGATGGACTTACACTAGTTCTTGGTAATAATTTAGACTTGGGTGGTGAAGGTTCTAGAAATGGTACTGGAAAAACTACACTTATAAATGCTCTAAGCTATGCAATATATGGACAAGCACTTACAAATATTCGTAAGGACAATCTTGTTAATAAAACTAACAATAAAAACATGATTGTTACTGTGGATTTTGAAAAGGATGGTCACAAGTATAGATTAGAGAGAGGACGTAAGCCTAATAAATTCCAATTCATTGTTGACGATGCCGTTGTAAACGAGCAAGGTACAGATGAAGCACAAGGAGAAAATAGACTTACGCAAGATGAGGTGTTGAGGGTATTTGACATGAGCCACACCATGTTTAAACATATTGTTGCCCTCAACACTTACACCGAACCATTTTTAGCAATGAAATCAAATGACCAACGTTCTATTATTGAAGAATTGTTAGGTATATTAAGGTTAAGTGAAAAAGCAGAAGTATTAAAAGAAAGAATTCGAGAAGTTAATGATGATATAAAAACTGAACAAGCACGATTAGAACAAATTAAAATATCAAATGAAAAAATTGAAGATACTATTAGAAAGTTTCATATTAAAAGTATTGCTTGGGAAGAGTCACATAAAAAAGCAATTACAGAACTTACTAATGGTATTATAGAATTAGAAAAAATAGATATTAATAGTGAAATTGAAAAACATAAATTACTAACATTATGGCAAGAACAATCTCAAAAAATTAAATCATATACACAAAATCTAAACTTTAATAAAAGTAATATAGTTGCTGTACAGAAGCAAATAGACTCTTTAAACACACAATTAAACACACTTGATGGTAAGCAATGCCCTATGTGTGAACAAGAATTGCATACAGAGAAGCATACGCACTTGGTTGATGACGTTAAGGTACAACATACTGCTAAACTTGAAGAAGAAACACAAATACAATCAACAATAGAGTCAATTGAAAAGCAAATTGCTGAACAAGGAGATATTGGTGAAAGGCCGGAAACAGCATACAGTTCAGCTGATGAGGCATATCAACATAGGCAAAATCTTGCAGAGTTAAAAACACAATTAGAAACAGAACAGCAAAAAGAAAATCCTCATACAGAACAAATTAATACTTTAAAAACTAAAAATATAGAAGAAGTTGATTATGCACAAATTAATTCTTTAACAAAACTAAAAGATCATCAAGACTTTTTATATAAATTATTAACATCAAAAGATTCATTTATACGTAAAAAAATTATTGATCAAAACTTATTATATTTGAATTCAAGATTAAATTATTATTTGGATAAAATTGGTTTGCCTCATGAGGTTGTGTTTAAATCAGATTTATCTGTAGAAATTACTGAACTAGGACGAGAGTTAGACTTTGATAACTTATCTAGAGGTGAACGTAATAGACTTATACTTGGTTTAAGTTGGGCATTTAGAGATGTGTATGAATCAATGAATACTACTGTAAACTTATTGTTTATTGACGAACTTGTAGATTCTGGTATGGATACAATGGGTGTAGAGTCAGCAATGTCGGTATTGAAAAAAATGTCTAGAGAACGTAGTAAAAATGTTTTCTTAATTTCACACAGAGATGAGCTAACATCTAGATGTTCTAATGTATTAAATGTTGTTAAAGAAAATGGATTTACATCATTTGCTACAGACATTGAAACTGTAAGTCATAAATCACATCCTGATTTGTTTAAGGAAAAAGCAAATGAGCACGATACAGTTAGCACCTAATAATTTAGCATATAAATTTGAAAGTCCTGGAAGATATGCTACTCATGTAAATTATCTTAATGGACATAATAGTTATGATATTATAGAATTTAATTCTTATTTAGATAAGCCATATCATCTTAATGATAGTTTTAAATTTGTTAATTTAACTAAATTAAAAAATCCAAATACCAGAGTATTAATAAGTCATATAAGAGAACGTTTAAATTCTGATAGTAGTATATTACGAGGCCAGGCAGTTTTTATTGATTGGTTAGTGCAAAGCGAAGTATGTAAGGCAGAGCAAATTTTATATATTGTTGGATGTCAAACTGAACAAGATTTTTTACAAGAGTATACACAGGCTTGTTTAAAAGAACATACATTCCAACATAAAATAAAAATATTATCATATCCTCATTTTGAAACTGATGCTGTTTGGCGTATGTATCAAGAAGGATTATCTATTGCAAATAGAAATTATGATGAACTAAAAACATTTGTTAAAAAAGATTTTTTATTTTTAAATGCAAAAATACATAAAGCTAATAGAATTAATTTAGCAGTTGATTTGTTTCAACGTGGAATTTTAGATAATGGAATTTACTCTTTAAATACAAGTCATACAAGTACTGAACTTTATCCTTTAGTACAACACTTAATAGATCAATATTCATTTGGTCATTTTTATAGTAATATCCCACATAGTCCAGATAATATTGAGTACGATAGTGAGTCGGACCATTATTTAGGTTATCCTTTTGATTATACTTTATATGAAAAAACAAAATATAGTTTAGTCGCAGAAACTCATTATGAAAATAATCCTTTTTTATTAACAGAAAAAACAGCAAGACCTATTTTAAATAAGCACCCTTTTGTTATAGCCAGTACGGTTGGTTTTTTAAAACAATTACATGAATTTGGATATCATACTTTTAATGAACTATGGCCAGAAGAATATGATTTAGAAACTGATACAACAAAACGTTTAAGCCTTGTTGCAGATACAGTTGAATACATAAACAATAATACTGTTGATTGGATTTACGCATATCAAATCTCTAAGGAGAATTATACAACCCTGCAGAGGAGATATGATAGAAGTGTTAGACTATTAACAGAATGCCTTAGCGGTTCTTTTCGGATTTAGTTACCATTACCTAAGAGATAAAATCATTTTGATTAATGATTGTATTGCATCATACAGAACCAGTCATAACTCACCCTGTTACGGGATGAGTCATTTTCGGCATCATACGAGACCACGCCATTCTAACTTTACAATCCTAAGGAAGCGGTTGGCCGGTACTCCCATCAATTGCGTCTCATCCAACGGAACTAAAATGTGTAAAGTAAGTTAGCACTACACACCTAGCTGAAGTTGTATCTTTTTCACAGAGCTTCATCGTTTAGCAGATATTAGCCTTTAGTCGCAACATCAGATTCACCATCATGAAGACGCATTTCTGAGATATTTCTATCAAGTAAGGTTGCTATGTAAGTTGATATTAGTTGATATTAGCCTTTATTAGCCTTATTGTTATTAAAGTATAAGATTAAATTGGGTGTTTTGTCAAGAGGAAAATTAAAAAATATTGACTAATTGTGAAAATAGTTGTATAGTATTATTATAAATGACGAAAGATACAGTAATATCTAACATATATGGTGAAGATGAAAATGGGAATCCTATATTCATAGATAGGATTTATGGAGATAAAAATACACAAAGACTTATACAAAAAGATGGGTCTGAATATAAAGGTAGTATAACTAAACGTAGAATTATAGTAAAAAGAAGTAATGGAGATAGTTTTACATCACACGTACATGAAACAGCAGACGGAAGATGGTTTGATAGAGGTGGTATGCCAATTGATAAACCAAAGAATTTAGATACTAGAAAAAAAGAAGAGGAAACACAAGAGTGAGTGGAGCAAAATCTAAAAATAAAGGTAAAATATACGAAAGAGATGTAGCAAATTTTCTTTCTGAATTATACAAAGAACCTTTTACAAGGGTTCCATATTCAGGTGCATTTATTGGTGGACAAAATATTAAAAGAATAGATAGTTTATCTGAAAATCAAACTAGAGGTTTTAAAGGTGATATTATACCACCTGATACATTTCCATTGTTAGTTATTGAAGCAAAGAACTATGGAGAGTTTCAATGGCATAATTTAGCATTAGGTAAAGAAGTAAAACAGTTAGATGAATGGATCAAACAAGCACAAGATTCTTGTGAAGATAAAGACAAATGGATATTAAGTGTTAAAATATCTAGGCAAGGTGAATTTGTTTTATGGGATCCAACTTTATGGAGTGATTTAGATACAGACAATATGTATAAGCAATTCTTTTATACTGAAGCTTCAAAGTTTTGGCAATTAAATAGTGATAAAGTTAAACAACAATCTAAACAACTACTTGACCAGCCTTCTTAAATCGTTCTGCATTTTCACCAACATACTTAATCATCTCATTACGGTCCACATCGGAAAGTGACCATGCTTCTTCCCAAGTAATTGATCCTCGCATATACCAACAAATTTCTGTTATTTGTTTTTGTATTGCAGAACGTTCTTTAGCTAACTGATCAAAGTAGGCATTTATTTCTTGAGGCTCAGCCCTTAAGAGCCAGCTACGAAAAAATCAGTTGGATTAATGTCTAACGTAGTTTCCCACTCATGTTTACATTTTTCATTTTGACAAATTAACGATATTTTTTTGTCAACGTCTAATGCATTAATTTCTGCTAATTTACTGTCAATTGCCTTAGCGGCAGTTGAATCTATATTTTGTAAAAATGCAAAAATTTCATTTGCGTGAGTTTCTTCGTCACCATCTGGTGTTACTACTTTAACAATACTTCTAGCAAGTAGTGATACACTAATGTCAGCCATTTTATTAAAACTTTTATTATACACAGACATAGCGTCAGCACTAATGTCAGCAGTTTCTTTTGTCAATTGCTGTATTGCTTTTGTTTCATCAAAAGCCGCAAGTGCCGCCTCTGTTTGCATTGTGTAAGTATAAGGTTTAATATAAACTTTAATGCCAGTCTCTAATGTTACAACGTATTCAGTTTCTAACATTTTAGCAGTAGCTAACAAGTTACGCATATTAACAGTAACTCTGTTGTCAGTTTTACAGCTAGGACATTTAGCAGTAACTTCGTGTTCATCTCCACTAGATGCAATTTTAATTGCAATTAAAAGAGTATCAATATCTGTTATTGGAATGTTTTTAGGTTCGCCAACTCCAGGAACACAACTTTTAATAACACTAGTAATAGCTTCGCCATTTAATAATGCATCTGGGTTTTTAGTTAATACTTCATCACGACCTGTCATAGCCATAACAGCTAATTCACCACTCATTGATTGTTCCATCTCTGGATTAAAAGCACCTTGACTTGGTATTTTTACATACAGTTTTGGAGCTCTATAATACTTCGATAGTTTGCTTTCGGTTTTAGTTTCTGTTGCCATTTTTATTAGTTTCCCATTATATACGTAGTTTTCTACTACGATAAATATTTATAATAATAGTATTTATTGAAGTATTTATATAGGGTTTTAATGAAATGGCAGATGGCGATAGAATTATAGTTGATAAGATAAATTGGAGTCCAGATCTTCCGGAATGGGCTACAGAAGCCACTCAAGCTAAAATTTTAGAAAAATTAGGTGGCCAATTAGATATTGTTAAAAAGACAGCAACTAAAACTACAACTAATTTAAAAGATAATACTAAAGCCCAAAAAGATACAACAACAATGCTTGAAAAAGGCTTTAAGTCGATGAAAGAAGCGGCTAGAAACCAAACGTCAGCCTTTAATAAATTTTCAGCACAAAAGCTAATACCCAAAACACCATTTAAAGCATTTAATAATGGAATTCAAAAAGTTGCAGGTAAATTAGGAATATTTGGTGCGGCACTAGGTGCAGTTGGATTTGTTATTGGTGGAATTATTGGTAGAATGAAAGCCTTTAGTGATCAATTTAGACAATTGTTTGCCGTAGGTTTCAGATTTGAAAAAGGTTCAATAGGTTTAGCACAGGCGGCTGTTAGAGCTGAAATGAGTTTAGATCAGTATAGTGAAATTTTAGGAAGATATTCAACTACAATAGGAGTACTTGGTACAAGAGCATTTTCAGATTTAAATGTACAGATGAGGGAAACATTAATGGAAGTTGGATTACTTGGTATGAACTTATCTGAGTTAACTGAGTATACAGCTGATTATTTAGATCAAAGAAGATTGCTTGGTATATTAGAAGAAACAGATAGAGCGGCGTTGGCACAACAAACAGAAACATATTTAAAAAATATTTCTGCAATGTCTACTTTACTGAATGTATCTAGAGACCAAATATCACAAATAGTTAAATCATCTGTAACAGTAGCGGCATTTACAAATGCATTAAACAAAGCACCACAAGAGTTACGAGAGCAGATGTTAGCTACAGCACAGGTAGTTACTGCCGGTTTTGCGGCATTAGGTAATGATTATGGTAATGCTTTAGCAAATGCATTTACAACAGCAGTTGGACGAGGTGGGTTATACTTCACAGAAGTAGGTAGAGAACTATTAGCAATAAGTCAACCATTGTATCATGCAATGTCTGAATTAGCCAACACAGTTGGTCCACAAGAAGCTGGTGCTAAATTTAGTGCAATGTTAGATATAATGGCAAATGTATCTGATGCAGAACGTCAACGTTTAATGATTTTAGAACGTTCTAATACTCAATATGCACAAGGTGCCAGAAATATGATTACATTAATTAATCAAGCACAACAATTAGAAGAAGAGCAAATTGCGGCAATTAGAAACATGGAAAAAATGAGAGAGGCTCAAAGACCAGATGATACTACAAGAGCATTTACAAATTTAGAAATTGCAATGCAAAAATTAAGAGTTGTTTATGATAAGTTTTTTACAACATTATTTGGTAACAATAGAATATTAAATCTATTTGAAAGAATTATGATTAAGTTATCTAAAGCAGTAGTTAAGTTTGCTGATTGGATTTTAGAAAGAGCAGAAAAAATTGGTGATGCTATTGCTAATGTAGTTACAAGATTAATGGATTGGATTAAAGGTTTTGAAGGAATGGGACTAGGAGCGTCAATTGCCAGAGCATTAAGCGGTGTGTTTGGATTAATGTCAGATATGATTGTTGGTGCAATTGTTAAAGGAATGAAAATGGCTCTACCAGGTGGTGGAGCGGCAAAAAGAGCTGAAAGTCAAAGACAAATAGCAAATCAAGATATTCAAAGATTATCAGGTGGTGGCTTAAATATAGATCCTAATAATACAACATTTAATAAAGAATGGTTAAAGAGATGGTCCGGACCTAACGCAACAAGATTTGATTTTGATAACGATATAGTATCAGGAATTGCTAACGAATTACCACCTACTCTTGCTAAAACGTTTGCATCAATGTTTCCAGATGGTGACGTAGATACGTCAGCAATAGAAACAATGCAATCTAGAGAAGGTGTTTTTGCAACAATACTTGAAGAAGTAACTAAAAGTGGAAATAAAGATTTAATTGAAGCATTAAATAAATTATTACTTTCTCAAGCAGTTCTAGTAAGTAATACTGCAAAAGCAACACTAGATGACGAACTAGGTGTTAAAACAACTACTATGTCTGGTACTGACATTGCTAATAATTTAGCTGGCAAACAAGATGATAATGCAGTATTAACTGGTACAAAAACACCAGCTGAAATTACTGAAGCTAAATTAAAAATAATGAGACAATATTTGCCAATGGCCGGAAAAGGTGATCCAAATCAGGACGCAACTGGTAATTATTATGAACAAATGATTGCTGAATTAAAGATTTTAAACGGTAAACAGGAAAAACAAATAAAAGAATTAGAGTCAGCAAACGCCAAATTATAATGGTTGCTTATTTTATTAAAATACTATATAATTTATATAAATACTGTTATAAAGGTACATATATACAATGAGCTGGAAAAAACATTTTACAGAATATAGCACAAAATTAGGTCAACAGTCAGTAATTGGTAATGCTGGAACGTCATATGGTAGTTCTTCACAATCAAAATACAGCACATGGTTACCAGAAGTATATGCAGGTCAACCAAATCGTATTGAACGTTATTACCAATATGATCAAATGGATTTAGATACTGAAATTAATGCTTCATTAGATACTATTGCAGAATTTGCCACTCAAGTAGAAACAAAAACAGGTACCCCATTTAAAATATTTTATAAAGATAAGCCAACAGATACAGAAACAGAAATTTTAAATCAATCAATTAAGCAATGGACTAATATAAATGATTGGGACAAAAGATGCTTTAAGTTATTTAGAAATGTTATTAAGTATGGAGACCAAGTATTTGTTAGAGATCCAGAAACTTATAAATTACTTTGGGTTGATCAAAGTAAAATTGAAAAAATTATTGTTAATGAAGGTAAAGGTAAAAAACCAGAAGCATACTTTATTAGAGATTTAGATTTAAATTTACAAAACTTAAACTTAACAACAATGAGTCAATATAAAATGTCGGCTCCTATAGCATTCCAAGGTGGTAGTATGCCTTTTGCCACAGATGCAAAATATCAAGGAGTGACAACAAGTATTAGTACGTCAACAGGTGGTAGATTTATGCAAGAAACTCAAACAACACCTGTAGATGCTTCGCACATAGCACATATAAGTTTATCAGAAGGTATGGATAGATTTTGGCCTTTTGGTACTTCAGTACTAGAAAGTATTTTTAAAGTTTATAAACAAAAAGAATTATTAGAAGATGCAATTATAATTTATAGAGTACAAAGAGCACCTGAAAGAAGAGTGTTCTATATTGATGTAGGTAATATGCCAACAAATAAAGCAATGGCATTTATTGAAAGAGTTAAAAATGAAATACACCAAAAACGTATTCCAAATAAAACAGGTGGTGGTGCTAATGTAATGGATGCCGCATATAATCCATTGTCAATGATTGAAGATTATTTCTTTGCACAAACGGCTGAAGGTAGAGGATCAAAAGTTGAAACATTACCAGGTGGACAAAACTTAGGCGAAATTGATGATTTAAAATACTTTAATAATAAGTTGATGAAAGGCTTAAGAATTCCATCAAGTTATTTGCCATCAACACCAGAAGATCCAGGGTCAGCATTTACTGATGGTAGAGTTGGTACAGCATATATACAAGAATTTAGATTTACAAAATATTGTAAACGTTTACAATCAATGATTATGCCAACACTTGATAAAGAATTTAAAATGTTTTTAAAACATAGAGGTATTGAAATTGATTCAGGATCATTTGAATTACAATTTAATGAACCACAAAACTTTGGTAAGTATAGACAAATTGAAATTGATAATCAACAAACAAGTATCTTTACACAATTACAACAAATTCCATTTATGTCAAAACGTTTTGCAATGAAACGTTATCTTGGACTTGATGAACATGAAATTTATCAAAATGAAAAATTGTGGGCAGAAGAAAATGCAAATGTAACAGGTCCAGCACCACAAGGTGATGATATAGCCGGCGGAGCAGGATTAAGTGATGTTGGTGCGGCTCCAATGCCAATGGCAGAACCAGAAGCAGATGCTGATGTAACTGACCCAGATACAGCAGGTGAAACTCCACCAATTAGTGGTGCTGAACCTACTCCAGACGAAACAGCATAATATTAACGTCAATATTTTTATTATAAATAGTATTAAAGGTATAGTACTATGAAAATTTACGAAATTAGCAATACAGATTTTTATTGTTTTGAGCCAGTATTAGGCGAAGCAAGTAGAAGACAAGGTGGAGCATTCCAAATATTTGGTAGAAGTCCAGGTAAATTTGGATCAGGTGCTAAAAAAGGAAAACTAACTAGAAAATTTAGATGTCCTACAGGTCCACGTAAAGGACGTATTGTTGCTAAACCTGAAACTTGTAATGCACCGTTAAATGTTAGACAAAGTACTAGAATGAAAGGCACACGTGCCGCGAAAGCTGGAATACATGGTAAAAAATCAAGCTATACTAAAAAATATAGTCCAGCATCAATACGTACTAAAAAAATGAATAAAGGCTTAAAGAAATTGCGTGGTAGAGCAAGAAAAAGTATTAGAAGAAGGTAAATATTAATATGCGTTATAGAGAGTTAATTAAAGAGAATTATTTTCCAGCAGATGATCAATATCATCAAGCAACTGTTAACGATAGTCGTAAGACTAGATTAACTTTAGTTCATTTAAATAAGTTGCGTAAAGTACGTGAAATGCGTAAAGCAGATAAAGAAAAAAACAGCGAATTTGTAGCTACAATGTATGCTCCAGTAATGCAATAGGCCAAATAAAGCATATTTTAATATAAAATAGGTTCAAAAATGGCTCAAAATAGGCTTCTTTACCTTAAATTTCCTATAAATCTGTTAAATAATATATACGATGGGTATCTTATAGGTATCTAAACTATTCACGTGAATAAGATTTAGGAGTATATATTATGTCTACAACCAGATCAAAACTAGAACAAGTTCTAGAATATCTAGTAAACAATGAATCTGAAAAAGCTTCAGAGCTTTTGCATGATGTTATTGTTGAGAAAGCTAGAAAAATTCATGAAGAGTTAATCGATACACAGACTGATGAGATCGAAGAAGATCTTACTACTGAAACAAAAGACGAAGCAGTAGATGAAACTAAAGACGAAGCTAAAGACGAAGCTAAAGAAGAAGTAGCTGAAACAGAAGAATCAAAAGATGAAGAAGCTGTTGAAGAAACTACTGACGCTGAAGCTGAAGATAAAGCTGATGTTGAAGAAACAGTTCTTGGTACAGGTGACTCTGAAGAAGATTTAATTAATGCTGTTAAAGACGAAGCTGACACAAATGCTGAAGAAATTGAGCATGAAGAAACTAATGAAGAAGGCGACGATGACGAAGCATCTGATGATGCTGAAGCACCAGCTGACGACAATGGTGACGATGAAGGCGAAGTTGAAGACAGAGTTGACGACTTAGAAGACGCTTTAGAAGATCTTAAAGCTGAATTTGAAAAACTTATGGGCGACGAAGAAGCAGGTGACGATGCTGAAGCGGCGGCTGATGACTTAGAAGGTGATGCAGAAGTTCCTGCAGAAATTCCAGTAATTGGTGCACCTGAAGAATCAGTTGAAGTTGCAGACGAAGTTGCTACTGAAAGCGAAGCTAAAGAAGATTCAAAAGAAGGCGAAGATTTAGAAGAAGCAACTGAATTATCTAAAGTGGCAGTTAGCCATTCAGATGGTTCTGATAGTACTAAATCACCAGTTGCGGCAGATGGCGGAGCTAAAAGAATCGACGGAGCAGATCCAGTTGATTTTACAGGCGGTGACGAAAAAGGTGGAAAAGCACCAGCAGTTAAGGACAATCCAAATAGTTCTAAACAAGGCGATGCTAAATTGAAACCGGCACCAAAAGCTAAAGCACCAGCGAGTGATAAAAGTAAATCACCAGTTGCATCTAGATAAGGTGTAAGGAAGTTAGAAGATTAGGAGATCGTCAAATATGGTAAAACCGTTACTAGAGAGTTTAACTTTTGACCAAGCCGGAATGCAAGTATTACATGAAGGCGAAGGTGATAAGAAAAACTTATATATGAAAGGTGTTTTCATCCAAGGCGGAGTGAAAAACCAGAATCAACGTGTTTATCCACTTGAAGAAATTCAAAAAGCAGTTTCTTCAGTAGATGAAAGATTGAAATCTGGATTTTCAGTTTTGGGAGAAGCCGATCATCCTGAAGAATTAACAGTCAATTTGGATCGTGTGTCACATATGATAGAAAATATGTGGATGGACGGTCCGAATGGAATTGGTAAACTTAAAATTTTACCAACCCCAATGGGGAATATTGTTAAAACACTTTTGGAAAGTGGAGCGAAATTAGGTGTAAGCTCAAGAGGAACAGGAAACGTTAATGAGTCAGGCAATGTGTCTGATTTTGAAATTGTTACTGTTGATATTGTAGCTCAGCCATCGGCTCCAGATGCTTATCCGAAAGCAATATATGAAGGTCTTATGAACATGAGAGGCGGCAGACGAATTTATGGTCTAGGCGCTGAATCCGTATATGATCGTAGGGCTGAACGTTACCTTAAAGAAGAGGTAATGAAATTAATAAAAGAGCTGAAGTTATAGGAGAACGACTCATGGCAGATATTTTTACAGGTATTCTTGAAGCAGACGGTATTTCAGAAGAATTGAAAAATCAAATTCAAGAAACGTGGAAAACTAAATTAGATGAAGCCAGAGAAGAAATCACAGCTGAACTTCGCGATGAGTTTGCTCAACGTTACGAAAGTGACAAGAGCCAAATTGTTGAAGCAATGGACAAAATGTTAACTGATAGACTTGTTTCAGAAATGGAAGAGTTTAAAGCTGACAAAGAAGCTTTAGCGACAGAAAGAGTTGCATACAAAACTAATGTTGCAAAACATTTAGGTTTGGTAGACAAATTTGTTGCTGAGCACCTTGCTAAAGAAGTGAAGGAATTACACGCTGATAAGACTGATTTGAAAAACAATTTTGCAAAATTGGAAAACTTTGTTGTTAAACAATTAGCAAAAGAGTTAACTGAGTTTGAAAATGACAAAAAAGCAGTTGTAGAACAAAAAGTTAAATTAGTAGCAGAAGGCAAGAAAATGATTGCTGAAGCTAAAAAACGTTTTGTTACTAAAGCGGCTGGTGTTGTTGAGAAAGCAGTTGAAAAATCACTAACTAGCGAATTATCACAACTTAAAGATGATATTAAAGTTGCTAAACAAAACAACTTTGGTAGAAAAGTATTTGATGCATTCGCAGGCGAGTATATGTCTTCTCATCTAGCCGAAGGTACAGAGGTTAGAAAACTTCAAAAAGAATTAGAAACTGTTAAAGCAAATACTACTGAAACAGAATCTAAGATTAAAGAAAAAGACGCTGAAATTGAAGCAACTCAGACTAAATTGAGAATTGCTGAAGATAAAAACATTCGTGAAAAAACTCTAGTAGAGTTAACAAGTGCTTTATCTAAAGATAAGCGTCGAGTAATGAATGAATTGCTTGAATCTGTACAAACAAGCGATTTAAAAAAGCAGTTTAACAAATACTTGCCAGCTGTTTTAAATGAATCTGCTCCGGCAGAATCAAATAAAACAATTGTTACTGAATCAGCTGATTCAAGAACAGAGGTAACTGGTAACAGAGAAACACCTGCTGAGCCTAGCTCAGAAGCTGGTGAAATTGTTGAACTTAAAAAACTAGCAGGTCTAGGAGTTAAGTAAAATGACTGATAAAGTAATCACAGATCAATGGGCTGATACAAAGAAGGCTTTAACTGAAGGTCTTGAAGGCCAAAGAAAAGCTTCAATGGAAACAGTTCTAGAGAATACTAAATCATACTTGGCAGAGGCGGCAACAACAGGTGCTACAGGCGCCGGTAACGTTGCGGCTTTAAACAAAGTTGTATTGCCAATTATTAGACGTGTGATGCCAACTGTTATTGCGAACGAAATCATTGGTGTGCAACCAATGACTGGTCCAGTTGGACAAATTCACACATTAAGAGTTAGATATGCAGAAACAGCCGCTGGCGTAACAGCAGGTTCGGAAGCATTATCACCATTCGACATTGCAAGATCTTATTCAGGTTCTGGCACGTCAGACGATGGTAACCAAGGAACAGCAGGAATGACTGGTGCAACTACTTCTACTTTAGAGGGTGCGGCAGGTTCTAAGATGTCAATTCAAATCTTAAAACAAACTGTTGAAGCTAAAACAAGAAAACTATCTGCAAGATGGACATTTGAAGCGGCGCAAGACGCAAGTGCTATGCACGGTTTAGATGTTGAAGCAGAAGTTATGGCGGCTTTAGCTCAAGAAATTACTGCTGAGATTGACCAAGAAGTTTTAACATCATTAGATAGATTAGCGGCACCAGGTGGTACTGCAGATGCTACTTATGATCAAAACTCTACAACAGGTACAGCAACGTTTATTGGGGACAAACACGCGGCTTTGGCTGTTATGATCAATCAACAAGCTAACTTAATTGCACAAAAAACAAGACGTGGCGCGGCTAACTGGGCAGTGGTATCACCACACGCATTAACAGTTATCCAATCTGCGACAACTTCAGCGTTTGCAAGAACAACTGAAGGTACGTTCGAAGCTCCAACAAATACTAAATTCGTTGGTACATTAAATGGCGCTATGAGAGTTTATGTTAACTCTTATGCGGCTTCTTCAGCAAGAATCCTTATTGGATACAAAGGTGCTGGTGAAGTTGATGCGGCGGCTTTCTATTGCCCATACATTCCACTAATGTCTTCAGGCGTTATCGTTGATCCGTCAACTTTTGAACCAGTAGTAAGCTTCATGACAAGATATGGTTATGTTGAGTTAACAAACACAGCATCATCACTTGGTAATTCAGCTGACTATGTGGCTTCAATTGCGTTATCAAACGTAACATTTATCTAATTTATATTAGATACTTGAAGTGCAAATTAATTAATGAATAACTTAAACCCCCGGGGCAACTCGGGGGTTTTCTTTTATAACAGCATATAATACATATTGGCCAAATCTGCTAAATAACTATATAGATATAAAAGAGAGATTATATAATGGCTGATCTAACTATTTTAAAAGCAGATGATTTAGTAATTTCTGGTAACCTTACAGTTAAAGGTACAGAAGAAGTTATTACTACGACACAAACAGATTTACATATTAAAGATAGAATAATTACACTTAATAAAGGTGGTACTTTAGGTGGTAATACAGCAGGTATTGAAATAGAATCAGGTGGTGGTATTGTAGCTACAATGGGATACACTACAGCATCAGGATTTGATTTTGGTAATAAAAATATAACAACAAGTGGTACTATTGCTGGTACTTTTAATATAGCAGTTAATTCAATTAATGATACACACTTAGATTGGGGTACTGGTGCTGATCAAATTAGTACAGCAGATATTCCAGAAAATACAAATTTATTTTATACTCAAGCAAGATTTGATGCGGCTTTAACAGCAAAAGATACAGATGCATTATCAGAAGGTTCAACGAATTTATATTATACAGTTGCAAGAGCAAATTCAGCCATTGATGCTAGAGTATTAACAACGTCAATTAATTCATTACAAGATGTTGATACATCAGGTGTAGCAAGTAATAACACTTTAAAATGGAATGGTACAACTTGGGTACCAGGTGATCCAGGACACTCAACAACAGATACTTTAAATGAAGGATCAACAAATCTTTATTATACAAATGCAAGAGCTGATGCACGTATAGCCGCGGCAAGTATTAATGCATTATCAGATGTTAATACAACTGGAGCGGCAGGTGGTAAAGTTTTAATGTGGGATGGTACAAATTATGTACCAAATGAAATTGCAGTAGGAGCCGCAAAAGCACAAAAAGGAACGTTAGCATCAAACCTAACTCATACAGCAACGTCAACAAGCGCCGCTGGTGATCATGGCACAATTGTTATGTCTGGTCCATTAATAAATTATGTGGCTGGACAAGGAAAATTCTTAGTAAGTGTAGATATGACAATTAGTCAAACACACTCACACTTGGCAGTAAATGGTAGTGGTAATGGTACTGGACACGGAAACAAATATGAATTTAAAGTTCATAAAGTTCAAGGTGGTGCGGCAGTAAATTATGCATCACCAATTTATTCATCAACAGTTTCAGGTTGGGAAGAACATATATCTTTACAATTTATTGATGATGGTTCAGTTGTAGGACATGGTTCAGCTCCAGATGGAGTTACATACCACGTTACAACAAATACAATATCAAATGGAGCAACAGTATATAATACAGCTGGTACAAGTGCGGCGGCATCAACAATAACAATATCAGCAATAAATGGTTATGCAGTTGAATTAAATGATAAAGATTTTAATATAGGTGAATTAAAGAATGTCTTAATAACAACACCAGCAGAAGGACACCAATTGTATTATGAAAATGCAACGTCAAAATGGAAAAACCATTTACCAACTTTAAGTAAACTTTCTGATGTAGATAGTGCTTTAAATCCTGCAGGTGGACAAATTTTAAAATATACAGCAGGTGCAACAAATAAATGGCAACACGCAGACTTTAGTTTAAATGATGTTTCAGATGTTAACACGGCCGGTGTAGCAAATGGATCTATTATAAAATATAATGGTTCAAATTGGGTAATTGCTTCTGATGTTGATACAACAACAGATGTTGTTGATGATACAACACCACAACTTGGTGGTGATTTAGATGTTAATGGTAAACAAATTGTTACAACGGCAAATGGTAATATTGCTTTAACACCAAATGGTTCAGGACAAGTAATTATAACAGGTGACTTAACAGTAACTGGTACAGCAACAACAATGGATGTTCAAAATATGACTGTTGAAGATTCAGTTATATTAGTTAACAAACATGACTCACAACCAGCAAATAATACTAATGATGCTGGAATTATGGTACAACGTGGTTCAAGTGAAAATAATGCGGCTTGGTTCTGGGAAGAAACTACTGATCGTTGGATTGCAACAACTACAACAAGTGCGGCAAATGCCGTAGATATTACAGTAACAGCAAACGCAGATATACAAGCAGGAACAGTTTACGCAACAGCAACAACGGCTCAATATGCTGACTTGGCTGAGATATATGAATCTGATTCAAATTATGAACCAGGAACAGTAGTTGTATTTGGTGGTGAAAAAGAAGTAACACAATCAACACACTTTACAGATCATAGAGTAGCAGGAGTTGTATCATCTAATCCAGCATATTTAATGAATAAAGATGCTGAAGGTGTTGCAGTAGCATTACGTGGTAAAGTTCCTTGTAAAATTGATGGACCTGTTAAAAAAGGTGATATTATAGTAACTGGAACACAACCAGGAACAGCAACAGGATTAGCAGAAGATAGTGCTATGCCAAGTGCTGTATGTGTTATTGGTAAATCAATTGAAGATGACAGCGGAACTAGTGTAAGATTAATTAATATTGTTGTTTAAAGATAACGATTTTTAATATCGTCTTCAGAACCCCATTTTAAAAATTCTTGAAAAGTTTTAATCCAAGTAAGCATATCTTGTTCCATTTCTTTACAATGGTAATAACTCATTGGTAATACAAAATATGAATATTTTTCTTTAGCACGTAAATATCTTTTTTGTAGCTCTTTTAATTTAAGCATATCATTTTTAATTGCAAATACAATTTCATTAATTTTTTCTACATTATGAAATTCTTTAACAATCCATATATGATATTCTTCGGTAGCTTTATACATTGCCATTATTTCTTGGATTTCATATTTAAGAGCACGTATAGGATTAATATTTTTTCTATATTTAATTAGTATAGATGGAACTTTCCATTTAGGATCTATAGTTTCTAGTTTTTGTAATAATGCAAAATAACTATCTTCGAGCTCGTATCTGATTTCTAAATTTTTATCACTAGTCATAGTTTTTACAGCACTTTTCATTTTTTGCAAAGTTTCATAAAAACGTACACGATCGTTGTCAGGATAGGAATCTAAAACATCATCTATATCGCTTTGAAAATGAAAATGTGGAATTATATTTTCTAATATATAATCAGTCACAGCAAAATCCTTTTCAAATTGTTCAAAAGTATGTGCTATTTTGGCTTGATCGAAATTAATAATTCTTGACAATGTTTTTCTCCAGTATTTTTAGCTATTGTTATTTACTATTAATTTTAGTTTTTTAACATTGTTTTTATCTAATAATGTTCTTTTAGCACCACGATGTAAAGGAGCAGGAAAGTGATTAATTTCGCACCAACGGTATCCTTTAGATTCATGATTTATTTTTGGTTTAAACTCAGTAGGTGTAATTATAACAAATGTATGATACATAAATTTTTCATCATCACTTAAGAATACATCAAGTGGTTGTATTTTTATAATTTCTGGAACAAATCCCATTTCTTCTTTTATTTCACGTCTAAGAGCTTGAATTGGATTTTCTCCAGACTCAAGTTTTCCACCCCAAAAACTCCAAGTTCCAGAATGACTTACTTCTTTTGAACGTAAGTTAAATATAATTCTTTTTGTGTCTTGTGCTAAAAATGTGGCGCCTACTGCATCATACATAAAATTATCAGCCTGTTAAATTTAATATCCAATAACCTGGTTTATATTGACCTTGATATGTGTCAATCCATTCTGCTCCAGTCCATTTATATTGGTAACCTGTTGCTGTATTAGTAACATATTGTACAGTTGATCCATTAACACTAACGTCTAAACTTACATTCCAATTAGTTCCATCAAACTCAATTATATCATTTGTTGATGCCTCTACGGAACCCCAGTTAACAGAGCCACTTAAAATATCACCTACTAGTAAATATCTTTGTCCTGTAACTTGACCTGCTAATGTACCATCTCCTGGATTATTTTTTATTGGATCGACAATTTTTAAAACAGCCGTTTGTGTGTTAGTTGGTAATGTTGCTGAATCAACAGTAAACACTAATTGGTTTTCATTTAATGGATTATATGCAATGCTACCAACAATATCTTGTGATGAATCTTCTATATCTGAACTTCTTCTTAATTTAAGTTTGTCTGTACCACTTTGAAACTCTCCATATTGTTCAAAAAATTCTTTCCATGAATAATTTTCATTTACACCGTGTTTATTTAATAAGCTAATTGTATTTCCAGAAACACTAACTTGAGCATCTTGTGGAGTAATAACAATTTCTTCTAATGTATTAAATTGACCAAAGAAATCTGACATATTTTTATCATAAACTAAATCATCCATAGTTTCGTCTAAATGAATTCTATTAATAATTTGGTTTATAATAGTTTGCTTTTTAACTTTAGCTGGTGGATTAATCCAAATAGGTACTTGAAATATTAGTGTTCCAATATCTAATTGTGTGTCAACACCTTGTGGAACTGATCTTGAAGACCATTGTATATCAATAAGTTCAACAACTGTAATATTTGTCCAATCTAAAGGGTTTGTGTTTGCTTGTAATTCAACAGTAGGATTAAACAAAGTTAATATTTGTTCCATAATTTGTAATTTTTGTTCTGTGTTAGAACACCAAATATCAACATTAATTGTTAGGTCGTATGGTACAGGCATATAACGTTCTACTGTATATGTGTTTCCTAATTCTGCTGTATATTGATCATTTAGAGGATCATATTTTCTTTCTTGAACTTGCTGTGCTGAAATTAATTTTGGATCATGACGTCTTTCACGTGCAACGTTCATGTTTGCAATATTACAAGTCATAAATGGTGTTGAATTAATTGCGTTCTCAGTATTACCACGTAATACGTGTGCAACTAATCTAGACATATCAGCATAACGCATAGGTACAGTTTTATATACTTGTGATGAACTACCACCAGCATTTTTCTGTCCGCTTTGTACTTGAAAGCCATTAAAGATACGTACAAATTGTAGTAAATATCTTCTTATTTGTTGATCATACCAAAAAGTTGCCATATCATTTAATCCGTTTTAGGCGTAACTGCCTTACTTAATCCTTGTTTCTCTTTACCGTCTGAAGTATCTGTGTTTGTATTAGAATTTTCTATAAATGTATTTAATATTCTATTAGCCGCAGAGTAAGTACCTCTAAAGTCATCTTCAATTCTAATATATCTGTTACCAGCTTTTTTAAATAATCTATTTGGTGAGTAATCAGTTCTTAGAACATAATCCCCGTCATTTAATGAATTAGGGAAACTTGTACCAGTATGTGCTATTGCGATACCATTTGGTGGAGTACCATCTCCTGCATGAATACCAACTTTAACTGAAAATCCAAATGCACTATTGGCTGAATCTCTGCTAGAGTGTAAAGCTACATCAACACCAACCCAATTATCAACAGTTGAATCATATTTTTTAAATGAAAGATTTAATCCACCAGTTGTATTAGTTTTTAACCAAATTTTGTTTGCTGTATTATTACTTGGGGTTGTTGAATTAATAGCAACGTCAACTCCTAGTAAAGCTAAATTAGTAGCGTCAGTTGAAATTTTAACCCAAGAGCCATTTGTAACTTTTTTATAATAAGCTGAACCAAAGCTACCATCAATATTAACTACTGCATAATCGTTTGTAGGTGCATATGATGAAATTGGTGCTTTTGTTTGTCCGTCAATATTTGCATCATCAACTATTGAAACTGCTTGACTTGTCCAAGTAGTTCCATTTCCAATATATAACCCCCAATTAGTTGAAGTTGTATCTAACCAATAGTCTCCATTTTTATAATTTGTAGTTGGTTTAGTTGAGCTAACAAAATAATCAAATGTTTCCCATCTAGAATCAGTTGACTTATATAATTTAAGTGAAGCTTCATTAGTTTGCCAATGTGCGTAAATGCTACCAGGTGTATATTGATCTGCTTTATTAATATATAAATGACCAGTTTCAACACCTTTTTTAGGTACATCAGTTTGTGCTTGGTTTACTATTGCTTCTGAAATGTCAATTTCTGATTGATAAGTTGAAATTAAATTTTTAATATCATCTTTTTGTTCACCAGTACCAAGTATATCTGTAAATTCTTGACTATCTGTAATTGGAGTACATTTAACTCTCCAAATATGTGGGAACCAAGTTGGTGAATAACCTTCTGATCCTCTAGCGGCATCTTCAATAACATAGTAACGGTTCATTGCTTGTGGACCTTCAGGATAAAATGCTGATACTTCACTAGTTGCAGTACTCTTACTACCAGTAACAGTTTCTCCTGCAATAAACACACCGTCAGTAACCATTCTTAAAACTTTAGCATCTTGATTAAAGTTTACTACAGTTGCAGTTGCTCCACTTGATGCTCCAGTTATTGTTTCGCCTTTTCTAAATTTTTTAGCCGCTTTAGTTGTAAATTCTAAACGTGCCATATCAAGCATCATATCTTCACGTTGATGTGGAAGTTCAATTACGTCACCACTCATTAACTTTCTACCTAATATGTCTACCATATCATTTAGATGGAAAGTTAAAAAGATTGTATCGTTAGATAAAAATGCACCAAATTGTGTTAAATCAAATTCAGAATCAGCAACTTGATATACTCCACGTAAATCATATACGTCTGCATCATACTTGCGATCTCTATTTTCTAAAAATAATAAGTCTTGTATATTAGTAGGTCTAACTACAGAATTATCTGGTTGTGTAGCATCAGTAGTTGATGCTTGGGCATGAGGACCAAGGTACTTATGTACAAAAACTCCAGTACCACCCATATTAAAATGCTCCCGTATAACACGGTCTATCATTTTATAATCATTACCTTTTTCTGGTTTCCACAAACTGATTCTTGGCATATTAATATCCTTTTACATTAGTATTTATTTGATTGAAATCTATTAGTGATTGACAAAACTAGCTAATTATGTATAATCATGTATATATAGCTATATGGAGAAGAAAAAATTGACAAATGAGGATTTATTAGATATTCCTGAGTTTCTAAAGCGTCAAAGTAATGGCGATTCTGCCGAAACTGAAGTAAAACAGCCAGTTAAAGAAGAACCAAAGCCAGAAGTTGTCGAAGAAGTTAAAGAGCCAGAGAAGCCAAAAAAGCCTACGATTCAAGATCGTATGCAAAGACGATTTTTAACTATCATGGGTGATATACATGATGCATTTGAAGACGTATGGGATCGTAATGGTGATCCAATGAAGTTTAAAGCATATGATTATTTTGCTAAAGAAGAAATTCCTGGGGCTTTTATGAAAATGATTATAGCAGATGTTAATGAATGTTTAGATGAAGAACGTAAAGCACTTGATTGGAGAGCAATTCCAAAAAGTGAACGTACAGATATTCAAGAAGATTATGTTGAAAGTTTTGATTCATACACTAAAAAAGAAATGCAAACACATATTTCTTGGTGGGAAAGAATTATAAAAGACTGTGAAATATATAAAATTCAAAAATTAAAAGAACGTAAGCCAAGAAGATTTAAAGCACCTAGTAAAGAAAAACTAGCTAAAAAAGTAAAATATAAAGAAAAAGATGATGATGCTAAATTAACATCAATAAACCCAGTACTTATTATAGGAGCTCATGGATTAATAGTGTATAATAGCAAAACTAGAAAACTAGGGTTATATGAAGCAACACATAAACACCATGGATTAACAGTACGTGGTACTACAGTATTAAATTATGATAGTGAAACGTCAGTACAAAAAACACTCCGTAAGCCGGTTGAAGTATTAGAAAGAGTACATACAGGGGGAATTCAAGCATTTAAAAATACACTTGAATCAGTTAAATCAACTGATGTGAAGCTTACAGGACGTTTAAATGCTGATACTGTACTTGTCCGTGTTTTTAACTAAAACAATAAATACATATATAGGATATATAAAATGGCTAAAGACAAAAGCAACAGATCAAAAATTATCGACGAACTTCGCAATATATTAGGTGATGGTATGGTTGATGTAGAGCTTGATCCCAAGCACTATGATACAGCATTAGATTTAGCAGTTGATAGATTTAGACAAAGATCATCAAATGCTAATGAAGAAGCAACATTATTTTTAACTTTGCTTGAAGATATAAATGAGTATACATTACCTGGTGAAGTAATTGAAGTACGTGAAACATTTAGACGTGCTTTAGGATCTGATACACAAAGTGGTGTTGATGTAGATCCATTTGAATTAGCATATACCAACTTATATTTCTTACAAGCAGGTAGAATTGGTGGGTTAACTACTTGGGAAGCATTTAGTCAATATCAAGAAACTGTAGGTAGATTGTTTGGTAATAAACTTAATTTTACTTGGGATACTGTTACTAAAAAAATTACACTTGTTAGAAGGCCAAGAAATACAGAAACTATTTTATTACAAGTTTATATGCTAAGAACTGATGAAACATTATTATCTGATCCTTATGCTAAACCATGGTTACGTGATTATGCATTGGCACAATGTAAAATGATGTTAGGAGAGGCCAGAAGTAAGTTTGCATCATTACCTGGTGCACAAGGTGGTGTTAGCTTAAATGGTGCTGATCTTAAAGCAGAAGCACAGGCTACAATGGATAGATTAGAAGAAGAAATTCAAAAATATTCAGATGGTGGCGATCCTATTACATTTTTAATTGGATAATTCCAATTGACAAACTCATTATAATATTATACTATATTAACTATGATTGAAGTTACTTTAGATATAGATAAAATTTCCAAACGAGATGAATATATAGGACAATCAACAGGTACTAGTGTTGAGGGCGGAGCTCTTAATGCCAACTATAGAGAAGTTGATGCAGTAGCCAGAGTAGCAAACTTTATGGGTATGGTAGGTTATAAGTATGAAAAAGATTGGCATTGGGAAGATGCTGGTTGTGATGAATTAATACTTAAAGTAAAAGACGAAGAAATAGCTACACAATTAAAGTTAAGGTGGTAATATGATCGTTGGACTAGTAGGCTGGATAGGTAGTGGTAAAAATACAGTTGCTAATATACTAACAGAAAAGCATAGTTTTAATTCTGATTCATTTGCGGCACCATTAAAAGATGCAACAGCACACATTTTTAATTGGCCTAGAGAAACATTAGAAGGTGATACAGATCGTAGTAGGCATTTTAGAGAATGCGTAGATTATTGGTGGCAATCAAAGTTAAATATTAAAAATTTTACACCAAGATTAGCATTACAAATAGTTGGTACAGAATTATTTAGAGAACACTTCCACCATGAAATTTGGTTAAACAGTTTAGAAAATAGATACATATCAGCTGGTAAAAAACTTACAGTAGTTACAGATTGTAGATTTAGAAATGAAATACAATTTATTAAAAATTTAGGTGGATTTACAATACGTGTAAAACGTGGTCCAGATCCACATTGGACTACAATGGCAGAAGAAGCTCAACAAGGAGATGAGTTTGCTGAACAACAATTGGCTGATATTGGTATACATAAATCCGAATGGGATCATACAGGAGCCCCTGTAGATTTTATTATAACTAATGATGGTACGTTAGAGCAGTTGCATGATAAGGTTAGTAGTGTAATAAAAGTATTAAGCAATATAACTAAAGTTAAAAGACAAAAGCAACGTGAAGTATTTTAATCTGGCATTAAATCACCTTGTCTCCATTTAAATTGATCAGTACTTAATAAACGTTGACAATTAGCACATATAGTTTTTAGATTATCCCAGCTACTATTTTTTAAATTACCGTCAATATGAAACACATCCATTTGTGCAGAGTGTTTAGCTTTATACCCACACTTTTCACATATAGATTTTTTCTTATAGCCACTACTTTGCCAAGATGCAGTACCACCAATACCTTTACCTTTGCCTAGGCGTATACATTTATCACACATTTTTCTATAGTAAGTCTTATCACCTTTTTTATAATTAAAGGCGGCTGGTCTAGACTTACATTTAACACATAATTGACGTAATTCGTTCATACTACTATTTACTGCCCTTTTAAAGGGAATTTTATTGGTGTATAAACCCCTTGTTTTACACCTGGTTCGAATAAATATTACTAACAGAATACGGCAAATTCAATACTTTATTGAAGCAAAAGAGTTTAAGGAGAGATTATTATGCCAGATTTAGTTTCACCAGGTATATCAGTTTCCGTAACCGATGAATCGTTTTACGCAGGCGCTGGTACAGGTACTATACCTTTATTTGTAGTTGCTACGGCTGAAAACAAAACAGACCCTAGTTCAACAAATGCAACGGCTATTGGTACTACATCAGCAAATGTTGGTAAAGCATATTTGATTGGTTCACAGAGAGAATTGATATCTACCTTTGGTACACCAAATTTTTATTCAGCTGGAGCTACAATGCTACCAGGTGATGAAAGAAATGAATACGGCTTATTAGCCGCATATAGTTATTTAGGAATTGCAAATAGAGCCTATGTAGTTAGAGCTGGAGTAGATCTAGCAGAACTTACAGGTTCAACTTCAGTACCTACATCTAACCCAGCTAATGGAACATATTGGTTGGATACAGCATCTACTGATTGGGGAATTTACGAATCAGCTGGTGCAGACTCAACAAGTTGGTCAAAAGTTACACCAACAGTATTATTAGATACACCAAGTGCATCAGCAACTTCAAACGTTGGCGCAGACGGATACCCAAAAGCATCATACGGTGCAAATGACGACTATGTAGTTGTAGCTTCAACTACACCAGCTAGATTGTTTGAAAAACTTGCTGGAACTTGGTATCAAGTAGGCGGAACTGACGGTGGTGCTGGTTCTTGGGCATCAGACAAAACAGGTTCAGTTGATACACACATACAACCAGGAACAGGCGTAGCACCAACGGCAGGTGCGGCAGGTTCAATTTGGTTGAAATCAACAGCAATTGGATCAGGCTCAAACGTAGTTGTTAAATATTGGACAGGTTCAACATCAACTTGGTCAACATTATCATCACCATTACACGCAGATGATGACAATGCAATTGGTACAACAACAGCGGCAGGTAGCTTATATACATTGTTTGATGATGAAGATGACGCCGCTTGGGACAAAACAGATATCGGTAATGCATCAGTAACACAAAAAGCAAACAATGCCACTCCAGAAATACAATGGACAATTAGAAAAAGAGCGGCAGGTACTGAAACTACGGTTACAGGTACAGCTGATATGGCAGATACTACAGCTTGGTATACAGCAGGTGGTTCTGATACTCACGTTAAAGTAAAAATTAACGGAGTAGAAGTAGAATGTGCTACAGCAGGTGCGGCAGGTACAAGAGTTAAAATATCAGAAGTAGTTGCGGCAATTAACGGTAATGCTACATTGTCAGCGGCAAAAATTGTTGCATCAATTGATGCATCTTCTGGAACAAAAGAATATTTAAAATTAACTAGAACAAATGGTAAAGCAATTTGGGTTGAAGATTCTTCAGCATCAGGGGCTAACAAAACTGGAACTGTTACATCAGATCTAGGCTTTACAGACAATATGGGAACAGGTTCAGATTCATGGTACATGACGTCTTTATGGGCAGACTTATCATATGAAGCAAAAGCAACTGCACCAACATCATCGCCAACAGATGGTACATATTGGTACGATACTAACGTTACAGCAGACTTATATATTGCTGAAAACGATGGTGGTACAATGAAATGGTTTGCTTATGCAAACAGTAAAAATACATTTACGGCAGGTTCAGTTGTTACTGGCGGCATCAAAGACTTGCAAATGGTATCTACAGAACCAACTAAACAATCAGATGGTACTGCATTAGAAGACGGTGATATTTGGGTTGATTCAAATGAATTAGAAGCATATCCAACAATTTACAAATGGGGTTCTTCAAAATGGAACGCAATAGATACTACAGACCAAAACTCAGCGGCAGGTATTGTTTTCGCAGATGCGGCTGGTAATCCAGCAGGCACAACAGACGCGGCAGTAGGTTGGGGAACAGCATACGCATCATTTGATGCAGATGCTCCAGATCCATCGGCTTATCCAGCAGGTATATTATTGTGGAATACTAGAACATCAGGTTATGCTACAAGAAAATACAATACTTCATATACTGCACCTAACGGTACGGCTATGGGAGCTACTTGGACTAACGCGGCAGGCCTTAAAGCAGATGGTTCACCATTCATGGGTAGAAAATCACAAAGAAAAGTTGTAGTAACAGCTCTTCAAAGTGCATTTAGCTCAAATGATGAAATCAGAGCTGAATCAAGAAACTTTAACTTGATTGCTTGTCCTGGATACGCAGAAACATATGATGAAATGATTGCTCTAAATACAGCGAAAAAAGAAACAGCATTTATTGTTGTTGACGCTCCGTTTAGATTAAAAACTCCATCAGAAGTTTCTAACTGGATGAATAATACAGCTAACTCAACTGAAAACGGTGAAGACGGTTTAGTATCAGCATCAACATATTCAGGTGTTTACTATCCATCAGCACTTACAACTGATTTAGCAGGTAACAATGTTGTTGTTCCAGCTTCACACGTAGCATTAAGAACAATTGCTTACAATGACCAAGCGGCATTCCAATGGTTTGCTCCAGCTGGTTACCAAAGAGGTTCAGTAACTAACGCAACTTCAGTAGGTTATATTGATTCAAGCACAGGTGAATATAATTCAGTTGTTTTAAGTTCAGGATCTAGAGATACACTTTATACAGCTAAAGTTAATCCAATTGCTTATATGCCAAATAGAGGTTTAGTAGTGTTTGGTCAAAAAACATTACACTCTACAGCATCAGCACTTGATAGAATTAACGTAGCTAGATTAATTTGTTACTTAAGATATCAATTTGATAACTTGGCTAAACCATTCTTATTTGAATTAAATGACAGAATGACAAGAGATCAAGTAACTGATACTTTCGAAAGATTCTTAGCTGATTTATCGGCAAAGAGAGCATTATATGACTTCTTAGTTGTTTGTGATGAAACGAATAATACAGGTACACGTATTGATGCAAATCAATTATGGGTAGATGTAGCAATTCAACCAGCAAAAGCGGCTGAATTTATTTACATTCCAATCAGAATAAAGAACACAGGTGAGTCTTTAAGCTACAGTTAATAGTTAAAATACATAGAAAAGGCTACTATAGAGATATAGTAGCCTTTTTTTTACCCTTTAACTTCAAACTTTTTCCTAAATTTTCCTATATTAGCATAAATACTAGTAATACAAATTAGTTTGTAAGGAGAGATTACAATGGCTACATTAAATAAATTTGGCGTACCAATAGACGGTTCTACAGGTAGAGGTGGTATTTTACAACCTAAACTTAAATATCGTTTTAGAGTACGTTTTACAGGTTTTGGTAACCTTGGTGCTAATCCTATTGATTTAACTCAACAAGTGATGAACATTACAAGACCAAAAGTAACACACGAAGAAGTACCTGTTCACGTGTATAACTCAGTAGCATACCTAATGGGTAAACATACATGGGAACCAATCACAATTACTTTACGTGATGACATCAATAACAGTATTTCAAGATTAACTGGTCAACAAGTTCAAAAGCAAATGAACCACTTTGAACAAACTGGTCCAATTAGTGGTGGACAATATAAGTTCACTTCAAAAGTTGAAATATTAGATGGTACTAACGATGCTGAATTAGAGCAATGGAATCTAGAAGGTTGTTTCCTACAGAACGTTGACTATTCAGATGGTGACTATGCAGTTTCTGAACCTGTACAAGTTATTATGACCATGAGATATGATAATGCTACACACTTTGGTGCGGGTGGTAATGAAATATTCCCACAATTCCCATTAACGTTTCCTGGCAATTCATCGATTGGTTAATAGTATAACTTTAGTATAGGGAGAGATTAGCAATGCCAGAGATTACACCGGAACACGCGAAGTTGCTTCATGCAAAATATAGTAAAAGCACAAATACAACTTCGCAGTTTCCTAATCCACATTCAGATGACTATCAGAAGTATGTAAATCCAAACGAGGAAACTACTAGCTCTTCGGCTAAAGTACAAAAGACAGAAGCCAAAGAAGCTCAAGTCCAAGAACCTGGTGCAGAGTCTAATTTTAGAACCGGTAATAATAGACGTCAGTCTGATTCATTTGATCCAAATCTTAGAGGTCCATCGAGAGCCCAAGAACAATTTAGTTTGCGACAATCGCCAACTGGTTTTATGGATGGTGTACCAAGGCAGAAATTTCAATATGTTGCAACACTTAGATTTGCAAATGATGATACGTTTGAGCAAGTATTTAAAACAGCAATTGATTCTCAAGTAGAAACAAATAGTGGACCAGATCAATATACTGGCCCAGATGCCGCTTGGTATGATCCAAACACAGAAGCATTTAAAAATGGTTTAAAAATTATACGTCAAAATGTTATTAGAAATTTAAGAAAAGATTTAATTTGGAATATTAAAAATATAGATGGCCCAAAAGTAAATTTACAATTAGATGTTTTAAATCAATACAATAGAAAAAGAAATGTTTATAGAACTAGACAATACGATCCAATTAATGTAACATTTTATGATACAATGAATAGTACTGCATTAAATTTATGGAGATACTTGTATGAGTATTATGCAGTAGATGGAAGAAATAAAAGTAAATTATATAATAGTACTAGTGGTAAACATGGAAAAAGATCTCCGTATGGAAATACAACATTAGCAACAAGTGAACAGTTTACTGAAGAACATAATTATGGTTTGTCAAATAGCTTTACAAATGATGATTACTTAATTAAAAGTTTAGATTTATTTTTAATTCATGGACAAAAATATACACTAATAAGATTTGTTCATCCTAAAATTACAGGAATGGATCATGATATATTTACATATGAAGCTTCAGCACCTGTTGAGTTAAGAATGCAATTTGCATATGAAACAGTTTTATATGAAACAGTAAATCATCCATTTGAAGATGGAAAAGATATGAATGTTGATTTAAAAGATTTATTTAGAACAGTAATGATGCCAGACACACCAACAGTTGATACTAGAGCAGGTTCAACAGGTGGTGGAGAAGGATCACTTAAAGATGATTCATACTTAACAAAAATGACAGGAGATATGAATCTTCAAGATACATTAAAAGCAAAATCACCTGGTAGTGGAACAAATTATATGACAGCTAATCAAAGAGGTGACGCTAATATTATTAATAAAAAATCAAATGGAGTATTAACTAGTATATTAGGTGGGTCACCAATTAGTGATGCAATTAGTAAAGTTTCAGAAGAAGTTTATAATATAACAAAAGGTGCAGTTTCAAGTTTTGGTAATGCTATAGGAACTTCAGGAAATTCTTTTACTAATAGTACTGCAAGTATTGATAAATTATATAGTGATGATATGTATGCTTCTTTTGGCGGCAAAGAAAATTATGAAGCGGCACAAAAGAAAGCATTAGAAAAAGCAAATTCAGGTGGCTGGGGTTGGCAGAAAAAAGATAAAAATAATAGAGTAGTTAAAAACAATGATGGTAATCCTACTAGACATGATAAGAAAAAAATTAATAATAATAAAGGGATTTGGACATAATGGCACAAGATAGTACAAGTATAGTTAGTAAAGTAGGAGCAGAGTCTAAAGTTACTACATTATTTGGTAATATTGTTAATTCATTAAGTAATAGTGCTGGCGGTATTCCTGCAGGAGATGTTACAACAAGAATATTAAATCAATATGGTGGCGAGTTAAGACAAATAAGCCCTGCAAAATATGATTACATATATGGTATATTTCAAAAAGAAACTGAATCTGAACAATTAGCAAAAGCATATACTTTATTAACAATAGATTCTGTTAAAACTTTAGGTATTACTGTTGATGAATTATTTAAGAGTATAGAAAATCCAATTGAGTTTACTAATTTAGGATTAACATTATTAAATCATTATAGACCATTAACAAGCCAAGTAGGTAAAACAGTAACAGTTTCACAATCTCCTGATCATGTATCAAGAATGATATCATACTAACATCTCAATAAATACTAATATGACAACAAATGTAAACTGGCAGATTAATAATTCTGTGCATATTCATCCTGACAAATTAGTAAAAATTCAGTTTGAGCCAACGAGTTATTGTAATTTAAGATGTCCAGGATGTTCAAGAACTGATGAGTATACAGGGTTAGCAAAAAAAGATGTAATAAAATATCAACAACATATTCCAATGTCATTAATTAAGCCTATATTTTCTAATTTACCAAATTTAAAAGAAGTTAAAATGGATGGTGATATAGGAGATGCAATGATGCATCCACATCTAGATAAAATTTGTGAAATGCTTATAGAAATGTATCCTAACATTTATATTCAAATTAATACTAATGGAACTCCTGGGAAAGATAGTGTTTTTACAAAATTGTTAAGAATGAAAAATGTTATGTTTGTTTTAGGAATAGATGGATTAGAAGATACAAACCATTTACATCGTGTAGGAGCAAACTGGAAAATAATTAAAAGGCGTCTTAAGTTAATTAAAAACATTGCTCCAGATCGTCATAAATGGAGATGGCTTGATTTTAAACATACTAGGCATCAGTTAGATGAAGCATTAGAGGTAGCAAAGTATTATCGAATAAGAAATCTTGAAGTTGGTGTACCTTATTCAGGGTCTGATGGAATGATGCAAGAAGTTATAAAAGAAAGACAAGAAGGTATAAGAGACAGTAAAGGTCGAAAAGAAAAGAAAGAAGAAAAATTTACACCAGAACCTTATGAATTACCCAACATACACCAACACATAATAGAAGAAAAATTATTAAAAAAAGATGAATTGTTTAGTTGTCCATGGCAGGGTGCAAAGTTAATACAAGTTATGAGTACTGGTCAAATCTGGCCTTGCTGTTGGTCATCACAAATGCAAATAAGTACAATGAAATTTACAGCTGATGAAATAGTTAGTGAATATTATTTAGAAGATAATATGAGGTATTTGCAGGTAGCTATGACTGATTGGTATAGTAAAATAAGTACTAATTGGGTAAAAGAAATAACAGTTACACCTAGTTATACTTTACGTGATGTATTATTAGGAAAGTCATACAGAAAATTAGCAATGCTTTTAAAACCACAAAAAGAAAAGTATAATTTAAGTTATTGTAATATAACGTGTGGGAAATTTACCGAAGTGGAGAGGAATTCATCTAAAGGAGATAATTTATCTTCTGGGGTTGGTATAGCTCTTAAAAAGCAAATTTTAATTGACCCTTCAGGTCCAATTAATATACATAAAGGTTCGTAAATAGTGTATATATTGGTGTCTGTGTCCTATTTTAAGGTAGGCTACAATAAGGTTTAGAGGTTAAATAGTAGTGTTATGCCAAAGTTTCAATCAGGTAATTATACGTTAAAAAATCCAACAAAATATGTTGGCCAAACAGTTCCAAGATATCGTTCTGGGTGGGAATTTTCTTTTATGAAGTTTTGTGATGAACATCCTAATATAATTGCTTGGTCCAGTGAGCCAATTAAAATACCATATCGTAATCCTTTTACTGGAAAATGGACGGTATATGTTCCAGACTTTTTAGTAACATATCTTAATAGAAGAGGTAGACGTTTTAGTGAACTAATAGAAGTTAAACCACGTGCAGAAACAATTTTTGAAGCGGCTAAAAATGCAAAACATCGTGCCACTATTGTTCTTAATAGAGCTAAATGGAAAGCGGCAGGTGAATGGTCTAAAAGAAAAGGAATACGTTTTCGTATTTTAAATGAAGATTCTATATATAAAATGAAGCCAAAAGGTAGATAAATAATATACGTAGTTAATAGGTATTATAATATGACAAAAAAATTAGAAGAAGAATTCGATTTACCACCAATGGAAGAGGTAATTAGAAAAGCCAAGGAGAAAGCTGATGAGGAAACTATCGAAAAAACAGAAAATTCGAAAGATCAAAATGGACAAGAAGAAGTTCAGCAGGAAGTTAGTGAGCAAAGCGAAGAAAAAAGCGGAGAGAGTAGCGAAGGCAATTCACAGTCAATTATAAGAGCACTCTCAACAGCAGAAAAAATTGATAGAGCATTACCACAAGTAACAGGATTAGATTCAGAAGATATTGATATGGACACTTACTCAAATGAAGCAATGAAATCATATAAAGATTTAATGGATTTAGGAATGAATGTAGAAGTACGACATTCAGGTAAGCTATTTGAAGTAGCTTCAGCTATGCTTAAAAATGCTGTAGAAGCCAAAAACGCCAAATTAGAGAAAAAATTGCGTATGGTAGAATTACAATTAAAGAAGCAACGTATAGATCAAATGTCAGGAAATGACACAAATTCTGCAGATATTGTAGAAGGTGAAGGCTATATTGTTGGTGAAAGAAACCAATTATTAAAGCAAATTATAGACAAAGTACAAGATAATAGCAATAAAGACAAAAAGGATAAATAAAAATATAGGATATTATTATGAAAACATTTAAAGACTATCTTGCAGAAGCAGTAAAAGAGTACACGTTTAAAGTTAAAATTGCTGGTATTCTTGAAGATGAACATTTAAGCTCAATGGAAAGAGCTTTATCACGTTATAACGTAGTTAAAATGTCATCACCTAAAAAAACTATTATGCAAGAACATCCACTGGATTTTCCAACAGATGTTACAAACACAGAAGTAACAATGTTTGAAGTAACAACTTCACTTCCGGTATCATATGATACTGTAGCAAGACAAATTTCTGATCATACAGGAATACCATTTCAATCAGTTGTAGTAACACACGAAGGTATGCCTTTAGAGCAAGAGCAAGTTAAAGAAATTGAAAAAGCAAAAGCTAAACCAGAAGATTATAAACCAGTTATGGGTCAAGCATACGATAAAAAAGAAGAAGCTAATACTAAAAATGTAGTACATGATGAAAAATCTAAAGTAAGTTTTTTAGCTAAATTAGAAAAAGCTAAAAAAGAACGTGCAAACGTTGAAGTAGTTACAGGCTTATCAGAAAGTAAAGAACCAGAAACATTAAGTCCGTCAACTACAATTACTACACCAACAAGTTATTTTGCAAAGGGGAAAAAATAATGTCAGATAAAATTAACGAAGATTTTGGTTTATCAAGATTATTATCATTAGCTGGTCTAAAACCAACTATTGTTGTTCTTCCAACTAAAGCAGTTGAACCAACAGATGAAGAGGTTGAAGACGAAGTTGAAACTGATGCTGAAATGAAATATTCAGATGCTAAAGTTGTAGACCCTAATGCATTTGTTCCATCTAAAAAAACTACTAGAAAACTTAAATGGGTACCTTCTAAACAAGGTGACAATCCATTAGATGAAAAAGTAATCGACGAAAAAGCTACACAACTTCAAGACGAGTACGCAAAATTTAAAGCGGAGTAACTATCATGGCTACTTTAGGAGCCACGATATTTCTTTTTTTACTTCTTAAGCATTGTGTAATTGATTTATACTTACAAAGTTTAATTCATTTTAAAACTAGAAAATCTGATTATCTTTCTTTACCGGCACAGTTCCATTATTTTGAACATGGTGTTGGTACTTTTATTGTATTAACATTTTTTATTCCATGGCCAATGGCACTATTTTTTGGAATGGTGGATCATTTATCCCATTGGCATATTGATTATTCTAAATCAGTAGCACAAAAACATTTTGGTATTGTTGCACCAGATAAAGGATATTGGTTCTTGTCGTCAATTGACCAAGCACTACATTATTTTACATATTATCTAATTGTATTATTAATTACGTAATAATATTAAATAATTGTATGCTTATTCGTGATCTAAGAATAACAACTATTAAAGTTTATTATTGGATGCCAGATTATATAAACATCCTACAATTATTCATGTGGCAATTTGATGACTTGCCACCACGTTTTCCAAAAGCACATAAGTTTTTAAATCATTGGCATAAAAATATAGATGCAATTATTAAAGACATTTATTTAGGCCATTCCGGAAAATATAGACAAGTAGAATTTAATCCTATTGATGATATTTTTAATCTTCATTAAGTACGCATATAATTCTGATAAATATAATTATGTCAAGAAGTAAAGTATTAGAAGGCAATTTAATTAAAAAAGCATACGCCAAAACAAAGTATACAGCAAAGCAAATAAGAGAATTAAAAAGTTGTGCTGATTCTGAAAACGGTTATATGTATTGGATGAAAAAGTATATGTGGATACAACATCCAACAAAAGGTCGTATGAAATTTAAACCATATAAGTTTCAAGAAGAATTATTAGAAGCATACAATGGTTATAGATTTAGTATTGCCATGTGTGCAAGGCAAACAGGTAAAACAACCTGTGCGGCCGGATATTTATTATGGTATGCAATGTTTCATCCTGATACTTTAATTTTAATTGCGGCACACAAATATCAAGGTGCCCAAGATATTATGCAACGTGTTAGATTTGCATATGAAGAATGTCCGGATTATATTAGATGTGGGGTTACAAGTTATAATAAAGGATCAATGGATTTTGATAATGGATCAAGAATTATAGCACAAACAACTACAGAAACAACAGGACGTGGTATGTCTATTTCAATGATATACATGGATGAGTTTGCGTTTGTTGAACCACAAAATAAAGCAAGAGAATTTTGGACTTCTTTATCTCCAACTTTGTCAACAGGTGGTAAATGTGTAATTACATCTACACCAAATAATGATGATGATTTGTTTGCTCAACTTTGGCGTGGTGCAAATAAATTGCAAGATGAATATGGTAATCCTGCTGAAGTAGGGCTTAATGGTTTTAAGCCAACATTTGTTCATTGGAGCCAACATCCTGAACGTGATGAAGATTGGGCTAAAGAAGAAAGACAACGTATTGGTGAAGAAAGATTTAGACGTGAGCATGAATGTGAGTTTATTGCATTTGATGAAACATTAATTGATGGATTAAAATTAATTACATTACAAGGAACGCAACCACAAGTTAAACATGGACAAGTTCGTTGGTATGATAAAGTTAAAAAAGGTAGTAGTTATGTTATTGGACTAGATCCTTGTTTAGGAACGGGCGGTGATTATGCCGCAATACAAGTTTTTAGTTTACCAGATTTTAAACAAGTTGCAGAATGGCAACACAATAAAACACCAATACAAGGACAAGTAAGAATAATGCATAGTATATTAAAAGAAATAGATGCAAAATTACGTGAGCTAGGTACACCACAACCTGAAATATATTGGACAGTAGAAAATAATACATTAGGTGAAGCGGCAATTGTTACTATTGATGAAATGGGAGAAGATAAATTTCCAGGATACTTTTTACACGAACCACGTAAAGGTGGACAGCAAAGAAGAGTACGTAAAGGATATAATACTACTCATAAATCAAAAGTTACTGCTTGTTCAAAACTTAAAGCATGGATAGAAACAGATAAAATTACAGTATATTCAAAACCATTAATACGAGAATTAAAAGTTTATGTTGCTAGAGGAAATAGTTTTCAAGCCAAGTCTGGTGAAAATGATGATTTAGTAGCCGCATTATTATTAGTAATTCGAATGACAGACTTTTTAACAAAGTATGATGCTACAATGGAAGAGTCTTTAGGAGCCACACTTGAAGACGATGATGAATATAGAGATCCACCTCCAATAATGATTGGATAGTGATGTTTAATTTAGATACAATAAAAAATACAAAAATAGATACGTATCCATGGGAGCATATTATAATTAAAAATTATATTAATAGTGATATAGCAATTAATCTTAGTAAAGAATTACAAGAAATATATAATTGGAAGTATGATACACATCCAGATATGAAAGGATGTGTGCAAGTTGCAGTTAATACAGAAAATTTTGAACATTTTAATAGTAAAAATTTTTGTGAAGTTATAGTAGAAAAATTTGGTCATAAATTACCAAATAATTATCTATCAACACAAACTAATACTTGGCATACACAAGGAGCAACTTTACCAGCTCATACAGATATGCATTGTCTTCCAAATACTAATGAAAAAATGAATACTAATTATACAAATTGTTTAACTTGGCAATTATATCTTCCAGATACGGATAAATTTCCAAATAGTGGAGTTTGGTTGCATGGCGATTGGAATGATAGTGAAAATTCAAGGCAAAAAATAAAGCAAATTCCATGCTATCCAGGAACATTTTTTGCATATATTAATACTAAAAAAAGCTACCATTCTGTACCAGAACAAATTGACAATTTTAATAGGGTAAGTCATATGGGTAGGATATATTGGTAGTAAAGGATAAATATTAGTATGGCAGTTAATTATAGTACAGTTTCTGATAAAGTTTTTAAAGTTATTAAAGGTAGTGGGCATGAAGTAAAGATGTATGACTCAACTACTGGTGATGAAACAGTTGATCCATCAAAATCACGTTATTTTTACGTAAAAAATCCAAATTTTATGGTTAATATTGATGAAGAAACTGGAGAAATTAAGTTCCACGAAGGGTCAAATGATAATGTGGCTACTAATTTAAAAAGTATTATAAATAACATAAAGCATTTAGCAAAAGGTTATATGCTTGATTTTGACCATAGGCAATTTGGTAAAGAATTAAAACCAAAGAATTATGCTTGGAGAGTTGAGCAAAATAAAGGTACACAAATGGCAGACGTTACAACAGAAGGTTATACACCGTTACAAGGATCAACAAAAACAAGTGAACAAAAACTTGAAGGTGTTAAAGTTATTGTAAGACACAATAAAGCAGTTGACGAAACTAGCAGAGGTGCTAGATCAAGAAATATACAAGGTATATTTGTTGAAACATCAGAAGGTGAAAGATTTAAATATCCGCACATTCATTTAAATGGTGCTAGAGCAATGGCACGTCACGTACACGCAGGTGGTAAACCACATGATGAAGTAGGTGAAGCAATTGTTGAATTATCAGACACATTAGCAAAATTAAAAGAAGTTACAAAATACGCAAGACGTTTTAGCCAAGTACAAGAACAAGCGGCAGATATTTTACCATTAGTAGATAGCAAAATTGCTAGTGTTAAAAATCAAATTCATAAATTAACAACTGCAAGTGGATACACTTCATTTGTTGAAGGATATAAAAAAGCAGAATCAAAAGAACATAGTATTGAATCATTAGAAGATTTAAAAACTAAATTTACTGTTACAAAATTTGATGAAAAAATTGGAGAGGTTCTTCCATTATTACAATCAATAATGGATGAAGCAAAAGCAGAACAAGACAATTCTACAGAAGCAATGATGCAACGAATTGCACAAAAATTAAAAACTGGCGAACCAGTTGAATTAATGGCACCAGCCAAGGACGAGTACGCGATCGATAAAGTGGGGAGCTTTAAAGATAATGCGAGTGCAATTTCATATAAATTAGCAGACATGGCAGGTAAAATTAAAGATGATGAAATGAGTGTATTCCTTTCAAGACTTTCAGATAAAGTTGGTCATATGCATAGAAGTAAATATGAACCACAACCAACAAGACAAGAAATGGAATTAGCAAAACAAATAGTTTCTTTGTCTAAAATGAAAGATGTAACACCAAATGAAGATTTAGTTCCAGACACAGTTAAAGAGTTAGAAGAGTCAGTAGAAGACTTTGGTACAGATGCTTCATTTATAGAAGCAGACCCGGCAGTAAAAAGAGATGATACTGTAGATAGAGCTGTTAAAAATGTTATGTCATATGTTGGTAAAGATGTTAATCCAAAAATGAGTTACCATAATTGGTTAAAAAAAGTTAAAGGTATCGAAAGAGGTGCTAGAGGAATTAGTGGTAATCAACACGCAGAATTTTCAAAAGAGTTTAGAGCATATAAAGGTGAATCAGCTAATGAAGATGGAATAACTCAAGCTGATTTAGATTCAGAAAGATTTGCTGAATTGCATGATTATGAAGAATATAAAGATGCAGTATTAGATGATATTAAAACAAATCCGCATTATGCAAAAATGTCAAGAGAACAAGTTATTGCAGATTTAAGAAAAGAAGCTGATAGTATTGGATATGCTGATGTTTCAGATGGTGATAGACGTCCAGAAGAACCAACTTGGTTAACTAAAATTGCAGATGAGTTAGAAAGTGAACGACAAGAACCATCATTAAATGATCTAGTAAAACAAGATGCAGAATCAAAAGATGAAGATACTACAGAAGCAAGTGGATATGAAGGACAAAATGAAGCACACGCACATCAAGTTTCATTTGATGGTGATTGGGATCAAGACAGAGGTATAAGTGATAAGGATTGTAAAGAAGTTGAATTTGCACTTGCTAAAGTTGGAATTAAATCACAATGTGAACCAGATGAAATGAGACAAGGTGGAGTAATTATCCACACTATGGCTGATAGAGATGCTACAGTTGATGCTTTAGATAAAGCAGGAATGAATTTAGACGAAACTTCTGAAGAATCAGAAGAAGTAAATAGAATCAAAGACCTAGCTGGTCTTTAAGAATCCTCCCAGGAAAAAAAGGACCTAAGGCCTAAAAGCTATGGTTCTTTTTTTATGAAAAAAATACTTGACAAATTGAAAAATAATAAATATACTAGTAGATAATGTTTATAGAAACATTATTTACAGAGGCTAACATAGGCAATTATAGGCTAATATTTACAAAAGGAGGCAATTATGGCTACATTGGCACAAATTAGAGCAAAGCTTCAAGAACAAGAAGTAAAACGTTCACCGAACGCCACAGGAGGCGACAACGCAATTTATCCGTTCTGGAATATTCCTGAAGGTACAACAGCAACATTAAGATTTCTAGCAGACAAAGATCAGAATAATACTTTTTTCTGGGTAGAAAGACAAATGATTAAATTACCATTTGCTGGAATTAAAGGACAATCAGAAGCAAAACCAACTTTGGTACAAGTTCCTTGTATGGAGATGTGGGGAGAACCATGTCCAGTATTAAGTGAAATTAGACCATGGTTTAAAGATCCACAATTGGAAGATATGGGTAGAAAATATTGGAAGAAAAGAAGTTATATATTCCAAGGTTTTGTTGTAAATTCTCCACTTGATGAAGATACAACACCAGAAAATCCGATTAGACGTTTTGTAATTAATCCGTCAATCTTTAATATTATTAGATCAGCATTGATGAATCCAGAAATGGAAGATCTTCCAACTGATTTAGATAAAGGTAGAGAGTTTAAATTAACTAAAACTCAAAAAGGTGGGTATGCTGACTATTCAACATCATCTTGGTCTTTCAAAGAAAGAGCATTGCAAGATAGCGAACGTCAAGCAATTAACACTAATGGGTTATATACTCTTAGTGATTATCTTCCTAAGAAACCTTCTTCAGAAGATGTTAAAATTATCGCAGAAATGTTTAAAGCATCTGTTGATGGTGAGTTGTATGATGAAAGCAGATTTGGTCAATATTACAGACCAGCTGGAATGGCATCAACACCTAAAACTGTACAAGCAACTACAACAACTACAACTGCACCAGCGGCACCAGTTGTTGAAACTGCAACAGCACCAGCACCAGTAACACCGGTTCAAACTGCACCAGCACCAGCGGCACAGCCAGAAGTGGCTACTGCAACTGCAACTGCAAGTGCACCAGCATCGGATGGTTCTAAAGCATCAGCTGAAGATATTTTAGCAATGATTAGATCAAGGCAAAACAAATAAATCAAAATTGTATAGTGCATAGGCAACTATGCACTATATTAAAAGGAGAAATTTATGGTAAGACCATTTGACGTTAGTAAGTTTAGAAAATCGATAACAAAAAGCATTGGTGGTATTTCTGTTGGCTTTGATTCTGATCCAGTAGATTGGATAGATACAGGAAACTACACTTTAAATTATTTAATTAGCGGAGATTTTCAAAAAGGTATTCCGCTAGGTAGAGTAACAATGTTAGCAGGTGAATCAGGATCTGGTAAGAGTTTGATTGCATCTGGTAATATTATAGCTAATGCACAGAAGCAAGGAATATTTTGTATTCTTTTTGATTCTGAAAATGCATTAGATGAAAAATGGCTACAAGCATTAAACGTTGATACAGCAAAAGATAAATTAATGCGTATTAATGTTGCAATGATTGATGATGTAGCAAAAACAATATCAGATTTTGTAACAACATATAGAGCAGACTATGGATCTTTAGATATAAGTGAAAGACCAAAAGTTATGTTTGTTATAGATTCGTTAGGTATGTTGTTAACACCAACAGATAGAGACCAATTTGATAAAGGTGATTTAAAAGGTGATATGGGTAGAAAACCTAAAGCACTTACGGCACTTATTAGAAATTGTGTTAATATGTTTGCAGAATTAAACATTGGATTAGTAGCAACAAATCATACATACGCATCGCAAGATATGTTTGATCCAGATGACAAAATATCTGGAGGACAAGGATTTGTATATGCAAGTTCAATTGTAATAGCGATGAAAAAATTAAAACTTAAAGAAGATGAAGCAGGTAACAAGATATCGAGTGTTACTGGAATTAGATCGGCGGTTAAAGTAATGAAAACTAGATTTTCAAAACCTTTTGAATCTGTGCAAGTTAAAATTCCATATGAATCAGGAATGGATCCATATTCAGGATTAGTTGATTTATGTGAGAAAAAAGGTTTACTTGTTAAAGATGGAAATAGATTAAGGTATGTAGATCGTTTAGGCAAAGAGCATAAGCACTATAGAAAAGATTGGACTGGAGACAACCTAGCAATGGTTATGGCCGAGTGGGATTCTAAAGTAGTAGAATCAGAGGAACCTGCTGAAGCGGAGGCATAATGACTGAAGAAATTCAAGTGTTAATCGAAGCATGGGGAAAACTAAAAAGTTATATTCCTGCAAAAGATAGACTTGATGCGGCAATATCGTATGTTAATATAATTGACGAATACGGTGCAGATGAGCAAGATTGGAGAGAAGTTTTTTCATCGTCAACTCATTTACATGATGCATACAAAGAAGTCTTTGGTGAAATGGAAGATGATAACCCATTCCATGAAGATGAAAGCGAAGAGGATTATTAATGATTAACTGGTATGGTTTAGTTTCAAGTAATTTAGGAAAGTTACCAGAATGTATTGAATACTATTTAAAACAATTAGAAGAGGCTAGAGTTGAAGCAGGATTAGTAGGTAATATTGAACGTAATGCTTCACAAATACCTGGAGTTGTTGAACATAGATTTAATCAATTACAGGAAATTGAAGCCATACTAGAGCATCTTAATATTGAATTAAGAAAAATAAGAGCAAGACATTATAAGAAATTTTTAGAAGCATATCAAAGAGCTTTAACATCAAGAGATGCTGAAAAATATATTGATGGTGAAGATGAAGTAGTTACAATGAGTAGATTAATAAACGAGTTTGCACTTGTTCGTAACAAGTATCTAGGATTATTAAAAGCCATAGATGCAAAACAATTTCAAATTAACAATATTGTAAAATTAAGAGTAGCGGGGTTAGATGATGCGGAACTCTACAGCAAAAACAGGCACTAAAGGTTGGAAAAACCACGAAGACGATCCTATGGAACAAATGCGTAGGTCACTTTTAGCTAAAGAAGATATCATACAAGGTCTTAAAAGACAAATAAAAGAAGAAGTAAAAGAGAAGTATTCTTTATATCATAGAATTATGGAATTGAATACTGAAATTGAAAAACTTAAGAGTAGTCTTTAAGTGGACCACCATAGTGTACTGAACGTACTTTTTTACCCCTTAAAGATTTTCCTTTGTATTTTTTATCGGTTTCTCTAGCACGATGACCCTGTGCTTTACAACTAGATTCATCAGAAGCACCCAATTTTTTGTTACTTCTGCATACAGAACCGGGTACTGCACCCTTCCATTCACCAATAATATCAATAACTTTCATACATTTATTTATGCTAAATTCCAGTTGACAAAGCAACTAAATATGTTATAGTAAGATATGCGATTAATAACAGTTATATTAATAGTTGTAATAACTCTATTACCAAGTACTACAGTTGGTAATGGTATTAAAAAAGTAGACGTATTTTCAGTACAAAATAATGAAGATTTTGTGCTAAAAATATTTTCTTGTGTAAAAACCCTATATACAGAATTTCCGGAAAAATATCCATTAGAAAAACAAATACCATTTGATTTAATTGTAGCTATGGCGGCATATGAGTCAGCTTGGGGTAAAAGTAGATTTGCATTTGAAGGTAATAATTTATTTGGTATTAGGACTTGGGATCCATTAATTCCTCAAATGAAAGCTAAACAGAAACCAAATGCTCCATGGGGAGTAAGAAAATATGAAACATATTGTACTTGTATAGTAGATTATATTCAAATTTTAAATAATCATCCTGCATATGAAGAATTTAGAACAGAAAGATCAATTGAGCTTGAAACATACGGATATACAAATGCAACTAATTTAGCACAATTCCTTGTAGCTTGGTCTGAACTTGGTGACCAATATACAAATAGATTAAGAGAAATTATTGTTTTAATTCATAAGCAAGGATATTATCAAGGTCTACCGGTTGATAATAAAGGCCGGATTATTAAATAAGTTGCAATTCAATATTAAATCAGTTATTATATAATTATGTCTAAAGTTACGAAATTAATTATTAAAGATGAAGTGAATGTAAGATTTGAAGGCCTAGATGTTATAACTAGACGTAAAATTTCTGATAAGCTAAAATTCTTTTTACCGTATGCATATCATTTACCTGCTTATAAGTTAGGAAGATGGGATGGTAATATACGATTTTGTGATATTGGAGGAAGAACATATTTAAATTTACTTGATAAAATTTTACCAATAATTGAAGATCAAGAGTATGATGTGCAAATTGAAGATAATAGACAGCCACATGATTTTCAATTTCAGTTAATAGATGAAAGTTTACATTTTAGTAAAAATTGGGGAGCAAAACATCCATTGGCAGGACAGCCAATTGTTTTAAGAGATTATCAAGTAAAAGCAATTAATAAATTTTTACAAGAGCCACAATGTTTACAAGAAATTGCCACAGGTGCAGGAAAAACATTAATTACAGCAACGTTATCTCAATTAGTGCAACCATATGGAAGATCAATTGTAATTGTTCCAAATAAATCATTAGTATCGCAAACAGAAGAAGATTATAAAACACTTGGATTAGATGTTGGTGTTTATTATGGTGAAAGAAAAGAATTTGATAAAAAACATACAATTTGTACTTGGCAAAGTCTTAATGTATTATTAAAGAAAACAAAAAAATATGAAGCTGAAGTATCTATAGGAGATTTTTTGCAAGATGTTGTATGTGTTATGGTTGATGAAGTACATCAGGCTAAAGCAGATGTTCTTAAAACATTATTAACAGGACCTTTTGCTAATGTTCCAATACGTTGGGGACTTACAGGTACAATACCTAAAGAAGATTATGAAATGGCATCATTAAAAGCAAGTTTAGGTGAAGTTATTAGTAAACTATCAGCAAGTGAATTACAAGAAAAAGGTGTATTAGCAAAATGTCATGTAAATATTATTCAAACACAAGATACTCAAGCATTTACAAATTATGCAAATGAGCAAACACATTTAGTTACTAATCATGAACGTTTAGAATTTATTTCAGATTTAATTGATAAAATTAGAGCAGAAGGAAATACATTAATTTTAGTTGATAGAATTAAATCAGGACAGTTGCTAGAAGAATTAGTTGTTGGATCGGTATTTGTTCAAGGTAGAACAAAGATGGAAGATAGAGAAGAAGAATATGATAGTATTGCAACAGAGCAACATAAAGTTATTATTGCTACATATGGTGTAGCGGCAGTAGGAATTAATTTACCAAGAATATTTAATTTGGTATTATTAGAACCAGGTAAATCTTTTGTAAGGGTTATACAGTCAATTGGTAGAGGTATACGTAAAGCAGAAGATAAAGATCATGTAGAAATATGGGATATAACGTCGACGTGTAAGTTTTCAAAACGACATTTGACTACAAGAAAGAAATTTTATAAAGAAGCAAATTATCCTTTTACAATAGAAAAGGTAACAATATGAACATATTAACAGTTGATAACGTAACTTACGATTTAAATGCAGTTCCAAATGAAGTTGATGATTTACAATATTGTGTTTTAGATTGTGGAAATCCAAAATCATTGGATTATTTTTTTATACCATTAATATTTTTAGAATCCTTTAATGCTCCAGCAGTAATATTAGACATTGGAGGACAACAAATAGAAATGCCAATGGATTGGAGTATATTAATTGGAGAAAAAGAAATGGGTATATGTGAAATGGTTCCATTAACAAGTTTAAATGATAGAGGATTTGAAGCATTTGTACATAATCCATTTTCAGGCTATACACACGAGTTTAAAGAAGTTAAAATAGTAAATGTATTTCAAGAAGTTAAATGGTATTTTCCAAAACTTAAAAATGGTCATATATTAACAGCACCGTTATATGCAGGAACTAAACCGTCATGTGTATTTTTTGCTAAAGAATTAAACCAAATACCAGATACTATACAAGTAGGAGATTTAATATAATGAGTGATAAAAAAATTAATTTAAATCAAATGTTATATAATATTGATATGGCAAATTCTAATTGGTATAATACATTAGAAGATGAAGAAAAGAAAACATTTTCTCCATATACAGCAATGAGATTTACTAGCAATGTACAAGGTCAGAAAGCATTTAAAGAGCATTATATTTTAGCTATAAATGATTTTGCTAATAAGCATTTTGGTGTAACGCAAAAGCATCAAGGAGATTCTACAATGTTTTGGAAATTATTATCACTAGCTGGTATTAAAAAGAAAATGTTTCATCCATGGGTTAAAGCACCAAAAGGAAAAGGTAAAAAAAACGTAGTTGATAAACTATTATATGAGTGTTATCCAAATGCAAAACGTGATGAAATAGAAGTTTTAAGACAAATTAATAATAAAGATAGTTTAAAAAAGTTAGCACAAGAGCATGGTTGGACAGATAAGGAAATTAAAGAGCTTGGTAAAAAATAATGTTTAAATGTAAGTATTGTGAATCAGAATTTACTAAAGAACAAACGTTATCAATTCATATGTGTGAGCCAAAAAGGCGATGGAAACAACAAGATGATCGATTTGTTCAGTTGGCATTTAGAGCTTATCAACATTTTTATAAACAAACAATGACTCAAGCAGTAAAAGAAAGAACATATGAAGATTTTTCTAAAAGTAGATATTATACGGCATTTACAAAATTTGGAAGATATTTAGTAGATGTAAATGTTATAGACCCAACTGATTATGTAAATTATTTAATTAAGAATACAGTTAATATTGATAAATGGCATTTGGATTCTATATATGAACAATATGTTAAAGATCATGGTAAAAAAGAAGAAGCAAAAAATGCCATAGAACGTGGAATAATAGTTATGAAACGTTGGGAAGATGAAACAGGAGAACCTTGGTATATGTTTTTAGAAAATATAACACCAAACAGGGCAGTTCATTATATTAGATGTGGAAAAATATCACCTTGGATCTTGTATAATTCCAAAAGTGGTGTTAAACTATTACAGTCATTAAATGAAGAACAGGTATCATTAGTAAATGATTACATTGATCCTGATTTTTGGACAGCAAAATTTCAGATGGCAAATAATGATGTTAAGTTTGTAACTGAAGTATTAGAAAAGGCGGGTATATGAGTGAAAAAGATAATATGAAAAAATATCATGGCACACCAGAAATAGTTGCCAAAATAGCAGAAGAAAGTGATCATCCATCTGTACGTGAAAAATGGGACGAGCTTAATACATTAGTACATTTGGTGCATAAAGAAAAAGTTATAAAGAAAAAACAAGAAGCATCTGACTTATCAAAAACTTGGGATGAAATTGAACATAGAATGAGATTAGTTAAGAATGCAACTAAAGGTTCAGGTATTGATTATGAAGGATACGATGTTGATAAAGGTTTTTTAGATGGGTATAATCCAAATGTAACGTATTCGTTTGGTAATGATGATGGGACGTATGAATGGCCTGACCCGTCAACACAAATGACTTTAGACTTTCCTGGAGTAGATATGCAACCAACGGCATCAAGTGCTGTTAATGTAGAAACAGTTGCAGTATCGTTTCCAAAAGAAAAACCACTTAAACTTGATGAAATGGAAAAACATATTGAAGAAAATACATTGTCATCACCGTTATCAGAATATGAAGCAATTGAAAAATTAAGTAAAGATGATTAAAACAGACGTAGATATTGATGTAAAAGATAGAGATAAAGTTTTAGAAAAGCTAAAACATATACCAGCAAGTATTATACAAAATGGTGAAATTAAAAAGCATAATACTGGAGTATACTTTACTGACATACCTACACATCCGTTTACTAATTCAGCAAATATAGATTACAAGGAAGCAGAAGACAGAGGTTATTTTAAATTAGATTTTTTAAATGTAGGTGTTTATGAAAAAGTAAAAGACGAAAAGCATTTAATTGAATTAATTAATCAAGAACCAAATTGGTCGTTATTAGACCATAAAGAAATTGTAGAGGGGTTATTTCATATTCATAATCATTTTGATATTGTTAGTAAATTAAAACCAAAGTCAGTTGAAGAATTGGCGGCAGTTTTGGCAATAATAAGACCAGCTAAGAGACATTTGCTTAATGTTAGCTGGCCAGAAATTCATTCCAAAGTTTGGGTAAAGCCAGAGGATAACACATATTACTTTAAGAAAAGTCATGCTGTAGGATATGCGTTAGCCATTTGCGTACAATTAAATCTATTATCTAATGCTATTGTTTAATCGTCAGTCTTTTTCACTAATTGAATTTGACGCCTTTTAATACGTTTTCTTATAATATTGTTTAAGCTAGTTACAGGGCCAAATACTAATTTAACATCTTTAGTAGTAAATGTTTTTAAGCAGTTTCCAAATTTAGTAAAATCACCAGCTAAAAATATATTAATAGGAATTACACGGTTTGATTCCCACCACCATACATCACCTAGACGTAAAAATTCACGTTTTTGATCTTCATTATCTAGCACATCATACACGTACATACTGGTAACAAAATCATCTTGATTTTGCATAATGCCAACATATTCGTTAGTACCATGCTTTATGCATGATAAGAAAGGAAATTTATCTGTAAGTTCGTTATAATCCATCGCTATATTATACTTGCTTTAATTTTATTTAGCAACATAAATATACATATAATTTGAAGGAAATTTACTATGTCAATAAATGTATATGTATATAATAATACCCATACAGTTATAGTAAATACAAGTACAAATCAAGGTAGTGTAACTATGTACGATAAAACTATAAAACTATATCAAGGTATTGATAATACAGTAAAGTTTGAGTTAAAAGATAATGACAGAGCACCTGTTAATTTAACCAATATGACTGTAACTATGAATATTCTTGATACTAAAAGCAACGAAACATCAATCACACGAGCTTTAGAAATAACAAACGCAACTTCAGGGTTAGCATCATTGAATTTAACTAGTGCTGATTTAGACAATTTAGCTTCTGGATTTTATAATTATAGTCTATATACTACAGATGCTAATAGTGAACAACAAATAGTATATACAGACTTAAATCAAGCGGCAAAAGGTACAGTTGAAATTATTGAAGGTGTAGTACCAAATCCAGCAACAACATTTACAATGGAATGGAATCCTGGTACAAATGATGGAACTTGGTATTATTCAAATGCAGTTTCAGGAGCATCAGAACGTAATTTAACATCAAGTAATCATACTATTGCAGTTTATACATCATCATTTGATGGTAAATTTAAAATGCAAGGTTGTTTGGCAGACACGGCTAGTACTGTTAATACTGATTGGTTTGATATTCCATTAACAACTGGAACAACTGAAGTAACATTAACTAATTCAGATTCACTTGCACCATATAGATTTATAAGTCAAGCACGTTGGATTAGATCAGCATATGATCCAGATGCCGGTAACGCAGGAACTTTTACTAAAGTACTAATGAGGAACTAAGAATGGTTAATAGACCATTTTTAAAAATAGAAGAAATCAAAAGAGCTGATTTTGAAAGAGTTATTCATGCGACTCAAGAAGATTCAAATTTCAGTTGCTATATTGCAATTCATACTTTAAAAAATGGTCCAGCTTTTGGCGGCATAAGATTTTGGAAGTATAAAGATTCACAAACACCATATAAAGATGTTTTAAATTTATCAAGAGCAATGACAACTAAATGTGCAATTGCTGGAATACAGTTAAGTGGTGGAAAAACAGTTATTGAAGGAGTAGTTCATAGAGAAACAGGTAATCTTGGTGTTGAACCAAAACGAATATTAGGTTGGTTAGGCGACGCAATTAATTATTTAAAAGGTGATTATTATGCAGGGCTAGATGTTGGCTTTGATTTTGATATGTTAACAAAACTAAGATTACATACAGAATATACTGCAACATATTCTGATCCAAATGTTGGTAGTTCATGTACTGCTTATAGTGTTTATAATTCTATGAAAGCCGCTGTTGAATATAAACTTGGTAAGCAATCACTTGAAGGTGTTAAAGTAGGTATTAAAGGTTTAGGAAAAGTTGGTTTTCAGTTAGCAAATTATTTGTGTGATGATGGTGCTAAATTATATTTTTCAGAAGTAGATCAAGATAAATTTAATCAGTTTAAAAATGAATCATTACCACCTAGGTGGGTATATAAAGTTGTACCAACATATAATTTGCATAGAGAAGATCTTGATGTTTATTCTCCATGTGCATTAGGTAATGATATAAAATTGCATATGGCTGAAGAAATGAATTGTAAAATTATTTGTGGAGCCGCAAATAATCAAATTGATTTATCTGAACCAGATAGAACAATAGAAGCATTAACTAAAAAAGATATATTATATATACCAGATAATTTGGCCAATGTTGGCGGGGTATTTAGATCTGCTGGAACAATATTAAAATCAAGAGATGAAGAAGAATCATTTAAATTAATAGGAACATCATATCCAAGAACATTGCATATATTAAAAATAGCAGAAAATTATAAAGTTACACCTAATGAAATTTGTAAAGAAATGGGTCTAGCGGCATCAGGAGAAGGTCAAAATAGGTTTAAACTTAATGTTGGTGGCCTTGGTGATGTTTTTGAAGGCAATAATACCTATAATTATTAATTGACTTTTTGTTAATTTTCTTATATTATATAAGCATGAATCTTCAAACAACAATATTAACACATTTACGTGGAAAAAGAAAAATGACTCCAAGTGGGTGGACAACGGTTAATTGTCCAATGTGTGTGACTAACGGGCAACCAAGGCCAGACACTAGATCACGAGGAGGCTTCAGTTTTGTTGATGGAATGGTTTACCATTGCTTCAATTGTGGATTCAGTACTAGTTTTAAATCAGGTAGATTATTTGGTAAGAAACTAGTAGGACTATTGCGTGGAATTGGTATACCTGATAATGAAGTTAAAAAACTTCAATTGTTAGCAATACGTGAAAAAGAAACTTTCACGCAAGAAGTCCATAAAGAAAAACCAAAGGTATCGTGGAGAGAAATACAGTTACCAAAAGGATCTAAACCTTTAATCGAGATTATTAAAAATGATAATCCACCAGATGATGCTGTGTGGGTATACAAGCACATTATTGATAGAGGTTTAGATCATTATGGTGATTTTTATTGGAGCAATGATACATATTTAGATTTGAACAGAAGGTTTATCGTACCGTTTTATTATCAAGGTAGTACAGTTGGTTATACATCAAGAATTATTGATAATAATCCAGATAAGCCAAAATATTTTACAAATTCACAACCAAATTATATGTATAATTTAGATGTATTAAGTAAAAAAAGAAAATATTTAATTGTTGTAGAAGGTGTACTAGATGCTTTAAGTATTGATGGATTAGCAGTATTACATAATAAACTAAACCAACAGCAAATAGATATTATAAATGAATTTGAAGGTGAAATTATAGTTTGTCCTGATAGAGATAGAGCAGGAACAACATTAATTGATCAAGCAGTTGAAAATAATTGGGCTGTCAGTTTTCCGCCATGGCATAAAAAAATAAAAGATTGTGCTGATGCTGTAAAAAATTATGGTCAATTGTTTACTATAAAAAGCATCATAGAAAATCGAGTAAATAATAAAGTAAAGATTAATGTATTGAGAAAGATCGCATAGGAGAATAAAAAGAATGGCGGATTTAGATAGAAAGAAAAAAGAAGATAAAGCAAGAGGGCCGACCCCATCTCCACAACCATTACAACCAGGAGTAATGATGTGGGAAGCTGGAATAATGTATTTTAGTGAACCATTTGATGCTAAAACAACGCAACCAGTTATTAACACAATTATCGAAAAGAACTTATTGCCAAATTCACAAAGACCAAATGAACTTACGTTAGTAATTAATTCACCAGGTGGGCAAGTTCATTCAGCATTTGCTTTAATTGACACGATGAAAGGATCAGCTATTCCTGTAAAAACTGTAGGATTAGGTATGATAGCATCATGTGGATTATTAACATTTATGAGTGGAACAAAAGGACGTAGAGTGTTAACACCAAATACATCTATATTATCACATCAATATAGTTGGGGATCAGGCGGAAAAGAACACGAATTATTTGCAAGAGTACGAGAATTTGAATTAAGCACAAAAAGAATGATTGAACATTACAAAAAATGTACAGGATTATCTGAAAAGAAAATTAGAGAGATATTATTACCACCAGAGGACGTTTGGTTATCAGCCAAAGAAGCAGTCAAATATGGTATAGCAGATAAAATTGTAAAAACTTATTAATGAGTCCAAGAGAAAAAATATTAATAGTAATTTTTTTATTTGTATTAGGAATATCAAACTTGTTTTTAGCTTATCAGATAATTGATTTGCAGGTTACTGTAACTGAATTGTTTGAAATGGTTTATAAGCATGATGCTTTTTTACGAATGATAGAAATGTTTAGTCCAGGAATGGAAATTTAATGATTGTAGAATTAATAGATAAAATGGGATCTGATCTAACGGTAGTAAATGCCGCTAGAGTTAGTTATGGTAAAAACAAAGAAGTATTTGATGCATCAGATGAAAAACTTATTAAGTTTTTAGCTTTGCATAATCATTGGTCTCCATTTGCTCATTGTAGCCTACAATTTAGAATTAAAGCACCAATATTTGTTGCTAGGCAGTTAGTTAAGCATCAAGTAGGATTAAGTTGGAATGAAATTAGTAGACGCTATGTTGATTTCCCACCTGAATTATATAGCCCAAAAGAATGGAGAGGCAGACCAAAAAATTCTAAACAAGGATCAGATGGCACAGTTGAATTTAATAAAAATGAACAACATATACTTGATACAACTATGGAACAATGTTTATTAATTTATAATAATATGATAGCAAAAGGTGTAGCACCAGAGCAGGCTAGAATGGTATTACCACAATCAATGATAACAGAATGGTATTGGACAGGAAGTTTATATGCGTTTGCTAGAGTTTGTGATTTAAGATGTGCAAGTGATACACAAGAAGAAACTAGAATAATAGCAAATTCAATTGATAAATTTTGCAATGAGGAATTTCCATATAGTTGGAAATATTTAAGACTTGTAAAACAACAGGAAAGTGTGTAATATATAACTATGGGTATGGATATTAAAAGAGAATATAGTGCTGATAAACCAGAAGATATAAAAGCAAAAGAAGATGCAAAGAAAAAAATGTGGAAAGAGTTTTTTGCAAAAGGTGGAAAAATTGAAAAGATTCCATATAAGGTAACAAAAGATCAATTGAAAAAAGGACAACTGTAATGGCCGCATCTGACTATAAAAATTATGATGAAAGTTTACAAAAACTTTTTATAGAGTTTTGTGCAACTGATCCTGAGTTATTTGTAAGAGTAAAAAATATAGTTAGGAAAGAATATTTTTCAGGAAAATTATCTAATGCAGTTAAGTTTATGTTAGAGCATACTGAACAATATAATGCATTACCAACAACTGAACAAATTAAAGCAACCTGTGATGTAGAATTAACAAAAGTTGAAATAACTGAACAACATAAAAATTGGTTCTTTGATGAGTTTGAAACATTTTGTAGGCACAAGGCATTAGAACACGCAATTATAAGTTCAGCTGATTTATTAGAAAAAGGCGATTATGGTCAAGTAGAAGAAAAAATAAAACACGCAGTAAGAATTGGACTTACAAAAGATTTAGGTACAGATTACTTTGTTGATCCAAAAGCAAGATTGTTAGCACTTAAAGATAATAATGGCACAATTAGTACAGGATGGACAGCATTAGATCAAAAATTATATGGTGGATTTAATAAAGGTGAATTGAATATATTTGCAGGACAAAGTGGTGCAGGTAAAAGTTTATTTTTACAAAATCTTGCATTAAATTGGGTAACTTCTGGAATGAATGTAGTTTACTTTACTTTTGAGTTAAGTGAAAATTTAAGTTCGATGAGAATTGATTCGATGTCAACAGGTGTAGCATCAAATGAAATATTTAAAAAGATTGATGATATTGATTTAATGGTACGTATGCAAGGACAAAAAGCAGGTAAGTTTCAATTAAAGTACATGAATAGTGGATGTACAGTAAATGATTTAAGATCATATATAAAAGAATATGAAGTACAAACAAATGCAAGACCAGATTGTATTTGTGTTGATTATTTAGATTTGTTAATGCCAATTAGTAAGAGAGTTTCACCAAGTGATTTATATATTAAAGACAAATATGTATCTGAAGAATTACGTAATTTAGCAGTAGAAAATCAAATTGTATTAGCAACAGCATCACAATTAAATAGGTCATCAGTAGAAGAAATTGAATATGATCATTCACATATAGCTGGTGGGTTAAGTAAGGTTCAAACAGCTGATAATGTTATAGGGATTCAAACTAGTAGAGCTATGCGTGAACGTGGTAGATATTTAATACAATTAATGAAAACTAGGTCAAGTGGTGGTATTGGAAATAAAATATCATTATCATTTAATATAGATACCTTAAGAATTACTGATCTAACTGAAGAGCAAATAGCAGAAGATGATAATATGACGTCATCATCAATAACTAGTTCTATTAAGAAGCGAACTGCTACAATTAAGCCAAAAACACCACAAAATCAAGGAGCTCAAGTAGTTCAACAAGTAGAACAAGTAGCAAATTTACGTAGTATGCTTAAGACTAGAAGAACTGCATTAGATGACACAGACAAGTTATAATACACACTTATATAGGTTTCCTTTAATAATAAATAATAGTATAAGATTTAGGAGATGTAGTTGTGAATAAGCGAAATACAAAATCAATACTTGAAGAAATCAGTAAAGTTATACCAAATAGCAATCGTGAGTCATTAATTGAATCACGAGCTGGGCACGTTATATCTTCAGCTATAAATCTTATTGATATGCTCCACGAGTCATATGATCAAGAAACTGCCGGCGAGCTAACTAGACGTTTAGTTAATAGTATTAAAAGTAGCGACCCTGCTAAATTTGAACGTGGAATTAGAAGGGTTTTACAGAATAAAAATGAAGATAAATGATATTAAAATCGATGAAAATATCAACACACATTTAACCCATTTAGAAGATTTAAGTCTTTTTAATGGTAAAAAAGGTGCGGTGCAGGCACTTGGTTTTTTAACAGGATTATCTAATATTGTAAAAGGGAATTCATCAAAAAAATTTAATATTACTACAAAATGGGATGGGTCTCCAGCAATTGTTTGTGGAACAGATCCTAAAGATGGTAAATTTTTTATTGGCACAAAAGGTGTTTTTAACAAAAACCCAAAATTAAATAAGTCAATGAAAGATGTATCAGTAAATCATGCTGATACAGTTGCTAAAGGTGAAACTACAGATAAAAGTGAGTTAAGAGGCAAATTAAGACAAGCATTAAAATATTTAGAAAAATTAAATATTAAAGGTGTATTACAAGGTGATTTAATGTTTACACAAGGTGACCTTCAAGAAAAGAATTGCCAAGGTGAAGCTTGTATAACGTTTCAACCAAATGAAATAGTTTATGCTGTCCCATCAAATAGTGAATTAGCACAAAGAATTAAAAGAGCTAAAGTTGGAATAGTATTTCATACATCATATGAAGGTGATAGTTTAGATAATATGACAGCGTCATTTAGAGTTGATTTATCTAATTTAACACCTACACCAGATGTTTGGTTTGATGATGCATATATTAAAGACTATTCTGGTATGGCAACAATGACAGCACAAGAGTCAGCGGCAGTAGATTCTGGAATAGCTCAAATAAAAAGTAGTTTGCAATCAGTAGGAAATGCATTTGAATTTTTAGATGGTTCTGAAGCTGGTAATGATTTAAAGATTAATATTGCGGCTAATATTAATTCTAATATTAAGCAAAATGTAATACAACAAAATCCTGAAACATTTTTTAATCAATTTGTTGAGGATTATAAGAAAAGAGCAGAAGCTAAAATAGAGCAATTAAAGACGGGTAGAGAGGGTGTTGCAGGACAACGTCGCTTAAATGCCCTACAAATTGGCTTAAATTACTTAAATACTAATAAGAATAATATGTTGAGTTTTTACTCTATATGGCTTAAATTAGGTGCTATGAAGAACATATTATATAAAAAATTATCAAGTATTAAAGCAATTGATAGTTTTGAACAAAATGGAGATGAATTAAAAGTAAGAGATCCAGAAGGTTTTGTTGCTGTTGACCATATAGGAAATGCAATAAAAGTTGTGGATAGATTAGATTTTAGTAGGAAAAATTTTATGAAAAAAGAAGGTATAGAATTAGATTTAGTTACACAATTGCTTACTGAAGCAAGAATGTTTAAATCAAGACAAGGTGTATCAAAGTTTTCAGCACGTGAAATAGCTGATATGGCTTTTGCACATTGTATCGCTTTGCAAGTAATGAATCGTGAATTCAAGTACACATCAGTTGCAAAAAGTTATGCATCAAGAACTTCAAGTTATGGTAACTATGATTATTTTAGATCAAATGGTACTGATTTATATGTAATGTTACACGCCTTATTTGGTAAAGGTTCTATTATTAAATTTGATGATGAAAAAAATAGTAAAATTTTATTAAGCAGAATGAAAAGTGATATAATGCCGTTTAGAGAATTTTTAAGTCATATTGGATCTTCAGGATCAAATACTGATACTGAACAACGTATGTTAATGAGATTGCAAGGAGCATTGTATATTTCAAACAGTAAGTTACGTTCTATGAAACGTTTAGCAGGTGATTGGGAAAATTTAAAAACACGAGAAAAAAGAACATTAGTATCTAGCTTATTAACTTATTTTAGATCAAATTCACCTATGTCATCGCTTACAACTTATATTCAAAGATTAGCACGTGAACGTGATTTTGGTGATGATAAGCAAAAAGTTAAAACATCAAAAGCAATGGCAGTTGGTGCGGCATTGGCAGGTGCATATTTAGGTTATAAACTTGGTCGTGGTAAAACACCAAGCTATGCAGATAAAAAATTTAATTTTAAAAAGGATAAAAAATAATGGCAGTAAGAATTAATGGTGCGGCAAGAGGCGGCGAGTTTATTAGTAATAACTTACAGTTTTATACAATGTATACTTCTATTGATATAACTGTTACTGGAAGTTATTCTGATGCAACGCAAAAAGATTTTGATGCTGTCGTGCAATTAATTGCAGGGTATTCTCAGGTTATTATTTCAAATGATCCAGTTGGTGTAGCAGATTTAAATGCTAATGGAGCCCCAAGTATTACAGGTGCCGGTTGGATATTTAAATTTGCGGTAGAACACCCAGACGTATTTAAATTAAATGGAAATAGTGTACAGGCATTAATTAATGAATTTGATGGAATAGTACTAAATGGTGGCACATTTGCAACAACAGGTGGCTCAAAAAATATAGAGTTTGTACAATCGGAGACATTATAAGATGGAAAAGAATCAACCAAAAGTAATTAGTGAAGGTACTAAACATTTAGAAGCAAGTAATTTAGAAACTCATGTTGTTGTATCACATGAACGTCATACAGAAATTCAAAAACGTTTTGATAAAGTAGATGTACGTATGGATAGAATGGAAGAAAAAACAGATCAACAATTTAGTAAAATTGAAAAAATTATTATTTGGTCTATGGGTACATTGTTTATTACTTTACTTACAACATTGTTTACAATTGTATATGGGAGCTTTAAATAATGCAAATAGCAGAAGTATACAGTCAAGATTTAGATGAAGCACGTTTGATATTTGGACGTAAAGGTACAAAGGTAGTTAAAAAATACAGATGTACTTTTGGTAGAAAAAAAGGACGTATTGTTTCTAATCCTAGTGTATGCGGAGCCCCTTTAGATATTAAAAAAAGATTTACCCTTAAAAAAACAAGAGCACGAATGGGACAAAGAATTATTAGAAAAGCATTAAGAACTAAAAGGTTTAATCCAGCGTCTAGACGTGTTGCAAAAATGAATAGAGCACTTAGACGTTAAATACATACGTCATGAACTATTATAATACTTACAATAGAATCGAAATAGAAATCACTTCAAAATGTAATGCGAGGTGTCCTGGTTGTTCTAGAAATGTAAATGGAATAACAAATCCTCAATTACAAGTACAAGATTTATCATCTGAAAATTTTATAAAGTACGTCCCTAAAGAAGCATTAAAAGGAAAAAAGATTGAGTTTTGTGGGGTGTTTGGTGATCCAGTAATGCACAAAGATTTTATTACTATTGTAGAACATTGCCGATTATCAGAACCTTATTCTATTTCTATAGATACAAATGGTGGATCACAGCCAACTAGTTGGTGGGAAAAACTTGCAACACTAGGAGTTGAAGTACAATGGAGTGTTGATGGTCATAGAAAAACAAATCATTTGTATAGAGTAAATGTAAAGTTTGATAAAATTTTAGAAAATATGAAAGCATTTTCTAAAGCAGGTGGTAAAGGTACATGGGAGTATATTGTATTTGATCATAATGAAAGTGAAATTAGTATAGCTAAAAAAGAAGCTCATGCTTTAGGTTTTGATTTTAATATTAGAAGAAATAGCAGAAATAATGAAGAAGGTTATATATCATACATTAAAGAAAAAGTAGCTGGAAAAGTTGTAACTACAAAATTTAAGGTAACACAATCAAATCCAGTACATAAGCATAGTGAAACAGAAACAGCTAAAAAAGAAGTCCAAAAAGATAATTTGCAAATTAGTTGTTTACTATATAATGATAAAAAAATGTTTTTAGGATTTGATGGACGTATTTGGCCTTGTTGTTGGTTCCATGATATCTATAATGGTGCAGGTAATCCACAAGTAGAAGAAACATCACATGAATTAGCAACGCATCATAAACTTAAAAAATTAGATAGTAGGTATGGAGCCGGCTGGAATAGTATTATACACAATAGTTGGAATGATATATTAGGGCATGAATATTACCAAAAAATATTGCCAAATACATTTGATAGTACTAGCCCTAATTTTTTAAAAGAAGAAGCATTACCAAAATGTGCAAAAAAATGTAGGAAATCTGGAGCACTACGAGATGTAGAGCGAGTTAAATATATTGGTGATAAATAATTATATGAGCTTAAAAGACGATATTATTAATGGATTAGATAAATCAACAGAGTTTACTGACAGACTCAGTAAATTGGTTCATTTACCAAGATCAGTAGTTAAATCATTAACTGAACCATTGGGGCTTAAAGATTATATGAGTTTATCTAAAGCAGTTGATGAAGAAGATCCAGAAAGTGCTAAAAAAATATTATTAGATGTTGGATTTAGCAAATTAGATAATACAACCCAAAAGTTGTTATCTGAATATTCTAGTAAAGGTTCAACTAAAGCAGGAGCTTCGCAATCAGCTGGTAATAGAGATGGAAGAAACGATACTGATCCAGAAGAAAAACCAGAACCAGCAGTTGATGATGATACAAAAGATGCAATTAATAAAATAGCTGATAAATCAGCTGAAATTGTACAATTTGCAGATATAGTTGCAAAAAATAATAAAAAGTAGTATAATAAACTATAATGTTTAGACAAAGAAGAAAGCAAAGACATGAAGAGCTAGAACGTGTACGTGGACAAGCTCAAAATATGACTATTATAGAAATGATAGAACATCAACGTTTTTATAAAATTCTTAATGGTTGGAGTACTCCTAAAATTAGTAATGATTTTTTTAATGCGTGGGATAAAGTAATAGCTGAAGCTAGGCAAAAATTGCCAAGATATAAAAAACCAAATGTTGATAATGTTAAAAAATTATTGAATAAGTTAAATAAATTGGATAAATCAGTATTAAAAGAAGTAGTTGAATTAGGTATTGATACTAGATTAAATTTTAAAACAGCATTGCAAACATCAAAAACAGCTAAAGGTATTAAAATAGGTGGTTATTTAATTAAACTTAATTACACGGGAAAGCGACAAAGCTATGATGTTATTAGAACATCAGATGAAAAAGATATAGCATTAGATATAAAATTATATGAAATGGCGTTTTGTATGGTTAACTATTTAAATGAAGGAGTATTAAGTACAGATCCAAGAATGGTTGAATTGCATGAAATATATTCAGACTATTTAACGTATTCTGAACGAGCAACTCAATATAAAAGACGTTATTACGATGCTATAAAAGAGAGTAATAGTGCTAAACAGGAGAAAAATCTGGATGATTTTGAAAAAAATCGTGATATAGCCCTAGATTATAAGGCTAATATTATTGATTTATTCAAAAAAAATACAGCATAAAAAATAAAGAAAAGTATAAATATAGTTATATAAGGTAGAGTACATATGAATATTTCAGAATTTAACAAACCAGCGAAAGACAAAGTAGCTAAAATTAGTGAAGCTTTAGAAACCATGTATGGTTTTAAAGTTTATGATACGCAAGACATCAAAAAATTGTATGATGTTAAAAAGTCTCTTAAACAAAAAATTAAAGAATTAGAAGCTACGTTGCCGTTTAATACGTACTCAGCTAATCCAAAATATATGCAGGCTTTATTATTAAAAGAAGCTGTTGATAATATGATTCAAACACATGAAGCAAAAGCTAAACCAGATTTTTTAGACATGGATAAAGATGGTGATAAAAAAGAGCCAATGAAGAAAGCAGTTAAAGATAAAAAAGTTAAAGAAGAAGTAGCTGAAACAGAAGAATCAAAAGATGAAGAAGCTAAAGAAGAGAAAGCAACAAATATAGTGGAAGAGAAAATGATAGAAATTAAAAAACTTTTAGAACAAGAAGTTGAAAAAGCTGAAATAGTTATTGCGGCAAAAAGTATAGTTGATGAATTGCAAAATATGATCGAAGACTTAGGCAAGTTACAAAATGATGAACTTGGTGCTATTGTTGATCAAATGTCATACCAATATGGTGGTGATGCGGCGGCAAACTTTAATACAGCAGTTGCTTCACAATTAGAAACTTTGTTAGGATCAATTAAATCGGCTAAAGAAGCTGTTAATAACGAAGTACTTGTATTGACAGGCGAAGCTCCAGCACAATCAGATATGTCAGCAACAGATTCAGATTTAGGTGATATGGGATCAGACATTGAAGATCCTGTAGATGATTTGCCAGCAGATGATTTAACTGGTGGTGATGATGCGGCAAGCGGTCCTGTAGATGAGCCACTAGGTAGAGCCAAAAAGGCTTAACCAAAATGAAAATCACAGAAGTCATAGGTAAGGCAAAATATGTCAGTAAATTAGATTCTGACATTAATGAACTTATTGTTACTATGATGGCTAATGATATTGATACAATTGATACAAAAGGCTTTGCAAGTGAATTAAAAACTTTAGGCCACGGTGTTAGTATTGATGCATTATTAAAACACTTAATGAGTAATGGAAAAATAAAATCAGTTAATTCATCAGAAATTAAATTAGATGTTCCATCAAATGATGCAACATTTAGTAAACAAGATAATACTGCCAATAAAGTTTCTAAAATGGCATCTAAAGCGGCCAAATCCGGCATTAAATAATTGACATATTTTATATTAACTGCTATAATGTTTTAAATAGGAGAACATTATGCCAGGAATGTGGATACCGAAGTTTTTTGAAAAGTTATTTGAGCTTACAACACCTATTAAAAAGAAAAAAAGAATTTATAAGGTAAGAGGAAAGAAATACGTTATTAAGGATTATGTTGGACGAAAGCCTAAAAACAGAAAACTCTACAACTAACACATTATTAGTTAATAAATTTGATTACATACAATATAAAAGAAAAAGTATTGATGGAACAAGATATTATGTTAATGATAATGGAGATCCTGTCCCATCGGTAACTACAATATTATCTAAAACTAAAGATATGACAGCAATTAATGCCTGGAAAAAACGGGTAGGAAAAGTTGAAGCACAGAGAATAGTTACAGAGTCAGCGAATCTAGGAACAGTTATGCATAAACATCTTGAATGTTTTATTGAAGGTGTAGAACGTCCTAAAGGTACAAATCAAGTCCATGTACAAGCAAAGCAATTAAGTGATACAGTTATTGAGCAAGGTTTATGTAATGTAAATGAAGTATGGGGTATAGAAACAGCACTTGCTTTTCCAGGATTATATGCAGGTACGGCTGATATGATATGTGTACACGAAGATGAACCAGCAATTGGAGACTTTAAAACAGCTCGCAAATTTAAGAAAAAAGAATGGATTAGTGATTATTTTATGCAGGCATCAGCTTATGCACTAGCTCATAACGAAGTATATGGCACAAATATTAAAAAAGGAGTTATTTTTATGGTAACTCATGACAATACTTACCAGCAATTTGTAGTTGAAGGAGCTGAATTTCAAACATTTACAGATAAGTGGCTTGATAAGGTTGAAACTTATTATAAAATGAATAAATAGTATTATATTGGAGTACTAACGTGGCAACTACATATACTAGAATTAAAAACAGACGTGGTTTAAGAGCAGATTTACCTCAGCCTTTAGCTGATGGTGAAATTGGTTTAGCAACAGATACGAGAGAAGTTTACATAGGTGCTGGTACACAGGACTTATTAAACAGCGATGTACAAGTTACACCATTTTTAGATGCACAGACAGTTGTATCAGGGGACCTAACAAATATAGATTCAGCTACTACAAATAATGGTTTATTGTTTTTTAATGTAACTGGAACTCAAACATTTACAGGTGACGGAACTAATAAAAATTCATATACTATTAGTTCTGCTAATGTATCTATTCCATCTGGTAAATCACCAATTGGTTCAAGTTATGAATCACAAGACTTTGTTGTAACAAAATATATAAATGGTAATCCTACGTTATTAGAAACATCAAAATATTCTATTGTTAATAGTGGTGGTAATTATCAAATTAACTTTATTACGGCTCCTGAAGCAGGTTCTAAAGTTTGTGTAGTTAAATGGACAGAAGCACAAACACGTGAACACGCAAGAGCAAGAGCAAGTTGGGAAGCAAGTAATTCAGCAGTATCAAGCTATAATAAATGGCAGGCAAATGATTTAGCAAACAACCAAGTATGGGTTGATATTACAACAGGAACTGGTATGGTACAGTTTGTAACAGCAGGTGAAAAGACAGCATTGGAAACTGCTAATGCAAATGATTCGATTAGTACAATTAACGAACCAGCAACTTATAGTTTCTTAGGAGAAAATACAACATTAGGTCATGTAGCAAGAAATGTTGCAATTGATTCTGATTTAAAAATTGATTTAGATACACCACAACAAGCATATAACGTTTCAAGATTTATTAATAAAAAACGTGGCCAAGTATCAAGAGTTGCAAACAATATTCAAATTTATACTGAAGCAAGTTATCCACAGTTTCAAACAAATCAATATGTATCTTTCATGAGAAAAGCAACATTGGCCGCTAATAGTAATGGAACAGTTTTAAGTTATGTAACAACAGAGGCTAACATATACAAAGTTGATTATAGTGTAAAATATAATAATGAATTTAGAGCAGGTACAATTTTAATTGCTACAGATGGAACTAATGCTACAATTAATGATAATTTCGTAGAAACCGGCGACACTTCTGCGGTGTCCTTTGCGGCGGCAATTAGTAGCGGAAAATTGCAATGGAACTGGGCAAACAGTCATGCAACAAACGTCGCGAACTTATCATACAAGATAGAACGTTGGTTACAGTCGTAACTAGTAGTTGTATTTTTTTAACAGATTTTTTCTGTTAAATCCAATTTAACTATTGCTTTTATGAATAAAGTGATAGTATAATTATTATTGTTATAAATGATAGGTTAAAAAGAATAATGAACGCACAGGGCAAAAAAGAAATCTATATAGTAAAACGAAACGGTCAACGTGAACCGTTAGATATTAACAAAGTACATAAAATGACAGAAGCCGCTTGTGGGGATCTCCCAGGAGTGTCAAGTTCACTAGTTGAAATGAATTCAGGATTACAGTTTTCAGATGGTATGACAACTGCTCAAATTCAAGAGATTTTAATTCGTTCTGCTAATGATCTTATATCATTAGAATCACCAAATTATCAATATGTAGCGGCAAGATTATTATTGTTTACTATTAGAAAAGAAGTATTTGGAAAACATATTGATGGTAACTATCAAGTTCCATTACAGTTTTTAGTTGGAAGAAATATTGAAAAAGGATTATATGATTCTAATATAATGAAATGGTATACTGATGAAGATTTTAAAAGATTAGATTCATATATTAAACATGATAGAGATTACAATTTTACATACGCAGGATTAAGGCAAGTTTCTGACAAATATCTAGTACAAGATAGAAGTTCCGGAAATGTATTTGAAACACCTCAGTATATGTATATGTTAATTGCGGCAACATTGTTTTGCAACTATCCAAAAGAAACACGTCTATCATATGTAAAAAGATATTATGATGCTGTTTCTACTTTTAAAATTAATATTCCTACGCCAGTGATGGCAGGAGTACGTACACCATTAAGACAATATGCTTCTTGTGTATTAGTTGATGTAGACGATACATTAAATTCAATTTTTTCTAGTGATATGGCAATTGGTAGATACATTGCACAAAGAGCCGGCATTGGAATTAATGCAGGTAGAATACGTGGAATTAATTCACGTATTAGGGGTGGAGAAGTAGCACACACAGGTGTTATCCCATTTCTTAAAAAGTTTGAATCAACGGTAAGATGCTGTACGCAAAACGGAGTACGTGGTGGTAGTGCTACGGTCCATTTCCCTATCTGGCACCAAGAAATAGAAGACATACTTGTATTAAAAAATAATAAAGGTACAGAAGATAATAGAGTACGAAAACTTGATTATTCAATACAATTGTCAAAAATATTTTATGAAAGATTTATTAAAGGAGGAAATATTACTTTGTTTTCTCCACATCAAGTACCAGGTTTATATGAAGCATTTGGTACACCAAAATTTGATAAGTTATATAAAAAATATGAACAAGATGAAACAATACCTAAAAAAATTGTACAAGCAAGAACATTAATTAGTGATGTTTTAAAAGAACGTGCTGAAACAGGAAGAATTTATATTATGAATATAGATCATGCAAACGAACATAGTTCATTTGTAGATAAAGTTAATATGAGTAATTTATGCCAAGAAATAACTTTACCTACTGATCCTTTACAGCATATTGATGGAAAAGGTGAAATTGCTTTATGTATTCTTTCAGCAATTAATGTTGGATTAATAAAAGATTTAACTGAACTTGCTCATTTATGTGATTTGGCAGTAAGAGCTTTAGATGAAATTATTGAGCACCAAGGTTATCCTGTTAAGGCGGCAGAACATTCTACAAAAGCAAGACGTTCACTTGGTATTGGATATATTGGTTTAGCACACTATTTGGCTAAAAATAAAGTTAAGTTTAATGATAAAAGAGCTTGGAAAATTGTAAATGAATTAACAGAAGCATTTCAATATTCTTTGATTAAAGCAAGTGTAGAGTTAGCAAAAGAAAAAGGCCCTTGTGATTATTTTAAAAAAACAAAATATTCAAAAGGAATTATGCCAGTTGATACTTATAAAAAAGATGTAGATGAAGTTGTTGGAGATAAGTTAAAACAAAATTGGGAAAAATTACGTACTGAAGTTAAGCAATATGGAATGAGGCATTCAACATTATCAGCACAAATGCCTAGCGAAAGTTCTTCTGTAGTAGGCAATGCTACTAATGGAATTGAACCACCTAGAGATTATTTGTCAGTTAAGAAAAGTAAAAAAGGTCCACTAAAGCAAATAGTTCCACAGTATAAAACATTAAAAGATTATTATACGTTGTTATGGGATATGCCAAGCAATGAAGGATATATTAATATTGTTGCTGTTATGCAAAAATATTTTGATCAAGCAATATCAGGAAACTGGAGTTATAATCCAACGCATTTTGATAATAATGAAGTTCCAATGAGTGTATTAACAAAAGATTTTTTAACAACATATAAGTTAGGTTGGAAAACGTCATATTATCAAAATACATATGATTTTAAAGGTGAAGAACCAAATATTACAGATCAAGAAAATACATTAACAGTTGATGAAGCTTTAAGTACTGCTGAAGATAATGATGAGGAATGCGATTCATGTACAATATAAACTTGACAATACAACGAGAGAGTGTATAATAGAATTATGAAAACAGTATTCAATAAAAACAGTAATATAGATTTTACAAAGCAACCAATGTTTTTTGGAGAAGATCAGAATGTGCAAAGGTATGATGTTTTTAAATATCCACAGTTTGATAAATTAAATCAAACTATGCTAGGATACTTTTGGAGACCTGAAGAAGTAAGTTTACAAAAAGATAGAGCAGATTATCAAACATTTAGACCAGAACAAAAACATATTTTTACAGCAAACTTAAAATACCAAACGTTATTAGATTCAGTACAAGGTAGAGGACCAAGTTTAATGTTTTTACCTTATGTTTCTAATCCTGAGTTAGAAGGCTGTATTGTTACTTGGGATTTCTTTGAAGCATTACACTCTAGAAGTTATACTCATATTATGAAAAATGTATATTCTGATCCAAGTGAAGTATTTGATACAATATTAGATGATAAAGAAATTTTAAAACGTGCTGTTAGTGTTACAAAAAATTATGATTCATTTGGAGAAGCGGCACAAAATTATGTAGTTAAAGGTAAAGGAGATATTCTTGATGTTAAGAAAAAACTTTACCTAGCAATGGTAAATGTAAATATTTTAGAAGGATTAAGATTTTATGTTTCTTTTGCTTGTACATTTGCTTTTGGCGAATTGAAACTTATGGAAGGGTCAGCAAAAATTATTTCATTAATTGCAAGAGATGAAGCAACACATTTAAATTTAACTACTCATGTAATTAAAGCATGGCAAAAAGGTGATGATTCTCAAATGTTAAAAATTATTAAAGATACTAAAAAAGATGTTGAAGAAATGTTTAGAAATGCTGTTGATGAAGAAAAAGCATGGGCAAATTATTTAATGAAAGATGGTTCAATTATAGGACTTAATTCAAAATTATTAGGTGATTACGTTGAATGGATTGCAAATAAAAGATTGCGAGCTATTGGCTTTGATCCAATATATGATATTCCTGCTACACAGAACCCGTTACCATGGACGCAACATTGGCTATCAAGTGCAGGAATGCAAGTTGCCCCACAAGAAACAGAAGTTGAAAGTTATATTATCGGTGGGTTAAAACAAGACGTAGATGATAAAACTTTCGAGGACTTTAAACTATAATAAGAAAGAAAACAATGTTAAAACAAAAACTAAACAAAGATGATGTTGTAGTATTTAGAACAGTAGGTAGTGATGAAGTTATTGCTACTTTAATTGAAGAAACTGATACTGCTTATCGTGTTAGCAAACCTCTAGCTTTAGCAATGACGGCAAAAGGTGTTGGCATGACACAATATATGATAATGGCTGATAAAGAAAGCGAATTTGAATTTCTAAAAACCACACTAATTACGGTAGGAAAAGCAAATTCACAAGCCAAAGAAGCATACGCACAAAGCATATCTAATATCGTACAACCACCAAAACAATCGATAATCACCTAATCTAAAAGAAATAAATACTACTATAAAGGATTGTAAAAATGCCATTAGTAGCTAGATTAGGAGATACTTGTACAGGTCATGGATGCTGGCCATCTAGACCCAATGTGAGTGCTTCTCCAAATGTATTTGCTGATGGAATACCAGTTCATAGAGTTGGTGATGCTTGGGGAACGCATTGCTGTTTAGCACTTTGTCACTCAAGTGTATTAGCAACCGGATCACCAAATGTATTTGCAAATAATATACAAGTTGGCAGAATAGGTGATGCTGTAGCTTGTGGTAGTACAGTAGCTACTGGGTCAGCAACAGTATGGGCAAATTAAGGAGTTAAATTATGGCAACAATTTTACCAGGTGACGGGAGTAGTTTGTGGAATAACTTTGATGGAACAGCGATTTCTCAATCAATGGGAAGTATTGCAAAAGAAAGTTTGCAAAATGGATATTTTGATATTAAAGATACTACAGACTTATACGGAAATTCAATAAAAACACAAACGGCTTGGAAAAATCCAAATTACGAAAAAGAATCACAAATTAAAAATATATTATATAATGGAAATGGTAATTGGATTGGTATGTCTAATTTGCCAGAAGGATGGAACAATCCAAATATTAGTAATAGAGCAACTATTGTTGAACTTGGAAGACCATTAAACGATACAGAATTAGATCAGATGACACAAATAGATGGATTGTTAAATGACTTTCATAGGCACGGAAATATACAAAGTGGTGTTGAACAAAATGATTGGGGTGGCAACAATTTATTTAAAATGATTGGTAAACATAAATCATTTCATTTACCAGGTGGACAATTACCTAAACCAATTGGACAGATGCTATCAATAGGACAAGGTATTAATTCCTTAAATACAGCATTAGGTAATGCGGCATCAGTAAATTCAGGTCCTTGTAAATTTATAGAAGACTTATTTGGAGCAATATCTAAAGGTGGTGCTATATTAAGTAAAATTTTAGGATTTATTAGTAGTGCATTGGGAATTTTAAATATGATAAATGGTATCATTGGATTCGTTCAACAGTTAGCCGCACAGATATTAGCAGACTTGGCGGCGTTAGCAGGTGCAATTACAAGAATAACAAATGCCGCAATTGCTGGATTGTTAGATGGATTAATGAGTGATCCTTGTTTAAAGCATTTAATTTATGCAGGTATCGCCGGAGTAGGGTTAATTAAGACAATTAAAAAGTTCACCTAATTAATATGGAAGGGTGGCTGAGTGGTTGAAAGCACCGGTCTTGAAAACCGGCAAAGGCGCAAGTCTTTCCAGAGTTCGAATCTCTGCCCTTCCGCCAGTAATAAATATATGTAAGTTATGGATCATTTAGAACAATTATTAAGCACACGTCATACTTACAAGACGTTTCTCCCCAAAGCATTGGAAGATGAAAAAATTGAAAGAATACTTAAATCCATAACTGACGTCCCGTCATGTAATAATAGATACAATTACAAAGTTAAAGTGTTAAAAAATAGTTTAGAAGAAAGAAAACAAAAAATAGGTTTATTTGATTACGTTTGTACAATGTCAAAAAATCCAGTAAAATATGATGATACTTCTGAAAATTTAGTAACAAGATCTCCTAAATCATATGATGAAGCAATGAGATGGTTGGAATTAAAAAATTTAGATCAGCATATAAATGGTCAAGTTTTAGCACCTTTAGTATTAGTGTATTATGTTGCTGACGATGATCCAGTTCAACTTGATATACTTGATATGGGGTTATCATGTTGGAATAATATTATTACAGCACAAATGCTTGGAATACAAAGTGGATTTTGTGGTTGTTTTGATAAAGCATTTATGAAAGATTTTTTAGAATTAGAAGGTTCTCCAGTTGTAGCAATAGGATTTGGATATGCTAATGATATTATTGATAACGATCAAAAACATCCTGATAATCCTAGACCAAAATATACAGATTTAATAGTTTAATATTTTTTAATTTTAGTGTGTATACTTGGACCAAGACTTTTTTCTCGTTTGTATTTGACTCTTTTTAAGATCAAATCATTATCATCTTTATAATATGAATATCCATGACACGTCATTAATCCAAGTACATGGTCGTTTGATATTCCTAGCAATCTATTCAATTCATCAGATGCTGTATGATCACTAGCATGATTTATACATCCACAAAACGTATTGTGTAACCCCATAGTCATACCACACCAAATTGCGGAAGTAGCCATTACTCCTATATTAACACCTTTAGAACAGTCTGGTCCATCATTCCATTGGACTTTACCTTCTTTCCAGCCAGGAGCCTTGTGAAAATATAACACAACCAATGGAGCAAACAATTGAGTGTTTGGTCGTAATCGAATGTCCTTCCTATGATTAAAAATCCATTTGTATTTTTCATCAACAAAGTTTTTATATCTAGCAATGTCATTAATTGAATAAGTCGTTACTGTGTTATCAGGAACTGCCGAAATATTTGCCCAGATGTATTGTTTGATTAATTTTCCTTGTTCAGAATTGGTTAGTGCTATTTTTAAATAATCACTATGATTAATTGGATATTTAATTTTGGCATCTGGTTGGTCATAAAAAGGATAAGGCTTAAATGGTGCCTTTTCAATACTTCGTAAAATGCAATCGGTTTGTTCTTCAGAAACATCACGGTCTAAATCAAACCATTTCCAGTTTCCTCGATCATCAATCATGTTTTCAATGTCTTGTATGTTTGACAGAGATTTTTCGTTAATTATGCCCATGTTTATCCTTGACTAAATACCATAAAATATAGTATTATTTAGTATGACGTATTATGTAAATGAAAATTGTATAAAATGTAAGCACACAGATTGCGTAGAAGTTTGTCCAGTTGATTGTTTTTATGAAGGTGAAAACTTTCTTGCTATTAAACCTGATGAATGTATTGATTGTGGAGTCTGTGAACCAGAGTGTCCAGTTGATGCAATAAAAGCCGATACTGATCCAGAGCAACCTAAAGCTGAAATAGATAAATGGGTTGAGCTAAATACAATGTATGCTAACCAATGGCCCAATATAACAAAAAAGAAAGATGCATTACCTGAAGCAAAAGAATATGATCCAGAAACTTATAAAGAAGATAAAACATCTTTACTATCTGAAAAGCCAGGTACAGGAGATGAATAATGACAGATAAAAAACAAACACCACAAGAAAAGGCTTTTGAAAAAAAGAAAGCTGAAAAATTAGCTGAATTAGAAAAAAATAATACTAAACAAACTAAACTTACAGGCACACCATTACGTCCTGAAATGCAACAAGAAATAAAAGTTGATCTAGAAGGTTTAAGAAAAAATCATATTTTTATAGCAACACCATGTTATGGTGGTATGGTTGGTGAACCATATTTAAAAGCGATGACACAATTATCAATTTTGTTTAAGCATCATGATTTAAATTTTACATTGGCGACAATAGCAAATGAAAGTTTAGTAACACGAGGAAGAAATACTTTGGTAGCAATGTTTTTAGAAAATCCAATGTACACTCATTTAATGTTTATTGATGCTGACATAGGATTTAATCCAAACGATTTAGTTAAAATGATGCATCGTGATAAAGAAGTTGTTACTGGAGCATATCCTAAGAAGTCAATTAATTGGCCAGCTGTTCATCAAGTAGCAAGAACAACTGAAGATGATAAGGCATGGGATTTAGCAAAGCATCAAGCCCAATATGTTATTAATGTTAAGAGAGAACATAAAGAGCAAGAAGAGATTCCAATAGTTCAAGGGCTAATTCCAGTTTTAGATTCAGGAACAGGGTTTATGATGATTAAAAGGTCATGTATAGATAAAATGATAGAAAAATTTCCTGAAACAAAATATAATAATGATCTTAATACTAATCCTAAATACAATCCTTACTTTTATGCGTTATTCGATACAATGATAGAAGATGGAACAAAGAGATATTTGTCAGAAGATTACACATTTTGTAGACGTTGGCAGTCAATTGGTGGGGAAATTTGGATGGATCCTTCTATTGATTTAGATCATTATGGAAATTATTCATTTCAGGGTAATATCAGCGAACAATTTACATTAATCAGAAAAGACTAGTAATTGACTTTTGATACAAAATATAGTATTATTAAGTAATGAGTCTACTTGAAAAAATAAAACAATTATTTCCAACAGCTTCAAAGCCTAATGATGTAAAAACAATTGGAGATGACCTTCTTCATAATAGTTTTTTACAACTTACGGAATATGTTGAGCTTGTAGTTGCACAAATATATAAATTAACTAAAGATACTACATATAGAAGTCGTGAAGATGGGCTTAAAGGTATAGAATGGCTAAAGAAACAAAAAGAAAAAGATATCAAATACCAGTCAGCATTGGATGAAATTAGAATTCTATATACATGGTGGAATGATTTAAGACCAAAAAGAAATGATCCGTGGAAAGGAATTGATCGATCATTTGGTGATTTTAGAGACGAATGGCTAAATACAACGGAAGATAAAAATCCAGAGTATAAAAGTTTTATGGATCAATGTCGTCATGCAGAGAAAATTCAAAAAGTATATGGCATTGAGGATACCAAGATGCTAATAAGGTTGGTTAACATTAGAGAATATTTGTAATATGTCAGATAATAATAAAAAAGATGGTTCTAAAACTTTTCATTTAACATATCAAGAAATAGTAGATGCATTTGCACAATATCTTTACGATAGACAGTTGCTTGATAATGAAGAATCTGAAGGTTCTTTAGTATTTGAGCTCAGTGAAGATAACGGTGCTAAAGTAATTGTTACTCCTAAAGTAACAGAAGATGATGAAAGTTCATCAGATTATACAGTTGAGCATATAGATTTAGAAAAGGAAGAAGAATAATATGGCATACGATGTAGAATTAGAACAATTAAAAGATGAACACGCGAGATTACACATAGCATTAGAAAAATTAGTAGCAGAAGGTGATGATGACGTTAGAATCGCTGTTATGAAAAAAAGAAAGCTATGGATTAAAGATAAAATTTCACATATTGAAACTAAAAATCAATTAGCACAAGCAAATTAATATAATAAAAATAATCATGTACGAATATAGATGTAAAATACTAAGAATAGTGGACGGTGATACAGTAGACGTTGACGTAGATTTAGGATTTGGTACATGGATGCACAAAGAACGTGTTAGATTATTAGGAATAGACACTCCAGAATCAAGAACACGTGATAAAGAAGAAAAGAAATTTGGAATATTATCAAAGAATTATTTAAAAACCCACTATCCTGTGGGATCATCAGCAGTATTAAGAACCCATAAAGACAAAACAGGAAAGTTTGGTCGTATATTGGGAGAGTTTATATATGATAAAACAACAATTAACCAGAAAATGGTTGACGAAGGCTATGCAGTAGTGTACAATGGACAAAGTAAAGATGATATACAAAAAATGCATTTAAATAACCGTATACGGCTAATTAACGAAGGTAAACTATAAATATAGGAAACTATAGACTTAATACAATGAATACTAAAGACTTAACGCGATACAGAAATATAGGTATTATTGCCCACGTTGATGCTGGTAAAACAACTACAACAGAAAGAATATTATACTATACCGGAAAATCCCATAAAATTGGTGAAGTTCACGATGGAGCCGCGACAACGGACTACATGGAACAAGAACAAGAACGTGGTATAACAATTACATCAGCGGCAACTACAGTTTTTTGGAACGATCACAGAATTAACATTATTGATACACCAGGACACATTGACTTTAACATTGAAGTAAACAGATCATTAAGAGTACTTGATGGTGCTGTAGTAGTATTTGATGGAGTTGCAGGTGTAGAACCACAATCAGAAACAAACTGGCGTTTAGCAGATCAATACAGAGTTCCAAGACTTTGTTTTGTAAACAAATTAGATAGAACAGGTGCAGATTTTTTAAGATGTGTTGAAATGATTAAAGAAAGACTAGGTGCAAAACCAGTTATAATGACAATACCAATTGGTGCAGAATCTAATTTGCAAGGTATTGTAGATTTAGTTACAATGAAAGCAATAGTTTGGGATGGAGAGCAATTAGGTGCTTCATTTAATGAGCAAGAAATTCCAGAAGATATGAAAGCTGATGCTGAAAAATATAGAACAGAATTAATTGATACTGTAGTTGAACAAGATGAAGCTGTAATGGAATCATATTTAGAAGGTGAAGAACCAACAGTAGAACAAATTAAGTCTTGTGTTAGAAAAGGTACAGTTGCATTTGATTTTGTTCCTGTATTATGTGGTAGTGCATTTAAAAATAAAGGTGTACAACCTTTACTAGATGCAGTAGTTGATTACTTACCTGCACCAACAGAAGTTGATGCAATATATTCTATAGATGAAAATGGTGAACAAAAAGATCCTATTAAATCTGACCCGTCATTACCATTTAGTGCGTTAGCATTTAAAATTATTAATGACAAGTATGGTGCATTAACATTTGCTAGAGTATATAGTGGTAAGGCAAGTTCAGGACATACACTTTACAATTCAACAAGAGATGAAAAAGAACGTATTGGTAGAATATATGAAATGCACGCCAATTCAAAAGAAGAAGTAAAAAATATACAAGCTGGTGATATTATTGCATTTGTAGGATTAAAAAATGTTACTACAGGTGATACTTTAGTTGCAGAAGATAGTGAAGTAGTATTAGAAAGAATGGTGTTTCCAGAACCAGTTATTGATATTGCAGTAGAACCAAAAACAAAAGATGACCAAGAAAAAATGGGAGAAGCACTTGGTAAGTTTGTACAAGAAGATCCAAGTTTACGAGTTAAAACAGATCAAGAAACAGGTCAAACAATTTTAAGTGGAATGGGTGAATTGCATTTAGAAATTATTGTTGATAGAATGAAAAGAGAATTTAAAGTTGGCGCCAATATTGGTAAGCCACAAGTTGCTTATAGAGAAACAATAACAAAACCATATGAAGTAACATATACACATAAAAAACAATCAGGTGGTTCAGGACAATTTGCACATATTGTTTGTAATATTGAACCAGGACAACGTGGTGATGGGTATACATTTGAAGATGAAATTAAAGGTGGTAATGTTCCTAAAGAATTTATACCATCAGTTGAAGATGGGTTTAAAACACAAGGCTATTCAGGAGTATTAGCAGGATGGCCAACAGTAGATTATAAAGTTACATTGTTAGATGGAAAATATCACGAAGTAGATTCATCAGCAATAGCATTTGAAATTGCGGCAAAGGCCGCTTTTAGAGAAGGTATGAAACAAGCAGGACCAGTATTATTAGAACCTATGATGAAAGTTGAAGTTATTACACCTGAAGAATATTTAGGAGATGTAATAGGTGATTTAAGTTCACGTAGAGGACAAATTAGAGGGCAAGAACCAAGAGGTAATGGATTAGTGTTAGATGCATTAGTTCCTTTAGCCCAAATGTTTGGATATGTTGGTAATTTACGTTCTTTAACAAGCGGTAGAGCGTCATACAGCATGGAATTTAATAGTTATGAAATTGTACCAAGCAATGTACAAGAAGAAATAGTAGCAGGAAACCAATAATGTATGGGGATACTAGATTTACATGGATATTATATACATGAAGCTTGGGAAGAGTTTAAAAAGTTTATTGATGATAGTCAAGATATGAAATATGTAACAGTTATTACAGGCAAAGGTAAAATGCAAGAAGAATTCCAACATTGGGTTGATACAAATCCAAAGTTGAAATCCTGTGAGTTACTACCAACTGGTGGTGCTTACAAGGTATATTACAAGAAAGATAAGAGGAGTCAAAGTGAATAAAGGTAAAATTAAATGGTTTAATCCGACTAAAGGTTACGGATTTATTGAAGACAGCGAAGGTGGTAAAGATGTATTTTTACATATTTCTGCACTACACGAAGCTGGAATTGAGTCTATTACAGAAGGCGAAGAAGTTACTTTTGAAATAGGTGAAAATAGAGGCAAGCCTACCGCTATAAATATTAAAAAGGCATAAAGGAGACCAAATGAGTACAGGTAAACTAAAATGGTATAATGGAGCAAAAGGATTTGGCTTTATAGTACCCTCAGATGGTAGCAAAGATGTTTTTGTTCATGTTACTGCATTTAAAGAAGCAGGCATAACAAAAATTGACCAAGGTCAAGCTCTTGAATTTGAGATTAAAGAGCATAACGGGAAACCGGTTGCTACTGCTTTGAAATTATTAGAATCACCTGGTGATGAGTCTGCAGAAGTTAGTACTGAAGCAAAAGTTGAAGATAAAGCTGAAGAAACACCTGCAGAATCTGAAACACCAGCACAGTAATAAGGAGTAGCAAATGGCTAAAGAAGTAGTCGGGCTGATTAAATTACAAATTCCAGCCGGACAAGCCAAACCAGCCCCGCCAGTAGGGCCAGCTCTTGGACAGAGAGGTGTGAATATCATGGACTTCTGTAAGAAGTTTAATGATAAAACTAAAGCCATGGAAGGTCCAATACCTGTTACTATAACGGTCTATAAAGATAAGAGTTTCATTTTTGAGCTAAAACAACCACCAGTATCGTTTTTTATATTAAAAGCGGTTGGTTTAAAAAAAGGTGGCAGAACGCCTGGTCGTTCAGTTATTAAAAGAATAACTAAAGCACAGGTAAGAGAGATAGCTGAGAAAAAAATGGTTGATATGAATGCCTTCACAGTTGAGCAGGCGATGAAGCAAGTTGAAGGCTCATGTCGTTCGATGAGTATCGAAGTTGTCAAATAATTTTTGATTCATTTTTGATATATTATAGGTTTCTTTTAAATCATTTTTTATAAATATTTTTTGGTAGTAAGCCCAACGCCGGTAACGACGGTAAGCTGATCCCCACAATAATTTAATCGGAGACAGTCTATGGAAAAAATATTCAGATCCATGGGCGACGGACTCTTAATGGTTGGTGCCCTATTTTCTAAGAAGCATAGATCATTGGATGTTCCTGCCGACCAGTCGGATCAGGTTAAAAGGTTCAAAAGATGGTTATCCTACGAGCCATCTAAGCATTATTTAGGTGCTGGCCAAAAAAAGGACACGCATAAGTAATCTTCTTGACAAGATGCGTTGTTTCGTGTATTATTATTAATATGCTAAAACAACGCATTTTGCATATTGAGGTCTTAACGTCATCCCTCTTTAAAAATTCTGCCGTTTTATAGGAGGAAATATGGGTAAACATTTAAGTACAAAAACATACGGACATAACATTGGTTTAAGTTCAGTATTTAGACAGCCTAATGCAGACCATTCACATTGTCATTTATTACATGGTTATAGTTTAGCATTTAAGTTCACATTTGGTTGTAATGAGCTAGATAATAAAAATTGGGCAGTAGATTTTGGTGGGCTAAAACCATTAAAAGCATGGTTAGAAGATAATTTTGATCATAAAGTTGCATTAGATAAAAACGATCCACATCTAGAAAAATTTAAAGAACTTGAGCAATTAGATTTAGCAGAGTTAAGAATATTTGATGGAGTTGGTGCTGAAAAATTTGCGGAACACGCCTTTAACTTTGCAGATAAATTAATTAGAGAAAAAACAAATAATAGATGCTATTGTATAGAAGTTGAATGTGCGGAGCATGGAGCCAATTCAGCAATATATCGTAATGAATGATGATTATCAAAATTCAGGGTATCCTAATTGGGGTATGCTTGGAGAATTAATTAAAGAAACAAAACCTAAAATAGTTGTAGAAATAGGAACATACTACGGAGGGTGGACAAAGTTTCTTTCTGAGAATACTAGTCCAGATACAAGAATTTTTACATTTCAAACACCTGAACGTAGAAGATTAAATCATTTAGCAGATACTACACAAGGAGAAAATAATATTCTTCCTGATTTTGTGGTAGAAGCTTTAACTCAAGATTATCCAGAAACTTGGGGAAATTTTACTGCACAAAATTGGAAGGATTTAGCAAAGCAAAGTCTAGACAAAAAATATCATGGAATGTATGATTTTAATTTACTTGCTGATGCAATTAGTAATGATAAAAAAATTACTTGTATTTTAGCAACTTCTCCACTATCATATCCATGGCCAGTTAAGTATGATTTATGCACAATAAATCTTTCATATCATTTAGATGACAATTTAAAGCAAATAGATTATTGGATAAAATATGCCAAAAAGAATGGAATTTTATGTATTAGTTCATATGGGTCTATAGATAAAATTCAAGAAATTTACGGAAAAGATCATAAAGTAAAACGATGGAGTAATGGTTACTTATGGATTTACGGCAAGTCAAAAATATAAAATTTGTTCATGATTTTATATAAATAATATTATGTTTATGGCAATACTTACATTGCTGACTGCATTAAGCATTTCAGCGGTAGCGATTTACTATTCAATTGCAGGTTTGGCGGCTATATTTGCCGCGGCGGCAATCCCTATTATGATTATGGGTACTGTTCTTGAGGTTGGTAAGTTAGTAGCGGCCTCTTGGTTGTATCAAAACTGGAAGGCGGCTCCAGGGGCAATTAAAACATATCTATCAATTGCAGTTGTTGTATTAATGCTAATTACGTCAATGGGTATATTTGGATTTTTATCTAAAGCACACGTAGAGCAAACGTCATTAGGATCTACACAACAAGTTAAATTAAACAACATAGAAGAAAAAATTATTAGATCAGAAAATAAAATTGAACGTTGGTCAGATGAAATTGCAAGACTTAATAGTGGGCAAAATGTTCGTGTTGATATTTTAATTGATAAGCAAAATGAAGAACTAGCAGTATTGTATGAAAGAATTAAAGAAGAAAAGAACGAATTAAGAGCCCAAGCAGATAAAGATATTGAATTACAAAATAATAGATTATTACAAGCAAAAGAACGTAAAGAATCAGATATTGCCGCGGCACAAGAAAGATTTAAAGGTTCTTTTAGTAAAAGAAAATTAGATGAAGCTATAGCAGAAGCTAAAGCAAATGAACTTGCAGTTGCTTCGGCGGCACAAAGAATTATTGTAGAAATACAAAATAAGTTACAAGAAAATCTTGCTAAAATTGATGAAAAATATGCTCCACAAATAGAAAATATTAATGCAACAATTAACGGTTTAAGATCAGAAGCAAACGTTAAGACAGATAATATTGATACAAGAATTGATGAGTTAGAAATATTCATTGAAGAAGAACAAGATTCGTTAAACCAAGTAAATGAAGATAAAATTATTATTGTAATGGAACAGCAAAAACTTGAAGTAGAAGTTGGTCCATTAAAATATATTGCAGAATTTATATATGGGCAAGAAGCAGATAGAAATTTATTAGAACAAGCAGTACGTTGGGTTATTATTACAATTATATTTGTATTTGATCCACTAGCAGTATGTTTATTAGTAGCGGCTAATATGTCACTTATTAGAAGATTTGGAAGAGGATTTGAAAAACAATATGAGTACGATCCTAATTTAATAAAAGAATATACTGGTAAGAAGCCAACAAGTGTAACACCAGAGCAAAAAAAAGACGAAAAAGAATTAGCACAGATAAAAGATAGTAATGCTGAATTAGAAAAAAAATTAAGTGAAGCTGAATCAAAATTAGCTGAACAATTAGATTATCAAAAATCTTTAGAAGATAAACCAGAAAAGTTGGTCATCAATATTGATGAAACAGCTACAATTGATGCAGAAGATGACACCGAGAAAAAAAAAGGATAACCAAGTCCGAGGTAGTTAATCTTGTTATTGATGATATTAATGAAATTAAAACACAAGAAATACTAAATGAACAGGCCAATGTTTCAACGGTCGAAGAGTATAAGGTTGAAAAGCCAGATGAAATTTTGGTTGAAAATATTAAAATTGAACCAAAACCAGAAGTTGAAATGAAATTTAAAGAAGAAGTAAATGTTAGGATGAAGGAAATAGAAAAAAAGATTGACACAGAGCAAAATCGTGTTATTATTAATAAAACTATGAAAAATGAAAGTTTAAAGAAAACAACAAATACTTCACAAGAAATTGGATGGCTAAAAGGCTATGTTGGCAAGATTGCTGGAGATAAAGAAGAATAATGGATTGGACAAATTTAGACAAAGTTGAGTTTGCTATTACAACACATTGTCAAGCTAAATGTCCGTTGTGTGCTAGAACCAATAAAGAAACTTTAGAAAAAGTAAATTGGTTGCCATTGCATCATTTATCTTTAGATGAATACAAAAATGCTGTTGATCAATTGTTACCTAATAGAGATATAGATTTTTGTGGTGATTACGGTGATCCAATAATGCATCCACAAATTGAAGATTTTATTGATTATGCTATACAAAAAAATCACAATGTAAGTGTACACACAAATGGTGGCTTACGTACAAAAGATTGGTATATTAAAGTTGCAAAGAAATATAATAAACTTTTAATGGTGTTTGCTATTGATGGAATAGACGAAGAAACAAATTCAAAATATAGAGTAGGAGTTAACTTTAATCGTGCTTGGGAAAATATGATAGCTCATGCAGAAAATAGTAATGGGCATACAGTTTGGAACTTTTTAGTATTTGATTTTAATTATGATCAATTAGATAGAGCAAAAGAATTGTGTCAGAAACATAATATTATATTTGTTCCACATATGAATACTAGAGTAACAGAATACTATGATCATTTAATTAAAGATTTAACTTTAAAAGTGCAATTAGAACAAAAGTGTGATAATATGTATGATCCAAAATTAACAGAAAGAGTAGCTTTATATGTCGATTAATTGCAAATCAAAAGGTATCATTGTTGATTATAATAATAAAGTTTACCCTTGTTGCTATGTATTAACTAGAGAAATGTTTCCTGAAGAAAAAAGTAAATATTTAAGTAAGTTAGATAATGATTGGAATGATTTATCAAAGTATACATTAGAAAAAATATTAAGTAATAAAGCATTTACTGAACATTTCAATGAAAAACATTGGAATGATAAAAACAACTGCGATGAGATATGTACGTCTCAATGCTCAATAAAGAAAGAAAAAAATAATGCCTAAGAAAAAAGACGAACAATTTAGTTGTTCATTTTGTGGAAAAAATAGAGAGAAAGTAAAAAAACTTATTGCAGGACCAAAGGTTTATATTTGTAATGAGTGTATTGAACTTTGTCATTCAATTTTAGAAGAAAGTGATTTACGTCAAGTAGAAGAACGTAAGCAAGAATTAAAACAAATTATACCAGATGAATTAAAAGCACATTTAGATGAACACGTAATTGGTCAAGAACAAGCTAAAAAAGTTTTAAGTGTAGCAGTATATAACCATTATAAAAGATTAGCTAATCCTATAGTAGATGGTGTTGAACTTGAAAAATCAAATGTTTTATTAGTAGGACCAAGTGGCTGTGGTAAAACATTATTAGCAAAACGTATAGCAGATTATTTAGATGTTCCATTTGCTCAAGCAGATGCAACTACATTAACTGAAAGTGGATATGTTGGCGATGATGTAGAAAATATTATATTAAGATTATTACAAAATTGTGATTTTGATGTAGCAAAAGCAGAAAAAGGTATTGTTTATATTGATGAAATAGATAAAAAATCACGTAAGTCTGAGTCAACTTCTATTACTAGAGATGTATCAGGAGAAGGTGTGCAACAAGCATTATTAAAATTGCTTGAAGGTACTATAGTGAGAGTTCCACCAGCTGGTGGAAGAAAACACCCACAGCAAGAAATGATTACTGTTGACACTACAAATATTTTATTTGTTGTAGGTGGAGCATTTGTTGGGTTAGAGGAAATTATTCGTAAAAGACTTAATTTGAATACAACAATAGGATTTAATTCTTCATCACCATCAAAAGAAGAAATTGAAAGAGTATTAGAAAGAGCTGAACCAGATGATATAGTTAAATTTGGATTAATTCCTGAAATGGTAGGTAGGTTGCCAGTTGTTGTTGCTTGTCATAAACTTGATAAACAACATTTAAATGATATTCTTGTTAAACCTAAAAGTGCCATATTAAAGCAATTCCAAAAAATGTTTAAGTTAGATGGAATTGAATTAGAGTTTAGTGATGAAGCAATTGAAGTTGTATGCACTTTAGCATTAAAAAAAGATATAGGTGCTAGAGGACTAAGATCTGTTTTAGAAAAGCATTTATTACAATTACAATACGAGTTACCAATGCTTAAAGAACAAGGTGTTGAACGTATTGCAATTAATGAAACTTTTATAACAGAAGGAAAGCCACCAATGTTAATATATAAAGAAGTAAATAAAGATAAAGACGGAACGGATAACGGAGCGAAGTGAAAAAGCATTTCATTAGAAGAAACAACAAACCAACGGTATTATTAAACTCTGCAATTACCTTTCCAGAAATTAGGTTAATTGATCCAGATGGACAATTTATTGGAATAGTTCGAAATCAAGAAGCACATCAAAAAGCCAGAGATGCAGGATTAGATTTAATTTGTATTGCCGATAAGGCAAGTCCTCCTGTTTGCCGTATTATGGACTTTGGTAAATGGAATTATGAAAAACAAAAAGCCGATAAGGAAAAGAAAAAGAAAGAACGAGCTAATCGAATTGAATTGCATGAAGTACAATTAAGACCAGGAACAGATGTTCATGATCTTAAAGTTAAATTAAAAAAAGTACAAGAATTTATAGATGATGGAGATAAAGTAAAAATGGTAATGAAGTTACGAGGTAGAGAAATTGGGCAAGGAACTATGTTTGTAGATCAATTAAAAGTTATGGTTGCTGGCCAATTAGAATTAGGTAAATTTGATTCTCCACCAAAGCAGTTTGGTAATAAAATTATTGCAACAGTTTCTAAACAAAATGAGAAAAAAAATGCTTGACAATAATCTAAATTATGTTATTATATTATTATGAAACACAGTTCTAAACCAAGAAAGACATTCGAAATAGGAAAGTTTCAAGGTGATCGTCCTAATTGGAAAGATCGTAAAGATAGAAAACCAAGATATGAAAAACTTCCTGGAATGGCAGTTGCAGTTCAAGATAATAATGTTGAAAAAGCAATAAGACGACTTAAAAAAATGTTACAAAAAGAAGGTATGTTTCAAGAATTACGTGATAGACGATATTATGTTAAACCTTCTGAAAAGAAAAGAGTTGCAAAAAAAGCCGCAATAAGAAGAGCCAAAAGAGATAGAAAATTAGAAGAACTTGGTTTACCCCCAAAAAGATCAAGATACTAGCATTATGAAAGATAAGATTTCAAAATGGATCAAGGATTATGCCTTGGACCATAATCGCAAAGCATTGGTTGTAGGAATATCAGGTGGAATAGATTCATCTGTAGTTAGTACTTTGTGTGCTATGACCGGACTACAAACTTATGCAGTATCAATTCCAATTAATCAAATTGAATCACAACATGATTTAAGTATGGATCATGGATCATGGTTAGAAGAAAATTTTAAAAATGTTACACATCATAATATTGATTTAGATAGATTATATGAAAGATTTTATTTAGATATGATGTTTGATTTTAATAATGATATGGCTTTTGCAAATTCAAAATCAAGATTACGAATGGTTACATTACATCAAATATCAGGAGCAACACAAGGTATAGTTGTAGGCACAGGTAATAAAGTTGAAGATTTTGGTGTAGGATTTTTTACAAAATATGGTGATGGTGGAGTAGATATATCACCAATAGCAGATTTTTATAAAACTGAAATTTGGCAAATGGGCAAAGAATTAGGCATACTACAAGAAATTATTGATGCTGAACCTACAGATGGATTATGGGAAGATGGAAGAACTGATGCAGATCAGTTACATGGATTATCATATGAGCAAATGGAACACGCGATGAAAAATGGATCTGATAGTGAGTATTACGATAAATATTTAGAGATACGAAAACCAAACTTACATAAAATGAAAGAGATACCGGTATTTAAAAATGATAGAGCACAAACATCTGATAGTAAGGGCAGAAGTAAATAACCCACCAACAGATCAAAAATGGGCCCATACTTGGCTAACAGAGTTAGTGTCTAAAATTGGCATGGAAATATGCCAAGGTCCTATTACAACGTATGTAAATGTACCAGGTAATAGAGGCTTAACCGGTCTAGTAATTATAGAAACATCACATATAGCATTGCATTGTTGGGATGAAACTGATCCTGGCTTATTACAATTAGATGTTTATACCTGTGGAAGTTTGCCAACTGATGTTATATTTGAAGAAATTAAACAATTTGATCCTGTTAAAGTTGAATACAAATACTTAAATAGAGAACGAGGTTTAACAGAGATTAATATATAGGCGATTAGCTCAGTTGGTTAGAGCATTCCCTTGATAAGGGAAAGGTCGTAAGTTCGAGTCTTACATCGCCTACCACGGGTGATTAGCTCAGTTGGTAGAGCACCTCGTTTACACCGAGGGGGTCGTTGGTTCGAGTCCAGCATTACCCACCATGGAGTGTTAGCTCAACTGGTTAGAGCACCCGCCTGTCACGCGGGAGGTTGAGGGTTCGAGTCCCTTACACTCCGCCATATAAATATTATAAAGCTATGAAAAAAAATATTAATAATATAGAAGATTTAGATTTACGAACTTTACAAAAAGAAGCCGCAAGAGCTTTAGCATCACATATTGATGGTACTAATAATGGATTAGCAGAAATTAATAAAAAATGCCATCATAATTCTACTATATTTTATAAAGAAGTTATTAAACTGTATATTGATAAATTTGGCGATTTACCAAGCAAAACAGGACCAGGAAAAGAAGTATCATTAGTGTCCGATAAATACTGATACTATGCCATTAAGTCTTAATAATATAAAAAAGTTTGATATTGAAATTACAAATAAATGTAATGCTAGATGTCCAGGATGTATTCGTACGGTAAATGGAGATACACACCCTTTGCTAAAACAAAATATTACTGAATGGTCAATGGAAGATTTTTCTAATTTAATTCCTAAAGATATTATTAATGGTAAAGAGTTTATATTTGGTGGCACAGTTGATGATCCTTTTATGAATAAAAATATCATACCAATTACAAAATATATTTTAGATAATGGTGGATCAATTGAAATACATACTAATACAGGAGCAAATACTGAAAAAACATTTAAAGAAATGGGAAGATTAAGTAAAGAGTCTGGAAGGCTATTAGTAATATTTTCTGTAGATGGATTTGAAAAAACAAATCATTTATATAGAGTAAATGTTAATTGGAATAAAGTTGTTGAAAATATGAAGGCATATACAATAGCAGAAGGCAACTGTGAATGGGAATATTTAGTTTTTGATCATAATTATGATGATATAGAGAAAGCAAGACGATTTGCAAATGATTTAGGAATAAAATTTATATTAAGACAAAATGTAAGAAACAATCATAGTTGGGTTAGTAAAAGCAAAGTAAAAGAAAAAGGTGAAATAGTAACTAAAGAGTTTGAAGTAAAAACAACCGATAAATTTAAACACCCTGAAACAGAAGAAGTAGTCAAATATAATGATAAATTAAAGGTTTCTAAAGAAGAAGGCCAAAGTATATATTGTAAAATGTATCATGATAAAAGTGTATTTGTTGATTGGAACTATAAAGTATGGCCATGTTGTTGGTTTGCAACAGAAAATTTTGAACAGCATGAATATTTTCATATGTTGATTGATCAATTTGGAGAAACTTGGAATAGTTTAAGGTATCATACTTGGAATGAAATACTAGGCCATGATTATTATTCTAAATTATTATATCAAAGTTGGAATGGTCAACAATCAGATTATTATAATCCTACTTGTTTTAAGCAATGTGGTGATAATGCATCTAGACAGAGTTATAAAAAAGAACAATTATAGACTTGACAAAAATATAATTGATGCTATTATTATATTATGAACAATTTAGAAATACAAAATAAACAATTAGCTTATGCTTGTATAGATCGTTTAGGTGGAGAAGCAGAAGGATACGAAGTACGTAAACTTTCTGGAATAGAAGAAGATCCACGAATTAACTATAATGGCCTAAATACACAAATAGCCCTAAGAGGACTAGAAAAAGAAGGCATTATACATAGAACAAAACGAAATACAAGACAAGTTACTTGGCATATTACAAAGAAAAAAAGAATTATTTAAGTAATTTTAAAAAAAAGAGCTTTTTGGCTCTTGACTTTTTAAAAATAGTGCTTATATAATAATATACAACATTAGTTGTATAAATATATGTGTAGATTGCTATGATAGGATCTACATATTAAAACTTGCTTAAAGGAGGAGTTAAAATGACTAGAAATCTATCTATTTTTAATCAGTTACGTCCAGTAACTGTAGGGTTCGATAATATATTTGATCACTTTGAAAGAATGTTTGACGGAGACGTTATGAACATTCCACAGGTTAATTATCCACCATATAATATCGTAAAGACAGGTGAAAACACCTACGATATTGAATTAGCATTAGCAGGATTCAGCAAAAATGATATTGATGTTGAATACGAGAATAATGTATTAACTGTAAAATCAATCAAAAAAGCAGAAACCGTACAAGAAGGAAACAATGGAATGTTACATCAAGGTATTTCCAAAAGAATGTTTTCTAAATCTTTTACTGTTTCAGATGATGTTGAAGTTAAAGGTGCAGAACTTAAAGATGGTTTGCTTAAAGTTTCTTTGGAAAGAATTATTCCAGAATCTAAAAAGCCAAGAACTATCAAAATTAAGTAATTAACAGGAAAGGAGATATATTAGAACCATGAGTAAAATAATTGGTATTGACTTAGGTACAACAAACTCTTGCGTATCCATTATGGAAGGTAAGGGAGCCAAAGTTATAGAAAATGCAGAAGGTACTAGAACAACACCATCTGTAGTATCGTTTGGAGATGAACGATTAGTAGGTACACCAGCAAAAAGACAGGCTGTTACAAATCCTACTAATACGGTTTTTGCTTCTAAACGTTTAATAGGAAGAAAATTTGATGGAGATTCTGTACAAAAAGACATACAGACATCACCATTTAAAATTGTAAAGGCGGAAAATGGAGATGCTTGGGTAGAAGCTAACAACGAAAAATACTCACCATCACAAATTTCGGCTTTCGTTCTTCAAAAAATGAAAGAAACAGCAGAAAAGTATTTAGGACAAGAAGTAACTAAAGCGGTTATTACTGTTCCTGCGTACTTTAACGATTCACAAAGACAAGCAACTAAAGATGCAGGTAAAATTGCAGGACTTGAAGTTGAAAGAATTGTGAATGAACCAACTGCGGCGGCACTTGCCTACGGTTTAGATAAGAAAAAAACTGGTACGGTTGCTGTATATGACTTAGGTGGAGGTACTTTTGATATTTCTATTTTAGAAATAGGTGACGGAGTATTTGAAGTTAAGTCAACAAATGGTGATACATCATTGGGTGGTGAAGATTTTGACAATGCATTAGTAGATTATATACTTGCAGAGTTCAAAAAAGACTCAGGTGTAGACTTAAGAAATGATAATCTTGCACTTCAACGTGTAAGAGAGGCGGCAGAAAAGGCAAAATGTGAATTATCATCTGCAACACAAACAGATATTAGTTTACCATTTATTACTGCTGACAAATCTGGACCAAAACATTTAAATCTTAAATTAACAAGAGCTAAATTTGAATCATTGGTTGATGATCTAGTTGATAGAACATTGCAACCATGTAAACAAGCTCTAAAAGATTCAGGATTTAGTGCTGGAGACATTAGTGAAGTTATTCTTGTAGGTGGTATGACAAGAATGCCTAAAGTTCAAAAAGCAGTTCAAGACTTTTTTGGTAAAGAACCAAATAAAAGTGTAAATCCAGATGAAGTAGTAGCAATTGGAGCCGCAATTCAAGGTGGTGTATTACAAGGTGATGTTAAAGATGTGTTACTTTTAGATGTAACACCATTATCACTTGGTATTGAAACACTTGGAGGTGTATGCACGAAGCTAATTGAAAAGAATACAACTATTCCTACAAAGAAAAGTCAAGTATTCTCAACTGCTGATGATGGTCAAACGGCAGTTACTATTAGAGTAATGCAAGGTGAACGTGAAATGGCCGCTGATAATAAGTTACTAGGTAACTTTGACTTGGTAGGTATTGCATCTGCACCAAGAGGTGTACCTCAAATTGAAGTAACATTTGATATTGATGCTAATGGTATCGTAAATGTTAGTGCAAAAGACAAAGGTACTGGCAAAGAACAAAAGATACAAATACAAGCATCAGGTGGATTAAGTGAAACTGAAATCGATAAGATGGTAAAAGACGCTGAAGCCAATAAAGAAGCAGATAAAAAGAAAAGAGAAGAAGTAGATGTTAAGAATCAAGCAGATACAATGATTCATTCTACTGAAAAAACTCTTAAAGAACATGGCGATAAGTTATCAACAGAAGATAAAAAGAAAGTTGAAGACGACTTGACTGCATTAAAAGATGTAATATCTTCTGGAAATAGCGAAACAATTAAGGATAAAATTAAATCTTTAACTGAATCAGCTATGAAGTTAGGTGAAGCTGTATATAAAGATCAGCAACAACAAACATCTAATAATAATGAAAATGCTTCTAACGATGCAAAAAACAACGATAATGTTGTTGATGCAGACTTTGAAGAAGTTAAGAAATAATTAGCTATACAAAATCCCCGGTAATTTTTTTTGCTGGGGATTCTCTTGAATAACGATAAATACTTTAGAATATAAGAATTAGTTTCCGAAAAGGGCTTTTAAGTAAAATGGATTTTTTAAAAATAAAAAAACACGGGATATTTTTGAAATGGTGGTGGTTTTTCTGCTTATTATTTGCGGCAACCGTACTATTAATTAATTTTGAAGTACATGAATTACTATGGGATCAAGATAGAACCAAATTATCATTCTTTATTTTATCTATTTTCTATGCAATGACAGTACATTGTGGATATGAAAGTTGGAAATTAAGTAAATTAGCAAATGGAGATATAAAAAATCTTCCAAATTTAGATACAAGGCACGAACCAGGTTGGTTTGCATCTGACATTTTATTAACATTAGGTCTAATTGGAACAGTATCAGGATTTATTTTAATGTTAGCTGGGGCTTTTAGTGGAATTAATATTTCTGATGTATCATCAGTACAAACTGCATTAGCAAGAATGGCAGTAGGAATGTCAACAGCATTATATACAACGTTGACAGGTTTGATAACTAGTACAATTTTAAAATTTCAATATTTTAGATTAGATCAAGACTTAGAGAGGTATAGACAGAGACAGGCATCAAGCCTAATAGAACAGGTTGTTGAAAACCAAAAGGAATAGTCAATGTCAAATTTACGTCGCCATCGTAGTTACGGATCACAAGTTGCTTTTATAGATTTATTATTCAACACTCTTGTTGGATTTGTATTTTTATTTGTAATGGCGTTCATATTAATTAATCCAGTTGCTAAAAAATCTAATGTTGAATTAAATGCAGAATTTATTATTACAATGAAATGGCCGAAAAAAGCAGAAGATGATGTAGACCTTTGGGTAAGAGATCCTTTAGGAAATACAGCTGGATTTAAATCTAAAGATGTTGGACTTATGAGTTTAGATAGAGATGATTTAGGTGGTGCCAATGATACAGTTATTGGTGCAGATGGTAAAGCAATTAAAGTATATAATAATGAAGAGCATATGACAATTAGAGGAATTATACCAGGAGAGTATATTGTTAACGTTCACTTGTATGCCAAAAAAGCAGAAAAACAAGTTAAAAGTAAAAGTAAATACTATCCTAGTATACCGGTAACTGTTACAGTAGAAAAATTAAATCCATACGGAATTGTAACAGTTAGAGAAATTATATTAACGAAAAAAGGACAAGAAATTACGGCAGTTAGATTTACAGTAGATGATCAAGGTAAGATTACGAACATAAATCAATTGCCATATCAAATGATTATTAATCCATATTCTGGCACAGATGATGGAATTGGAAGTAGTCATGGAGCCGCGGCAAACACAGAATATTTTGGAGCACCATAATTATGATACAAGGGCATATATTTTTAGTACTACTTTTAATGATCATAGGAGCAACAGTTCTATGGACATTTATATCTTCATCTGGAAGTAAATGGAGTATAAAAGCAGTAATGACATTATTGGTTATATTAGCAATTTTAAGTTCTTGGGTTGGATTAAAAACAATGTATGGATATCCATACGATTCATATCCAAATCATGGAAAGTATTTTTTAATAGGCCAACACGTTAAAGAGCCAAATATTAAAACTGGTGATCCTGGAGCAATTTATGTATGGTTAATTATTAGAGAGGCCAATGAAGAAAATTTAACTTGGGTAGATAAGTTAAGTGATCTATTTAATGGTAGACAACCGCGTGTTTATGCTATACAATATAATAGACAAATGCATGAAGAATTACAAAAGATTGATGAGGAAAGAAGAGGGCAACCTTTTCCGATAACTATTGCATCTGAAGAAGCAAAAGAAAGAGGCGAAGCACATCAAGGTAATGATCGTGAAGAAAGGCAAAAATTTGTACCGTATGTTTTACCAGATACGGTTCTAATTGAAAAAAATGTAAATTAAAAGGATAAAATATGACAGAATCAGGTAACGCAAACGCATCAGCAAATATACAAACAACAACTAGTGTTCAAACAGATTTAAATGAACCTAGCAAGTATAATGTTATTTTATTAAATGATGATTATACGCCTATGGACTTTGTTACTGATATTTTAACTACAATCTTTAGAAAAACAAAAGAACAGGCTGAAGCAGTTATGTTAAAAATTCATGAGAATGGTAAAGGCGTTGCCGGCAGTTATGTATTTGAAATAGCAGAACAAAAAGCAATTGAAACTACAGCAAAAGCGAGGTCGCAAGGACATCCGCTTAATTGTACAGTTGAAAAAGAATAATAATAAGGAATAAAAATGTTTAGATTTTTTACCACCAGAAAATGGTTACTATGGGCCTGGCTAGGTTCAGCAATTATTTTAGGATCACTTTGGGTTCAAGTAAAAATTGATGTTAAAATAAATGAATGGTTTGGTGTGTTTTATGATATGATTCAAAAAGCACTTGCAACACCAAATGCAATTACACTACAAGAATATTTTGCAAGTTTATTATCATTTATAACACTTGCAGGTATGTATGTTGGATTATATGTTTTAATAAGTTATTTTACAGCTCACTTTTTATTTAGGTGGCGTACTGCTATGGTTGAATGGTACCATAGTGTTTATGATAAAGCACGTTCTATAGAAGGTGCATCACAAAGGGTTCAAGAAGATACAATTAAGTTTTCACGTATTATGGAAGGACTTGGTACAAGTTTAATTGAATCAGTTATGATTTTAATTCAATTTATTCCTATACTATTTGGGTTATCACTTGGTATTCCAATATTCTTTTTTGGTGATTGGCAATATGGTTTAATTACTGGTGCATTGATTTGGACATTAGGTGGTACTGTATTTTTAATTGGGCTAGGTTGGATATTGAGACTAGTTGGTGTTGAATATGATTTACAAAAACAAGAAGCGGCTTATAGAAAAATTCTTGTAATTGCTGAAGATGATGGAAATGTAAGACCGAAAAAAATTGAAGAATTCTTTGATGATGTTCGTAAAATACATTTTAAAAGTTATCTGCGTTATCTATATTTTAATATTGGACGTATGGCGTACTTACAAGCGAATGTATTATCAGCTTATGTATTTTTAGCACCAGCCATTGTAGCAGGTGTTGTTACACTTGGTGTAATGCAACAAATTATAAGGGCATTTGGAAGAGTTGAAGGTTCAATGCAGTATCTTTTAAAAGCATGGCCAACAATCATTGAGTTAGCAAGTGTTTATAAACGTTTAAGAGAATTTGAAGCTAAATTACCTAAAGAAAAAGATGATACACAACGAGTACATTAAAGAAATTAGTACAAGTATTGATGATAGTTATAGATTAAAGTTAGTTAACTATGCTACCGAATTAGTATATCATGAAGGTATATCGTCGACATATACGGCAATACATTTTAGTCAAGAATTAGATATTAATAATGAATTATTAAAACCAATAGTTGAAGATTTTAAAAAAGCAGTTCCTGATGCATATAACTTAAATATTAGGTTTTTTAAATTTCCACCTTTTGGGTCACAGTTCCCTCATTCAGATTTTAGTATTGCTACATCAGAAAATGGAAGATCATTTTTAGTACCACTATATCCTGATCCATCTTCAGATTTATATGCTCCATTATTATTTTGGGGTGATGATATTAAAAAAGTACCATATGATTGGTATAATGAAAGTAAAGCAAAATATGTAGTTCCTAAAATTAAAAATGGATATATAGTTAATATTCATAAAATTCATAGTGTAATGAATCATATACCACTACATAGATATAATTTACAAATAAGATTTAATACTAACAATAAGGATATTTTAATATAATGGAAAATGAAATAGATAAACCAAAATTAACAATATATGCTAAAATTGTTGAAAACTTAAAACAGGTTTATGATCCTGAAATTTCAGTCAATATATATGATTTAGGATTAATATATAATATTGATTTAGAAAGTTTGCCAAAAGCGACAATAACACATACTCTTACAAGTGCATTTTGTCCAGCGGCAGACCAAATTGTGGCCGATATAAAAGGTGCGGCTGAAACTGTAGAAGGAGTAGATGCAGTTGAAGTCATTACAACATTTGATCCACCTTTTGGTCCAGATAAAATGTCAGAAGAGGTAAAATTAGCTCTTGGCATTTTCTAATAAGTATAGTATAATATAGAGAAGGATTTAAAAAAATGGATATTTCAAAAGGTTTATATAAAGCATTAGAAATAAAATATATGGCTGAAATTGAAGATGCAAAAGTGCGTTTAGTAATATATTTTGAAAAATCAGTTGCTATTGGAGAACATCCACAGCATACTGAAGAAATGGATAAGTTATTATCACAAATATCTGGTGCTGAAGATAATTTAGAATCGTTAAAAAAATATTTCAATACTTATGACAATTAAAGAATTATTAGACGAAATAGGTGTAGATCAAAATTTATATACAGTACCAAATGGAGTACCTGTAATATCTCCAATTGATGCTAAAGAAATAGCTAAAGTAAAGCATACAACTCGACAAGAGTACGAAGCAAAATTATTAAATGTTAAACAAGCACAAATTGATTGGCGAACAGTACCAGCACCACAACGTGGTGAATTAATAAGATTATTTGGCGAAGAGCTTCGCAAATATAAAAACGAACTTGGTAGATTAGTTACTATTGAAAATGGTAAAATATTTCAAGAAGGTTTAGGTGAAGTTCAAGAAATGATAGACATCTGCGATTTTGCAGTTGGGTTATCAAGACAATTATACGGGTTGACAATGCCAAGTGAAAGACCAGGTCACCGTATGCAAGAGATGTGGAATCCTTTAGGGGTGGTAGGAGTTGTTACAGCATTTAACTTTCCTGTAGCAGTATGGAGTTGGAACTTTGCACTTGCAACAGTATGTGGTAATGCAACACTTTGGAAACCATCACCTAAAACACCTCTAGTATCTTTTGCCTGTGAAGCAATATTTAAAAAAGCAGTTGAACGTTCAGGAATACCCCAAGCAAAAAGTATTTTAGAACTTGTAATTGGGGCTAATGAATCATCTGAATGGATTGCTAATGATAAACTTATTAATTTAGTTTCATTAACAGGATCAACAGCAATGGGACAAGCATTAGGTAAAAATGTTACAGAAAGATTTGGTAGAGTATTAATGGAACTTGGTGGTAATAATGCAATGATAGTTACACCAAATGCAGATATGAAATTAGCAATAAGAGCCATATTGTTTAGTGCTGTAGGTACAGCAGGACAAAGATGTACAACTTTACGTAGAGTTATTGCACATAGATCAATTTATGAACAATTAGCAAAATACTTAAAAAAATATTATGCAAAAATTACAATTGGTAATCCATTAGATGAAGGTGTACTAGTTGGTCCTTTAGTAAGTGAACAAGCATATGATAGTATGAAAGCTACAATAGATGAGTGTGAAAAATTAGGCGAAGTAACAGGTGGAACAAGATTAGATATGCCTGGAGTATATGTAAAACCAGCAATAGTAGAATTACAAAAAGCAGAAGAAATTACAAAAACAGAAACGTTTGCACCTTTATTATATATTATACCATATGATGAATTAGCAGAAGCAATAGCAATTAATAATAATGTACCACAAGGTTTAAGTAGTTGTATCTTTACAAAAGATTTACAAGAAGCTGAATTGTTTATTGGAGCAAATGGATCTGATTGTGGTCTTGTAAATGTTAATATTGGCCCTAGTGGGGCTGAAATTGGCGGCGCCTTTGGTGGAGAAAAACATACAGGTGGCGGAAGAGAAAGTGGTTCAGATGCATGGAAACAATATATGCGTAGAAGCACGGTAACGGTAAACTACTCAACAGACTTGCCATTGGCACAAGGAGTTGAATTTAATGTCTAAGGAGATGAATATGAATTTAGTACCAATGGTTGTTGAACAATCATCAAGAGGTGAAAGAAGTTATGATATTTTTTCACGTTTATTAAAAGAGAGAATTATTTTTATAACAGGACCAATTAACGATACTGTAGCAAGTTTAGTTTGTGCCCAGTTATTATTTTTAGAATCCGAGTCATCAGAAAAAGATATCTATATGTATATTAATTCACCAGGTGGATCAGTTACATCAGGTTTGGCTATGTATGACACTATGCAATATGTTAAACCAGATATTTCAACAGTAAGTATTGGATTATCAGCAAGTGCTGGTTCTTTATTATTAATGGCAGGAACAAAAGGAAAAAGAATTTCGTTACCTCATAGTAAAATAATGATACACCAACCATCTGCAGGTTTTTCAGGACAAGCTACAGATATAGAAATTCATGCTAAAGATATATTAGACACTAAAAAACGTTTAAATGAATTATACGTAAAACATTGTGGTAAAGATCTTAAAACTGTAACTGATGCTATGGAACGTGATAATTTTATGACACCAGAACAAGCATTAGAATTTGGGTTAATAGATAAAATCACTGATAAACGTGTTTAGGCTAATTGGTTACGAAGATCCAGAAAAGCACGAAATAATATCTCAAGATGAAACATTAGACAGAACATGGCTTCCTAGTCATGCAGAAGATATTATTACAGTTACAGATAAGCAATTTGTTTTGGCCAAGTTAAAATATCCAGACGTAGAAATATTAGGTTTTTATTCATATCCACTTGATCTTTTGAAATAAAACAAGTATAATAAACATTATGGCGTTAGATATATTTCATTTAAGTTACCAAGAGCCTTATGCGGATAAAACTTGGAAATCACTTGTAAAAAGGTTTCCTTATGCTAGGCGTGTAAAAGGAATAAAAGGAATTTTTAATGCACACAAACGATGTGCAGAATTGGCTTATACAAAATCTTTTTATGTGGTTGATGCAGATGCTATATTAGAACCTGATTTTGATTTTAGCTTTAAGCCAAGTAAATGGGATGAACATTGCACTCATGTTTGGCGTTGTAAAAATCCAATAAATGATTTAGTATATGGTTATGGTGGTGTTAAATTATTTCCTACACAAACTTGTAGATCTGCAAATGAATGGCGAATAGATTTTACAACATCGGTATCAAATAAACCTGGAGAAAAAGGTGCATTTAAGGCAATGCCAACTATTAGTAATGTTACGGCATTTAATACAGATCCTTTTAATACATTTAAATCAGCATTTAGAGAATGTACAAAACTAGCGGCAAAGGTAATTGACAAACAAAAAGATCATGAAACCGAGCAAAGATTAAATGTTTGGTGTAGTGTAGGTTCAGATAAAGGGTTTGGTGAATATGCAATTGCCGGTGCTATTGCCGGTAGAGAATATGGTGAAGCAAATAAAAATAATATGGAGGCATTAAGTAAAATAAATGACTTTGGCTGGCTTGAGCAACAGTTCAACAAAATCCAAATCTCATCTAGAAGTACATGAGTTATTAGATAGATTTGAATTATTGTATGATGATGTAAGTGAATTAAAAGATCTTAGACGTGCTATTCTTGACAAAGATTTATCTAGCATATTTCGTTTAAGTAAGAATTATGACGGATATTTAATTGATGAACTCCGTAAATCAGTTTTAGAAGAAAATCAATATTCTATACTTAGGTTATTAAAAATTTATGTAAAGAACAAATCGTTAACAACACTAACAAAAACGATTAAAAATTTTCCTAAAAGTAATATTAAAGATGCATATTCTAGAGGGCAGTTACACAGTAAAAAATGGTTAGTATCTGAAGTTGAAAAAATAGGAATGCATTTAGGTACAGTATTTTTGTGTGCTGGCTGGTATGGAACGTTAGCAACAATGCTTTTTGAATCTGAAAAAATACATTTAGATAAAATAAGAAGTTTTGATATTGATCCTACGTGTTGGCAAATTGCAGAGTCAATTAATAAACCTTGGGTTATGACTGAATGGAAATTTAAAGCAACTACACAAGACATACATAGTATTAATTTTAACGAGTATACGTACAAAACATTAAGATCAGATAAAACAGAAAGAGAATTATTTGATAAGCCAAATACAGTTATTAATACAAGTTGTGAACATATTGAAAATTGGCAAGAATGGTGGAATAAAATTCCTAATGGAAAATTATGTATTTTACAATCAAATGATTATTTTGAATTACCTGAACATATTAATTGTGTTAAAGATGTTAGCAATTTTAAATCTATAGCACCAATGGCAACTTACCTTTACACTGGCGAATTAATGTTAGGCAAATATACGAGGTATATGCTTATAGGTATTAAGTAATGCCAAAGTATGTATATAGATTAAAGTCTAAAGATCAACCAGTTCTTTTTCGTGAAACAGGAAAGTTCATGGAGATTCCAATGGTAGAAGACGAATTAGAAGTAGTACATCAAATTGAAGAATGGATAAAAGAAAATTGTTCTCAGTCTGCAAGTATAGAATCCTTTGATAATTATGATTATACAGGTAAGGACAAAATTACCATTTACTTTAAAAGTAAAGAAGATTTGCTACTTTTTAAGCTCAAGTTTGAGTAGTAAATACATATATGTACAGATATGAAGATATACGAACAGTACATTTAGAAATCACAGCGAAATGTCAGGCCGCTTGTTTGCAATGTGATAGAAATGTTAATGGTGGTGAAATAAATCCAAATATTTCACTTGATGAGTTATCTCTTGAAGATTGCAAAAAAATATTTCCACCTGAATTTGTAAAACAATTAGATAGTTTGTTTATGTGTGGTAATTTAGGTGACCCAGTTATTGCACAAGATTCACTTGAAGTAATGGAATATTTACGTAGTCAAAATTCTAATATTTGGTTAAGCATGAATACAAATGCCGGCGCCAAAAAATCAGAGTGGTGGAAAGATTTAGCAAAAATACTTGGTAAGCAAGGCCATGTAATTTTTAGTTTTGATGGATTAAAAGATACTAATCATTTATATAGGCAAAATGTTAATTGGGATATATGTATGGATTCGGCACAGGCGTTTATTGATGCAGGTGGTAGAGCAAGATGGGATTATTTAATATTTGGACATAATCAGCATCAAGTTGAAGATGCAAAAGCATTATCAGAACGTATGGGATTTGAAAAATTTATGAGTAAAAAAACTGGTAGATTTTTTAGTAATGTAAAAGCAAAAGGAAAAGAAGAACATCAAGGTGTAAATCGTAAAGGTAAACAAACACAAAAACTTACAAAGCCAGATGAAAAATATGTAAACAAAGCTCTTAAGAAAGAAGATTTACTTATAGAAAAATATGGATCTATGAATAATTATTATGATAAAGCACATATTAATTGTAAAGTATTAAAAGATATGAATGTATATGTAAGTGCATCAGGACATTTGATGCCTTGTTGTTGGGTAGCAGGACAAATGTACAAGTGGTGGGAGAAGCCAGGAGAAAATCAAATTTATAGATTTATAGAGCAAGTAGGTGGACTTGATGAGCTATCAGTTTTACAACATGGTTTTAAAAAAGTTTTAGAAGGAGACTTTTTTAATAATATAAAAGCAAGTTGGAAAAAAACTTCTTGTAATGGCGGCGATGGAAAATTAAAAGTATGTTCTGTTAAATGTGGTACAGAGTTTGATCCATTTGGTGCACAATTTGAAGATAACTTCGTTACAACAGCAAGGTAAATATATAAAATGAGCAATAATAAACTACCATCAAAAACGTTTTGTGCGTTACCGTGGATGCATTTATCAACTAGACCAGATGGAAATATGCGAGTATGTTGTACAGCTAACGCAAGTTCAGTAGGTGCAACTAATGATAAAAAGCATGGTGGACAAGTTGGTATTCTAAAAAAAGATAATGGTGTTCCTGCAAACTTAAATAATTCAGATTTAATGTCATCGTGGAATAATGATTATATGAAGAACGTTCGTTTACAAATGTTAAACGGAGAAAAACCACCAGCTTGTTTAAAATGTTTTAAAGAAGAAGATGCAGGTCATAATTCAAAACGTATGTGGGAAACTGAATATTGGATGAATAGATATTCTTTAGAAGATATGATTGGTGAAACAAAAGAAGACGGTTCTATTCCACCTAAAATTAGATATATTGATTTGCGTATGGGATCTAAATGTAATTTAAAATGTATTATGTGTAGTCCACATGATTCTTCATTATGGGTCAAAGATTGGTTAGACGTATATCCTACAATTAAAAATCCACAGCTAAAGCAAACAATGGGTTGGGATAATAAAGGTAAAGTACATGGCGCTGGTTATAACTGGCATAAAAATAACGAAGTATTTTGGAAGCAGTTATATGAGCAAATACCTCATATGTATCAATTATATTTTGCAGGCGGTGAGTCTACAATTATAGAAGAACATTATACATTATTAGAAGAAGTTATTAGAAGAGGATATGCTCCTAAAATAGAATTACGTTATAATTCAAATGGTGTTGAAATGCCAGATAGATTATTTGAATTATGGAGTCATTTTAAAAGAGTGCGTTTTCATTATAGTGTAGATTCAATTGAAGAAATGAATCGTTATATACGTTTTCCTGCAGATTGGGATAATACAGTTAAACAATTTCATTTGTTAGATAATACAGAAGATAAAGTAGAAGTAACAATTGCCTGTGCAGTACAGGCTTTGAATATACATTATATTCCAGATTTTATTAAATGGAAATGGAAACAAAATTTTAAAAAAATAAATGTATGGCCATTTGGAGCAGGTATGTTAAATTATCACTTTGTATATTGGCCTGGGCAATTAAATGTAAAAGCATTGCCACAATGGATGAAAAATAAAACAAAAGAAAAATATGAAGCATTTTATCCTTGGTTATTAGAAAATTGGAAACTATCCGGTGCACCAAGTAAAGAAGCATTTATGGAAGCAAGTTACGGTATTAAAAGATTAAAAGGAATGATTCAATTTATGATGTCAGAAGATTGGTCAAGACGTATGCCAGAATTTAGAGAATATATTACAAAATTTGATAAGCAACGTGGCACAGATTTTGCTAAAACTTTTCCGGATATGGCTGATATGTTAGATGAGTCATTAGATTATAGTGTTAAACCAATAACCGGTGAAAGTATTGATGAAAAAACAGAGAAGGAATTAGAAGATGGCGGAACAATCTGATTTACATAAAAAGTGGGAAGAAATGAAAGACCACGTTACAAAGCCACGTAAAGAGTTAGATGGTATGGCTATTTGTCCATTTGCTAAAATGGGATTCAAACGTAATGAAGTTGAAGTTAAATGGGTTAAAAAAGATATGTTTAAAATTGCCAATGAAGCAATTGAAAATTATCCTGAAGAAAAACAGTTAGTATTATGTATTGGAGATCCAAAAGATTATTCATTAGAAGAATTAGAAAAATGGGAAAATGAAAACCAAGCAAAAGCAGTTGCAAATGATTTATACATTTATACATCTTATAAGTCAGAAGAAAAACAAGGATCAGTAGGAGTTGAAAAAAATACAGATAAACTTATTCCTGGATTAGGTTCTGGTAATAAAGGTTTAGCAATCATACAAATACAAGGGTTAAGTGATTTAAATGAAAAATCTGAATGGGTACATAGAAATACAAAGTATTATGATAAATGGAATAAAAAATATTATGATGCTATTGTAAAAAGAAGATATAAAGATAGTAACTATGATAGTGAGGAGTTTGAAAAATAATGGTTAATAATTACAATAAATTTTTTAGTGATACGTCTCTAGTAAAGTGCTATTCAGAATTTCAACGATTAGAAGAAGTAATTGTTGGTAGTGCATATAAACCAGATTGCTTTGATAGTAGTGAGCAATTTAGCCAAGAAGCCAAAGACTTATTAAAAAGAGTGTTTACAGAAACAGCAGAAGATTTAGAAGTACTTGTTAGTATATTAAAAGCTGAAGGCATAATAGTACAACGTCCTAAAGTAATGCAAGATCCACTTGCAAAATATAATATGGGAGAATTTGATATTGAATATGCAAACCAACCTTTGCAACCAAGAGATATATTAGGATTTTATGGTAATAAAATTATTGAAGCATACACAAAAGACAGAACAAGATATTTTGAAAATTGGTGTTCAAGAGATATATTAAAGCAATATTATTTGCGTGGTGCAGAGTGGATAGCAATGCCACCACCACAATTAAATAAAAAAACATACCAAGATTATTATCAAAATAGTGAAGTACTTTTTCATAATGCTAACTTAATTAAATGTGGTAAAGATATATTCCATTCACAATCACATCAAAAAGATCCTGTAAAAGGTAAAGGTACAGAACAAGGTTTAGAATGGTATAAAAAGCAATTGCCAGAATTTACATTTAATGAAATACCTGTTGGAGGTCATGCTGATGGTAAAATTGCATTAATTAAACCAGGTTTATTAGTAACTTGGAAAAAAGAATGGATACCAGAAAAGTTAAAATCATGGGATTGTATTATAACAGAATCAGGAACAAAGTTTCCAGAAGATTTTAAAAAAACACGTAAAGAACATTTTTATAAAGATTATATTGAAAAATGGTTATCGCATTGGATTGGTTATGTTGATGAAACAGTATTTGATGTTAATATGTTGAGTATATCAGAAGATAAAGTTATTTGTACAGGAACAGATAAAGAAGTATTTGCAAAATTAGAACAACACGGAGTAACACCTATATATTGGAAATTTAGACATCAATATTTTTGGGATGGCGGAGTACATTGTTTAACAGCAGATGTAAGACGTAAAGGAGAACAGGAAAATTATTTCTAATGGACAATCAAGCATGGAAGAAACGTGATTGGGATTGGCACAAAACAATCACTAAAAAATGTGTAGCACCTTGGCATAGTTTAACTATCGAATGGGATGGTGAAGTATATGCTGATGCTGTGGCGTTTAAACCATATGGAAGTATATATGAAAATACTTTAACTGAATTATGGAATTCTCCAAAAGCAGTTAATCTTCGTAAATCATGGAGCAAAGGATTGCCAGATAATATAATATGTGCTAGTTGTATAAAGAAAGAAGAAACAGTAGGTAGTTCTAGACGACAATACTTTTATAGAAATTTGCCATCTGAATTATTAAAAACAGCAACATATGATCCAGAGCAAAAACCTAATATATGGTATTTAGAAATTAACTCATCAAATAAATGTAATTTAAAATGTAGAATGTGTAATGGGCAAGTTTCAAGTACTTGGATTAAAGAAGAAACACAATTAGCAAAAATATCTCCTAGTTGGATGCCAAAAAGAAAAAATGGAAAATACTCTAGAGTTGATTTTGATGTTATTAAAAATGTTTTAGAAAAAAGAGAATATTTTAAAGATTTGCAATTTTTAAAGTTAACAGGCGGTGAGCCATTAATGGAAGAACAAAATTATCAATTAATGGAACAATTTATTGAATGGGATATTGCAAAAAATGTTATGCTTGATATTAACACTAACGGAACATTTATGAATGAAAGATTAATAAACATTGCTAAACATTTTAAATTAGTTAAGTTACATATAAGTTTAGAAGGAACAGGAGAGTTATATCAATATATACGTGGTGGAGAAAACTTTACTTTAGATCAATTAGAAACAAATATAATTGAATTCAACAAGTTACCAAATACAGTAATAATTTATACTGTTACAGTACAAATATATAATATTTTTAATTTATCAGATATATGGAATTGGTATTTAAAAATAAGAAAACCAACTAATGAAATTTATTTTAAAAATGTTGTAGTTAATCCTCCACATTTAAATTTTCAAATATTACCTAATAGTTTAAAGTTAGAAGCATATGAAATAATGAAACAAGCAGATTTACCACAAGGTGAGTATTGGGAATTAGATGATTTTAGTCAAGGTGATATAGGATTTAGCAATATTATGAAGAATTTACAGAATCTAAATACATATAACGAGCAACGTTTAAAAGAGTTTGTCCAGTTTACACGTGATATTGATACTATAAGAAAAACGGATATTAAAAAAATTGTCCCGCAATTAGCAGGATTATTTGAGGAAGTATATGAAGCAAGAGCCTAAAACATTTTGTATTTTGCCATGGATGCATTTAGCAACAAATTCTAGTGGAAATTATAGAGTATGTTGTAATTCAACTCCAGGTAAAAATTTTATTTTAGATAAAAATGGTGAGCCTTATAAAATTTATAAAGCTGATATTAAAGAAATGTGGAACTCTGAAACATATAGAAATTTACGTTTGCAACTACTTAAAGAAGAATATCCAGATATGTGTCAACGTTGCTGGAGAGAAGAAGCAAGTGATATTAAATCTGCTCGTCAAAGTTTTAACGAAGCATATTCACATTTTATTGATGGAGCATTATCAAATACAGATATAGAAGGTAAAGCACCATTAAAAGTAGGGTATGTTGATTTACGTTTAGGAAACTTATGTAATTTAAAATGTCGTATGTGTAATCCATGGGCAAGTAACCAATGGACTAAAGAATGGAATAAAACAACATCATATGATGGTAAAGATATACCAGAAGATGAACGTACGAGATTAGAGCATATGGATTGGCCCACAAATGAAAAAACGTGGGAAAACTTAATGCCAATTATAGATTCAGTAGAAGAAATTTACTTAACAGGTGGAGAACCTACATTAGCATTAGAACAATATAAGTTATTTGATAAATGTATTGAATTAGACAAAGCAAAAGATATTGTATTAAAGTATAATACTAATTTAACTAATATACCACCTAAAATGATTGAGTATTGGAAAAACTTTAAAAAGATTAAGATTAATGCTTCAATAGATGGGTTTGATGAGCTTAATAGATATATTAGGTATCCAACAAATTGGAAGTCAGTTGATAAAAATCTTAAAATATTTCATGAAATAGAAAAAGAAGGTAAAATGAGAGTGCAGATTCATACTACTGTACAATTATATAATATACTTGATATAACAGATTTATTTGAATATGTTGATCAGTTTGGTTATTTTCCGTATTTAAATATATTAGATCATCCAGATTACTTAAATGTAAGAGTGTTGCCATTGCACCTTAAAGAATGTGTAGCAGAAGAATTACAAAAGTATATTGATAAGCCAAAAGTAAAAGGGTTAATAACTTATATGATGGACGAAGATTGGTCACAGCATACAGATAAATTTATTGAATATACTAATTGGCTAGATAAATCACGTAAGCAAAATGTTCTTGATATTGTTCCTGGATTAGAAGACATAATAAATTTAAAAAAATAACTTGACAATATATAGTATCATGCTATTATAAAAACACATTAACAATTTAACAAGAGAGGTTATATGTTCAAATACTTTGTAAAACATTTTAGCCAAGCATTATTGTTTTTATTAGCAATAGTTGGCTTTGCATGGCTTGGAGTTGAAATTGGCAAATTTGTAGGTGGCCAATTACAAAACGAATCATATACACATATTGTTTCTATTGGATTTATATTTTTAGTAGGAATAGTATATTATGCATATGGTCAAGCAAAGATTGATATAAAATATCAATCCAAATAAGGCTTTGACCCCTTCGTCTATCGGTTAGGACATCAGGTTTTCATCCTGAAAAGAGGAGTTCGATTCTCCTAGGGGTCGCCAGATAAATAAAATAAAAGGAAAAAAATGTTTGATTATTTAATTGAAAAAATTAATAATAGTAAGAAATCTAAAGAACTAGATAGTGTAGTTGACGCATTTACATTTGATAATTTTTTTACAAATCAACATTATAGTAAGTTATCAAAAGATGCTGATAGTTTTAAAGAATTTGTTCAGGAAGATTCTCCTATTGAAGGTAAAGACCCATCAGTAATATCACTAAATGATTTAACTAACTTAAACAAAGATGATACTTGGTTTTACGATCAATTAATTAAAACAGTTAAAAGTCAAAGTTTTAAACGTGCAATTTTAACAAAAGCTGGATTTGATAATAGTGAAGCTGTAAAGTTATCACAATTAATTGAGTCTACAGCAACTTTTCATACTGATTATACACACCAATCTGATAATAGGCATACTGATCAAAAAAATAATTTTATTAGTATAACATTACAAATATATTTGCCAGATAATAATAGTAATAAAAATTATGGAACAGAATTTTATAATAGAAATAATGAAAAAATTTATCAGACTGACTTTTCCCCAAATACTGGATATCTTTTGGTATCAAATAATAATTCGTGGCATAAATCAATAAATGGAGTTTATAGGAAATCAATATTATTTAGATACTATGTTCCTTTTGATTTATATTTTTCTAGAGAGCATAGTTATCTAGAAAATGAAATGCCGTTGCCAGCTATTTTTAATAGAAATAAACAAAACAATACTTGTTGTATAGTTTGGAATAAAGATATGGGAGTGCCTACTAAAATTACTGATTGGTTTGCAAATATGACGTTTCGTAATTGTATAGATCTTAGGCTTCAAAATTTAATAGTATTAAATAATCCGTTTAAATATGATATAGAGGCGTTGTCTATATTAAAAGAAATACATAATTTTAAGAAAGCATTTATATTTTTTGGTGGCTTTGTATGGAAAAATAAAGACATATATGAATATGCTGTAAATTTAGATATGAAAGATAATGTTATAGCAGGATTATTAGATGAAGATCAATTTTTGAGGCAATGTGTTATTATTAATTTAGATAAGTTAGATGAAATAAATGAAGATGATGCACATGGTGATGGTGGATTTTTTGAAAGGTTTATTGGAAAGCATATTAGTTTAGAAGATATGTGGTTGCCGAGAACATACTATCACCCAGAAGTTGAAGAAAATCAGATAGTTATAAAATGCTTGTATAATTCAAATGAAATTTCTAATTTTCCTAAATTAGAATATATTAAAAAATATCAAACTAAAACAACAATACAAGAATATAAAAATGCATTGCAAAAGATAAGTTATGAGGGATACCCCGACGATTTTTCTTATATTGATAATCAAATAGATAATGCTAAACCAATAAATGAGTTACAAGGAACAACTAAAGCATTCACATTAGATAATTTTTTTAATGATATTGATTATAAGAAAATATCACAAGATGTTATTGATTATATACATTATACTAAAGAAGATGCTCCTATTGAAGGTGAAGAACCGTCAATTATTACTTTTGACAGGTTAGAAAAACAAGATTCATTTTATAAAAATCTTTGGGCATATTTTAATACACGAAAAATGAAAAGAAAAATTTTAGAAAAATTTGGTTATGGATCTGATATAGAAGAGCTTTTACAATGTATGCACCATTCAATATGTTTTCATACAGAATATCCACATCAAATTGATAATGTGCATTCTGATCAGAAATTTACATTATCAACTTTTACATTACAAGTATATTTGCCACAAGATGATAGTATTAAAGAATATGGAACACAATTTGTAAACAATAATGATGATATTATTTTTCATAAACAATTTGTGCCAAATCAAGGGTACATGATGGAGTCGAATAATAATTCTTGGCATAAACCAAAAATGGGGGCTGAACGAAAGTCTTTAATAGTTAGGTATCTTATTGAAATTGATTATGAAAAGGTAAAAAGAGTCTTTAATTATAATAAAGATAATGATACTTGTTATATTATATGGAATAAATCATATAATAAAGTTCATACTAAAATTACTGATTGGTTTACAATAGCATCATTGCAGAATGCACAAGAACAAAATATTGAAAATATAGTAGCTACATCAAACATTACTAACACATTGAAGTATTTGCAAAAGCAAGGGTATAAAAATGTTGTAGTATGTTATGGTGGGCATATTTTTAGTGATAATAAGATACAACAATATGCTATTTCAATAGAAAATGTTATTGTACAAGATTTAGGAAAAATTATTGGTAGTAACGTAAGTTATTATGAACCAAAAGCAAGTGCTTCTGCAGAATTGCTTGGGTATATACAACGTAATAAAAGTGTAGAGTATGTGCAGAGTGAATACCCTGAATTAGCTAAACAGCTACAATACATTAAATCTTATAGAAATAATTACAGTTCTTTTAACAAAATATCAAAATCTATTATTCCTAAAACTTTTCTTTATTGCAATGATTGTCAAAAACAAACAATTCATCTTGATACATATCCTAGTGGATTTTATTGTAATAGTTGTAAATGTTATAAACAAGAAGATCCAGGGGCATATCTTAGTCCAACTGATTATGTAGAGTCTGATTTTAAAGATTAATCTAGTTTTACTACTATAAAATACATACTTAATTTTTTACAAAAAAATTGTAAATAATAGTAGCAGAGAATAAGGTAGAACTAGTTCATGAAATTTCTAAAAATTATTATATTAATGGTACTCTTAGGTGTGGCTCCAATAGCACTTGCAGACACAACTAATTCAGGTTCTACTACAAACTCTCAAACAAATGCATCAGGGTCCAACACTACAATTTCAGGCGGATATTCTGCTGAAACTACCAATACATATCAGTCTGGATCGTCAAATAACACTACTACCAACAATGATACCACTAATACAACTAATAATAAAAATACAATTCCGGTTCCATCAGCTGGTGCACCGTCAATGAGTGCATATTCACAAGATGTTTGTGCTGTTGGAAAATCAGGTGGTATCCAACTACCGGGTGTTGGAGTCTCTGGTGGTGCTACATCACGTGATATGAATTGTGAACGTATGAAACTTTCTAAATTATTAAATGATTATGGTATGAAGGTTGCCGCGGTAGCAATACTATGTCAAGATCCAAGAGTATTTGAAGCAATGGAACAAGCTGGTACTCCATGTCCATTTGAAGGTAAAATTGGTAAAGAAGCAATGGATCAATGGAACAAATATGATATTGAAAGACCAGATTATAAAAAATATGTAGATAAAATGGATGATCGTTTAGAAATTGATGAACGTATTATGAAAGAAGAAGGTATTTTAGAAGAAAACGAATCATTAAAAACTGATATCAAACAAATTGCAAAAGATAATAAGAAGTTGCAAAAAGAAATTTTAAAGTTACAAAAAATGCAGGTTGAGTTACTTAAAGCGGCAGAAGAAGAAGCTAAAGCGGCAGAAGAAGCTCTAAAAGAACAAATGGTTAAAGAAAGAGATCCAGTAGAAGTACATACTGGTGATAATGTAACTGACCCAGCAGAACTTCCTAATATAGAAGTAGTAGATGAAGAAGAAATAATTATTATTCCTTTACCAAAACCAGAACAAACAAATAGCGAAGAATTTAACGCCGCTGGGAAATAATATATGAGAGTGTTTATTTCAACACTCCTGCTAACATTGGCATTGGTGTTATTTTCTACAAACGTAGGTGGCGAAACTGCTACATCAGGAAACTTGCTACCAAACAGCACAGGTTGTAATCAAGTTTATGATGATAATAGTGCAGGTGTGCCAGGAGTAGGTTGTTCAGGTACCGCCAATAGTGGTTTAGAATCAGGTGACACAACCGGTCAAGGTTTTGATGTAAGATCAGGTACAGGTCATGATTGGGGTACAGCAGGAACTCAAGACATAGAAGCAGATGGTAATATCACAATAGGTGATTCAGGATCTCTAGAAAATATCACAGTAACAAAACAAAACGGTGGAACTACTACAACAGATACAGATATGCTAGATGGTGGTGTTACACTAAAGTCAACCACAGAAACGCAAAACTGTGAATGGACAGGATCAAGTTATCAATGTGGACAAGCACGTTCAGGCAGAGACACATTCACAGTCAGAGTACAGATCAAAGATGCTAGTGGTAACGTGTTGGCCACAGTAGAACAACAAAGGAACACAGATGCTGGTTATTATGGTAATACAGCCGTACACGAAGACACAGTAATTTATACAGGAGAAGGCTCAAGAAGTTTTGACTGGCAATGGACAGGTACAGACGGTAACAGTCCGAATGCTACTAGTAATCTTAGAGGACCAAACTTGATAGGTGCGGCATTAGAAATGACACTAGCAGATATAGATTATTCTCCACAACCACCCATATCAGAAGAAACACAAGAAGAAATTGAAGAAGCAGAAGAAACTGTAGAAGAAGTAGAGCAAATAATTGAAACGTTACCAATTGAGGAAGTAATAAATGAAGTAGAAGAAGTTAATGTGGAAGAACCAACAGTAGAAATTACAGAACCTACAATTGAAGAACCAACAGTAGAAATTACAGAAGAAGTATTTCAAGAATCGTTTGAAGAAAACTTTACGGCAGTACTTGAAGAAGAAGGTTTAACAGAAGAATTTGAACAAGCATTAGAAGAAGAAGGTATTACTGAAGAACAGTTTTTTGAATCTGTAACAGAAATGATAACAGAAGAATTTGCAACACCTACAGAAGAAGAGCCAACAGTAGAAGAGCCAACAGTAGAAGAAGAGCCAACAGTAGAAGAAGAAACAGTAAATACTACTGAAGAAACAGTAGAAACAGAAACTACTACAGAAACAGAAACTACTACAGAAACAGAAACTACTGAAAATGAAACTAATACTGAGACATCAACAGAATCAGAGCAAACTGAAACGGAAACAGAAAGCACAGAGAGTGAGACCGAGTCTAGCGAAACTGAAGAAACTGAAAATACTGAACAAGAAGAGTCCACTAGTAATGAAGAAGAGTCGGTGGACGAAAGTAATGAAGAAGCATCCACTGATGAACAAGATGGTGCAGATGCAAGTGTTGATGGAACTGACGTAGATTCTGGTGTTAGTGAATTAAGCAAAAAAGTTGCAAACATAATTAAAAAATTAGAATCAAAATTAAAAACTCTTGATCAAAAATTAAAAGTTATATCAATGGTAACAGCACAGGCAATGGTTGAAGATCAGCCAGATATGTCTGAGTATACTGAACAACAATTTTATGATACAAGAAAATTAGCTGATAATCCTGATTGGTATGCAGAAGATACAATTTTAGCGGCATATGGTAGATCAATATATCAAGATAAAACATTATCAGCTTATCAAATTAATGATCCGGTGTTTCAACACCAGGAAGAGGTAAATAGAGTAAATGAGAATATTAGTAGGCTGGAAGCCGAACTAGAGGTATTAAGAAATGAACGTAATTAATAAACTTACACAATGGGGATCTTTAATCGGTGTTATTTGTGCTATCGGTGGTGGATTTTATGCTTGGGGTGAATTTAATACAAGATTAGCAAATATTGAAAGTAGACCAGTTGCTGACATGACATCTATAACTGAAGATGTAGCAAATTTAAAAGTAGATATGGTTGATAGAATTACTGCTATTGAAGATAAACTTGAAGCACAATCAGATACAGAATTAGGTACAATCCAAGCCGACATTAGTGAAATAAAAGACTCACTAGTTAAAGCATTAAAAGATATCGAGATTCAAAGTAAAGTAAATGAATTGCAAGATCAAAAAATTGAACAAGTAAGATTAAAAGCAACAAATCCATTAGCAAATTAAATTTCAGCGAATGTATGTTGTTTTTTTCCAAAGTGAGAACAACTCTTTTGACATCTTGACAAGAACATAGGATGGTTTTCATTCCAACTATCTTTTAGTATTTGTGAGAACCATTCATGATCTAATATATCTTGAATATCATGTTCAAGTGAATTATTCCAATTAGAACTATATTTAGAAAATTTTTCAGACATATCATCACGTTTGTACCAATTATTATCATACAAATAACAACAAGGCCAAATTTGATAATTAGCACCAAAGTAAATTTCACCTTCATGTATTAGTTTACATTTTATATTTAAATTTTTAGTTTCGTTTTTAATTTCAGGATGTTGATATTTTTTATTTGTTAAAGATACTTTGTTTATAACTTCTTTAGTTTTTTTATTAACTACAGTATGCGTACTTTCTTGTTTCATAGAATAACGTAGTGAAAATTTAAATCCAAGTTTAGTAGATAGTTGTTGTGCTTTTTCTATATCATCGATATTATGATCAAATGGATTATAAACCCATTGTCCTTTGCCACCAGCATCAGAATATGCAGTCATATTTTCTACAAGTTTATTCCAATTAACACCAACTCTATAAATGTGATTTGTATTTTCAAAGCCATCTACACAAAAACGCATATCTAATTTTGGATTGTCTTTGCTAATTGCTCCTAGTTCTGCCCAATATTCTTTTGAACGCAATCCACCGTTAGTAGAAACAATTATAACCTTTGGATTCATAGATAATGTGTATTCACATATTTCTATAAATTCTTGATTTACTAATGGATCGCCTAAAACACCACAATAAAAAATTTCTTTGTTTTCTATATATTCTTTTGAGTGTAATACTTTTTTATAGTTTTCTAGAGTAATATCAGCTAATTCTACATCTGGGTTAGTTTCCCCTTTTAATGTTCTAGCACACCCAGGACATCTAGCATTACATCTAGTGGTTAATTCTACTTCTATTTTCTTAAGATTTTGTACGAGCATAGTAATATTTATAGTGCTTATTTTACTAGGAAATACTATATATAGTGGCCTATTTTTTTGGCATTTTTTGGTTGACAGATCTCTAATATATGCTATATTAAATTATAAACTATTTTAAAGGAGAAGATGCAAATGTCATCAAAAGTAATATTTAAAAATGTAAGCCTATCAAAAAAACCAGAAGAGGCTTTATACAAAGTAGTAAAAACGGCTAATGTAACAGATACAACTATTAATGGCCAACTTTACAATACACAAGAATTAAACGGCTTTTTAAAGTCATTATCAACTAGACATATTAACTGGGAGATTATAAGTGAGTAATCAAATGAAAAAAATTGTTCCTACTTACGATACTAAAATTGCTCTAGCAGTTGCTAATAATGTTTATGTTAAGCACGGTTACGTTAGAACTACTGAAGCAACATTTGGTGAACGTCAATCTAATAAGCAAAGAGTTACTGAAGCTCTTGCTAAAGAGAATCCAAAATATACTAAAAAAGATATGGCAATGGCTGAAGAAATTATTGATCATTATCAAGGATTGTTATTATTTAAATTAGGTGATAAGCAAAGCGATTTTCAAGAATCTGTATTATCTTGTATTGCACAAGATACAGTTCAATATAAAATGTTAGGTGTGTTGGCTTCTTTACCACACACTTATAAATGTACTATTGAAAGAGAAAAAAGGCAAGAACACGAAAAGAAAATGGCAAAAGAAAGTTCATTTGTAGGCGAAGCAAAGAAAAGAAATATATTTGATATTGTAGTTGAAATGGTTAAACCATTACCACATAAAGGTTTGAACATTATTACATTTTTAGATTCTAACAAAAACATTATTAAGTATTTTACACCTAATGATCCTGCTGTAGATGGAATTGTAATAGGTGCTAATTTACAAATTAGTGGATATGTTAAAGATCATCAAATTAACAAATATAATAATGGTAAAGAAACTATTGTTAATAGAATTAAAGTATTAAGGATTGAAAAATAATGTCAGGATGGATATTAGCTATATGGATTACCTTTGTTCCTTTGGAAGCAGGTAAAGAACCACAAGAATTACAATTAAGTATTCCACATGATTCATACAAATCATGTCAAGAAGAAGTTAGTAAGATAGATAAATTTATGTTTACTATGCCAGGATTAACTTTAAAAGTTGATGCAGAATGCCAACCAAATGAAAATTATTGCACAGATGATGGTTGCCCAGATTTTTATAAAGAAGATATAATAGAGGAAAATAATGTACAAAGTCATACAAGAACTAGAATCTAATAATTCTAGATTATTTAAAGAAGATGTTATTAAGAGAGAAGCAGAATCTAATAACATTGAATTTTTTAGTGGTGCCAAATTAGCATTAGATCCGTTGGCTACATTTGGAGTTAAACAAGTTCCAACAACAGATACAAATGGAGCAGGATTATCATTTGACGAGTTTACTGAAGTTGTAGATAAATTAATGGCACGTGAATTAACAGGACACGCCGCAAGAGATGCCATACAAGATTTAGCCAACCAAGCAACAAAAGAGCAATGGAATGATTGGTATAGAAGAATACTAATTAAAGATTTAAGATGTGGTGTTAGTGAAAAGACTGTAAACAATGTTGTTAAGAAAGCAAATAAAGATTATACTATACCGGTTTTTAAATGTATGTTAGCACACGATTCAGCTAATCATGAAAAGAAATTAGTAGGTGAAAAACTTTTAGATTATAAATTAGATGGTGTTAGAGTATTGGCTATCTATGATGCTAAAGCAGATTCAGTTACAATGTATTCAAGAAATGGTAAGCAGTTTATTAACTTTGGGCATATAGAAGAAGAAATACTTAATACAATTGCAAGTAAGTTTTCAGAGTCTATGGTATTAGATGGTGAAATGGTTAGTAGTTCGTTTCAAGCATTAATGAAACAAGTGCATAGAAAAGATAATGTTCAAGCCAAAGATGCTCAATATGCCTTATTTGATGTATTAACATTAAAAGAGTTTATGTCGGGTGGAACTAAAAAAGGTTGTTGGGACAGGCATTTACAATTACAAGATTTACTTAAAGATGCTAAAGAAGATAGCAATATGTTTGTAGTAGATAAAGTAGAATGTAATTTTGATACAAAAGAAGGTCAAAAAATATTTAAAGATTATAATGCAATGGCAATTGAAAAAGGTTTTGAAGGTATAATGATTAAAGATAGAGATGCTCCATATGAGTGTAAAAGAAGTCATTATATGTTAAAAGCAAAACCATTTATTGAAGTAAGTTTAGAAGTTAAATCAACAGAAGAAGGTACAGGTAGAAACAAAGGTAAACTTGGTGCATTAATTTGTGAAGGCACAGATGATGGAAAGTTTATTAGAGTTAATGTTGGTAGCGGATTAAGTGATGCTAATAGAGATGAATTTTGGGCTAGTAAGGATAAACTTATTGGACAAATTGTAGAAGTAAGGGCAGATGCTATAACTAAAAACCAAGAAGCTGATAATGAATGGAGTTTAAGATTTCCTAGATTCCTAAGATTTAGAGGCTTTGAAATAGGAGAAAAAATATAATGGACATTTGGGTTAATCCTGTACAGGAAAATAAAATAAGAAAGTTAGGATTTACTATTCCTGAAAGACCAGGAAGAGGTAAAGTTTTTTATGAAAATGAAGAAGTAGGTTTTATTGATGACTTTATTGGAATAAGAATAGAAGATAATAAAACAGACGCAATTATAAAGTTATTGGACAATGAAGAAGCATTGAAATTATGTATATGGAATCCACCGTCAATAGAAAGAACTAACCATGGATAATATTATAAACATAAAAGAATTAAGAACTAAAAAGAATAAACAAGCAAGTAATAGTGCTGAAGAAATATGTCAGCATGGATTTAAAGGATTGCTATCTCATATGTATGCAAGTGGCTTTCCTATCATGGAGCCAGAATTCCAAAAAGATTTATCAATAGCATTTAAATTTATTCATGCCGCAGTTTCTAGGCAATATGGTTTAGAAAGTCCTTTTATAGAAGCAATAGACGAGTTTAAGAAGAACCAAAAGTTCTAATGATAACTAAAGAGCAGTATAAAAACTTAAAGGCCTATTACGATTATCAAAGATTAAAAGAATATAATAAAGAAAAGTTAAGAGAAAAGATATTTCATTTAGTAAAGCAATTTGACGATGAAGATGGAGATGATTTCAATATTGATACAATATTTGAAAGAATGTGGGCAGATATGAAAGAAGAAGATTATGATAGGCCTATTCCATGGAGTTGGGTTCCTAAAGATCCTAAATGGAGATTGTGGAATGAATAATAAAAAAGTATTGATTTTTTAATTAAACTATTGTATTATAAACATATGGTCGACAGCAAAATAGTAAATTTAGATAAAATCCGGAAAACAAGAAAAAGAAAAAGTCCAAGTAAAACTTCAAAAGCATTTGATCTTGGTGATTTATTAAAATGTGATCTCGAGAAAGCTAGAAAAATGCTAGAAAGTGTTTTTCCAGGACACAATATATTAGAAGTTATAGATGATGGTAAGAAGAGATTATTAATTAGAGGTCCAAAGTTAAATTGTGTGTTGACAGCGAGGGAAGATTTATGAAAAAAATAGTATGTTTAGGGACTAGTCATACTTATGGTGGAGCAAATGAACGAAACTATACATTTGATGAAGCATGGCCAGGACAGTTAAGTAAGTATCTTAAAGACAATGGTGTTGATAATTATGTTTATAACGGAGGTGAAAGTTCTTTTTCATCTTTCTTCTATCCAACTAAAATTATAAATTTTTATAATGAATATAAACCAGATATGTTTGTTATTGAAGTACCTGATACAGATAAAGTTGATATTGAAATATCAAGTGCTATTACAGGGCATTATATTAAAAAGCATGGCGGAAGAGATAGTAAGCCGTATCATCCAATTTATGCAAGGCAAAGAGTACTAACACAAGATTGGGAACGTGGAGAACAATATAATTGGCCCAATAGAAAAAGTATATCTAAAGGTGAAGCAGTAGATTTTTATCATGGAGCAGACACTACAGTAAAAATTAAAGAATTTTTTAAAGGTGAAACAGGAAGAGCAGTAAAAGAATTTTATGAAAGTGCTAGTTTAGGTGATCATGAAAGAGATAATGTTAAAAGAAAATTTAATGAGTTATACACAGCCTTAGGAAGAAATGATGAAAATTTTAAAGCAATGCTGGCTTATTGTTATTTTCATTCAGTATTCATAGATATGAGTGACTTTGAAGTATCTTGTTATCTTGCAAATTTAATGAATATAATTAATACTTTAAAAATGTTGAATGTTAAATTTTCGTTGCATTCACACGTAAACAGACAGCATTGGTTAGATCATTTTATATATAAAGAAACATATGAGCCAATTATTAATAAACCAGACTATTGGATGACAGGTGATATGGATTGGTCTGTAAAAAAATGGGCAATAGATAAATGCACGTCAAATAATCGTAGTGATAAAGAAGCACAAGAAGAATGGGAGAAAATGAAATCAGATAAAGTTCATTTTCATCCATGGGTTTATACAATGCTTATTGATGAAGTGTTTGGACCAGAAATATTAAGAAAGTTAAAATAATGAGAATTAATAACGAACCAAAATTAAATTTTGAAGACGTTTTATTACAGCCAAAACGTTCTACACTACAATCACGTAAAGATGTTGATATGATGCGTAAATTTACTTTTCGAAATTCAAAAAAAGTATTAAGTTTTTTACCTATTTTTGCAAGTAATATGGATGGTGTTGGTACATTTAGTATGGCAAAAGTATTACAAGAATATAAAATGATGACAGTAATAACAAAAACTACTACTCCAGATCAATGGAAAGAAGCAGTAGGGTCAGGATTAAGATTACAATCAGTTGCAGTATGTACTGGTACAAATAAAATGTTTGATGATGAAGCAGAAGATTATACTAGTATGCAACGAGTATTAGATAGTTTTCCTGATATTAAATTTATTTGTATTGATGTTGCCAATGCTTATCATCAAAATATGGTTGGGTTTGTAAAAAAAGTAAGAGAAGAATATCCAGATAAAGTTATTATAGCAGGTAACGTAGTTACACCTGAAATGACAGAAGAATTAATTATTAGTGGTGCTGATGTAGTTAAAATTGGAATAGGACCAGGTAGTGTTTGTACAACAAGAACAATGGCTGGTGTAGGAGTTCCACAATTTTCAGCAATACTAGAATGTGCAGATGCGGCCAATGGTGTTGATGGACACATAATGGCAGATGGCGGATGTACAACACCTGGTGATATTGCAAAAGCATTAGGTGGAGGTGCCCATATGGTAATGATCGGCGGTATGTTAGCAGGGCATGATGAATCAGAAATCCCATCTACTGATGGGAAACGAGAATTCTACGGTATGAGTTCAGATCGTGCAAGAGAAGTACACGGTAAAAGAAAAGATGGCTATAGAGGTAATGAAGGAAGATTAATTCATTTACCTGATAGAGGTCCAGTTAAAGATACAGTAGAAGATATACTTGGGGGTGTAAGAAGTGCTTGTACATATATTGGAGCAAGAAGATTAAAAGATATGCCTAAATGTGCTACCTTTGTTACAACTCAAAATATAATTAACAGGGTATACGAAAACTATACTCAAAAATAATTAGGGGGGTGTATGAAAATAATCGCCGGGCAAAGTAATAGAAATTTAGCAGAATCTATTGCAGAGCATTGTTTTACTAGTTTAGTTCCTGCTAACATTGGAACATTTGCAGACGGCGAATGTTCAGTTGAATTATTAGAGAATGTTCGAGGAGAAGATTGTTTTATAATTCAATCAACAAGTTCACCAGTTAATGATAATTTAATGGAATTGTTAATTATGATTGACACACTTAAAAGAGCATCAGCGAAACGTATTACAGCAGTTATGCCATATTTTGGTTATGCAAGGCAAGATAGAAAGAGTGCATCACGTACTCCTATTACGGCAAGATTAGTTGCTAACTTATTAACTGAAGCAGGTGCAAATAGAATTTTAACAATGGATCTTCATGCTGGGCAGATACAAGGATTTTTTAATATACCTGTTGATGATTTAACATCTAGATTATTGTTTGTAAAAGATATTAAAAGGAAATTGCAAGATGAAGCAACTAAAACAGTTTTTGTATCACCAGATGCAGGAGGAGTTGTAAGGGCAAGAAAATTTGCAGATGCATTTAGTGGCATGATTGCAATTGTTGATAAAAGAAGATCAAGACCAGGTGTTAGTGAAGCTATGCACGTTATTGGTAATGTAAGAGATAAACACGCAATATTAGTTGATGATATGGTAGACTCAGGCGGCACACTTTGTAATGCGGCAAAAATATTATTGGCCAAAGGTGCGTTAAGTGTAAGAGCATATATTACTCATGGAGTATTAACAAATGATTCTTGTAAAAAAATTCAGGATAGTGATTTAAAAGAATTGGTTATAACAGATTCTATAAAATATAATTGTCCTCCAGAAATTACAAAAATTAAAATAGTATCAATTGATAAATTGTTTGGAGAAGCTCTTAGAAGAGTAACAAATGAGGAATCAGTAAGTACCTTATTTTCTTAAATTATAGACTAAATAGTTGTATACTTTCAAAGGTACAACTATGTCTATTAAAAACAAAGCAAAAGAGGATCTTGAAATAATTGATATTACCTTATTGTTAAGGCAAAGGCGATGTCGAGATTCGATAGATGAAGAATTACAAAAAATGCAGATGTATGATTCCTATTATGGAGATGCGGACATTATATTAGAAGGTAAGATATATCGTTTACAGCCATTTGTAATTCATAGAAGAACAGGTAAAAGAATAGATGTATTGTATAATGAAGATACACACAAAGTCGAAGCTCATATTATTCCGCAGTAGCTCAGTTGGTAGAGCAGTTGACTGTTAATCAATTGGTCGCAGGTTCGAGTCCTGCCTGCGGAGCCAGTTAAGATATTATTAAAATGTATAGAAGAAAGCAGTTTAAAAAACATAAGAAACATCCTAGTGAATTTAAAAAAACTAGTTACAATCGTACTGGCGATTTTAAGCATAATAATAATGGTTATAATAAAGTACGTAGTTTATCAAAAAATTCAAAATATCAAAGACTATCACAGATAGATAAAGAGTTAGCAGATATTGTATTTGAACCAGAATATAGAGCTGGTGACAGATATGATAAATTATTGCTAGAACGTTGGCGATTACGTTACGAATTAGGCCTCTAAAAACTATATATATAATAGAAAAAGCATAAATATTAAAAAGTACATATATTTCTATGACTTGGGCGTAAGCCCGGACAGTCCAATTAGTTGGATACGAAGGGCTGACATGGAGACAAAATGGCAGTAGTTTATAATTTAAAAGGGACATCAAATCCTTATTTTAAAATCGGTAAAAGTGGGTCTACCCTATTTCAGGGTACGTCAGATCCTTCAGGTTCATATACTGTAGCAAATGGTGACGTTTGGTTTGATACATCAAATGGTACATTAAAATTTAGATCTTCAGGTTCATGGTCAGGTATTACAACAGCATCAGATTTAAATGTAACTGGTAATTTAACAGTTAGTGGTACTACAACTACAGTAAATTCTACAACAATTGATGTACAAAATTCTATAAGATTTGAAGGTGCTTCAGCAGATGAATACGAAACTATATTAACAGTTGAAGATCCAACAGCAGACAGAACAGTTACGATACCAAATGCTACAACAACACTAGTAGGTACGGATACTACACAAACACTTACAAATAAAACATTTACAAATCCAACGATCAACAGCAGAAGTCTTACTGGTACTGTAGTTGGAACAACAACAGCAGACACATTAACAAATAAAACTTTATCAGCTGGAATATTAACAGGAAATACAGTTTTAAGTGGTACAAATGATTTAATTGGTCTTAGTGGATATACTGGAAACTATTTCTTGCAATTCCAATCAGGAATAACAGTATTATCTGGAGGAGTTGGTACAAGTCAAGGTGTAGATCTTAGAGGATCAGGAGTAGTAAGATTGCTAACTGGTGGATCAGTTAGAGTTCATATTGATGATAGTGGTAATGTTGGTATTGGTACTGTTTCTCCAGATCATCCATTAGATGTAGCTGGTAATATAGGAACAACAGGTAGTATAGTATTTGAAGGTGCTACAGCAGATGCACATGAAACAACTTTATCAGTAACTGACCCAACACAAGATAATACAATTACATTACCAGATGAAACTGGTACAGTTGTAACTAAATCTTCTACTACAGGTGCTATTACAATGCCAGTTGGAACTACAGCACAAAGACCTGGAACTCCAGCAACAGGCATGATTAGGTTTAATACTGATATAGATTATTTTGAAGGCTACAATGGAGTAAGTTGGGTTAAACTTGGACACTCTACTCCAACTGGTGACACACGTGATTATGGTGCTATTACAGATACATCGAAAGTATCTGAAGTTGATTATGGTGCTATTACAGATACAGATGCTACAGAAACAGAATATGGTTCTGTAACTGATGACGATGAAGTGTAGTCAACTTTAGTTAATTTTGGCCAAATTTCACTAATTTTAAGTTATAATATAAACACATATATTGCGTCTAATTGCGCCGTTAATCCTATTTTAAGGCGTCTTGTAGCTTGATTAACACGCAATTTATCCAAATACTGCACTTGATATAATAGTTTTTAATGGTTTAAACACATGGCCTTAAATATAAAGGAGTTGCATAGACTCACACATACGCGAGGACTTTTAAAAGGAGATTACTTATGTGGGATAAAGTTATTAATGGCGTTAAGAAATTAACTGAAGTAGGAATTACGTTAATTTCATTTGGCGTTGTATTACAGGTGTTATTTGGTGACAAACTAATTGGGTTTTATGACCTTGATGTAGTTGCTAATATCATTAATATCGTAAATCAAATCGGTAGCCAAGGTCTTGTAGGCCTTGTAGCTTTATGGATCCTTTGGTGGATTTTTACTAAGAGATAAATTCCGTAGAATTAAACTGTAAATGATAAAAGGTGCTCCGGGCTTACTTCTGGGCACCTTTTTTCTTGATAGATAAATACAATTATATTAACGTTAATAGGAGATTCTACTATGTGGGATTTAATAAAATATGAAATACCTGAAATGCTAGACAACTGGAGAGTAATTCCAAGATTGTTAATTTTCTTATATGCAGTAGTATTTTACCAAACAATGAGTTGGTTTATGTTGCTAGAGAATCCAAACAATGCACAGGCAGGATTTGTATCAGTAATAGTTGGTGCAGGTGCGGCATGGTTTGGTTTATATGTAAATTCAGGAACAGGTAAAAAAGTAAGATTTGAAACAACAAATAGAGGTAGTAAAAGTAGCTAATGTCACCAGATCTTAACACATTATCGATGGATTTAACAGGTATGCTATTACCTTGGATTATAGTATTAATATCTTTGGTGATAGCTGTTTGGTTTAAAGATTTTGCTACAGGTTTAGCAAAAGGTTTAGCATTTAAATATGATCCGGCATTTAAAGAAGGCGATGAGGTTATATTAGATGGATGTACAGCAATGATTGTTAAGATTGGGTCAAGGCAAACTGTATTTGGATTATATTCGGAAAGAGGTTATACTTGGAGATATGTTCCAAATGAAAGAATACCATATTTAAAACTTGAAAAAGTTGTTAAAAAAGATTTACATATAGACTCAGAAGAAGAAAAAGCAGAAAAGCTAAAAACAATTATTGATAAAATACAAGATAAGCAAATTCAAGAAAATAAAGATGCAATTGAAAGAATAAAGGTTAAAAAGTAATGAGACCATACCAACATCATATTAGATTGTATGTAAATGAAGAATTGCCAAGAGAAGCAATTGTTGTAGTTTATAAAACAGTTGAGTTAGTTGTTCCTGAAGGAGTATTAAGAGCTCACGTAAGATTTAATAAAGAACCAACTGATGTGTTATATCATATTAAAGATGGACGTCATGCATATGATATGCCTACAACAAGAGATTTAACACCAGAAGAAACAGAAACATTGTTTATTGCTTTAGATATGGTTATGAGCATTGACTTTGATATAGAATCTACCACACCTGTAGTTGGAAAATTAGGTGATCCAGAAAAAGATGCTATTGAAGTTGGCATCGACGCTTATAATAAAGCATTACAATCTAACTAAAAATAATCCTCTTTACAAATAATTTATTTGTGCTATAATACAATTATGGATTTAATGATCGATTTAGAAACCCTGTCTACATCAAACAATGCCGCTATTGTAACAATGGCCGCTATTAAGTTTGATCCACACGCAAACTATAGTGGAATTAAAGTAGAACAATTGCCACCAAATCAAGTTTTTTATAGAAGAATTGATTTAGATTCTTGTATAAAAATTGGTTTAGTTACTAACGAGCAAACTATTCAATGGTGGGGAACACAACCAAAAGAAGCACAAGACGAAGCATTTGGTGAAGGTAATAGAATTAGTATAGAAGAAGCCATGCGTGAATTAAACAAGTTTACATTTGGAATGAAAAAGCCTTGGAGTCATGGATCATGTTTTGATTTAATGATTATTGAAGAAGTTTGTAAACGGTTAGAGCTAGGAGTACGTTGGAAGTTTTATGACATACGTGATACTAGAACATTATTTGACCTAGGAATTGATCCTAAAATGCCAAAAGCAGATAAGCACCATGCGTTGCACGATGCATTTAGACAAGTAGTTGGCGTACAAAATGTTATGCGTGAATTAGTCAAAAATGGTGTACCAGTTAAAAATACAGTAAAATTATTTTAAATTTAGTTGCTGTTTGTCATATAAATATTATTATGGATTGGCAACAAATACTTAAAAATAAAAAGCAGACATTCAATTGGTCTGATAAAGTTCCAGAACGAAAAATAATTGATCAAATATTAGATGAAGTACATACATATTGTCCAAGTAAGCAAAATAATGTTCCGTACTCAATTGAAGTATTAGATTGGTCTAATCCAGCAGAACGAAATGAGATATTTAAAAATACATGGTGTGATTCAAATACACCTGAAGATAGACGGAATCCACAAGTATTGGCACCTTATTTGTTTATTTGGCGTTCTAGAGATGTAGGAAATTCTACAGATAACAGCTATTCGCAACTAGAAATTGGGTTAGCATCAATGTTTGTAGTAGCATCAGCAGTAAATTATGGACTCGATATAGGATTTTGTGGATGTCATAATCAAGATGATATTATATTATCTGTAGGTGTTGGATATGCTGGAGTTAAAGATGGTGGAAAGTTTTGGAATCCAATATCACAAAAAGAAGAGTGGTCTCCTGGAATAGTGCCTGGAAATGATACAAATGATGGGCAAGTAAAGCCAAATAAAAGCGATTATATTAAATTTCATTAGGTTTTTAATTTTCTCTTGACAGTATAAATATGTATGTATATACATAGATTAAGGAATTGTCATGACAGATAAAACATTTAAAGATTATTTGAAGCTAGTTGAAGACGGTACTCCAGAGCCAAGTGTAACACCACATGATGATCTTGGTTTAGCAGACGAGTTAGTTAATATAGCACAAAATGATCCAGATTTATATAATAGACAGTATTTTCCAATAATCAAGAACTTATTGCGTAAAAGAGTAAAAGGAGTATATGATCATAATTTAGCTATTAAATTATGGCGTTACTTAATTGACAATGTTGCTAAACATGATGCAGGGCATATGGCTAGACATAAATGGTCAGGTGTAGTTAGAAATTTAGCCGCAAAAGAACTTGCAGATGAAGAACTTGGTAATATGGAAAATGGTGAATATGATCATATTGATTTAAAACGAGGAGCATAATAATGGCGATAAAGAGTGTAGAATCAATTATCGATCATAAGCCTAAACGCACTAGTCAAGGTGGCAAAAAACCAAAGATGTCATCAATGAATAAAGATAAAAGAAGAACATATAAGAAATATAGAGGGCAAGGTAGAGGTAAATGAAATTAAACGAACTTATACAACCTAAAGGGACAAAAGCGTCATTTACATTTGGTAGATTTAATCCACCAACTAAAGGTCATTCTCATCTTTTAAATGTAGTTAAGAAAGCGGCAGGAACAGGTGATCATTATGTTTTCACAGGAAGAACAAATGATAAAGATCGTAATCCATTAAGATATGAAGATAAAATTACATTAATGAGAGCAATGTTCCCAACAATTAATATTGTAGATGATCCAAATGTAAAAAATCCTTGGCAGGCACTTGAAGAGTTAGGTAAGCATTATGATGATGTTACTTTAGTTGTTGGTTCGGATAGGCAACAAGATTTCCAATCTCAAATGAGACCATATATGAAAGAGTTTGGTATTAAAAATTTTCAAGTAATTAGTTCAGGAGAACGTGATGCAGACTCAACTGATGTGCAAGGTATTTCGGCAACTAAAGCTAGAGCATTTGCTAGAGTAGGAGACTTTAAATCATTTTCACAAACAGTAGATGGTGGCGAAACACTTAAAAAAGAATTATATAATAAAGTAAGACAAGGTATGGGAGTTACTGAAAGTAAAAAGCCAGTACCACCTAAAAAACCAAATCCAGTTGCAAAACAATTAACAGATCCAAAATTTAGACCACAAACAGTTAAAGATAAGAAAAAAGAAATTGATAAAGGATATGTTAAGCACAAAGGCAAGGCGTATGATATTAATGAAGCATATATTATGGATTTAAATCAAAACCAAGATTTACTTGTATTAAGAGTTAAAGACACAGATAAAAAAGGACATATAGAAGTTAGAGGTAAAAAGAATTATGAAACAGATGGGTATGATCCAAAAGATCCATTGCACAGAGTTTTAGATCAATTAGATGGAGCAACAGTTTCAAGATTATATTCAGATGAAAAAGTAGTTTTAAATCCAAAAAATCCTAGAACAGCACCAACAATAAAAAAAGCACAAGAACTTATGAAAGAACAAGAGCCAAGTAAGCCAATTGTTTATGTTGACATGGACGGCGTATTAGCAAACTTCTTTGAAGAGTATGCTAAATTGGCAGGAGTTAAATCAGGAAACTATAAAGATATTCCACCAGCTAAAACAGACCCTACATTAAATAAAATGGTAGGTACAGATTTTTTTAATAGATTACCAAAGTTTCCAACAGCAGATAAATTATTGCAATTAGTTACATCGATGTTTGGTAGCTATTCAATTTTATCAGCACCATTAAGAGGTGATCATCAAAATAGTACAGCACAAAAACATAAATGGATACAACGTGAACTTGCTATTAAGCCAGATAATGTTATTATAGTTGGAAGAAAAGATTCTTATGCTACACAGGCAGATGGCACACCTAATATATTAATTGATGATAGAGGAAGAAATGTTGAAGCATGGAGAAATAGAGGTGGGCTTGGAGTTAAGTATCAAGCTGATGAAGATCCTTTATCTAAAGTAGAACAAGCACTTACACAATTTAAAGGACAGTTTACTTTGAAAGAATGGGGCGGGCTAATTGTTAAGGGCATAAATACCACAGCAGATGTAGGTATGGATGCAATTAAAAAGCAGTCAGGAAAATTAGGATTTAAAGTTGATAAACAAGGAAAGCCACCAATAATGAATACAAAAGGTCAAGCAGTAGTTAAACGTATGCAAGAGCAGTTAATTAAAATTAACGGTTCAAATAAAGATTTAACATTACAGCAACAAATAGATTTATTAGAAATTACTAAAGGTATTAAAAATATCGTTAAAGAAAGAAAAGCAAAAAGAGTTAAAAAAGCATCATCTAATGCATCAGAAGTTCCATATCAAAATGATGCAGGAACAATGAGTTTACTTACACATCCTGGTACAGAGCTTTGGCAAAAAATGAAAGCAACATCTAAGCCAGGAACAGAAGAATGGTTTAAAACTTGGAGAACATTATCATACTTAACTAAAGGTAGAAAGAATCATTATATGTTACCTATTAAAGAAGAATTAGAAAAACTTTTAGTTAAGTATAAAATTATTAAAGAAAGTGATGTAGTTGATTTACAACAAGCAATTGCTAAAAGAGTTTCATCAGTAACTGATCCAGCACTTTTAAATAAAATAGCAAGTATGTTACGTAGAAGTAATATTGGTAACATTTCAAGAATGGCATTTAAGCAAGACGAAGATGCGGCAAAATTTATTAATAGGTTATCAGAAATAATTGTAGGAATTGAAGTTCCAATAAATGATAAAATTGCGTTCCTTAGAAAATTTGGAAGATCTAATTTTATTAAACCTGAAGTACTATTTGATAATAGTGGTGCAGTACATTCAATGGATGATTGGTGGGAAGGAACTGGATTTGCAACAACTATGTTTAAGTTAATGATAAACGATCCACAGCTTCAAGGAAAATCAGCAGGTGAATCTGGACCAGGTGAAGTTGCAATAGCTTGTTTCCATAAAAAGATTTCAGTAGGTTCTGATCCATCAGCAGGATACGATTTAAAATGGGGTAATCAAGAAATTGAAGTTAAAACAAAAGCATCAGAAAAATCTAGTTCAGGTGGCGGACGTTGGACAGCATATGATGGTGCTCCATTAGAAACTTATTTACAAAGTGGTCAAAGTTTATTAGATCCAGAAAAAGTTCCTGCAGGTGTTAGAGCAACAAAATCATCACGTGCTGGAACACAAATAAGTTTTGCAGAAGTTTTAAATAATCCACAATACTTAAAAGATCCTAATACACCGTTAACTCAACAACAACAAAAAGAAATTTTTGCAAAAGTATTAAAACAAGCATATCAAAGTGCACCTAATGAAATTATTAATACAGCATTAGCAAATTATCCTAACGTAACAGATAAAGATATTGCACAGGCGGCATTTGCTAGTTATAGAGTTAAGCAAGGATTTCAGTCAATGCTATTAATGAAGGCATCAGGTGGCGGAATTAGTACAATACACTTTAGTGAATTAGATAAAGGAATTGATAATTTTAAAGTTAATGGTCCGTATGTACGTGGACAAAAGCAACGTGGAATGGATGTTCAAGCAACATTAAGGTAAATATTATTATGCGTATATTAGAAATTATAAGTGAAAATGACAGACGTGATTTTATGAAACGTTTGGGTAAAACAGCGGCGGCTACAGCTGGTGCTTTAGCTTTAGGATCATTTGCACTTCCATCAAAAGCATGGCCTAGTGAATTACCTGATAATTTTAACTTTATGGATGAGTTTTTAAGTGATAAAGTTTTAAATGATCCAAAATATAAAGAATTTAAATTAAATGGTGAAAAGCTTCTTGATATGTTAAAGAATATAGAAAAAAATAAGTTAAAAAAACAGGATAAAGGCATAGACGTTTAAATGAAAATTGGTGATATTATTACTGAAGAAGCTACAGTAGGATCTACTATGGCTGGTAATTTTGCGGCATTGGCATTTCCTATGACTCCTGGTACTACACATGATCAGGCTATTAAAGCAGTAGATCCATTCGGTAAAATATTCAAAAATGCTAAAAAGAAACGTAAAGATATATGGAAAATGGGTTACAGCCCAGATGCTTTAGCATATAGGACTAAAGTGAAAGATATCTATCCTATTTTAAAACGTTAAAAAAGATAAATATTTGTAAGGTACACATATTATGAAATTAAACGAGCTATTTAAACCAGAACAATCATCGTCATTACAAGATTTTAAAGATTATTATGACAATGCTACTCAATCTATGATTACTAGAGTAAAAGCTGGTGAAAATTATCATGAAGTAATTAATCAATTAGCACGAGAGTTTGCATCACAACATAGTGATAGTTACGAAATGTTTGATTTAATGGCTGACGGTTTAAAAAAGCGACATTGGGAAATGTTTTGGGATGAAAAAGAAGAAAAATCAGAACCAGAAACACCTGTTGCAATAGTAGTACAACCAGATGAAAAAGAAGTTAAAGAATATGATGGTCCAGATGAAACCCAAGATAATCAAGGATATACAGATAAGGAAATTAAAATGGCATTTGGTATTTTAAATGATCCTAGATATAAGCAAGGTAATTATTCAGGAGCATACGCGGCCATTGAAAAAATTGCTAAAGGTTTAGCAAGTCATCCAAGTGTAGCAAACGCATTAAGACGAGCAAACGAGTCGGAGTAACGCCATGCGTATCCACGAAGTTGCACCCCCAGGAAGAGAAAAGCAAGTAAAGAAACTTAAAAAGAAGTTTGATGATCCATCGGCGGCTTACGCCATTGCTTGGGCTCAACATAACAAACATGGTAAGCCTAAAAAAGAAACAAAGTATGCAAACGTTCCAGGAAGAGAATACGATGCAGATGATAGAGCAGAAGCAAAATTATGGTCTTTGCAAGATCGTAAATCAGCACTTTTAAAAAAATTAGATAGAGTTGCAGGCGAAGGTGGCAAAGTTAATATTAATGATCCAATATATAAAGAATTACAAGCAGTTAAAAAAGCAATAGGAAATTTCAAAAAGCAAGGAATTGGCGAAGATAAAATTCCAAACGATATGCCTGGTATGGTTGGTGATAGTGCTTGGTATAAAAAAACAGGTCAATTAGTTAGAATAGTCGATTACACTCAAGATGGTAAAGATGGAATTTACACAATTTCATTTGGTGATGGCAGAGGTGAAATGGATGTATTGGTGCATGATTTAGAATTTATAGATGATACAACATATCAAGATTTACCAGACTATGGTGATACAGAAGATAATATGTCTGATATAGAAGCAGATGCAGATACACTAGCATCAGCTGGAATGGGTAGCGATGAAGATTATGGCTACTATGGTGATAATGAATCAGTTGATCCTATTAGAAGTGATAGAGGTGCTAAAGAAGAATTAGCAAAAGAAATTTATTACAATGGATCTAGTGCAAAACATTATCAAAAAATGTATCCTACTTGGGAAGACTTTATGAACTCAGAAGACTTCGAAGAAGAAAATATGAGATTATGGAATAAGTTTGGTGAAAGTAAAAATGTTGAAATGTGTCCAGAAGCTTGTTGCGGTGTACCAGTAACAGAGTGTTCATGTGGTTCAGATTGTAAACATTGTGATTGTAATGCAAAAAATAATGAAGTAAAAGAAGATTTAAAAAAATCATTAAATGAAAGAATGCCTGCTTCAGTTATTAAACATAAACAAAAACTTTCTTTTATGACTGATAAAGAATTAGCAGATAGATTTAAAGATTTTGATGAAACAAGATTACGTCAAATGGCATGGAGACATGGCTATGGCAAAATGAGTTCACACTATTGGGATAGAGTACAAGCTGGTAAAAACGAATCAGTAACTAATGAAGACCAAACAACAGTTGACGTTAAAGCAATATTAGACAAGCACGGTATTAAAAGTACATACGATATTGAATATGGTTCAGATGCCTTTAGTGATTTATTTGATTATTTTTCAAGTGATCCTGATGAAATGCCATACGGTGTTCAAAAAGCAAGAACAGGAATGCCAGATGAATGGATTGCAAATAGACTTATAGACTTAGGTTTACTTAAAGAAGCACCATTCCGAAGAAGATTTGCAACAAAAAGTAAAAATCCATTTAGCGGAACACAAAAAGCATTAAACACATTAGGGTCAATGTTTGGTTCAAGAAAAGCACAAGGTAGATTAAACACAGGCGTTGAAGCAAATAAAATTGCAAAAGATTGGGAAGATTATACTTCAGGAGATACAGCAAGACAAATAAATAAAAACTTTAATGGATTTTTAGGTAGCATTGGAGGTAGTGGCAATCCTGAAACATCAGCAAAATGGTTTCAAAAAAATCATAAAATAACAATTCCACCAGCTGACTATCAAAAAACTTTTAAACAAGATGGTACTCCACAAGAAAGAGATACAGTATTCAATATTATAAAAAAGAGTTCATTAGACTCAGATAGTATTCAGACTTGGTTTAAAAATAATCATGGTATGGTACTTACGCAACCTGATGTAAATCAATTATTAGCAAATCCAAAAACAGCAATTATAGATTTTGTAAAAAGAAAAGAAGCAGGACAAATGGGTCCAAAAGCTGATGCAACAAAGCCAGAAACTAAACCAGATGCACAAGGAGATTTATTTACAGGTGATGATCAAGCTGATCCAACATTAGCACAAATTAAAAAATTAAATCCAGATGCTTCACAAAAATCTGTGAAAGCATTAGATAAACTTAAACCAGATGCACAAGGAAAAATGGCACCGTTAAATCCAGAAGAAGAAAAAGAATTAGCACCAATATTACAAAAGATAGGTGCGGCATTAACTGATCCTGCTAAAAGAGCCAAGTTAGTAAATATGATGACGTCAGGTAAGTATAGTGATTTTAAAGATTTTACATCAATATTGAGTGAATCAATTAGTAGAGAAGAATTATCTAAATTGGATTATTTGGCTAGACAAGGACTAGTTCCAAGTTCTAAAGTATCAAGATTTAAGACAGCCATGCGTACACTTGCTAAAGGTAAAGACTTATCAATAACATATAAAAATGATGTAGTAGATGTAGTTGTTAAATTAGCTGGTATTATTACTAAACCTGGTGTAATGCAAATGGTTAGAAGGGGACTAAATAAAGATAAGGGTAAAGGTAAAAAGTAATGAAAGATCAAATTATAATGTTACTAATAGGTATTTTAATTGCGTTAGGCGGTTGGAACCTTACCCAAACTTTTAGTTTATCAACTACTCAAGCAGTTATTGATGATAAAGTTGATAAATTAGAAAGAAGCGTCGAGAAATTGCAAGATCAAATGGATGATATGCAAAAAATGGATGAAGAGATTGTTGAACAACATGAAGATTTGTTTAGACAATTACAAGAAGGCAATACAGCACCATCAACAGGATATAATTACTAATGAAAATACATGATATTATAAATGAAGACAATGTTATTGATCTTAAAGGCCCACAAGGTAATGCTTATTTCCTTTTAGGCACAGCTAAAAAATTAGCAAAAGATTTAAATCTTGATTACGACAAAATTCAAAAAGAAATGACTGCTTGTAATTACGATAATTTAGTAGATGTTTTTAAAAAATACTTTGGTGAATATGTTGATGTTAGAGAAAATGAACTTGGTGTGCCACGTATGAACAAGTATAACATTTATACAACAAAAAGCAAAGATGGTGATTTTCAGGCCTGGCAAGGTGAAAAACATCTTGGAACTTTTAAAACGATTCAAGATTTAAATAAATTTTGGGATCACGCAATAAACAGCGGAAAAATTAAACCTCAAGAGTAATTTTACAATTATAAGTTTAAAATATTTTGGATATTTTAGGCCTATAATTCATTATGACGTTATTATTCTATTGACAGGAAAGCATTTATAACGTATTATGTAATATGATCAAGAATAAGAAAGTTCTTAACCAAATATCAAGGAGGATAAATTATGCTTGATAAAATTAAATCGGTACTGTCAAGTCTTACAGAAGTGGCATTAACGTTTTTACTACTTGGCATCGTGTTGCAAGTGGTGTTCGGATCAGTTCCGTTCTTCCCTGCAGATGTCGTAGGTAATCTTGTTGCACTAGTTGGGTCACTTGGTGACGCAGGTGTAGTAGGACTTATTGCAATTGGTGTTATTTATTGGCTCGCTAACAGAGGCAAGAAGTAATCTCTCTTTACAAATAACAAGTATTGCACTTTATAGGGCGTCTCTAGGGTCGCCCTATAAATATATATAGGCCCTCTTAGCTCAGTTGGTAGAGCAACTGATTTGTAATCAGTAGGTCCGCAGTTCGAATCTGTGAGGGGGCACCATTCTAAAATATAAACATAAATAAAAGTACAATGGCAAAGTTAAGAATTTTCCCTCAAGAAGTAATGGAAGTCGTAGATGTTTCACAAATGGAACTACCTATTATTGCCGCTAAAATGTTTAGAATGAAATTACGTCCTACATTAGTAGATTGTTTAATTGCATTAAAAAATAAAGAAGTAGACCCAGCAACAATTATAGAAGCAATTAAAGAAGATGCTCGTCCTAAAAAAATTGAAAAAGATTTAGATCAATCACAAGATCAAGTAGAATAATTCAAATAATCCACATTATATATTGACAAAATACAACTTTTACGTTATACTAACTTTGAATATACAATAGTATATTCGAGTTCTTCCCTTTGGAGGAAATTTATAAAGAGGAGAAAAGAAGATGAGAATATTTCCAAGCAAGGCTTTAATAGGCTTTTTAGCAGTAATATTTGCGTTTGTATTAGTCAGTTGTAGTGAAGCTGAAGCTGTAGAGACAAAAATCTACGGTACGTTTAACTACAAATTGAGTAATGACGAGAATAGTTCTGGTACAAGTCATTTAAAGGCTGAAAACAACTCATCGTTGGTAGGCATTGACGCCGCTGAAGATATTGGCGAAGGCATAACTGGCTTTGCTAAATTAGAAGTAGGTGTTGATACTGATGATGGCAATAACAATCCTTTTGATTCACGTTTAGCTTATGTAGGCTTAAACTTTGGTCAACTAGGATCGATATCTGCAGGACGTCAGTCATCTCCATTTACTGATAATGTAAGTGGAATAACAAATGTATTTGAAGTTTATGGTTCAGGTGCAGATCAAAATTTGTTCACACGTGATGCAAATACGATCGCATACTCGAATCAAATGGCGGGAATTACATTTGATGGTCTAGCAAAGATAGACGGTTCTACAGGTAAGAATGGGATAGATGTTTCAGAAGCAACAGCTACCTATTCTACATTTGGAGTAACTGTAAGTGGTGGTGTATCAAATGATCATGTAAATGATATTGATTACTACGGCGCTGGAGTATCTTATGATGCTTCGTCAATGGGTGTACCTGTAAGTGTAGGTTATACTTACACATATAAGGATGCCGCAACTGATGTTACAGGCAATGAAATCATTGGATCTTATTCTGTTAGTAATGATTTAAAAGTTACTGGTGGATACGGTAAAATCGAAGATTCAACTGCATTTTATACAGCAGGAGCATCATATGGAATAACTGGTTCATTATCAACGTATGTTGAATATGAGCATCAAAACAAAACTGGATCAAATAACGATACAGACAGTTATTCTACCGGTCTTAAATTTACATTCTAATTTAAGGCTCTTTCAAGAACGTCTTGATCAAAGGGGAGGTTGGTATTTTACCAGCTTTCCTCTTGACAAATTGCATATCGGTAAATATAATATACATATGAAAACTATTGATCTTATTCTAGGTTCTGATCATAGAGGCCTAGAATTAAAACATGAATTGCTAGATTGGATATCACCGGACGATATCGAAAACGAAACAAAGTTTGATGTGGCGGTAATACAAAATTTAAAACCACATGATAATAAAAAACCTGTTGACTATCCAGATGTATTAAAAGAGTTTGGACATTATTTTGATATATACAATCATGGTATATTAATATGTGGATCTGGATTTGGTATGTGTATTGGTGCAAATAGATTTAAAAATGTTAGAGCAGTAGTTTGTAGAGATGTATTTGATGTTGAACAGGCTAGACAACATAACAATATGAATGTATTATGTATGGGTGCAGATTATACAGATTTTGATACAGCAAAATATATGGTTGAAGCTTTCTTTACAGAAAAGTTTGAAGGTGGTAGACATTTGCGTAGAGTTAAAAAGTTAGGTAAGTTATGAGTGATTTAGTAGTACTTCATATAATTGATCGTAAAGGTGAGAAACGCACAATAGAAGCAGAAGTTGGTAAAACTTTAAAAGATGTTATAGCAAAAGAAATTGAAATGGATCATTTTGGTGACTGTGGAGGTTGTTGTGCCTGTGCAACTTGTCATTTGTATATTGAATCAAGTATGGCATGGTCATTAAATGGTCATCATGAATTAGGTGAAGAAGAAAAAGATATGCTTGAAATGACAGACAACGTTACTACAGAATCTAGATTAGGTTGCCAAGTAGAAATAAATCCTCAAATGGATGGAATGACAATAACAGTAGCACAAGATATTTAATGACAAGAATTAATTTAATAGAGCCTAATAAATTAACTAATCAACATTTAGTTGCAGAATATAGAGAAATTTTTATGGTTGGATCATCTTTACAAAGATCATTAAAATCACCTAGTTGGGAAAAAACAAAAAATACACTTCCTACTGAATTTACATTAAATGGTGGTCATGTTAAATTTTTTTATAACAAAGGAAAATATTTAAGTAAAAGATATTTAAAACTTATTAAAGAAATGAAACGTAGAGGTATGAATCCTGATCCAAATCGCAAATTTAAAAAAGAACAATGGCCTAATGAATTATATAAAGATTGGCATCCAACAAGTAAAGATATAAAAATAATTAAAAAACGAATAGAAGAAAAAATAAATTTAAAACCTGATTGGTATAGATATGGTTGAAAAATCACAATACACAGAATCAAATACAGAGTTTAAGCGAAATGGAAACTCAATTTATAATGGTGAGTTTTTATCATACTTACTTGATAAAGATTTTTTTAATACAGCATTAAAAGAAGATGTAATGTGTCAACAGAAGTTTGTTGATTACTATCCAGACTGGGTGTGTAGTAGTACATTAAATTGTATTCGCGGTTTATCTACGTTCAACTATCGTTTTCCATCAGTTGGAGTTACACAATCATTAGACGAATTTCATTATACAATATTAGAAGAACATAGAACGTTAAGAATGTTTAGGGGTGAATATCCTTACAACAGAGATGTACATAAATTTTTTAATGATGTACAATCTAATTTTATAGATGATAGACCTTTACAAAAAAATGATGCAGTTATTATAAGTTGTCCATTTAGTGGTACAGGATCCACGCATGAAAAAATGAATGAAATGCTTGATCAAGCATTAGAACTTAAAGTTCCAGTTTTTGTTGATATGGCCTGGTTTGGAACGTGTGCTAATATTGATATAGATTTATCACATTTAGCAATACAAGAAGTTGCGTTCTCTACAACTAAAGGATTGTGTACCGGTGATTACAGGGCTGGTATAAGGTTTAGTAGGCATGGAAAAGTAGATTATACATCAGGAGAACGTAAAGATAGATTAGCCTTACAGGCTGATTGGACTCATGGCTGTCATCTTAATACTAGAATTAGTTTAGAATTAATGGCACATTTTGGTCCAGATCATCAATGGAATAAATATAGCAAAGCACAAAAGCAAGTTTGTGAAACATATAATTTAACACCAAGTAATTGTGTCCATATAGCATTAGGTGATGAAAATTGGTTGCAATTCAATAGAGATAAATTGTATAATAGAGTAAATATAGGTAAAGTTGTAAAAAGAACACATGGGCAAAGTAATTGATTTAATAAAGCATCCAAAATATATTAAAAAGATGATGCATGAAAAAGAGCTAAAGCAACGTATAATTAGTTTAGAAGAATTTTATAAGCATTTTGCTCATTTAGAAAAATTAAATAAAGAAGTACATAAGTTAAACAAAAGAGTTGAAAAGAAATTAGATAAGCTACTTTCTAAAAAAGATAAACCAGATGGCAAAAAATAAACCTAAAACTAAAAAACCATATTTAAAAGTTAGACTAGTACCAGAAGATTCTAAAATGAAAGACCATGCGTTTTATTATTACGCAATGAAGCCAACTAAAGGCGAAAAGAAAAATCAAAAATTAAGAGTAAGAAAATACGATCCAATAACAAGAGAGCACATTTGGTGGGTTGAAAAAAAATTACCTCCGCATAGTAAATAAAAATTCCACATATGAAAAAACTTTGGTATCAGAAACGATCATCTGTTGAAGGAAATGGACTTTTTGCTAATCGATATATTGGTAAAGGTAAAAGAGTTATTCAATATACCGGTGATAAAGTTAAAAAGAAAATTGGGTATAAACGAGCAGAAAAACATTTACCAAAAATTTTTATATTTGAATTGAATCATCATTATCTTATTGATGGTAAAGTTAGATGGAATCCTGCTAGATTTATAAATCATTCATGTAATCCAAATTGTGATATAGAAATAGAAAATAATGAAATTTGGGTAATATCTAAAAAAAATATCAGAAAGCATCAAGAGTTAAATTATAATTATGGTTATGCATTTGATACTGTTGACGTTAAAGATCATCCTTGTAAGTGTGGAGCCAAAAATTGTGTAGGATATATTTTAGATGAAGATGATTGGCCAAAGTTAAAGAAATTCAAGAAAAAATTGACAAAAGTATAGAAATGTATTATAGTAAATACATTAGCATAATCGGGCTATCGCTGGTAACAGAGGAAAGTCAGGACACAGGCAGATATGTGCAAGTCCAAATAGATTGTCAACGACTGCCAGGACAACGGGTAGGACGCAAAGATAAATGGTAGCAATGAACAGAATCCTGCTTATGAATTATGCTATGTGGGGGATTAGCTCAGCTGGGAGAGCGCCTGATTTGCATTCAGGAGGTCAGCGGTTCGATCCCGCTATCCTCCACC